GGCTGTTCGTCTACTGGCTAGGACACTTGGCTTTCACCCAGGAAAAACGGGATCGATACCCGTACGGCTCACCAAAAATGAAAAAGTATCTCGCACTTCTAATTTTCACACTCGCTATCATTAGTTGCAGTTCAACTCCTACTGTTTATCGCGTACCAGAAGGTTATCAAACTTGCCGCAGTAATATGGATTGCCAAAGAGGCACTTACTGTGGATTTGTCGGAGTCGACACTTACGCTGTTTGCCGTAGATAATTCAAATTAAGGTAAGTCCAATGAAGAATTTTCTATTCGCACTGCTGGTATTAGCCGGCTGCGCCTCCACCCCTATTCAACCTGTCACTCCCCCAGGAGATAACGTTCCAGTTATCATTGCACGTGGCACTGATGGTTTAGTTGATTTCTCTTGTCAAGTAGAAGAACTAAATGACAAGTTAGTTTGGGTCCCTTGTAAATTCCATAATAGAAATCCAGCAATGATTTCTTCTTGTGTTCAGGTTACTTTCTATGACCGGGTAACTATGAAGCCCGTGGTAGAAAGTCGGAAGTTTTGTTCGGGGCCAATCGCGCCAAATGAAAACAAAACCAATTACGCAGCGTTTATTAAAGAAAAACGCCAGGCTTTACAACGATGCGGCGAGTTATTAGATTTGTGTGTGATGTTAGTTGGCAGCGCTCAAAAGTGAACAAAACCTGCCAATAAGATGTTATAGTAGATACGTACGGCCCATTCGTCTAATGGTTCAGGACGGCAGCCTCTCACGTTGCTAATACGGGTTCGACTCCCGTATGGGTCGCCAAGTACGCCTCTGTGGTCCAAGGGATGGGCATCTGCCTTCTAAGCAGACATATGTAGGTTCGAATCCTACCAGAGGTGCCAAGTAAGTCTATCCATGCCCTTATAGTTCAACGGATAGAACGTCGGTCTACGAAACCGAAGATGTAGGTTCGATTCCTACTAAGGGTACCAAGAAGAAACTATGTCCCCATAGTGAAACGGATATCACGTTTGTCTTCGAAACAAACAGTACAGGTTCAATTCCTGTTGGGGATACCAAGAGCGCCGAAAGGCGCTATTTTTGTTTATGGAGCACAAAATGGAAGATCGTCATGCAAGGCAGCTTGCCGAAGCAATTAAGTCAGCCGGAAGTACAATCGCATTTGCGATATGGATGGGCCTCTGTTTTGCGAGCTGTATGATTCAAGCGGGATTACATCACTAAGGTATATTATGGAACTCAATGACATTTGCGATGGCTGTAGTCGGCATCCCGCCGTCTGTATGTGCAGTGTAGCTATAAGTTCCGAAGGGGCAATTGTATCTCGCCCTAAGCCAGCTAGAATGGCAGACAAACTGCGTATTATCACTGCTGATGCCAGACTTCAATTACATCGAGTCAAAACCCAACGCCTAGCAGACCAACTTCTTTGGCGGGCCTCCCAAGCCGCTAAAAGAGGAGATTTATCAATCAGTCTATGGTTAAGTGATCTAGGTATCACGAAAGAAAGTGCTGAACTGGTATCAGACGAATTGAAACGAGAAGGTTTCAAATGTACCGTCAGCAACGAAATCACAGCATGGCATTCAAATACCGACTGTGATTCGGATGACCTTTTGTTTATAAGTTGGGAATAAGTTATGAAAATCCTGTCAGGCATACAGCCGTCAGGAACAATTCACATCGGAAACTATTTTGGAATGATCAAGCCGTTGCTTGGTTTCCAAGACAAGGGAGAAGTGTTTTGTTTCTTGGCGGACTATCACTCAATGACCTCATTGTTTGATGCAAAAGAACGTAAAGAAAACTCTATTGAAGCAGCCACCACCCTTCTAGCTTGTGGTCTTGACCCATTGAAGACAACCTTCTTCAAGCAGTCAGATGTACCACAAGTAACTGAACTGGCCTGGATGCTATCCACAGTAACCCCAATGGGGTTGCTGGAGAGATGTCACAGCTACAAGGATAAGACCTCCAAAGGTATCTCGGCCAATCATGGGCTGTTTGCTTATCCTGTGTTGATGGCTGCTGACATTCTTATCTACCAATCTAATCTGGTGCCCGTTGGCAAAGATCAGATGCAGCATCTAGAAGTTGCCCGCGATATCGCTGTCAAGTTCAATGCGGCATATGGAGATGTGTTTACTCTTCCCGAGCCATATATTCAAGAACAAGTTGCTATTGTTCCTGGAACTGATGGCGGTAAGATGTCTAAGAGTCACGGCAACACACTTGATGTGTTTGGTGATGAAAAGACTCTCAAGAAGAAAATCATGTCCATTGTGATGGATAGCCGCTCTCTGGCTACGCCTAAACCTGATGCTGACCAGAACATTGCAATTCAATTGCTAAAGCTGGTAGCGCCTGCCGATATAGCCCAAGAAGCTGAGAATGAATTGCGAGAAGGCTATCTTGGCTATGGTGATCTGAAGAATATGCTGTTCGAGCATTACCAAGATTACTTCGCCAAACCGCGTGAGTTGTACAATGACTTGAAGAAAAACCAAGACTATGTCGAGGCAATTCTTGAAGACGGTGCGGCAAGAGCGGCTTGTACTACTACATTCACAATGAAGAATGTAAGGAAAGCCGTAGGTCTCTAACTAGGAATACGAGAAACCCAATGAAAGTTTTTGAAGATTTGGAGCAGCGTGGTCTGATTAAACAGACGACCAACGCAGAGAAGTTACGTCAACTACTCAACTCAGAAACTCCAGTTACTTTCTACATTGGGTTTGACCCGACCGCTGACAGTTTGCATGTAGGTCATCTACTGCAAATTGTCACGGCCAAACGTTTAGCTGATGCGGGACATAAACCTATCATGCTAATTGGTGGTGCTACCGCTCTGATTGGTGATCCCACCGGAAAATCTGAAATGCGCAAGATGCTTTCTCACTCTGATATTAGAGTGAATGGCGAGGCTATTGCAGGACAAATTCAGAATATAATGGGGAAAGATGTCCAAGTCGTCTCTAACATGCAGTGGTTTGATGACGCGGATTTTCTAACCGTGTTACGCACCATTGGTCCGTTCTTCTCTGTCAACAATATGCTGCGTGCAGATTGTTTCAAGAGCCGCATGGAACATGGACTCTCTTTCCTTGAGTTCAACTACATGATTATGCAGGCGCAGGACTTCCGCATGCTTCATCTGGAAGAAAACTGTATCTTGCAAATTGGCGGAGATGATCAGTGGTCTAACATTCTGGCCGGTATTGATTTGATTCACAAGAAGCACGGGCATGAAGTATTCGGCCTGACGCTACCTTTGTTGGTCAATTCAGATGGAACCAAGATGGGGAAGACTGAAAAAGGAGCGGTCTGGCTTGACCCAGAGAAAACTTCTCCGTTTGAGTTTTTCCAGTTCTGGCGAAACATTGAAGATGCAAAAGTAAAACAATGCATCAGCTTTTTCACACAGGAGATATGTCCGGCCTTTTCAGAAATAACTGATCAGTTTGTGGATATCAATTCAGCTAAGAAATTCTTAGCATTCGAAGTTACTAGACTAGTTCATGGCATTGAAATAGCACGGCAAGTTCTCGAACAGGCGGAAGCCTTGTTCGAGAAACGGGATACCTCTGAATTGGCAGCTCTGCCAGTTTTAGAAGGAACTCACGTCCTTGAAGTGATAATCAAATGTGGATTTGCGAAATCTCGCACTGAAGCAAGAAATTTGATTCTCAACAAAGGAATTACAATAAATCAAGAGGTGCTTACCGATCCAACTACCACTGTTTCCAAAACTAAGTTTGGAGATGAGTTGATAGTCCGAAAGGGCAAAAAGCATTTCTGTCGCTTGCTTATTGAGGATAAATGCCTAGACCAAGTTCCGTGACAAATGATGACCTAGATAAATGGTCAGAAAAAATTGATACCGATCCACTCATCTCTGAGGGATTAGCTCAAAACCCAATCGTTCGAGAAGTCTGTTATGCAGGCCAATGGTTAGCCGATAGGCTAACTGAGAGGGACTGCCCAGACCATTTGATTGGCAGGATGATGTATACAGCGGCCCAGATTTGTTTTGGGCGTAAAGATCCGTGGGAAATTCACATTGACATGCTTAATCGTTTTGTTGATGGTTCATTAGAATTCGAGATGGATCCTGAGGAAATTAATTGAAACTGCATGAACTAATAGATAAAGATACTCCAAAATGTCTTTACTGTAGTTTTGCTTTTACTGATGACTCTTTAGATCTTAAAAGTGATTGGTTGCCCGGCACCTCTCTAAAGGCCGATAAGGAAATACTTACCTGCTCTAATTGTAAAGAGAGATTTGAAATACATTCTTTACAAGGCGATGATGGTATAACCGAGTATACTGGCTTTACTTTCACCTGTAAAGAGTTTCGTGTCTTCAATAACTATATTGAAGATTACTTTGATATCAGTGATCGAAAGGGAAAGCACCTCTTTGCCATCCCTTCTTTCACTGTAAATTTCTCTGACAAAAACAAATTGTACGAGAAGCTCAAAACTTATACCATATTTTCGTGAATTGTGTCGCGTAACGTAGGGAATTGCTAAAATCTTTTTTCTTTGTGCTAGGGTTGACGATAACCCTAACATGAGTATATTGTTAGTGATTCCCTTTATTGTAAGGAAGGAAAAGCATGCCTACTCATCAGCCACAAATGGCTACATCAGATTTCAATCTGCAGAAGCTATCTACAAAAGAACTATCAGAGCATACCTCAGCCACTATCCAAATGGGTGGCAACATTGCCGTCTTTGGCCGCCGTGGAACTGGCAAAACAGAAATCTCTAAAGCTGAGATCAAGAAGTTGGACTTCAAAGAAGTCTATCTGAACCTCTCTGTTATGGAAAGGGTTGACTTGGGAGGTTATCCTGACGTTACCGCTCCATCCAGAAACAGTCAGTATGTTGACTTCTTGATGCCCAAATTCTACGAAGAGATGATTGAGGGCAAGCAGGGCGTAGTTGCTTTGCTTGACGAAGTAGACAAGGCAGACCCAAGCCTCTGGGCTCCTTTGCTAGAGTTTACTCAGTTCAGAACCATCAACGGTAGGGCATTGCCAAATCTGCATGCCATCATCATGACTGGTAACCTTATCTCTGAAGGTGGTCAGCGTCCTAGCCTGCCTCTCCTAGATAGAACTGAAAAGTTCCTAGTAGAAGCCGATGCAACCTCTTGGTTGGATTGGGCCGGCAAGTCTGGTCGTATCCATCCTTCTGTTACTGCTTATATCCACGACCATTCAAGGGATTTGTTTGGAGCCGTAGACCCGGAAGAAAGATATGCCGATCCATCCCCTCGTGGTTGGGATCGTGCTTCTCAGATTCTCTTTGCTGGAGAAGACCGGGGCTGGAGCACTTATCTTCTGAATAAGAAGGTAGCGGGCTGTGTTGGCAAGGATGCTGGAATCAAGTATTCCAACTACTACGAGCACTACATGGAACTCTTGCCAATGGTAGAGAAAATCTACAACGGCCAAGATGTCTCTGCCAAGTATGGCGAGCTTGAGCCAACTAAGAAGTTGGTTGCGTGTATGATCACTTGCACTCGTCTGGCCAATCAGCTAGACCATGTTGAAGCTGGTGGAGAATTGCCTCCGGCTATCAAGCATGTCGGCAAGTTCTTGCACAAGGTCTCTCACGAGAATGTTCTGGTTGCCGTTCGTAGCCAGGTTCAGATTGAACGTCTAGTCAAGTTCAATTTGGATGAGCACCCCGATTGGGCTCAGGTTCTTGGTAGAATCAATAAGGAAGTTGATCAATAATCCTTAATTTCCCAAGATATATGATCTATGGAGCCTAAATGAAATTCAGCAGAGTAATAGGGAAAATTGATCCAAAATTAGTATCTCAGGCAGAAGATAAGCTGTCTAAGGTATTCTTGGAGCTAGCTGTCAGATATGACAACGAGCACGTAGCAACCGGCATGGGTGGAGATCCATTGATCTTTAGCCTCATGTATCCAGTAGAACATATTTGCACTTTGAATATTCCTACTGCCGCAACCGATGGAAAGAGATACTATTGGAATCCACGATTCATTCTTAAGCACTCCCAAAGAGGATTGAGAATCGTCTGTGCTCACGAAGCATGGCACGCTATCTACATGCATCCATCTCGTAGAGGCTCCAGAAATCCAAAGCTTTGGAATATTGCCGTAGACTATATCGTTAATGGTACAGTTATGGAAGACTTCAAGGCACGCAGGAAAGACCCAGCGGCTGAGTTTACTAAGCACCTAGGGCGCTTCATGCCCTTTGCTACATTCTGTGAGCTTGTCAAGAATCCATATCAGAAGCTTCCTGGGTTTGAGGATATCAATTTTGGTGTGCAGGATCCTAATGCTAATACACCAGATGTAACTTTCAAGAATCCTAATGAAGACCGCGAGCTAACTCCAGAAGAGCAGAAGGCTTTAGAGAAGCGTGAGAAGGGTGTTCGATTCTATTACGGTGATCCAAATCTCGATGAAGATATGAAGAAGCCGGAGAAAATCTACGACATTCTTTTCAATCTACTTCCTAAATGCCCGAAGTGTGGAAGACTTGGCGTTTACCATAAACCCAAGGCGAAGAATCAAAAAGGTCAGCAGGGACAGCAAGGCCAAAAGGGACAACAAGGTCAACAGGGTCAAAATGGACAACAAGGACAGTCTGGACAGTCTGGTCAGTCGGATCAAGGAAATGGTCAAGGCCAGCCAGGTCAAGGTGGTTCTCAAGGACAGCCGAATGGTCCGCATGACCACGGAGATGGACAACAGTGCAATTGCCCCGACCACGGACCTGGCAATCAGCCTGATCAGGGACAAGGACAACCAGGACAAGGATCTAATAGTGGTGGTTCTCAAACACAGGGATCCGGATCTGAAGATGGGCCTTGTGATGAATGTGGCGGAGGAACTGATATCTTTGGATTAGGTGGCACGGTAGACGACCACATGGATTCAGAAGAGTCAGAAGAGAAACTTGCTAAGAGAATCTCTGATGCCATGGAAGCTGCCAAGAAGATGGCAGGACATGTTCCGGCTGCATTGGAAGATGAACTTGGTAAGCTGACTGCTCCCAAGGTAACTTGGCAGGACATTATCCGTACTCGTCTTCTCAAAGCTCGTGCTGGTAATGGTCGCAATGACTGGACCCGTTTCAAGACTCGTCCTATGTTCTCGGGACTCCTAGTGCCTAAGAGAAGGAACTACTACGCTCACTTTGGCTGTTTGCTGGACACCAGCGGCTCTATGAGCAAGGATGACATGGCCTTTGGCCTGTCGCAACTTATCGCATTGGATGAGCGCTCAGAGGGCACCATCGTGCCAGCCGACGCAACAATCTATTGGGATGACGCTACCAAAATCAAGAAAGCATCTCCAGAAGAGATTATGAAGGTTAGAGTAGTGGGACGTGGCGGAACCAAGTATGCCGAGTTCTTTACCGACTATGAGAAGCACCTTGGGCATTGTGACTTCCTAATTGTAGTTACTGACGGTTTCTTGTTGGATACCGACATAGCTGAGATGAAACACCCAGGCGTAGATGTCATTTGGTTGATTACTAGCGGAAGCGTTTTCAATCCACCATTTGGCCGCGCCTTTGACCTACGTGCATAATGAACGAGACCCATTGCATATTTGGCTGCGATCATGAAAGGCATCACCCTTATCATGAGAAGTTTGACCGCGCTCAGAGAAATAATACTGAGCGTCAGTATTACTGGAACGTAGCCAAATATGTATTGGATTCTAAGATTTCCCCATCCGATGGAGACGATCTAGAATTGTTTGAAGATGCCATATTTGAAAGCCCTTTTGGCCGGATCCATATTCATTTTTATGAATGGTTATTCCAAAACTACTATAAAACTCAACCAGAAGTAGTTATTAGAATCTTTATCAACTATCTAGGGTATCTAGAGAAACTATCCGTTTTATTTGTCAATGATGCTTTCGATTTTGTTTTTAGGCAAGAAGACCCGAAACTAATTGAAACCTTGTTGAGAGTCAGCCCATTAAGCATCAAGCTACAAATAATTAGGGTAGCAGAGAAATATCCCCAAGCGATACAATCAGTTCCCAAATTGAAGTTGTATAACTTATTCTCCTGACGCGCACTTGACAGGCGCTACGGCGTGCTTACGTTGCAGGGTGTGGGCGAGGTGTGTTATATTCATTAATGTGAATAACATAATCTTCATCGAGTTTTACAGCAAACAAAACTTCCCTCCTGGTAAGTGGCTAAACGAGCCTGACTTGTGTTTCTGGGAGCACCGACTGCCTTGTCTAGCCATTCGAGATATGGGAATGGGCGTATGGAAAGGATTCGTTGCAGTAGATGAAGGTCACCCTCTCTTCGGTAAATCAGTTGAGGAGATGTTGAAGGACCCAGTAATGATGGATGTCTTTCTTGCTGTGTATGGCGGATTGAGTGGAGCCGGTCGATTACCGGCTAAGTATAAAGAACATGCCAAAAGTTATTGGTGGATTGGTATTGAAACTTCACATGGTGGAGATTTGATGCCTTTACTAAAGCTAGATAATAGCGACCCCAATATGGCTAAAATGATATCATCGCAGACCTATAAAGACTTTTCGTTTATTCGAAAAGAAACTAACAAGTTGGCGAAATTGATATCGAAACTAAAATGACCATGACTGGATTTATAATCATAGATGTCCTTCTAACGATTGGACTATTCTGTAACTTATCAAAAGATACCTATCGGTGATTTAATGAGTAAGACACCTTTGACTGGTGCCACCCCACGCTATCGAATTGAGAGCGTGAAGGGACAGTATTTTGATGTGTTCGCTAAAAAGGCTAATGCTATCAAAGCGGCTATCGGTATGGCAGTAGAATACCCTGGTACTACATTTCTTGTAGTTAAGACCTCAATGGTCAAGAAGAAAGTTGTCTTCCGCTTCAAAATTGAAACCGAGTTTCAATTCGATGATGTTCAAGATGTTTATCGGAGCGTTATCGAGGTGTATCAAGCAAAGCTAGATAAAACTAAGTATTGGAGAAAGCCAGATGTTACTTGAGATTGCATTGACAGGTGGATTGCTTTCTATTCTTGTCTTCATCCATTTCTTTGTTGACTGGATTTTTCAATCCCATGCTGAGGCAATGGTCAAGCACAACAACCCAAAGATTCGAGCCAAGCACTGCCTCATCTATACGGCGGGCTTCGTCCCATTCATGTGGCTGTTTAACTTCAGTTGGTTTGAGTGGTTCTTGGCGCTCAACATTCTGTTCTGGTCTCACTTCGCTGAAGACACTTATGTTCCGGTCTATCTGTGGGCAAAATACATTCGTAAGCCGCCTGAGATGACTAATCCTCGTAAAGGTGAGGTTATTTTGCAACAGCAAGCAGATGGTGGGTTTCAACCTCATCAAGCTGTGATGCCACCCGATCCCAAGGCTGGATTCGTGGATTTCATTGCAACTCCGATGGGTAAGATTCTAATGATCGCCATCGACCAAATCATCCACATTTGTTTCTTGATTCCAATTGCTTGGATGTTGATGCTTCACCTTGCGGATGGTATGTGATGGACTGGTCAGACTTCCGAGGTCTTATCATTGACAACCTCACCGATGATCTGTTGACTCCTAGGTACCGCCGTTACAAAAAGATAAACAATGTACCCAATACATTTGGGCATTGCTATGTGGCCAGCGAGGCTGCCTACTATTTGCTTGGAGGCAAAGAAGAGGGGTGGAAACCAATGCACATGACTCATTTAGGTGCGTCTCATTGGTTTCTAAAGCATGAGTCAGGTTATATCTTAGACCTGACATACAACCAATTCAAAACCAAGTTGGACTACAGTAAGGCTCGGGGAACAGGATTTCTGACCAAGGAGCCCAGCAAAAGGGCCAAGAAGCTGCTGATACGAATCAACGAGAATCGCGCGCTGGCTAAACTAAAAAAATCCTACGTGCTCTTGACGTGACAATTTGTGTGAATATATTGTGTGGTGTAAGCGCCCGGTGAGGGCACCAGGATAAACCAGAGAGGTATTAGAGTAATGAAACTGTCCGAAGTCAAACCTTTTTTCGAGTCTTCTGGAGAGATGCCCGAGCATTTCTTTTCCATCCAAGACAAGGGTATGTTGTTCGAAATCTTGCGCAGCAAGATGTATTCGAATCCGATCCTAGCTATCTGTCGTGAGATTACCAGCAACGCTCGCGATGCTCATCGTGAAGTTGGTACTCCTGATAAGCCGATTCGCATTCACTTGCCAGTTGGCCTTGAACCTTTCTATAAGGTCACAGATTTTGGTCCCGGCATCAGCCCTGACCGAATGGTCAACATCTTCATTTCATACACGGCTTCTACTAAGCGTGATGACAATGTGCAGACTGGTGGATTCGGTCTGGGGGCAAAGACGCCGTTCTCTTACAGTGATACTTTTGAAGTAACAACTGTTAATGAGGGAATTCGTTACAGTTACTCTTGTGTGATTGATGATACCAAAGTTGGTAAGTTGGTTCTGTTGGATCAGCGACCGACTACTGAGCCAAACAGTACGGAAATCAAAATTCCGGTGAAGCCAGTCGACTTCAATATGTTCCGCCAATATACGGAGCAGGCTTGTCGTCACTGGGATACCAAGCCAACCGTGGTTGGTGGTCAACAGCTTGAATGGCAGAAACTTAGCAAGATTGCAGAAGGTCCAGGCTGGGCTATCGCTGCAACGCATGACTACAACCGTCATGCCAAGCTTGTCATCGATGGAATTGAATATCCATTGGCGCTTGAAGACTTGCGCAAGTACGCTGATACCAAACTGATTGATGCCTCACGCGGAGACTTCATCATGTACTTTGGTGTCGGTGAGCTGAGCTTGTCAGCTACTCGTGAAGCTATCTTCTTGGACAAGCCGACCCAGGCTAAGATTCGCGAACGCATGGATCAAATCACCAGTGAGATCAGAACGACCATCACTGATAAGATCAATGCCTTCCCTAACCTGTGGGTTGCAAACGTCTACTATCGCAAGGAACTAACGACTGTGTTTAGTAACTTGGCCTTCTTGGGCAAATTGTTCTGGAAGACTCATGAGCTGACCAATGGTTACCTTGAAGTCAAGTGCGGTTTGTTTGAGTTCTCCAAGGGACACTACTCTCGCCGAGGTACGGACCCTGACAAGTTGAAGCGTACGGGACATGCTATTGGTCCGCGCTCTTTTCACTTTGAAGAAGGTGTAGAGTTGTATATCAACGACCTTCCTATCAAAGAGCCAACTCCTCGACATGTCAAGAAGGCGTTCGAAGATAATGCTGCCCTGAAGCACATCATTGTTATTTGTCCGAACGACAAATGCACTGAAGCGGACTTGAATAAGGATATCCATCTTGATGAGATGGTGCCGAAGCGATTGTCTTCTATTACAAAGGCATCTTCACGTGCGTACACGGCCCCGGCTTCCAGGCTTCTTGTTTTTAAGTTTGATGCCACGGCTAGCGCTTTCCGCCAGGTGAGTTATGATAACATGGAGGAAGACACGAACGACAAGGTTCTGTGCCTCCTGTCGAAAGACCAATACTCAGGTCGTTTGGCCATGTTAGCCAATAAACAAACTTTGGGTATGGCCGCTTTCAAATCCCTAATGGAGAGAAATCCAAAGATTTCTTTCTATGGAGTTGATAAGGATACTGATGCCAAACGTGTAGAAGAAGAGTTCAATGATTTCGATAAGTTGGATGATTATATTGAGAAGAAGGTTTTCAATAACAAATCAATCAATTATGTCGAGATTAAGTTCGCCCAATCACATACTTATCATATAGATGAACGGATGCTCAAGCACCTCGAAAAGCTGGAGCCACTCGTTACCAACAAGCAGAGTCCATTCCTCGTAAGGCTGGAACTTCACAAGGTTATCAAGAAACTTAGTGGAAATGACCGAAGCTTGCTGGATATCTATGAATCAGTCAAGGGGGAGATTAAAGACCCCGTCTTGAAGCAGTTCGTCAAAGATAATCCTAATTGGGACATCGAAGAGATTAACCGAGCATATGAAAAGAAGTATCCGCTACTGACAGCAATCAATACGTATAACTTCAACCAAATAGTAGATCACGTAGCTCAATATGTAAACATGGTCGATAAGATTTAATAGGAGAAAGAAAATGTCAAAGAGAGTGAATTGGACAATTTCCGAGAACAACATCTCGGTAAATTATGATGGTGAAACGCATATCGTTCCTCGCTCAGATGCGCTGGGTGAGCGATTGATCAAAGCAGTCAAAGAGAACAGGTTGCAGGAAATCCCCGCTCTTGTTTCGGCCGCTAAACGAATTGAACTTTTCTCAAAGGGAAACTTCGTTGTTCAAGATGGCCGGGTTACGATCAATGGCATTGCGGCACCCGAAGTGCTTAGCAACAAGATCATCCGCTTCTCGAACGAAGGCTTGCCGTTCCAGCCTTTGCTTAAGTTCGCTGAGAACTTGCAGAGCAACCCCTCTTTCCGAGCAGTAAACGAACTGTATACCTTCTTGGAGAAGAATGACCACCCTCTAACGGAGAGTGGTAACTTCATCGCTTACAAACGAGTTCGTGGGTCTTTCCGAGACATCCACTCCAACACCATGGACAACTCAGTTGGTAATGTTGTGGAGATTCCTCGCAATCAAGTTGATGAGGACTCTAACCGTACCTGTAGCCACGGTCTGCACGTTGCTAACTGGAACTATGCTCACACGCAGTTTGCTAGCTCAGATGCCAGCTCCGACATCATGTTGGAAGTTGAGGTCAATCCGGCTGACGTTGTTGCTATTCCGACGGACTACAACAATGCCAAGATGCGCGTCTGCAAGTACAAGGTCTTGGGCGTAGTTACGACTCCGTTCGATCCAAGTCAGTCTCTCCGCGTTGTAAACCCGGATTACGTTCCGTCTTCTGATTTCGGTGATGAAGAAGATGAAAACGATAGCTGCGAATACTGCGGTGACGAGGTATATGATGGTGGTCGCCTCTGTACCGAATGCGAGTACGATGAGGAACAAGAAGAGGATGATGAGGAAACCGAAGTGGTGACCGATCGTTATCCTTACGAAGATGAACTTGACGAGGAATAATGGGTAACATTGCAGTATTGGGTGCCATGTGGGGAGACGAGGGTAAAGGACATATTACCCATCGTCTCTCTCGTGATTACGATTGGGTAATTCGTTTCAATGGTGGTGCCAATGCTGGCCATACCATCTATCGTGATGGGAAGAAGTTTGTTCACAATCTTCTCCCATCAGTAGATTTTAGGGTCCCAACAATCAAATCATACTTGGGTTCAGGTATGGTTATTGATCCTGTTCAGCTTCTCAAAGAAGTAATTGAAGCGGAAAGAGAATACCCAGGCGTTGCTAAAAGAATCTATGTAGACCCTGATGCCTTCGTGGTGTTGCCGGTTCATAAAGAGATTGATAAGGCAACTAATGGCCACATTGGTTCCACTAATCGTGGTATTGGTCCAGCCTATGCAGACAAGATTGGTCGTAAAGGATATCGCATTAGCGATTTGCTTAATCTGAATCATCTGCCTGGCGAGATGGAAATTGATACTCTGGCACACATGGGCGTGCATTTCAAGCATGTTCTAGAGCTAGACCATGAGTTCCAGCATTCAAACAAGTTGTTTGAAGGCGCTCAGGGAATTCTATTGGACATCAACCATGGCATCTATCCTTTCGTAAGCTGTAGTGATTGTACCGTTGCCGGCATCTATGCCAGCGGCTTTGCTGGCGTCAAGCTTGACAAAGTGTATGGCGTTGCCAAATGTTATACCACTAAAGTAGGCGAAGGTCCATTCCCCTCTGAACTTCAGGGAGAGGCGGCTGAAGAGCTTCGTAAACTGGGTAATGAGTATGGCGCTACCACCGGCCGTCCAAGACGTGTTGGTTGGCTAGACTTGCCGGCTTTGAGGTATGCTTGCCGTAAGAGTGGAATCACTCACCTCATCCTGACCAAGATGGATATCCTATCTGGTAGAGATGTTGTGCCTGTGGTACATGCTTATGACAAAGAGCCAGTTTGCTCTGATGACTTCCGTTTTGCTAAGCCGCATTACATGGACGTGCTTGGGTGGTCAGACTGCAAAGACTTGGGCCAGATGGACCGCTTCATTGAAGAAGTGGAATATGCTACAGGTTGTTATGTTGAGTATATCTCTTGTGGAACAAGTGAGTCTGACATTTTGGCTTGGGAGCCTGAAGCAGCGTGATATAGATCCCGTATGCTTGCCTTGGACAAAGTTGACCCCCAATTTCGTATCTTAGCCGATAAACTATTCTTTACTGATAGAACAGACTTGGATGTCTCTGAATTCAAAACACTTTTTGAAAGCAAAGACTATCATTACAACTATTTGTGGGACCGTTTCACTCGTAGCTCCTTTATCTTTTGGGATGAAGCTTTCTGGGTTCATCGATTAGATTTACTCCTATCTCTTCAATCTAAAAGGCTTGAGTCAGAAGTGGGAAGTTTTCTTCTCACTAGATTCAAAGCTCTGATAGATGCACGAATGAATCTTACTCCTAAGATAGATAGTGAATTCATTCAGTTTGTGGCTTGGACTAAAGTAAGAGTTGCACGAAAAGAAGACGTAATGTCTATTCGTGAATTCTTTGTTGGCCTTATTCATTCTATGCAGGTTGGTAGGATAACTGGTATCATCCAACACTTCACTCCTCACTTATTCCAAACTTTGAATGAGTACTTGGAGTTGTTGGGCAAAAAGATTAGCGAATCAGCAAGAAGCTTTGAAGTTCTTCAGGAATTGGAGAAGCAGGGCATTCCAATTGATCGAGCGCCAATCTTCAAGCTATCTCAGAACCTTCTGTTGAAAAGAGCGCTGAATCGCCCGAACAGACGTTCTCTGTTCGCCCTTATGAATGATAGTCATATCGTCACTCACCTCAAATCAGAGTACAAGCCAGAGCATCGTGATCGTTTGGTTGACTTTATCAAAGCCTGTGATTTCAAAGAGATCGAAGAATATCACCTGCGTAATGTCAAAAATTTGTTAGAGCTAGACGTTTCTATTGCTGAGGAATTATTTAGTGTGTATGCTGATAGTCTCTATGCGCGCGGGACTGGGTATCAAGGGGCCAACGTCAAAAGATTGATTAGGTTGTGCAAAACATTTCCCGCCTTCTCTCCAAAGAAGGTGTTAGTTTATCTCTCAACTCACAGCAGAATGGCAGACATCAAACACCTGCTATCGGCTTTCCCCGAACTCAAAACATTAATTCCGTTTGTATAAGAGGCGTGACATGATATGGAATCAGCTAGATTATAGTCTTCAGATGAAGGTTGTCGATAGAATTGTTGATCTTCTCAAAGACGAAGAAGATGGCACAATGCAGGATGGTATCATTGCTGCCGTTCATGAATTAGAGGTCTGGAGCAATAGCCCCTGTCAAATAATTGAAGCAGATCCATTTTCGGAGAAAGGCTGGGAGTAATGATTCAGGTAACTGAGAAGGCCGCCCTCAAGATCAAAGAGATTTCCGATAGCGAAGGTATCGGCCACTACAATATCCGTGTTAGGGTAGTTGGTGGTGGATGTGCCGGCTTCACGTACGACATGTACTATGAAGACAAGATTAGTGAAATGGATGAGACAATTGATGTTACCGATTACTACGGGACTATCAAGGTAATCGTTGACCCGCTGTCTCTCCAGTATCTAGAAGAAGTAACCATTGACTATGCGGATAGTCAGTTTGCTGCTGGGTTCAAATTCCTGAACCCGGCTGTCACGGGCTCTTGCGGTTGTGGGAGTTCAGTAAGTTTTTGAGGTAAGTATGAGTAAGCATCCTGTATTAGATTTGATTGAGCAAAAGAGCCCACACCTTAGCTGGATGCAGGACAATACCGTATTGCTGGTGCGTCACGGCTCTCATGCTTATGGTACCAACGTTGCCACCTCTGACGAAGACTTCAAAGGAGTTGCCATCCCCACCAAGAAATACTTCTTGGGAACCATGCATCGCTTTGAGCAAGCTGAGTTAAAAGCTCCTGACCCGGATGCTGTTATCTATGACATCCGTAAGTTCTTCAATCTGGCCGCTGACTGCAACCCTAACATCATTGAGGTCTTGCATACTGACCCATCAGACCATTTCATCGTGACTCCGATTGGCCAGCAAATCTTGGACCACAAGGATGACTTCTTGTCCAAGAAGATCAAGTTCACCTTCATGGGCTATTCGGTTGCTCAGCTCAAGAGAATCAAGACGCACAAGCGCTGGATTATGAACCCACCTAAGTCTCCTCCTACTAGGAAGGAGATGGGTCTGCCAGAGCAAACCTTAATCCCTCAAGACCAACTGATGGCAGCTAACGCTGAAGTTCAGAAGGAACTTGATAGGTTTCAGTTTGACTTCATGGAAGGTCTGGAGGAGTCTCAGAAGATTAGTATTCGAGGTACGGTCAACGAAATGTTGGCTGAGCTAAAGATTACATCTGACCAGCACTGGATGTCCGCAGCTCGTAAGATTGGGTTGGATGACAACTTCATTCATCTCATGCAGCTTGAGCGCGAATACGCAGGAGCTAAACGAGAGTGGGACCAATTCAAAAACTGGGAAAAGACTCGCAACCCGGCCCGCTCTGCCCTAGAAGCAAAGTATGGCTATGACACGAAACACGCTTATCACTTGGTAAGATTGATTCGTATGTGTCGCGAGATTCTTATCACCGGCAAAGTGTTGGTGAAACGTCCAGACAGAGAAGAGCTGTTGAGCATTCGTAACGGCGCTTGGACCTACGAGCAGTTGATTGATTTCGCTGACCGTGAGGAAAAGGAACTCAACGAATTGTATCTCACCAGCACTGCCCTACCAAAATTCCCAGACAAGGAAAAGTTGGACCAGCTTTGCATTAGGTTGGTCGAAGAAGCCTTAGATTCAGAATTGAGGGTTCGCTAATGTTTTTAGCATATGCTGCACTGTTTAGTTCACTTATGGAATTCGTTCTATTTGTGTTTGCCGTGGTAGTTGTTTACCAAATCTTTTTGTCAGATTGGATAGCAACAAAGCGTGCTCAGTGGAGCGTTGACAAAAGCAAGAGCGGGAGCATCGACAAGATTGCTCAAGTGAAGCTAGTATCAGATGATGCGAAAGGTATTGAGGAATTCGTAACCACCAACGCCTCTTACCTTTCGGATCAGATGGTCAAGCAATTAGTAGCGCGCATTGAGTCTCTAAAGATTGACCATGTGATTGCTGAAGATGAACTATTGAAAACCAGGATTGCCGAGTTGCAACCTGAGGAAGAGGAGCAAGATGCCGAGACCATTAGACCCCAACGTTCTAGTAATTGATGTAGAGAGTACCTGTTGGGAACCGCCTGAAGTGCAGCCCAAGAATGAAATCTCTGAGATAATTGAGATTGGTATTGCTGTAGTCAATATCAACACGTTGGCCATCAGCGCCAACGCCAGTATCCTTATCAAGCCTCAGAAGTCTAAGCTTAGCAAGTTTTGTACTAAACTGACTACCCTGACCCAGGATATGGTAGATAAGGGCGTCACATTCCAGCAGGCTATGGATATCCTAAAGGATAAGTACAAGTCAGAAGACCGTACCTTCATTAGCTGGGGCGACTATGACCGCAAGATGTTTGAGAGGAACTGTAGGGACTATGGCGTCAAATACCCCTTTGGCCCGCGCCACATGAACCTTAAAAATTCTTTCACTATGCTCCATGGCCTGGAACGTGAGCCCGGTCTTGACACCGCCCTGAGTCATATTGGATTGAAATTGAAGGGCACCCATCATCGAGGTATTGATGATGCGGCTAACATAGCGAATATATTCACCTATACGCTTGAGTCTCATAGGCTGGGTCACAAGAACTTCAGCCAATAATTGGGCATATAAGGACAGTATGGAAGACGAGAAAATCTTATCGATTTCTATTTCACCAATAGCCGCTGAACAAGTTAAATTGCAGCTTGAGAAACGCGGTACCCCAGAGTCTTATCTTAGACTTGGCATCAAGGGTGGTGGATGTTCCGGCTTTTCATATGTCATTAGGTTTGAAGACGATCCTCCTAAAGACCGAGATACTGTGTTTGAAGAGCACGGTGTTAGAGTAATAGTTGACAAGAAAAGCTTAGTCTATCTTAATGGATCCACATTGGATTGGGAAAAGACCTTGCTTAAGCAAGGATTCAAATTCGTCAATCCTAATGAGAAATCATCGTGTGGATGCGGTCACTCTTTCACAGTCTAACAAAGGAATAAACATGATTCACGGAATCTATCTGAAGAGCAAGCCAAAGAACAAATGGCATTTGGTTTCACAGACTATCTCCGCTGAAATGGCTAATATGGAAGTGGAAGCTTTCAAGAAACAAGCTATTGAAGAGGGAAACGAGCAGGCTGAGGTGGCTATTCAAGTTTTTGATTCCGCTTTCTTTATCCCACAGTTCCTCAATGAGTTGAAGGATCGGAAAGTCCAGTACAATTGAGTCATGTTCAAGAAGTCAAAGTTTGAGGTTGTCCTTCGGAAATTAGAGGAGCCAACTGCATCTAAGAAGCAATTAGACGCACTGTGTGACTTTCTAAAGAATGATAACGTCTATCATCCGTTATTTCAAAGCTACGTCTCTCGCCGGATACAAGGTAACATTCATCCTGAGAAGCTATTGAATATGGCTTATCACTTGGAGAAGAATGAGCAGACCAAGTATCTTAGCAAGACGCTTAATAGACAGGTAGTATCTCATATGCTACTCAAGTCTGAAGGCGTTGACCAATTCATCTTTATGAATCGGCATGACATACGAACTGAGAATCATATTCTAGCAGACTTGATTGCTCACTTTAGCGAGTATGCCAATCCAGATACCTGGATTGAATTGATTGATAAGATTGTCCCATCTATTGGGATGGATAAGTATACTCTTCTTCTGAAAATGCTGGATGCTGGAGAGTACCGAAGTTTCCGCAATCTAGTTTTAGTAGAGAAGCTACCACAAAAAGATCAAGTGCTCCTGATAGTGCGAGCGTTAGAGCTTGGCAATCTCTGGTACGCTAAAGTATTGGATTGGACTAAATCTGATACCCGCAATTTTCTAACTGATTCCCTTCGTAAAAACGGCGACCAAGATAAGTTTGCTACTGCATTACGAAATACACCAATTTCAATTGAGCAATTAGAATCTTGCTATTCTCTAACTCAGTTTATAGAAGTTCACATTAACGACATCCCTGGGACTATTGCTCGCCTGTATCATCGGGCGGAGCAAGAGGGTAGGTGGGATTATCTATTAACATTGGGCTCCAACAAGAATAAGAAAGAGTTATTGCGGAGTATCGTCAAATCTAAAGATCAGGAATTGATTGATAAGTTTTTCTCCCTTTACAAGAATTCCCCAGAGGTAAAGCACCTGGTTCCTTTTATGTGAGATATCATGTTATATAGTCATGTGATATCTCAAGGGAAACATGTCGAATGCTTTAAACTTACAAGAATTAGATCAGGAGCAAGCTCTCAATCTTACTAAATTCTTCATCCAATCAAAACATAATGTATTTCTGTTTGGCAGGCGAGGAGTTGGTAAGACAGACATTGCTATCCAAGCTGCCAAAGAGTGTGGCCTCAAAATCAATTACATCAACCTGAGCGTGATTGAAAGGCCCGACCTGGCCGGCTATCCTGACATGAATACGCCTGGTGATGTCATCAACTTCAAGTCACCTTACTTCCTACCCAAACTACTAGATGGATACAAGGCGGACAGTGTCATCCTGTTTGATGAGGTAGATAAGGTTCAGCCGGAAGTAACGGCTCCCTTGTTAGAGATTCTACTCTTCAAGAAGATTAATGGCACACCAATCAACGCTGTCTCCTGTATACTCACTGGTAATCTAGCAAATGAAGGCGCCTACTCCAACGAGATAAGTTCTGCTCTCTTGGATCGTGGCGCCAAGTTCATTCTACAGTTTAACTTTGAGAAGTGGGTAGATTGGGCCAAGGCACACAACGTTCATGACCTTATCTTAGGATTTTTGCGTAGTGACCCCGAGTATGCTTGTGGTAAGATAGAAGATTCTGTTTACGCTTCACCATCTCCAAGAAGTTGGACATGGGCATCTGATGCTTTGATGCGCGCTAAAGAACTCAAGATGTCCGATATAGACTCGGTCACCCAAATCATCTCCGGTTACGTCGGAAGTGAAGCGGGGATGAGGTTCCAAATTTGGTATGAACATTATCGCAAGTTTGAACCTCACGTTCATACGCTAATTGACCGTGGCGAAATGTCTCTCAATTACGATGACTTAGTTCCTACTGAGAAGTTGGTCTTCGTAATATCTGCATGTTACTATGCGAAACAGAGAGTCTTTAAAGACAAATCTAAGAATAGATTTGCATATCTAGAGAACCTTTGTAACTTTTTCCAGCAATGTAAAGTAGAGTCCGAAGTACAGATTATGGGGCTACATAACTCTTTCGATTTTGATATGATTAGAGTCCATAAACTATATACTTGTAAGCCATTTTTTGACCTCTTCAATAAGTTGAGCGAAAACGTTACGTTCAAGAAGTGATGACGCACCCTTGACACCTAATTTATAGGATTTATGTTCTCGCAGTGAGGCTAAATGAGTAATATTGTGCATGTAGATGATAATAATTTCGAAGCGGAAGTTCTCCAATCGGAAGTCCCAGTTCTAGTTGATTTTGGAGCCACTTGGTGTGGACCTTGCCAAAGACAACTACCAATCGTTGAAAAGTTTGCAACTGACAACGTTAACGTGAAAGTTTGCAAAGTAGATATCGATGATGCTCCAGCCGTAGCTTCTAAGCTAGGTATTCGTGGAGTTCCTACATTGATGCTCTTCAATGATGGTAAATCTATTGGATATAAAGTTGGATTGACTTCTTTGGCTGAAATTAGCAACTTCGTAATGACTAAGACCGGCGAATAATTCGCCATCAAGATACAACTAAATATCTAGCATGAGGGCCGGCGTTTGCTGGCTTTTTACTTTTATGGACATTCATACTGCTGCCGGCTATATGAGGCATGGCTATCGAGTTAGAAGGCTCGCCTGGAAATCTGTTGACTATATTTACGAATCTCATGATCGTATTATGGGAAGTTTCAGTAACTCTTGCACTAAAGGTGAGTTTTCATTATCCCTTAGTTTACAAGATTTATCAGCCGATGATTGGGAATTGATTACAGAAGGTGTTGTCACGGATTTTCCGGTCACCTATTCGGATTGAGGAAACAATGTGGCTTGAACAATTGTTACTGGTAGCATTACTGATCAGTAGTGTATTCTTGATTGGAATACCACTAGTCAAGTTGGTGCGAGCTGTGGTTCCTAAAAAGAGGAACCCATTAGCTGAAGCAAAAGAAAGACTTGAACATGCACGCCTTGAAGTTGAGGCCGCTCGTTTAGAAAAAGAGCGAAGCAAGCTCTACAATACAATGATAGAAGAAACTCTTCAAGACGATGAAGAGGATGAAAAATTTCAACAACAGATTAATAGGAGACGTATAAATGAGTTTGAAAAATGAAGGTACTATGTTCAAATTGCTTGTCAAGATTGGACTTGGTATTGGCGTATTGATTGTAGGTATCATATTGATTGCCAATATGGTAACCACAGTAGATGCCGATGAGATTGTAGTAAAGCAAGACTTGGTTGGTGGCGAGTTGCATGTGTGGAACACTCCAGGTGTCCATTGGCAGAACTTCGGCACTATCACCCGCTATAAGCGAAGCGCTCAGTTCTGGTTCTCTGCCCGAGAAGATGAAGGCAAGAAGACTGACGATGCTATCAAGGTGAGGTTCAACGATGGTGGTCACGGTAACATCTCCGGCTCCCTTCGTTACACACTCCCACTAGACCCCAACAAGATGTTGGAAGTTCATAAGACTTTTCACTCCATGAAGGCCATCGACCATGAGTTGATCCAGCAGGTAGTGAACAAGGGCGTGTACATGAGCGGCCCTTTGATGAGCAGCCGAGAGTCCTATGCTGAAAAGCGTGCTGACCTCATCAACTACATCACTGACCAGATTGTCTATGGTGTCTATCGTACTGAGCACGAGCAGGTCAAGACGACTGACCCGCTGACTCAGCAAGAGAAGACTGTTGATATTGTTCGCCCCAAGATTGACCTCAAGTCACCTAACGGCGTGCTTCGTGAAGAAGAGTCGCCCATCCAGAGATTTGGAATGAGCGCTAACAACATCACCGTCAACAGCATTGAGTATGATACTGTCGTAGAGGCACAGATCAAGCAGCAGCAGGAAGCTATCAACGCAGTTCAACAGGCCATCGTAAACAGCAAGAAGGCTGAGCAGGATGCTATTACTGTTGAGTTGCAAGGTAAGGCTGCCGCAGCTAAGGCCAAGTGGGACCAGGAAGTTCAGAAGGCTACCGCTGTAACGGTTGCTGAGCAAGAGAAGGCTGTTGCTGTAACTCAGGCTACCAAGAACAAGGAAGTTGCTGCGCTATCTCTTGATACCGCTAGATTGAGCGCACAAGAGACTGTGACTACAGCTAAGGCTGAAGCAGATGCCAAGAGATTGGCAATGCAGTCCGACAACTATCAGGCCAAGAAGATCGAAGCTACGGTTGAGATCCAAAAGGCTTGGGCGGCTGCTTATGGTGCACAACCCCAGGTGCCTAGCATCAGTATGGGTTCGTCAAGCTCTCCCACCTCAACGGCAATGGATGCCGTCGCTGTTAGGGCGCTTCGGGAATTGAATAAGTGAGTTAGGTAATGTTCATCTTTCTTGGTATTCTATTAGGTGTCATTCTTTACATAGTGGGTGCTGGGGCAACGCATGGTTATGCCAAGTATCGCTGGCCCAGCGAAGTGTTCCATTATGGCAGTATGGATGACAGTGATAAAAGAATAGCTGCATCTGTCCTTTGGCCTTTCTATTGGACATTCATTTGGTCTTTTACTAAAGTCAATGAGATTACCTTCTCTCGTATTGAGAAGGAGGCGGCTATGCAAATTGCCAAGAACAAAACTCGTGTGGCTGATCTTGAGGCCACACGAGTTCAGGTGGAAGCATCTAATGCGGAATTGGAACAAGCTGAAGTTGAATTGGAAAAGGAAATAGGTAAGTTATAATGTCAGCAGTTAAGATGGTTGTGGGCTACCCAGCATCGGGTAAGAGTACGGTTACTAAAGACCTGATTAAGAAAGGTGCCGTTTCCCTGAATAGGGATACCGAGGGTGGTACCATTGTCGGACTTCTGCCTAAGTTGGAGGCATTGCTCAAGGATGGTAAGGATGTCGTTCTTGACAATACCTTCCCTACTATTGAGGTGCGTAAGCCCTTCATAGACTTAGCTAAGCAGTACAATGCTGACGTTAGCTGTACACTGATGGGCACCACTATCGAAGAGGCACAGTTCAATGTGGTACAGCGAGCTATTGGGTTGATTGGCAAGTTTCCGACCCCGGAAGCCATCAAAGCTGCCAAGCACACCAATATCTTTCCTCCCACCGTCTTGTTCAAGTACAAGAAGGAGTTTCAGAAGCCAGCCGTTGAAGAAGGCTTCTCCAAGGTGGAGGTTCAGAAGTTCGTTCGTCTGGATAACCCAGAGTTCACCAATAAGGCAATCATCGTAGACTACGATGGAACCTTGCGTGAATGCATTGGTGGTAACGAGAAGTTCCCGGTATCCAAGGATCAGATTGAGATTAAACCTGGTCGAGCCAAGGTGCTCCAAGCTTACAAAGACAAAGGATACATTCTGTTGGGGCTTTCTAACCAGAGTGGCATTCATAAAGGCGAGTTGACTGAGCAGACGGCCATTGAGCTGTTTGACTATACGAATCAGCAGCTTGGGATTGATATTGAATATCGATTCTGCCCTCACCAGTCAGCACCACTCTCCTGTTATTGCAGGAAGCCAATGCCCGGAGTTTTCGTAGAGTTCATGCTGAAACATAAACTAAACCGTAAAGAATGTATCTTCGTTGGAGATATGACTACGGACGAGACCTTCGCTAAGAGGGCCGGAATTCAATATGTAGATCACGCGGAGTTTTTCAAATGATTAAGGTAGAAATGTTGGTCGGTATTCCTGGTTCGGGTAAGTCAACTTACGCCAAGCAGGTAGTGGCCAAGGACCCATCTAACTGGGTTAGAGTAAATAATGATGATCTTCGTGCCATGATGAATGGTAGCGTGTGGAGTGCAGACTACGAGAAGATGGTTACGGATGCCCGCAACTATCTTATCCGAGATGCATTGAAGCGCGGGAAGAATGTCATCATCGACAACTTGAACATCAACCGTCGTCACTTCGATGATGTCTGCAAGATTGCTAAGTCAGTCAACGCAGATATCCAGGTCTTCGAGAAGGCTTTCTACATTGAGTTGGACGAAGCTATGGAGCGCAACGCTAAGCGTGAAGGCGCTGCTCGTGTACCCGATGACGTGATGAAGAAGTGGTTCAAGGAGTCTGGCGGAAAGCAGTTCAAGTTCTTCAAGCCTCGTGTAGAAATCTACAAGGAGCAGAGGGGTAACAACCAAGCTGTAGAGGCGCCTCCGTACATTGCAGGTTTGTCAGAGGCTGTCCTCTGTGACTTGGACGGTACGCTAGCTTTGATTCATGGCCGAAGCCCTTACGACGCTTCTAACTGTGATGTCAAGGACTTGCCGAACTGGCCAGTTATTCAGACCATTCTAGCTCATTACAAGGCTGGTCGTCAGATCATCTTCTGTTCTGGGCGTGAAGACAAGTACCGACCGGAAACCATTAGGTTCATCGAGAAGTATTGTTTGGTTGGTTCTGTATTGTCTATTGGCCCGGCCAACCCAATTCAGTATCAGCTCTTTATGCGTAAGACTGATGACTTCCGAAAGGACTCCATCATCAAGGAAGAAATCTATCAGAACGAGATTGAAGGTAAGTACAACGTCCTCTGTGTACTAGATGACCGCAACCAAGTTGTGGAATTCTGGCGTGCAAAGGGATTGGTTTGCTTCCAAGTCGCCCCCGGAGATTTCTGAGATGAGTAAGGTATACATCCTGTTTACTAGGAACTATCCTAAAGATGATGGTAACTATACCTACATTCCACAGTTTGAGGTTCACAGTAAAAGGCCCAAGACTAAAGGCATCAAAGATAAGGTGGCAGAGTTGGATGCCGGCGAATGCGTCGATGTTTACCGAGCCACCTTATCTGAGGATGAGTCTTATGTGAAGATGGAGTTGTTTACTATCTCTAATATAGATGGTAAAGCGCAAGAAACATTCACTGAATCTTTTTTCTTAGAGCGTGAAGAAGCTTATAACGATAAAGAGTATCAGCAGTTACTGAAGAACAAAAGTACATGAAAGAGCCATTCATCAACAATATGTTTCGCAAGGATTACAGTCGGCCTTGGGAGCGGAACTATCTAGCAAGAACTGAAGATGTAACCATTTACAGTTTCTATGAGAAGTATCGTCGTGATGATGATAGACAGTATTGCGAATATTGTGATGAGGAACTTGGTTATAAAGATGGCGAGTTACAAGATTGTGACTGCGAAGACGCCCTAGATGAAAAAGATACTAGAGGTAATCATCCCAAGCTATCACAGGTGACTCTTCAATCTATTCTAGATATGTTGCCCGAAGGTGTAAAACCTTCGGATGTAAAGGTGTCTTTGAGCCTTGATACTGGAGATATGGGTATCTATGGGCAAGAGATAACCTTCTCATACAGTAAAACTTTCGAGGCCGACCCAGAAGGGTTCAAGGCAGCTCAAGAGCGATATGAGAAGAACTATCAAGCCTATCTTGTTGAGAAGCAGAAATATGATGAGTGGGTTCATCAACAAGAGATTCAGGCCCTTGAAGAGAAGCTCGCTAAGCTGAAAAGATAAGTTTTTCTCCCGCCCACCTTGACGCCCTATTTGTCAGAATTAAAGTATAGGTATGATCAAGCTGCCCCGAACGCTACACATTGAAACCTCCGGGCTGTCCTCCACTAAGGACCCCGAGGTCATACAATTTCCTAAATTGGCTGGTGAATTTCTCACGGTGGAAGAGAAGCTGGACGGCACTGGCGTGTCCATCTTCTTTGACGGCCAGCTTCAACCACAACTCTGGCATCGCGGAACTCCTGCGACTGCTAAAGAATTTCACAGACTTCATGCATGGGTAGATACCTATGAAGATGATCTGTTCGACCTCTTAGAGGATAGGTACGTTCTCTTTGGAGAGTGGATGCTGCATAAGCATCACATTTTCTATGATCGGTTACCAACTTACTTCTTTGAGTCAGATATCTATGATCGTAAGAACGAGATTTGGCTTTCTACATTTGCTAGAACTAGCCTTCTATCTGGGCGAGATTTCATTCGCTCGGTTCCTGTTTTGGCTGCATTCAAACCTACCAAGCTAAGCCAGCTAACTGGTTTAGTGAAAAGGTCTATGTATCAGTCGGAGCATTGGGCCGAAGTGCTATGGAATAAGTCCGAGAAGGAAGGTCTTGAGCTGAAGGAGCTTCTTAGCCAATGCGACAGATCCGATCTGGCAGAGGGCTTGTATATCAAGCACGAAGATGAGAAGCAAGTGCTAGGCCGCTACAAGTATGTACGGCCCGAGTTTGTTCAAAACATTATCAATTCTGGCACTCATCTTATTGATCGAGTTCCATTTCATAACGTTTCTATTCAAGGAGTTTAACTGTCATGGGCGCCATTGTGTTTGGTTTAATGTTGCTTGTTGGAATCTACATTCTGTACAAGTTGTTTATTGATGGATGGCTTTTCAAAGTCCCCATCTTCTTTGCTGGATGGATTGGGATGATCCTTATTCTCAAGGCGATGGGAGTTAGAGGGGTAGCCTTCACACTCGAAAGTGGAACACAAATTGGTGTGGCGACAGTAATCTCCACAGTCATCTGTCTTCTGGCCTTGGTAACTACAAGAGTGGCAAGTGACTAATGTACTGTGTGAATTGCGGAGAGCTTTGGCATGACTGCTTGTGTATCCCCTGGTGTTGGGATCATGAGTCAGCGCAGCCCTGTCGTAGTTGCAATAGAATACGACAGGAGCAATTAGAGAAGGAAGCTATGCTGGCGCCTTTCTTAATGCCTTGGTATGAAAATCTATTTAGATGGTTTAGGGGATATTAAATGAAACTGTTCAAAGCAAATGGATTCCTTTCCGAACGTGGTGAAGAAACCTTCCGCGCTTTTCTGGATAAAGAAATCGAAGTTCTGTTGGCTAATGCAGAGAGTGAATCTGATGCTAGAATCATCGGTTCGCTAATCGCGAATAGGGTTGGCAACATGGTTGCTGACCGCGTGACGGCTCTAAACAAGAAGAAAGAATAATATGTTACTCGTCCAAAAGTATCTGGAAACTCATACGTTTGGGGATTTGGCACGAGACCACGGTGTCTATGCGTCATTCTCTAAGTCTGGCCATAAGTTCTCCTTGAACTATGATCAGATTGAAGCAAGAGAGTCTGATCCCTTGTCTCAAGAAACTCGCGGACTAATCTTGTCTGCTGAGGATGGCAAGTCGTTCACGCGCGATGCTCAGCAGGTTAATGGTCGCGCCAACTACGATCACATCAGTCCAGGTAAGACTAAGATTCTTGCTTACCCAATGAAGCGCTTCTTCAATCATGGTCAGGGCTCTGCCGCTGATATCAATTGGAGTGACCCCAAGTTGGCTGTGCTGGAAAAGCTGGATGGAACTTTGTGCATTGTGTACCATGACCCGTTCACGGACAAGTGGTGCGTAGCTACTCGTTCTGTGCCAGAAGCAGACTTGCTGATGGATAATGGCCTCTTCACCTTCCGAACTCTGTTCGAGAAGGCTTTGGAGGAGACCACTGGTTATGGCTTCGAGGGCTTCAAGTGGTCCCTTGATAAGCATCACACCTACTGCTTTGAATTGACTACTCGATACAACCGTATCGTTGTAGACTACCCAAACAACGGTGTAACGTTGTTGGCAGTTCGAAACCTGGTCACCCTTGGTGAACTAAGCTTCGACCACCCAATTATCGATGCTCTGCCAAAGAAGTTACCATTGGTACAAGCACATACATACACCACTGTACAGGATCTTGTTGATTGGGTGTCTTCCTTGAACCCAATGGAGCATGAAGGCGTTGTTGTTCGAGACGGACAGTTCAATCGAATCAAGGTCAAGAACGCAGCCTACGTGGCTTACAACAAGGTGCGTGATGCGCTGGCAACTTCACCACGTAACATGGTGGAATTGATTCTGACGGAAAAGGATGACGATGTCATTCCTATGCTACCAGAAGAGATTGTCAAGAATCTACAGACCATCAAGGTGGGTGTTCAGAGGGTTATCAAGCAGCATGATGAGGCTTACACCTCTATCAAGGCTGAAGCTGACAAACTGATGCCCGGTGACAAGAAGACTTTTGCTGTTCTAACAACCGTCACCTACAAGTCCCTGAACTTGTGGACGGCCCCCTTCTTTCAGATGTTCGATGGTAAAGCTTCGAATATGAAGGACTTCATCATGAAGTCCCGCATGAAGGATGGTACCTGGGGAAATAACTTCCTGGATAAAATGCTAGAATTAGCAAAGTAGCAATGCGGTGAGGATCTGTGCTATTAATTACGATATATACTATGTATGAACAAATACATGTTTGAGAGTGATTATAGCACAGACTCTCTTAGATGGCTCAACAAAATCACTGAGGTAAATCCAAAGCTTAGCGATCATGTCGAACTGGAAAAGCTTCAGAATGAAATCATTGCCGCTAATGATGCGGCCTTAGCTTACTTCTTTGCATGTGAATTTTCTTATAAACCTTATAGAATGCAAAAGGTAATTCTAGATAAGAAAGACCCTAAGTATGCTTTTGTATTTGCACAAAGTATACCTAATGCTGATATCAAATCATTACAGAATATTGTTGTCGAATCTAAGAAGTTCAAATACATTACCAAATTCGCTTGTTTCGTAAAGCAAGCCGATCGTAAGCTCCTTGAAGGACTGATCGTGAAATCTAAAAACGTCAAGTACGCTCATATGTATCTTAAACATGTGAAGGGGGTTGACGTTAATAAATTCAAACAAATCATCATTGACTCCGGCAAACCTAGATATCTATTTGAATTAGCCAAGCATATGACATCTCAAGAAGATGTAGATATGATTGAAGAGCTAATCATCCAAACAAAATCATTTACATACATGAGATTGTTTGCTGAAAAGATAAAGAAGGCCAATGTCGATAAGATTGAGCAGGCCGTGCTAGCAACTGATAATGGTCCAGAGATCAAAAAGTTCGCTAAGTATGTGCGCAAATCTAAGATGAAACAATTTCTATTGGTAATGTAACGCAACGATATAAAGCCTGTAATATGCCCCTATTTACTAAATCGGTCGCAAGGTCCACGGCCCTATTTGTTTGGACTCTCTCGTTGACAGTCGCTCTACTGTTTGTCTTCGCAGAAATTGCCACCCCAATTGTCCAACGAACCAAAATAGAACATACATTACCAGTTCATAAGACTCTATACTTAGAGCGCGCTATAGCTGATGAACAGATGTATCATATCTTGAACGCTGCTATGGAGTGGAACCATGCTACCAACGGACAAGTAGTGTTTGATATCAAGCGCTTGCCCGATCCTAATTTGCAGGCGACTAATTCGATTATAATGTTCAACGTAACGCCAGATTTTCCTGACATTATCATTCTAGATAGCATCAAACATTACAGTACATTAGGGTATTATAATAGAAGTGGATTAGAATATATTGCTATGGTAGATGAAAGAATCTCCAGTAGTAGCTATGATGCTGTGATTATGCATGAGCTAGGGCATGCTCTTGGACTAGATCATCCTGACCTAGATGACCCAAAGATTGGTATCGGCACCTTGATGTATTCGCTTGTTGATGTTGGATCAAACCATATTACTGATGAAGACCTAAAACGATTCTGTAAACTGTATAATTGTGATTCGAGTAAGTTCCATGGACAGCCCTAAGTATAATAGAACGTTTCACTTTCCATTTTCGCCTGGTGCGACAAATGATGATAAGATTGCTACGTCTATGGACAAGTTGATTGGCGTACCCATTGTTCTTACTGAAAAGATGGATGGTTCCAATACATCATTGGAATATGATGGTTGTTACGCACGCACACACGCGGGTCCACCCACGCATGCGTCTTTTGATCAGCTCAAGGCATTGCATGCCGCTATCAAACACAATATCCCTCAAAGCTTTCAACTGTTTGGTGAATGGTGTTTTGCACATCATTCAATAGCATATTCTGAGTTGCCAGCATACTTCATGATGTTTGGTGTAAGAGAATTAGCTAATGCTTTTGGGGCTGAAGAAGATTATTGGCCTTCATGGGAAGATGTTGAATTGTGGGCAATTGAAATTGGCGTCCCAACAGTCCCAGTTCTTTTCAAAGGAACTGTATCTTCTGAAAAAGAATTGAAAGACTTAGTTGAATCTTTTATGAATCAACCCTCGGCTTGTGGCGGTATAAGGGAGGGCGTAGTTGTTCGAGTCGCAAATTCTTTTGTTGATGAGGACTTCTCCTCTTGTGTAATGAAGTGTGTTCGCGCTAATCACGTACAAACTTCAGAACATTGGAAAGATCAGGAAATCATTAAGAATCGATTAAAAACTGTAATATCAGGCACTTGACGCCTCGGGGTGCAGGATGTACATTATGTGTGAATATCGAGACATCAGGATGAGAAGACTGAGCATGCTCGGTTACGAGGGGAATTAACAAGGATGATACATATGGGATTACGTAGATTTCATTTCGAAAGATTGGAAGATGCGTCCGGTGTAAGTGGATGTGGTAAAGTTGCTGAAGGTTGCTTGTTTACGGACACAGGCGAAGCGGTAGTGCACTGGTTAGGAAACCATGGCAGCATCAACGTTTACCACTCAATTGACGACATTCTTTATGTTCATGGCCATGAGGGCAGAACAAAAATTGTGTTTGATGATCCTCAGCCTGTGACTGATGGTAAGGAAGAGTTGAAGAAGGATGGAAATTAAGCGTCACATATTCATTGGTGATATTCACGGTTGCCTTGAGGAGTTCGATGAACTCTTGCAAAAAATCTCCTACAACCCGAATTCAGACCGACTAATCTTACTAGGAGATTTAATTGATCGCGGACCAGACTCCGTGGGTGTTGTGCAAAGAGCACGAGAACTAAAGCTGGAATGTGTAATGGGTAACCATGAACACAAATTCCTGAAGTGGTTCCGCTCGCAAGGCACCCGCGTTGATGTCTACGACCGCAGGGATTTCTATTCCAAATTATCAGACCAAGATATAGGTTACATTCAAGACATGCCGCTCTACATTGAGCTGGCCGATGTTGTTGCAGTTCATGCCGGGTTAAAGCCCGGCATTGCTTTATCTAATCAAACCAAAGATGATTTGATGTACCTGAGGTACACTGATTCAGATAGAAGATTCATAAGCTTAAAGAAAATTAGTAAACTGGGGAAAGAGGAAACCGGCGCTGTATTCTGGACACAGTTTTGGCGCGGTCCTAAGTCCGTTGTGTATGGTCACAATGTACACTCTTACGAGACGCCGCTAATCGAAGAGATAAGCCCAGGAGTGACCTGTTACGGTTTGGACACCGGCTGCTGTTTTGGCGGCCACTTGACTGCTCTCATATGGGAAACCAAAGAGATGATTCAAGTCCAAGCAAAGCGGGCGTATTACGAATCGAAATTTGAGATAAAATGAGCTACTCCCAAAATCAATTGAAAAACATGGCACAAAGTTCGCCAAAAGAACTTGCACAGATTCTAACCAGCCCCAATGCCGATGTACATACGTTGACTTTTGGGGCTGAACTTTTGGGGGATGTTCCGGATGAACGGATAGTCCTTCCAGCATTACGAATGCTTCTAAAGCATGTCAACGCAGTGGTCCGAGAGGGAGCCATGATGGGACTCTCAGCGTTCTATATGGAACGTAAGCCACCTCAGGATATTATCGATAGACTACGGGCCATGACTAAGACAGACCCGTCACCAAGTAACAAAGAGTTTGCCGGAACCATATTGAAAGACTTCGAGGGATTACCATGAAGGAATTGAAAGCGGATCTGTTCGAAACAATTTACGAAGATGGCGTTGATGCCATATGTATCACCACCAATGGCATGTATCTGAAAGATGGTACGGCGGCTATGGGTGGTGGATGCGCTGGAGTATGTGCTAAGCGCTGGCCCGAAACCTCTGTGAGATTGGGCAAGTGTTTGAAGAATTTTCTCACTAACGTCCCCTTTGTTATTGGCGCCTTGGATGCCGATGGGGAATACATCGAGCCATCTCTTAAGATAATCAAAGAGAAGAAGTTCAAGACTCTCATCTTCAGCTTCCCAACCATCGACAGTCTGCTGGATGGAGCCAAGATCAAGCTGATTGAGAACTCCGCCAAAGAGCTTAAGGTCTTGGTAGATAGGTTCGAACTCAAGGGAATCATGGTTCCCCGTCCTGGTGTTGGGATTGGCGGCCTGAGCTGGGGCGATGTCAAAACGGTCATCGAACCCTATATGGACGATAGATTTACTATCGTATCCTTCGAGCATGAAGAATAAGTGAGTTATATTACAGGGTATGCCTCTAGCGCGCCCTGTGACAGACTGTATTCGAGAACTAGAATACCAATTAGCCAAACAAAAAGCAGTTCAAAAAGAATTTGCTGATGCCAAATGGCATTGGAAAATTGGGTTTCAATCCAAATTAGTTAATCAAAAGTATACTGGATTTTCTTTTGAGAGACGCAAGCGCGGATTGTACGTGGTGCCATATTGTGAAGTAAATTGCACAGTTAATGGCACCACAGAAAAAATAATGGTTTATGGTAAGCCAAAATACAATAGGCTAATCTATCTTTCTTGGAATGTCAATTTGGTAAACTACGTAATGAAGTTTTCTAGATTGGCTATCAACTTGAAGAACAATCAATTCAAGGACGATATGATAAATAGCTGCCGCGCTGAAATTATGTCATTCATCAAGAACAACTCCAGCTACAAAATGGATGATAAGCACCTAGAGCCCAGACTCAAGAAGCTGCTGATCTTTACTTAAGGCCAATATGAAATTACTAAAATGCAAAGTCTGTATGGGTGAGGTTGACTTTGTCAACAATGACCGTTCTATCAATCGCAAGGTGAAATGCCGCAAGTGTGGCTTTACCAACGAGAATGAGCGTACTGGCCCCGAAGTTGTTGTGATTAGGAAGCGTCAGCCGCAATAATCTGTTGCTTGTTGGCACGATACCATCTAATAGTACGGACTAGCCCATCACGTAGGGTGGTGCTGGCATGCCAATCGAGTAACGTTTGTGCTCGGTATACGCTGAGTAGTCTCTTAGGCTGGCCATCTGAAACCTCACCAGTAAACCTAATCTTGCCAAGATATCCTGTTAGTTCAGCAACTAAGGCCGCTAGGTCCTCAATGGTGATGTCTTTGCCCATTCCTAGATTGATTGGCTCATCAGCGGTGAGACCGCTCTCTACGGCTCTGACAATGGCTTGAGCGCAGTCTCCAGCATAAAGGAACTCACGAGTGGCTTTGCCTGTGCCCCAGCATTCTACCTCTGGCAGGTTGTTGGTAATGGCATTGTCAAATTTACGGATGAGGGCTGGAATGACGTGACTGTTAGTCAAATCGAAATGGTCATGCTCCCCATACATATTAACTGGAATTAGGTGGGTCCCACCAATACCATATTGCTCGCGATAGGTCTTACCTAGCATTAGTAGTACACGCTTGGCAATACCATAAGGCGCATTAGTCTCTTCTGGATAGCCATCCCATAGATTGGCCTCTATGAATGGAGTGCGGCAGTTTTTAGGATAAGCACATACGCTACCTAGAGTGAAAACATTCTTACATCCTACTTTACGGGCAGCATGAAAGATGTTGCTAGCCATATCTAGGTTCTTGTGCAAGAAATCCGCCGGACTATTCTTGTTAGCCAAGATACCGCCACATACAGCGGCCATGTGTAGAATAGTATCTGGCTGAATGTAAGCAATGGCTTCCTCAGAGGCGCGAGAGTCTAATAGATTCAAATCCTTGCTAGATGGAAACCATAATTCATTACTACTCTTACTAAAAGCTTGCTGAACGTGTTTTCCGAGGAAACCAGTTCCGCCAGTAACTAATATCTTCATTTGTGATGGTCCTTAATTGTCTTTTCTCTACGAGCTAATTCCATATCAGAATCAATCATCTCCTGGACTAAGTCCAAGAAGCTATAGCTTGGAGCCCAACCTAATTGAGTTCTTAGTTTGGTAGAGTCTCCACATAGAGCATCAACTTCTGATGGTCTTAGATACTTAGCATCAAACTCAACATACTTAGTGTAATCCAATCCTAGGATACCGAAGACTAGTTTAGCGAACTCTTCAACTGAATGTATCTCCCCCGAGGACACCACAAAGTCATCTGCTGTTGGCGCTGTGATAATCTTATACATTGCATCAGCCACATCAGCGGCGTGGGACCAGTCGCGCTGCGCAGACAAATTCCCGAGATAGAGCTTATCTTGCAGGCCCAGTTTGATTCTGGTGGCAGCCCTGGTAATCTTGCGAGTAACGAACGTCTCTCCACGTCTTGGGCTCTCGTGATTGAAAGAGATGGCATTGCAGGCGTGTAATCCATAAGCTTCTCGATAGTTTACGGTGGCAAAGTAGCCGGCTACTTTGGCAACTCCATAAGGAGAGCGTGGGTGGAAGACAGTCTGTTCGTTTTGAGGTGGTGGTTGCGATCCAAACATCTCAGAGCTGGAAGCTGTTAGGAATCTAGTCTTTGGGCTATTCTTACGAATGGCCTCTAGAACTCGAATGACTCCAGTGCCCGTGACATCCATAGTATACTCAGGAATATCGAAGCTAACACGAACGTGGCTTTGGGCACCCATATTGAAGAATAGGTCTGGCTTGATGTCGCCAACCCAACTGGCTAGAGATGAGTAGTCAGCTAAGTCGCCATAGACCATCTCTAGCTTGCTTGCATCAATATGAGGATCGGTGTATAGATGATCGATACGCTCAGTATTGAGAGAGCTACTACGGCGCTTCAATCCATAAACTTTGTACCCCTTAGACAGTAAGAGGTCGCACAGGTAAGAACCAGTCTGCCCTGTAATGCCTGTGATACATGCGGTTCCGTTTGTCATGGTCCATTAACTCCTCTTACATACCCGTTGACGGTATCGATAATGTATTTCTGTTCATCTGCTGTTAGTTCGGGATAGCTTGGTAAGATAAAGCATTCCTTATTAAGCTGATTGGCTACAGTGCAGTCTGCTGGCCTAACATCCATATTGTCTTTAAGATGGTCATGAGCGAAAATAGAATAGAACATTGGTCTAACTTCTATGCCATGCATCTTGAAGTAAAGCTCGGCCGCATCATAGCATAGCTGGCCAGGAACCCTTACTCCGAACATCCAGTTAGCGCTGGCAGTATTCTCTTCGCTGATCTGTATTCTAATCTCATCACGGTTTTGGAAAGCTTGTCGATAAGTATCAAAAATGTTACGTTTGAGATTGAGGATGTCTTGTAGAGAGTCTAACTGGCCACATAGGATGGCAGCTTGCACATTAGTCATGCGGTAGTTGTATCCCAACTCTTTGTGAACGAATCTGGTAGCAGATTGCCCTTGTCCCTGAACGCACTTAGCATACTCATAAGTATCTGGGAAATTGGTGATGAAGGCTCCACCTTCGCCACTGGTAATGTTCTTATTACCAAAGAAAGAAACGGCTGAGGCAAAGCAAGCTCGACCAGTTGATAAGCCGCCGTATCCGCCCAAGAAACCCTCACAGTTATCCTCTACGAAGTGAACGTTAGGATATTTCTGTTGTAGTCTCGGCACATTGATAACGTTACCAATATTGTGAACGATTAGTACGTCAGCATCAGGCTCCGCCACGATTGCTGCTTCTAGCTTATCATTATCTATGTTCCAAGTATCTAGGTTGGCATCGATAGGAATCAATTCATAATTCTTGTCGAATAGGAATGCATTCCAGGCAGCTACGTACACATTGTTTGGTACGATAAGCTTCTTCTTACCAGATGATGGTGGGCAAACTTTATACAACGATTTGGCAACCAAGTGGCAGGCGCTGGTACCGTTATTGAGCGGGATAACATATGGTGTTTGTAGTAGGTCTTGCAACCTTTCAGTTACCATAGGCAAATACTTGCCCTGTGAGGATAGCCAAGTGGAATCCAATGCATCATGAGCGTACTGTAAAGAGCTAGGTGGTAAATAGGGTTTGTAGACTGGTATCATATCAATATGTCTTATGTTGGTTTTGGATGAAAGTTCCATTATCTAAATCTTCACCCTTGACAGCAGCAGAAACTACTTCAGCAATTTTTCTATCAACTTCTAGAATCATAGCTTGACGTTGAACGTTGAGATCCATAGATTTTTGGAAAGCAGTATATAGTTTCTCCAAACCCTCATTAGAGTTAAAAGCAGTTTTGAATTCTTCAAGGCTCATTTTTCTGATAGGATAAAGGTCCTCTTGTGCCATAAACATTTTTTGATTTACAGTCGCTAGCTTGTCAATTAGCGATCCAATAGTATCAGCCATTTCTCTTCTCCATTTTCTTAGCTGGGGCACCAACATAAATACCGCTCTCTAGAATGTTTTTAGTAACACAAGCAGATGCTCCAATAATGACATCATCACAGATGTTTAATTCTTCTATAGATGAAGCATTAGTCCCAAAATAAACTCTCTGTCCGATTGTAACTTTTCCACTGATATGGGCGCCCGGAGCGGTGGTAAAAAACTTATCAGTTTTAGTGTCGTGACCTATAGTGGTGGCAAGATTAAGTTGCGAAAAATCTCCTAATTGAATATCACAGGTTAGAATGCAATTCGCACAAATGACAGAGCCGTAACCAACAGAAACAGTATCTGCCATAATATTGGCATAAGGAGAAACAAGAGTTTCAAAAACATGGTAACCATGTTTTGCTATAATTTGATTGGTAATCTTTTCTCTCACTTTAGGGTTGCCAACGGCGACTACAGCGGTGTGTATGGTTGGATCGAAATAACTATCATCTTGGATAGACGTGCCACATAAATAACCACCAGCTTTTATATCAACAAAAGTATCTACTTGTTTTTGGCATTGTTGGGCCAGCCAATAGACTTCTTTGGCAAAACCTCCAGCTCCGAATATGCAAATTTTTTTCATGTGACCTCACCACTCAATCGATATATACCCCGTATCTATGAACAATTTCAAATTTGATCCTGTACTTGGACCAGGCCGCAGACAATGGTTTTTTAGCCAAGATGATGACTATAAGGTTTATAGAGAACATATGTTCTCATTTGCTAATCATATATGTGACTTCTTAAAAAGCAACCCATCACTTAAAGTGTTAGAGGTTGGTCCCTCATCTGGATTGTATAAAGAAGAAATGTTTCCAGAACTTGATACATCAATAATTGGAAAAACTTGCTCTCATCTTGGAATTTATTACAAGACTTTAGACATTAGCACATCTTCTAACGCAGACTATATAGGCAGCATAGAAGATATGTCTTTTGTTTCAGAAAAATTTGACGTGGTAATCTTAATAGGCATTATCGAACACGTGCCTAAAGTATTTGCTGTTCCATCTCAATTGTATAATGTAACTAACGACAACTCTACATTGTTCGTTAATACGCCATATATGTTTAAAGTTCATGGTCCCACACCAGATTGCTGGAGATTTTCCGAATATGGTTACAAAGCTTTATTTGGAGACCTATTTACCATCCAAAACATTGACACATATCCGCCTAATGAACTGGGGAAGAACTCACTTCCACTATCACTGAACGTTACATTGAAAAAAAACAATGGGGTAGATTTACCTTGAATATGACGGTGTGATAGCACCGCCATCTATTTCTTTGATAGATGGCAGAATTCTGATTTGACCATCTATACTATTACAATCAAAAGCAACAATCATTAGCCTTAATCCAGTAGAATGAAGTATGCCGTCTGCCCTATGTAAATCTTTGGTTGAGTATTCTAGCATTTGATTTTTAGGAGCAGTGATTGTTTCGTATGGTTGTGCTAATCTACTATTCAATGCATAATTCCAGGATTTCCAGTCAGCATCACTGTCTTTATTTTTTAGATTATCTGGCAGATCCATTGCTGTTGTTATGAACTCGGTAGAAGGTCCCGCTCCCCAAGAAATGACCATTAGATGAAAGTCATTATGATCATTAGCGTATATCTTAGTTTGTTGGCTATCAACTAGTAGGCGGACGTTATAATCGGTGTGCCAATGACTGCCATCAATTTTGATATTGCTTGACCTAAAATCTTGTGGTCTGATTTGCAATATATTTTTGCGACCATCAAATGGAAACTGGTCTAAAAGTTTAATGAGAAATTCTGGCGCACCAGATTCTTTTACTTGATCATAGCTCATTCCGAAATAATGAGGGCAGTTGTAAACATCTTCTTGTGATGGGGGCTCAATAATTTTAGTAAACTTGTGTCCCGTATTGTATATCATAGTTGTGCCTCAATCAAATCTCTAATTACTTCAGTGTTTGATTCGTTTGTAATTATCATATCTGCAGTATAGTTGATTTTATCTTGCAGTATACTAGACAGCCAGAATTTTCCATTGGATGGTGGCAATATATTTGTAAAGCATAAGAATTTGCAATTCCTTTTCATTACATTATTTGAAGTAAGTGAAAAAGCAAAAGCCCCAGTTGCTCTTCCTATAATGGCATCACAATGTTCTGATAAAAATGAGTTTTCATTCAAATCACAACTTGGTTTTTTAATTATGTCACTAGACCAAAAAACATTGCTCAAAAGATTTTCGCCCTCTTTGTTGGATAAGATGAAAATCTTATCAGTATGTTTTTTAGCCAAACCCATTATTAATGGTGTGATAGAAAAATTATGAGACTGTGAAGATAGAGCATAACTATTACAAACGAAAATCTTTTTACCTGGATGAGTATCTAACCAAATTTTGGCATGTTCGATTTCAAATTTCGTGTAATCAATTGATGGAAAGAAGACACTTGGGTCTGGTGAAATATCACTCAAAGAAAATCCCCAAACATTTTTACAGGTATCATCAAAAGCCGCATACAACGTATCAAAAGAAATACCATAAATATTCATGTACCTATAATTTTGCTGAGCATACCATGTATTAATATAAAGAGTATCTTCTTTTTTTGCCGCACTATCATGTGTACCAATTTGGTATATCCCATTGGGGTCAAATCCTAAATTGGGTATATCTTTTAGTAGACTAGGATCATTTTTATGACTATATGTAAAAGTAATTTGAGGGTCTACCGAATGTAATTTTTCCATTATTTTTCGAATAAATCCACGTGAAACATGGATATCTCCATTGTGCCAGTGATTAAAGAACACTACTCTCATTTAGTCTCCCAAGATGGATCATAATTTATAGTTTGTGTATTCTTGATGATGTTGATTAACATTTCCGCTGGACCAGATTTCCAATCAAAAAGACGATATGTTTCATCTCTACAAATTTCCCACTCTTCATGACTCCATCGTATTTGATGTATCGTATGATATAGTACTTGGAATGATGGTGAAGCAATTATTTTGTTGTTACGCAATATTGACATAGGTAGAAGATAGTCCCACCACGGTTTCCCCATACAATATATATCTGAATGTGGAATTAACGATGCATACTCATTTGGTAAAAGAAAACCATCAATACCACTATCATATTTTTGTATTTGCCCACTCTCATCAACATCATGTCGCACAAGATAAACAAGTCCATCTTTTGATTTTACGGCTAAAGATTTCATTATCTGTGGACTAACGCCTAATCTACAATCAGCATTAATGAGCAAAGAATGTCCTTCTTGTTTGGCTGCCCATTCAATCATATTGGAAATTGGGACGTAATTTGGAAATTGTTTTGAAGATTCTGTTTCAACAAAGCGTACGCCATCCCACTCACTAGATTTAAGATGTTTCATATCTTCAGATGATTGAAACGCGACAACTTCACACCCAGCTTTAATCCAAGATGTGATACTTTCTTTTTGTAGTGCAAATTGATTTTCACGAGGGCATAATGAGGTTAGTGTAAAAATGGGGGTATTTGTTTCTATAGTCATGTTAAACTCGAAGTTGGTATGGTTAGATATGGTTCCGGAACTACATCTACCATAGTATAGTTACGAACACCCGAATTGTGAACGTGATAAGTTTTGATTGATTTACTAGGATTAGATACTCCATAGCCAGCTTTATTGAATTCGTAAGCAATTCTATTATCACACCCTCTGATTCCTAGTGTGAAATTACCGAAAACTCCCTCCACTTTACCCTTGACAATCCAAGTATCCTGACTATCCGGTCTATCAAAAAATCTGACGAGCGCATCATTACCTAACCAATCCCATCGACTTAAGGCATAAAGCTGTTTGTTTTTAATGTTCTGTGTCAACGCTATGGTGTCATCAAAAAAGATATCAGAGTTGCAAATGATATTGATGTCATCTGGTCCAGTTACCTTATTGATTTGTTGAAAAAAGAATTCGTAAGTTGGTTTGGTGGCCGACTCAAAAATCACAGTTGTAATAAGTTTATTAGCAAGATTTCTTTGCAAACAATAGTCAATCTCCCTCTTGCGTAAAGGGTTTTTATCTTCATAGTAATTGTAAAGGAGCCTTATCATGATTACACCAAATGGATTAAATTAGTTATGTGCAACAGCTCCATAACTCTTGAAGTGAATGTGTGTTCTTTTAGAACTCTTTGATATCCGTTTATTCCAACTTGCGTTGCAATAGTTGGATTAGCTTTACAGTAATTAACGATATCAACGATGTCTTTTGCCGAGCGCGCAATGAATATTTCTTTACCTTCAATGAAGTAGCTTTCAAATCCGGGAAAATGCCAAGATATAGTGGGGCGCCCTGATGCCATACAGGATAATAATCTGTCAGAAAAGTAATGAGACACACTATTAAAATTACTAATGCTTAATGCGCAAATACTCTGATTGTATATCTCATTAGCTTGCATAGGCTCTACGGAAGGCGCGTGTGGATGATAACCAGATCCAAATAAACCAAATCGTGTGCCAAATATGTTTCTTAGCGTATCAGTCGCGCCCACCCTTAGGCCACCATCCGGAAACGTATGGCCGTAATTATTACCTAAAAAGCTAACATCATATTTGTGCGAATCAAGATTCATAGGATAACTGGATTTAGGATTATATCCAATCTGCCAATATTTAACATTATGACAGCCAGCATGTTTGTACATATCTAATTGGCCCGTGCTAGATATTAAAGAAAAATCTACTTGATGAGCCACATCACAAAATGATCTCTGAGCATCAGCTCGTACGTCACCCGTCCAGTTAGTAATAACTACGCCGGGTGCTATTTTTCTAGCTTCAGCAATTACACTCGCATCTATTAGTCCAGTGAATTGAAGCTGCATATGAATTAGATTTGGCTGAAAGTTTCTAACTTTTGTCAAAAATTCACTTTCTACAGCTCCTTTGCTTTTCGTGCGCTCCCATAATCCCCAGAAATCAAACGCTTCTAGATCAGCTCCTGCATTTCTAAAACCTTCGACCATGCCCGTTTGACTGCCAATTGGTAAGTAAAGTACTTTCAACATTAAACACCCACCAATTTCTGTACTGCAACAACTAGTCCCTGATTATACTCGGCATCAAATTTAGCCGGTGTTTTTGGCATATCCATAAATGCGGCCACTGCTTTATGTATATCTTTAGGCGATGGATAGGTAGAGTTGTCTTGTGAAATTATAGTAGAGCTAGGCGCACTCAAATAGGCTTGGTTGTTTGTAATAATAGGTAGTGATAAGGCGCTAGCTAATTTTAGAATACCAGACGTGTAATATGTATTGAATGATACGTCAACTATAGCTTTGGCGCCCATTAGCAAACCAGATACACTACTATAAGAGACTGTATCAGAAACGAACTCAGCAAATGTTGGCAGTTTAACGCGAGAGCCCACTACAATCAATTGGCCAAATCGTTCTTCCCAAGACTCTAGAAGTAAGCGTGTTATCTTCTCATCCTTCTCAAAGTACAGGAAGTAATCAAATTTGAAGGCTTCGGCAGCCAACATCGGCCAGGGCCTTTCCACTCGGCGCACACTAGCATCAGGTAGGTGCTGAAGTATTTCTTGCATATTGGTTAGTGATGGTGTAAGAATAATTTTGCAAGACCTTAGCTTGTCTATATGTGATTGTTGCAAACTACCCTGTAGCCATTCATCAACCCAAACTCTGTCATTTATAGTTAGATTATCTAAGGAACACATAACTATGTTTGGCATATCTGTAGACTTGTTAAAGCCTATCATGGTATGAGCCTTAGAAGAAACTACAAGATTGGGGAAGAAGGGTGCAATCTTTTTGAACCAGTATCTTGAACTTGGAGAATTCGGGAAAATGACTCCTGAATTTTGATAAGTAACAGGGGGCGCATAACTTTCGGGGGTCAGGAGCGCGAATTCTTTACTATTACGCATGACTTGAAAACTGAGCGAGTCGTCCTTAAGTTCAACATAGTTGCCTGACGGGTACGATGTGCCCACGCTTGGATTCCTCAATCCCTCTGCTACCATGCGAGAATGCATTGGCGCCCTAGGATTTGAAGTCAAAATAGTTGGTATTCCACTAGTCTGTATTACAGATGCAAAAGTGGAAGGTGGTGGATTAAAACCAAATGCAAAGTTCGGTCCCGCTGGTGGAGGTTGAACAACTACTGCCGGCTGTCCGCCGACAAAGGGCATCATATATCCAGCTTCACCTTTGACACAAAACCAAAATCTTCTTTTATGAATGTCGGTGCTGTTGTCATTTTTAGCAACCCAATCATACTTGTAGTCACCAGAATTCAATTTGCCGCTGTCCATGCGTCTGAAAGTCATACCACAATCGGTCAATAGCCTTTCGATATAAGCGGCGCTTGGACGAGAGCCAGTGCCATTGAATGATAAATCATAAATCTCTTTAGCTTCTGGCACTTGAATGATTTTGTTTGGATCATCAGAATCGCAAACCGCTGTTTCTAAAACTAAATATGTAGTCGATGAGCAGACAGCTTTGATATGTTCATCAATAGTAGCTAAATGACAGATTAAACCTAAATCTAGTATCATGTCAAACTTAGTTCCAAAGAAAGGCCATGGTCCCTCTAAGTTGGTCCTTACTACTTTGACACCTGGGAATTTCTTAGATACAACTTTGAGGTGGTCCTGTCGAACATCTACCGCAGTTATTTCTGCGCCAAGACGATACAAAGTGCCACTCAAATCACCATAACCACAGCCTAAGTCAGCCAATTTCTTACCGTAGAAGAATTTGTAACTGTAGTGGTCTACGATGCCTTTGATACGCTTCTGATTCCAATCGAAGTATTTTCCGTCAAACATTATCTTCCAATCTTGATCTAATTAGATTTTATTCACATTGACGGGCCATGATACGGAATAAAAACTGGTTTGATTCGGTATGTATAGGCGTAACAGTTGTTCTGGAATTTTACTAAATTGTTCTTGTGGGCGGCATCTTTGAATTCTCGATACCCCTCAGTAGCAACTACTGTTTCATCAAAATGATGGCCCTTATCTTTTAGATAGCCTACTTCCCAGCCAACTAGCCTGGCTCTAAAGAAGAAATCGGCATCTTCCTCTCCATAGATTCCATAATCCGTGGTGAAGTAACCAATCTTCTTGTGTAGCTCTCGGTGGAAAACAGAACAAGCAGTTCCAAGATTACCAGCCTTTTTAAGCTGAAAAGTCTTATCTTTCCTTGTAACTAGTTCATAGTTATCATTTTCAAAACTTACACCAATAGTAAGCCTGTAACCATCTTTATCCGAGATAATGTCTGTACATTGCGAGAGCCACTTATCAGGGAACTCAACATCATTATCGATAGTGGCAAGGAACTCGTCATCTGGCCCATATTTCTTAGCCATCAAAAGACCTTGGTTTCTCCCCATTGCAATTCCCTTATTTGTAGGATTGAAATGTATCTTGCAATCAACTGATAATTGTTCTGGTAGCTTCTCTAACCACTCTTTTGTTCCATCAGTAGATCCATTATCTACAATTAGTAATCGATATGGTCCATCAGTAGTTTTGAAGAAGTTATCAAACATACGTTTTGTAAATTCGAGCCTGTTATAGGTCACCAACATAATAGAAGTCGTCATGATATCCTCATATAACTTGATGATGTTCGGATGCATATTTTCGGCATATAGAAAAGGATACGAGCATGTCATACAGCGAAAAAGTAATCGACCACGCAGAAAACCCCAGGAACGTGGGCACATTAGATAAGAGTGATCCAAATGTTGGAACTGGTCTAGTTGGAGCGCCAGCTTGCGGTGACGTGATGCGCCTCCAGATCAAAGTTGATCCTAACACCGATATGATTATAGATGCCAAGTTCAAAACGTTTGGATGTGGTTCCGCTATTGCCGCATCATCTTTGGCTACGGAATGGATCAAAGGCAAAACTGTTGATGAAGCCGAAGCTCTCAAAAACTCTGCTATAGTAGAAGAGCTAAACCTACCTCCTGTCAAGATCCACTGCTCAGTCTTGGCGGAAGATGCAATCAAATCTGCGATTGCTGACTATCGAGCAAAGAAGGCCGCCAATGGAACCAGACGAGAAGAAAACGGTAAAGATACCAGTGTGGGATCTTGAGACTGACGAAATCATAGAAATGGAAATCGATCAGGAAGCCTTGGATGCCATGGATGAGGCTACCCGTAAAGCAGAAGAGCGCCGGGAAGAGGCTCGTAAACGTGAACGGGAAGACTTGCGGTATGTAAGGGACGATGACTACTAAAATAGTATTATGTAGATGTTACCCTTGAAGTTACGTTTGAGATATCTGGCTAAATTGGCACAAGCTGTTCCAGGCGCACCTGCGTCTCCAGCTTCTCCGGCTTCTCCTGCCTCCCCGACTACTCAACCATCACCAACTACTCCAACCACCCCTACGTCAACCACACAGGCCGTTATACCGCCTCCGCCAGCCTTTACTGCCTCTGGGGCCTGGGGATGGATGGGCAATGTATACAATTCGGCTAGCGTCGGCTTTATAGACAGTCTGGCAAGGCTACTCAATACGGCCCTACATTATTCTAGTGAGGGCAAGCATAACTGGCAAACTCTCAAGAACAATAACTTTAACGTAGATCCTAGCGGAGAATCCTCAGTAGACGCTAAAAACCTACTTAATCTGTCCAAATTGATTTACCAATCCTATTTGAATGGCGGCAATCAATTCCCTCAAAAAGTAACTGGAAATCAGATTGCAGCATGGAATGCTGCTACCCTTCAATCACAACCTTATCTAAATCTAAGCCAATTAAGCCCAACTGGTCCGGTGGCACAAAAAATGCCTGGTAACATAAAGGATAATATTTCCAATACGTTAAGACAATTGGCTCAATACAATCCAGTACAGCCACAACAACCACGTTAAGTTATATTCGTTATTATGTCAAACAAATTGAAAGACCGCGTTGAACGATACCAATCGGTCACCGACTACAGGTTACTCGACCGAGTACCAATCATTATCTGCGTCAACGGGCGAGGTTTCTCTAAAATTACCCAGTTGCTTGACAAGCCCTATTGTCCAAAATTTGCCGAGTGCATTCTTTCCACAACTCTAAAACTTTGCCAAGAGGTAGAGGGCTCCCTCTTTGCCTACCAGCACAATGACGAGATTGTTATTGTGGCTCGTAACGACCAGAACAATGATACCAGTCCTTGGTATGACAACAAACTGCAAAAGATTTGCTCAGTTACTTCGGCTACTGCCACCATGCATTTCAATGAAGTCGCAGATAAAATTGGTCTTAATGTAACTGGCGCCCCAATCTTTACCTCTCAAGTATTCGCTGTGCCAACTCTTGGTGAGGCGGTCAATACCATTATTTACAAACAACAGCAGAACTTCCATACTTCAATTCAGTCTGCTTGCTTGTATGAACTTATCAAGAAATACGATAAGAACAATATCAAAGAGATGATGGCTGGGTTGAGTGTGGATGAGAAGGTTGATTTGCTCCATCAGGAAGTGGATATCAACTTCAACGACTATCCAGTTTCTTTCAGGAGAGGGGCTGCTGCCTACAAAGTTCCTATTGTCTCAGGAGAATCAATGAGGAACAAGTGGCATCTCAATTTGGAGCCACCAATCTTTACCAAAGATCAATCCTTCCTATCTAACATCTTTAAGAATGGTGCAGATATCTTTAGACAAGAAAGCTTTGGTCGGTGACTACAATGAAGAAGTGTTTTACGTTTCCCAATAAGAAACGATACAATACTGAGAAAGATGCGGACACGGCTATCTTATTAATTGACGACCGGAACCTCCGTGCTTATCATTGTAGTGGGTGCGACGGATGGCACCTTACCTCAAATTTAAAAAATTATGAGGATTGACACCTATCAATAAGTGGTTATATTATGTACCACGATAAGCTGATTTAGTATAATGGTATTATTCCTCCCTTGTAACGAGGAGAACCGAGTTCGATTCTCGGCATCAGCTCCAAACCGATAAGCCCACGTAGTATAACGGTTATTACCCGTCTTTGGTAAAGACGAAAATCGAGTTCGACTCTCGACTTGGGCTCCATAAGCTGATTTAGTATAACGGCTATTACTCCGCCCTAGTAACGCGGAAATGAGGGTTCAATTCCCACAATCAGCTCCACACGCTAATGTAGTATAGTGGTATTACGCTGCACTCGTAACGCAGCTACATGAGTTCGATTCTCATCATTAGCTCCATCCCACACCTCGTGGGATTTTTCATTTATGGGGATGACATAGATTCGACGTGGTAACGAGTTATCAGAATGACGCAAACAGAGGATGATTGCCCCTCTAAAAGCAATTGACGTATAAATGCAAACGATAATGCATTTGCAATGGCCGCCTAACGGCACCATTCGTTCCCAGATAAGACTGCTTGAGTAATCAAAGGAACGCCAACCCACAAAGCTGGTTGATGAACAGGGCTACGATGTTCAACAACAAGATTAACAGTAGATAGCCAGCCGGAGCAAATTCTTGCAGCGTTGTTGATGACGCTAATATCAACTAAGTTTGTGAATGAGTTTTGATAAGGGCATATCGCGGACCAGGGGGCAGTACCCTGCATCTCCACCAATAATTACCGAACACCTCCACACTACGTGTTATATGTGATTGTATGAAGACGATTAAAATAAAGTGTGGTAGCTGTGGCAATTCTTTTGCCAAAGACCTTCGAGAATATAATCGACAAATCAAGCGCAACAGGACAGAATTTTTCTGTACCCGAACTTGTGCAGCGATTAAAAACAACGAGGATAATCCTAGAAAAGGTAATCCTGAAAATCTTCGCTCTGATAATCGAAGAGATGAGTTTACACCATTTAGATGGTTCGTGTTGCGTGCCGAGTATAGAGATCGCAATAAAAACTATGGATGTGATTTGACCATTGAACATCTAAAGGTTTTATGGGAATCACAAAATGGCAAGTGTCCATTTACCGGATTAGACTTAATCCTTCCGTACGATTCAGATGGCTGGAAAGAGTATAGTCCGTACAACGCGAGCATTGACAGAATCGATAACTCAAAAGGTTATATGCAGGGAAATGTGCGTTTCATATCTGTAATGGCAAACCTGGCTCGTCAATCATTTTCTGACATACAACTAATAGAATTTTGTAAAGCAGTAGCAAAACATGAAATGGCCACTTAGAGATAAAACGCCCGCTATTCCCGAAGAGGGAGCAGTGGGCGATTTTGCTTTCAAACGTTCCTTCTACTACCACCCAGGCGTAGACATCTATTGTGGCTTCGGCCAAGAGATTCAGGCTATTGAGGATGGTGAGGTAGTTCATATTGAGAACTTCACTGGGCCCAATGCTAATCCTCCAAGTCCATGGTGGTTAGAGACTTGGTCTATTCTAATTGAAGGCGCTCATTGTGTGCTTGGTTATTGTGAAATCAAACCACTGCCACATATCAAAGTGGGATATAAAGTTACAGAAGGTGAGCTGATTGCTACTGTTGTCCCTGTTCTAAAAAAGGATAAGGGTAATGGCACGACAATGCTACATTTTGAGCGTTATATGGGCGGCACACGTCACCATGTAACTTGGGAACTAGATACGCACAAACCACTAGAGTTAATGAATTCTAGAGTTTTGTTAGAAGAAATAATCAATCAATAACTGGATATATAAAGCACTATGAGTTACCTATAGAATCGTTTAATTTCTGATATGCAAAGCTGTCCCCAAACGGATAGCCAATCCGTGTACCAACACGGCGTCTCTGTTAAAGAGCACATTTTTGAATTGATTTCATTTTTGAAAACCGGCCAGATAGGCGAAGGTTGGAGATTACCCGACTGGATGAGTGAGTATCGAGAGCAGTTGTTAGCCTCCTTGCTTCCAGACGATATTATTGCGGGTTACGCAGTCTTTCATGATTGCGGCAAGCCCTACTGTCTAACTGTTGATGAACGGGGTCGTAGACATTTCCCTAACCATCCTTGGATGTCTTATCAGACATGGCTGAGGATTAGTTCTAATAAGACTATTGCTAAACTCATTCTGCATGATATGAAGATTCATACCATGAAGGCAGTAGACGTAGATGAGTTTTGTCAGCACCGAGAGGCAACGACATTGTTGTTGGCCGGGCTAGCTGAGGTGCATAGCAATGCAAAGATGTTTGGCGGCATTGAATCTGAATCATTCAAGATTAAGTGGAGTCAAATTAACAAGCGCGGTAAAGCAATTTGCCGCAAACTATTTGGAGATAATCATGTGTCTATAGGTTAAAGAAGGCGACAAGCTTTATGTTATTACTCGTGCAGATTTGGAACCAGGATATCAAGCAGTTCAAAGCATGCATGCTTTGCGTCAGTTTACGGCAGATCATCCGGAGATTGATAAGTTGTGGTTTGAGCAATCCAATTACCTTGGATTGTTGTCAGTGACTGATGAGCAGGAACTGATGGACTTAGCGAAACAGGCTACGTTCCATGATATTAGTTTTTCTGTATTCAGAGAGCCTGATATTGATAATCAGATTACGGCGATTGCTTTGGCTCCCGGTCCTAAGTCTAAAAAGCTTTGTAGCCGATTGCCCCTAGCTTTGAGAGGTGGAAAATGAGTCAATGGATTGATAAAGAGCGTGGGCCTGAATGTTTTTGTGGTATGCCCACTGGCGTTTATGTTCATGAAGGTAAAGCAGGATTGCTTTGCATTTTCCATGATAAAGAGGCTGGAGCTATTTTCCCACTTCCTAAAGATGGAAGACCTGATAATTGGCCCGATATTCCACGTGAAGAATTGAATGCCCTTATGAAAAGAGGGGCCGAGGAAGACGACGATGAGCAAGAAGGATAATGATTTGTGCCCATGTTCTGGAGCATGCTGCGATTCACCATCGCTTTTCTGCCCAGATCACACTTGTGAGTCGGAAGACTTCTGTGAAGAGTGCTTCGTTTCTGAGTGTGCAAATTGTAACAAATCATGTGCGTGTGACCTATGAAAAAGACTAGTATTGCATCACTTCAAGAACGCTTAGCTGGCTGGGTCTATTGGGATGCAGCCGCCTATGAACTAGGAGCAACTTTGGGGTTTTGGCCGGAGTATGGCGCACCTTTTGATCATGATACTTGGCATGGTGCCAAAAGCACCATACGAGAACCAAATCCATTGGGTGATACATTGTTTGCGCTTTTGAACTCTTTGGTTGCTATCGGAGCATTAGAGTACGAATCTCCAAATGATAATAAGGAAGCCGTTGGTAAATATCGATGGAATCCAAAATATAAAGGGCCTGCCGACATTATTTCAACCTTAGAATAACAGATATGCCCCGGTAGCTCAGTAAAACCCGAAAGCGCCCACGAACGTGGTGGGAAAGAAAGTAAGGTTATGAAGGAGCAGTCGGTATTTAACCGAACGGAGGGTGGTGCGAATCCAACCCTGGGGCCCTATTCTCGCATAGCTCAACTGGTAGAGCGCCGTCTCTAAAACGGAAGAAGGGGGTTCGAGCCCCTCTGCGGGAGCCAATGAAACAAGATTTTAAAGAAGATTTCGAGAAACTCATTAAGCAGGCATATGATGCTGGGTATCTTTACGCTGCCTGGAGTGATGGCGCACATGTATCCAACGAAAACTACAACAAATCAGAAGATGATTTGAGTTTGGCTGTGCAACACTTTTTGGAAAAGTACAATGAATAAACTACCTATTTTCTCAGCAAGTGAATTCAAAGAAGCGAAACGTAAGGCCCAGGCTGATGGCACGTATGACGGACTATCGATCTTCGACATTGAAGAGAGAATTGCTTTCCTCAAAAAAGAACGCAATGCCGTTATCTTGGCCCACTACTATCAGGATTCTGAAATTCAAGATGTTGCTGACTTCATCGGAGATTCCTTACAACTCTCCCAAGAAGCTGCAAAGACTAATGCTGATGTTATCTGTTTTGCTGGCGTGCACTTTATGGCTGAGACAGCCAAGATCCTCTCCCCTCAGAAAACTGTAGTCCTTCCTGACTTGGAAGCTGGTTGTTCTCTGGCAGATGGTTGCCCTGCTGATAAATTCGCCGCTTGGAAGAGCATGCACCCCAATTCAGTGGTAGTCAGTTACATCAACTGTTCGGCTGAAGTCAAAGCATTGTCAGATTACATTTGTACGTCATCCAATGCAGAAAAGATTGTTCGTGAAGCTGCCAAGTCTGGCAAGGAGATTCTCTTTGCTCCAGATAGAAATCTTGGCAACTATATCATGAAGAAAACTGGCATCCCTATGATCATGTGGCAAGGAGCCTGCATCGTTCATGAGACATTCAGTGAGCGCAAACTGATTGGTATCAAGACTCGTAATCCTAATGCACTAGTTTTGGCTCACCCCGAATGTGAAGAACCTATCTTGAAGATGGCAGACTTCATTGGATCGACGACTGGCATTCTCAAATATGCTGTCAGCAGTCCAAACAAAGAATTCATTGTAGCAACAGAAGCAGGTATTTTGCATCAAATGCAGAAGGCCGCTCCAGATAAGATTTTCATTCCTGCACCGCCTGAAGCAAGTTGTGCGTGCAACGAGTGTCCGTTCATGAAGAAGAATACCTTGGAGAAGGTATATCTCTCTTTGAGAGACCTGACACCGCAGATCAATATGTCAGAAGAATTAATGAACCAAGCCAGAATATCCATTGATAGGATGATGGCATTAAGTTGAGGTAATCATGTGGCTAGTTGAATTTATGTTATTGTCGTTGGTGGGTGGTACAATCTTAGGAGTGAGCTGGCGCCTTCTTGATGAATGGCGCGAAAAGAACGGGCGCGAAACTGCTACTAAAGCTGTAATACAAGTAGACTCAGCAAATAAGCAGTAATGCACTCAATGCGCCGTTAGCTCAGCCTGGCAGAGCGGTCGCCTCTAAAACGAACGGTCGTGGGTTCAAATCCCACACGGCGCACTAAAACTACTAAAATGATATATAGTCAGTATGACCCAGTTTATGACTAGAACAGAAATGACGACTCGTGTACGAGAAATTCGTGCAGAATTAGATAACAGGCACAAAACCGGTATGACCAAATTGGCTAACGATGATGGTACCCCTGTTTCTACTGAATCCTTGCAAAACGAAATGTTTTCGCTTATTTACCGATTGAGCAAATCTGAATGAATGACCAAGCGCAGGTAGAAGGTGTAATAGCCCTTCTGGAAGAACATCTTAGTGATGGTGATTTTGCATTTGTAGATTTGTGGTTTGATCATGCTGATTTGGATGCTTTATCTCCTACCAGCATTATTGGTGCTCTATCTATTTCCTACTGGGGTAAAGATAAACTAACCCGTAGAGAGGCTTTCCTACAACGAGCCGAAATTGTGCTAAAGGAAAAGCTAGGCGAAGAAAGAGCAGAGAAATTACTATTCAGGCGTCGATGAAATTAACTATTGAATTGGTCCCTCGGACCTCGTGGATGAATAACGTTCGAGCTGTACTAACTGCAAAGCAATGGAATGCTTTACGAGGTATGGTTGCAGACCGGGCCTATAATGTCTGCCAGATATGTGGCGGGGAAGGTCCAGCACATCCAGTAGAATGTCATGAGATTTGGGAATACAATGAGCGGACTGCCATCCAACATTTGGCTGGCATGATTGCGTTGTGCCCTGATTGCCACATGGTCAAACATTTTGGATTTGCCAGAGTACAAGGCAAAGAAGAGCAAGCCCTCAAACACTTCATGAAGATTAATGGCTTCAAGAAGAAGGAAGCTCAAGCAAAAATTTCCGAAGCATTCAAAGTTTGGCGGGAGCGTAGCAAGATAGATTGGAAGCTAGACTTGTCGGGCCTTAAACGGTACGGCATAGACGTTTCCAAATTAGAAGGTCCATTCATGAAGCCTACGGAAACCAAATGAGTTCTAGTAGAATTGATCCTAAGATATTCGAGTACTTAGCTAAGCCAGAGAAAGATAGAGTGGCTAAGCATTCAGAGTATTTTGATGACCCACGTAAAGTTGGTCTTAAGAATGGTCTACGACAATTGACTGCCGAACAAATCCAAAGGGTAATTGATTATCCTGGCGAGATGGTTCTAGATAGCTACAATTACGAGAACGGGAATTTTTGTGCTTTAGCCATCGGCGTTGGCTTGGATAAAACAATGATTAACCCAACCCATGAAAAAGTTTTCGAGACCTTGACAGGCATGGGGTACAAAGTTTACAATACTCGTGGGATTCCAGGCGAGTTTTACACAAATAACAGACTGGAAGATTTGCTGGAAGCAGCAAAAGAAGTATTACAGGAGAAAACAAAAGAGAATGCAAACAAATAATCAGCAGCGTGAATATCGAGTTCGTATCAATAAATTCATTCGAGTCCCACAGATTCGAGTGGTCCTTTCCGATGGCACTAATGCTGGTGTCATGAATACTTTTGAAGCCCAAAAGATGGCTCAAGATCAAGGTCTTGATCTAGTAGAGATCAATCCAAAGGCCCTACCACCAGTCTGTAAGATTATGGATTATGGTAAGTTTAAGTATGAGGAAAAGAAGAAAGCACAAGCTAACAAAAAGAGTCAGCAAGTGCAAGAACTCAAGGAACTAACCTTCCGTCCCAACACTGATGAAAATGATTTGAATCACAAAGTAGCTCAAGCTAAAGAGTTTTTGGCTGATGGTGATCGAGTTAAGTTTGCTGTGCGTTTCCGTGGTCGTGAAATTGTCCATGCGAATATTGGAAGAGAGAAGCTTGAGTGGATTCTCAAGCGGTTAGATGGTCAAGTAGCTCCAAATCCCCAAGTTTCCCTTGAGGGTAAGATTATGAGCATGATCGTTTCTCCTACTAAAAAGACATAATAGGGAGATGTCCCCGTGGTCCAAGGGATGGGCACCGCACTCCTAAGGCGGCTTATGTTGGTTCGAGTCCAACCGGGGATACCATTAAAGTGTTATATGATCTGTTATGAAGAACGGAATCATCCTGGCCGGGGGAACCGGCTCACGATTGTTGCCACTAACGCATGTTGTAAATAAGCATTTGCTGGGTGTCAACGGAAAATTCATCATCGATTACCCTATCGAATCATTGAAGAATATGGGCTGCCAGGACGTAACTGTCATTTTGGGCGGCAACCATTATGCTCAAGTCGCGGGTTATCTCGGAGATGGCAGCCGATATGGGCTGAATCTCAACTACGTGTATCAGAGCGAGCCTAAAGGCATCGCCCACGCTATCAGTTTGTGCAAAAGATTCGTCTATGACGACTCCGATTTCTCGGTAATCCTTGGGGATAATATCTTTGAGAATACGCCACACTGGTCTAATCCAGATTGGAAGACTAATCCAAGAGCGCAAATTCTATTATCCCACCACCGAGAACTAAAGCGTTTTGGTGTTTGTTCTATTGACGAGGACGGCTCTATTGCAAAAATTGAGGAAAAACCTAAAGAACTGGATCCTAACTACAAGAATCTGGCTATCTCTGGCTGTTATCTATTTACGCCACAGTATTTCGAATACTTCGAAAGGTTGAAGCCAAGCGCCCGTGGTGAGTATGAGATTACTGACATCATCCGCCACTATCTAGCAGATGGCAACTTGTCTTATTCAAAAATTGGTGGCCTATGGTCTGATGCGGGAACTCATGAGTCCATTGCCTTTGTAAACAATTACTTCTACACGAAGACTCAAAATCAATGATATAGTAACACACGATTACTGTATTAACGATTTGAGGAAGAATGAAAGTATTGACACTTGGCTCTGGCTTTGTGGCCGACCATCTACCGTATCAGAAAACTACTGAGCGTTTTAGCTTAAGCAAAGGCTATATCATTTCAGTCCTGGAGAATTACAAGCCAGACGTTGTGGTAAACTGCTTGGGTAAAACTGGTAGACCAAACGTAGATTGGTGCGAGTCTCATAAGATTGAGACGGTCTCTGGTAACGTAACGCTCCCACTTCTCATAGCAGAAGCGTGTGCCGATTTAGGTATCCACATGATTCAGGTTGGATCTGGATGTATCTATTTTGGCCCTTCGCCATACAAAGGTCACACATCATATGCTGTGGACCCAGGATGGAAAGAAACGGATTTTGCTAACCCAGCATCATTCTACTCTAAAACTAAGTACTCTTGTGACCTAATGTTGGCCCCTATGCCTCACGTCACTACATTGCGCATTAGAATGCCTGTCTCTGACAAGGACGTTCCTCGCAATCTGATTAATAAACTTAGGGGATACAAACAAGTAATTGATATCCCTAACTCCATGACTCTTATGAGCGATCTAACCCGCTGTATTGATTGGGTCGCGACTAATAGACCTGGCGGTATTTTTCATGTTGCTAATCCGCAGCCATTGACTGCGGCACGTATTATGCAAGAATACCAGAAATATGTACCAGAGCATCAGTTTGAAATTATCACTGAGGGCCAACTGGACCAAATGACAGTAGCTAAGCGCTCTAACTGTATCCTTAATACGGATAAGCTTAGGGCTGCTGGATTCAAGATGAGTGACACCGAAGAGGCGCTCGAACGAACTATGGCTGAATATGTCAAAGATATGCGGAGAAACAATGTCTAACAAGAACGTTACGATTGACTTGAAGGCTAGAAAAGATATTGATGGCCAGGTTTTTTATGTTGGCAAGATCAAAGCTCCGGTTTTGATTGACTGCTCTATGGGCGCGGTGTTTCTTGTCTTTATCTCTGATAAGGGTGATGAGCAACTTCAGATTGCATTAATGGATAACAAAGAATTGGAAGATTAAGATGTCTGTTCACTTCGAGAAACTCTGGGAACAATCTGAGGAATTTCAAAAAGACGGAAGCGCTAATGCTAGCGTTCAGCAGATCATCGAAGAATTGATGATGAAGATTAGTCTTTACAAAGTTATTGATGCCAAGACAGAAATACCAGAAGAAGATCGCCAAAAAGTAAAATCTCGCACGTTAGGCGAGATTTTATTGACGTTAACTGCGCTATCTCTAAAAGACAATATCAACGTATACGAGTCATTGAATATGGCTTTACAATACAGAAGCTTGGACTTTTATGTCCGAAGGGATCCTAGTAAGGATTAACCTTGGCCGTAAGTGAGCTTGTAGTTAGTAAAAATCGTATTGCTGTTTAGAAGCCCTTGATAAATCTTAGTGATTGCATCAAAGTTGGCCTGGTTTAGTTTGCCTGGGCTAAAGATAAGCTTTAACTCGTTACCACTTGGTGGGTTGACGTGCCTTAGTACGCCTCTTAGAGCTGGGGTGGCATTCACGGCATCAAACAATGCCTTGCTTGGAGTGCGGCTAGGCTCATTTGGCTTGCTACCTGCTGGTGGTGTATCAGTAGATGGCGCCGGCTTCGAATTGTCGGTAACAGATACCTGACTGTTAGGAAGCGAATCAGGTGGCAATCCTTGTTGCGCCTGAGCCAATTTCATGATGATTTTCTGCTGATTTTCAGCAATTTTTAGTAATTTTTGTAGAACCTTTTTGGAATCCATAACAGCTCCTCGTATAGCTTAAATACTGTATTATTAGTCTGCGGTAACAGTAAAAGTGGCAGTAGTTCCGTTTAGTGGCGATTGTGGATTGGCCGACACTTCAGCGAACTTCTTCGTCAAAAAAGCCGCGAACCCACGTGCTGGGTCTTCGGCTATAGACTTCTTGGTCTTATCTTGTAAGTTCAAAGTTACAGTCACATTATAACTTTTTGAATTACTAGCTCTCTCGGCATGGTGATGTTCACTGGCAGCCACTTCGTTTGGCATACCCCAGCTAACGAGCTGGTATTTGATGAAATCACTTAGTGCTTTATCGGCATCTCCGGCTGGGTCAACTTGAGCAAGACGCTCTAGAATCTTCTGCTGACTGCTGGCAATCTTCAAAAGTCTGCCAAGGATGAGTTTTTCTTTATCATTCATGCTTTCCATCCAAACTTTGTTGCAACAAATAGACTGCTTCTTCACGAGCGCTAGCAATTGCCATAACCATATCGTCTAATCCCAACGTCAGCTTACCCTCTTCCTCAAAGCAATTGTAAGCGTCCTTGGAGAACTTAAGAAAATCCTTCTCGGCTTCAAGCGACATCTGAGCGGGGGAGCCTTCTAGATTCCTATATTTTAGTAGAACCTTGTTCAATAGCGATGCCTGCAAATCGTAGCCAAGACATTGATCACCAAAGACTCCGATGAATTTCTCGGCAGCCAAATCTAGGTTTTCTAGAGTGGATTTGTACAATCTTTCGAAAAGCAAATGCTCACCATAGAATGATGCGCCCTTGGTAGTCCAGTGATTGTGTTGGTGAATTAGGGACAATGCCTTGAGAGTAGCAACGTACAAAGCCCCGACTTTACTACATTTATCCATTAGTAGATCCTAGAGGTAACGGAATAGCCATAAACCGCACAAAGATATGTTTTTATTGGTAGCTTTTCTTGAAATAGTATTTTTAAGGCAATTCCCCAAAGAATATCAATTTCGAACTTGATCTCGACAACGCGATGGGGGATCTATAGGGGGAGTTATGATATATACGATCGTAGGAATTTCAGATGAAAAAACAGAAGACAATCGTTCCCTTTTACTTCAAGGATATGACTCATCAACAGATGGTAGATTATCTCAATGAGAACCATCCTATTAGTCTAAAGCATAATGAGGATCTGGTTAACAGAGTGTACGCCAGGTACCCAGTCTTAGACAAGTCAGAGGTGGGGATCATCATCAAAGCAGTTTTTGGAAGTTTCCGCGACCTGTTAGTGCTCGGAAAGATTCTGAATTTCAATAGTTTATTTTTCGATACCAAATTGCATTTCTTTGATCATCATCGAGACGGTCGTATATTACCTTCCTTGAAAGTTCGCATGTCCACGCCACCCAAGCTGAGGAAAAATGTCAAATAAAGAATTAGAAGAATTTTTGATGGAGGAGAACTCCGGAGAAGATACAGAGGAGGTCAAGCTAGATATCGATCAGATAAAGGCCAACCTACCTCAATACAGTAATGAGAAGCTCTGTGAAATGATCGTCTGTGATCGTTATTTTGGATTTGAGAAGAAGATTTCCACTATTTGCATGGAAGAGTTAGCTAAACGCAGGCTAGCGGGCAACTTCTTCAATTTCGAAGCTCATATCGAGAAAGTTACTAAAGAGTTACCAGTATTGGACCTTAGTGCCACCCCCGACATTCGTACTGTTATGAATCAGGCTATTAGCAAAAAGATTGATGGCAGATGAATTCAAAACTAACTGAACAAATAGTTTTTCACATTCTAGCCAATCTTGGTGTACTACCATCCGATTTTGTTAATCAAGATATAACGAAATCGCTTATTGACAATTCTCATATGTTGCCAGAGAAAGTTTCTTTCGAAATCGATAACAAAGTTATTCGAAACAACATATATGGCTGCCAAGTTATGGTAGCAGATTCTAAAGAGCTTCGTTTGATGTTGGCCGATTGTACTCAGGAAAAAGATTTCCCAGAATACGCATTGCTAGTTCAATTGAAAGATTCTCCCGCTTTCGGAGTGTACATGGTTTACTCCAAGAAAGCTGAAGAGAAGGTTGATCCAGAAGTGATGATTGCGGTTAGTACCGATAAAGACAATTGGATGCCGTGTAGCATTTACTTGCAGGCCACGTTTTTAGCAGGCATGGAGCAAATCAGAGATTTAGGTTTCGGCTGGACTAAGGCTGCCAATTATTCCGAACAGCACAAACAGCTATTATCATTTATCAAATTCCATCAAAATATCTATTGGGAGGACGATGAGGGGCAAGAAGAGTGATCAAACATTTGTTGCCGAATTCATTTCCGAGTGTGTTCAACATGGCATTGAAACTCCAGATGAAATAATCCGGGATGCGAAAAAGAAAATTGAACAAATAGATCAAGAGATTAGGGCGATTGAAGCCAAGAAGATTCTAAGATCCAAACTACTGGATGTTATTCTGACATTCGAAAAGCAAACCAAAACCACATCTGAAAACGCTAGCCTATTACCATTTTTCAAGCTAGAGTATCCTAGGATGTGTAAATTCATCTGTGATCTTGTCAAGAAGCAACCGATAGAAATTGGCGAGAAAATGCAAGCCCTAGGTTCTGGAGAAAATGACCCAACGATGAGATTCTCTATCAAACAGTTATTGGAGTGCAAAGTTCTTAGCAGAGCCAGCAATCAAGTAAGTCGTGGTGAGCGTTTCGATGAGTACATGACATTCGTATTGCGTGAGGGTAAATGATTCTTTTAGTTCAAGATAGAAAGAGTAAACTACATTTAGTAGACTATACTCCGTCCAGTGGTAACAAGTTTACTATTTGTGGACAAATCTATTTCAAGAAAGATGTCATGAACTCCCTAACGCTAATTACTTTAGCATTAGACAATGCTATACACAATATATGTCGCACCTGTTATGAAGACTATGAGACTATGTATGGTGACGATCTGAATCAGGATATTCGCATGACTCACTCTTCATTGAATGAGAAGATGCGGATGAAGTATACTTTTCCTTCTATTGGCAATGCGCGCCCAGATATTGAATACTGGGACTTAGAGGCCAGACATTGGGATAAGCTAATTAAGTATCAAAGAAAATTGACGAGGAAGTAATGTCGCTAAGTATAAGTAAGCGTGACCTCTGGCATTATGTGAATCGTAAAATCAAGAGGTTGATTCATCATTATCATGTATTTAGCGTAATTAGCATTCTATTTGATGAGATGACTAAAGATTTGAAAGCTGGCAAAGAGATTAAGATTGGCAATTTTGGAAGATTGATGTTGAAGGATACACCACCACGCAAATATCATGATGTACGATTCCATCGTGTAATGGAATCTCCGGGACACCGAGTGATGAGATTATTTTTGGCCAAGCCTATTCGCAAAAAATTGTGCGAGTCCCTGGACCTTGACAAGAAACTGAAGGGGGATTAAGATGGGTAAAAGAGGTCCTCGACCGGTAGTGTACGTTTGCGTTGGGATAGATCCAAATAAGCCAAACGATCCAGTCTCAAAGGAAATTAAGGCTGCTTCCCACAATGAAGCGGCTTCTTTGTTTCTTGAACTGATGAAATTCAAAGCTAAGAATATCCATGGGCCATACAGGCCCAAAAGAGCGCAGGTGATGGAAAACACGCGCAATCTAAGGTTTGCAGACCAGTCTAAAAAAGCGATTTATAACGACTGGGAAGTTACCGCTTTCTGGTTGAAGGAGCCGGAAAACCATGCTTATCTGATCTTCCATAAAAGGGTGGATGATCAAAAGCAGCCCAAACCACAGGGAACTATTGTAGTACCTGTTTCCGATTTGAGGATCCTATAATGAATAAATCGTTTTTGAAAAAGATAAAAGACTTGCTTTTAGCACAGCAAAAGGAATTGCTAAAACAAGCATCTGACCGAGAGACCGAAGTAGATACTGAAGGCGATGAGACGGACGAGATTCAGGCCCATATACTTATGGATTTAGCTAATCAGTTCAATACACGCAACTCTGCTAAGTTATCTCAAATTGAGACGGCTCTCAGACGTATCGAAGATAAAACTTATGGACTCTGCCAAGATTGCGGCGAACCAATCCACGAGAAAAGACTATTAAGCAATCCACATTTTCAAAGTTGTGTTTCTTGCGTTGAAGAACGAGAAGCAGAAGAGAAGCAAAGAAAGAGGTTTTGATTTTGAATACATTAGTACTTGAACAGACTGAACATGGCGAAGTGCCGGTTGATGTGTACCAAAAACTATCAAGCGATCGTATTCTGTTTTTGACAGACTACCTCGATGATAATTTGGCTTCAGATATTGTGGCCACTTTACTATTGAAAGATCACGAAGATTCAGAAAGCAAAATTACGCTATTCATCAATACTCACGGTGGCGATATTCGTAACTCTCTTATGATTTACGATGTTATGGATATGATTCATGCGCCAATTGAAACAGTATGTATTGGTGCAGCAATGGATGAGGCTGTAATCTTATTGGCCGGTGGAACGCCTGGCATGAGATTCGCCACTCCACACGCTGTAATTTCTGCCACTCAATTAGTTCATAGTTTCCATATGCATACGGATTTGCCGGGCGCTCATGCCGTTTTCGAGCAAGAGAAGTTGGACAATCAACGCTTAATGGAAATTCTAGCAAAGACTACCAAGAAAACAGTTGCTCAAATCAAGAAGGATTTTGATCGTCGAGTTTTCTTAAATGCCAAGAATGCTATGAAGTATGGTTTCATTGATAAGATCATTTCGTTTAATAAGTAAGGTAAGCTATCATGAATAAGAAAGACCAACAAGATAATCATGAGCACGAGCATTTCCGCATGCAAATGCCAATGGGTTATGGTGAAAGTTATGTCAAGCTAGCTAAGAGCCGAACCATTTTCATTTCTGAAGGCGTGACGGATAGATTGGGAGCCGAGCTATCAGCTATGATGCTGTACTACGATAACCAAGACCCCGAGTCAGAAATCAGTATCTACATTCATACCAATGGCGGAGCCAATACTGGTATGGCTAACATCTATGATGTTATGCAAATGGTACGCTCACCAGTCAAAACCATTTTGATTGGCAAAGCTTATTCTGCTGGAGCATGGATTTTAGCGGCTGGTAGTAAGGGAAAGCGTTACGCTCTCCGTAGTTCCAAGGTTATGATTCACGGCTCGCAGTTTACATTCCCAATTCCAGGGTTTGACTTTACTAACAGCAAGAATTATTTGGAATTTGTGGACTCAGAAAACGATGCAATGATAAAAGTTATGGCGAAGCATACCGGCCAAACTTTTGAAAAAGTGAAGGCAGACTGTCAAACCGAAACTTGGATGGACGCTAAGGCGGCCAAAGAATACGGGATCATCGATCATATCATATGAAAAATCTATCTCTGGTATCATTTGTTGGCGTAGATGAAAAGACCAACTTTGCCGAGCTTGAACGAATTAGTAACGCTTATGCGGGGCTAGGATTCGTAGAGTGGAGTGTTCTGTTTAGCGATTCTAAATCAGTTGGTAACTACGACAGATACCCCTCTTACAAATTCTGTAAAGAGTTCTTAGAGAAGAGCGCTGCCACTACTTACGTACACAGCTCTCTTCATCTTTGCGGCTCGGTGATTGAAAGGTATTTGGAAAAAGAGAAAGACGTTATGGAGCTTTGTGAAAAAGCTCAGCGCATTCAACTGAATCTGAATATCAAGGATTACCCAGATCATCTTAAACTGTCGGAACGTCTTTGGTCGGTACTAAAGCAATATGGTCATTCGATTATCTTGCAGCAAAACAAGACTAAAGCTAAGTTCATGGAAGTATTTCTCAAAGGGAACATCTTTCCTATCAACATTTTGCATGATGGGTCCGGTGGTTTTGGCAGAGAGATTACAGAGATAGTTGCACCTGATGAAACGCATTTCACTGGTTATGCTGGCGGAATTAAGCCAGAGAATGTAGCTAAGATTGTTGATTTGATTGAAAGCAACAATACGAATAATAAGCGATACTATATTGATATGGAATCTGGAGTGCGCACTGGTAATGTGTTTTCTTTGGAAAAATGTCAGCAGGTGATAGATAACTTAAAGAGATGAGCGACAACGTTTTTGACCTAGTATATTCTGACTACGACTGGCAGGAGCACTATTTCTTTAGTGGTCCCGAAGGTACTACATTAGAAGACTTTAAGAAGCTTTGTGATAGTTTGTTACCACAAGCAGGTTACAAAGCTACTCTTAAAAGATCCTCCCCTAAAAGCGGAGGTCGGATTTGTTGGAGTGATGTTGTGGAGTCGTTGGTATCCTTGTTAGAAGATCAGGGGTACCAACGAATTTCTATTGATTCTTACAGTATTGATAATACTGGATTTATCATTGGGCTTCACGAAGGTGATTTAGACAACAGATTAGGGTTTTCTTGGCAAGCAATCGTCAGTTTTAACCAGAAACTGGAAAAGAAGCTGTCAGAGGAACGAAAAGCAAAAAGAAATCTTAGGCTAGGAACCCTTAAGAAAAAGACGGTTCAAATCATCAAATAGCAATAATTACATATCTTTTCATGGAAAAGACTGCGCGCAGACCATCCACTGACCCAGTTCAGGAGAGATTACGACAAAACAAGGCTTCTTGGAACAAAGAAGTGTCGACTTTCATTAACGATTTGATTCACTTCAAAAAGACAATGAATGGTTGGCCTTCTAAGTTTTTCAAGGAACGTTCTCGTATTACTACGCCTATTCCAGCCGATCCTGCAACTATCATTGGTTCTTTGTCGGGTGATTTCCAAGAGTTGGTCAACAAGGGCAATTCTGTTATTCAAGAGCAGCTAGAGTACGCTAAGAATCGTCGTCAGAGACAACCTAAGCAATTGAATTTACCACTTCCAGAGCCTGGCAAAGCTCCTCCAGCCGCAGAGGCACCAAAACCACAACAAGATTTGTCCAAGCAATTATCTCTGGGACTAGAGGCTTCAATCAAAAAATCTGAGCTGATTAAGCTAGCTATTGAGATGGAGGAAAAATACTCTTTGGAGTCACAAGCCTCTAATCCAGTTACCCGTTTTGTTACCAGACTATTCAATCCTAAATATGGATTTGGAGAAGCTGCCCGTATGCGTCGTTTACGCATGACGATGTTAGATAACTGCGCAAAGGCTTACAAGACTCTCAAGGCCCTACACAAAGAAATTGTGAAGTCATCTGGCAGCAGTATTGAAAGCTCTCATAAGATGATGACCTCAGTTTGGAATTATTGGAACATTGTCAACAGACTTTTTAGTTCTTACAAGGCTCTCAGGCCAGGAGAGGTAAAAGAACCTGGTGGCGTAATTGAAGACCCAGAGTCAAGAAGACAAAGAGCTATCGATGAAGGCCGCGATCCAGAAGAAGTAGGCGCTCCACCAGGAGAAATGCCCACTGCTTCCGATGCTGCAAACATAGTTCAAGACTACCAGGCCAATGCAAACTATATTGGTGCCATTTCTAAGAATCCTCAGTTCGGAGCTTTTGTTTCCGCAATGGAGCAATTGAAAGCTCGTCCCAAAAGTAGGAAGCCAACCTCTAAAGAACTTGACGCTCTACAGATGTCTTACAATTCAGCCGTAGGTGCAACCAACCAAGAGTTAGGTACCAGCGGGCAGTCTTTCAAAGACATTGTACAGCAGCACAAAAGCCTTCCACAAAAACAAGCTCAGTCATTTGGTAAGACTAGACATCAGCTAATTCCTGGAGCTACCTCCGGTGCTAGACTAGAAGTTTACAATCTAATCGAAACTCTAAGACAAGATTTAGATGCAGTGATGGATCTTTTGGAAGCGGGTTTTGATCAAGAGAAACTATCAGAAGCTATCTCTAAAGTTAATCGTCAAATGTCCGCATTGCGCACGATGACTAGGGCCCTGTACTTTTCCGAGAAGCCAGAGATGGCCTCGAATTCATTCTTCTAAGGACATATGGAACAGGGTTACATCTACATCCACAATAACGTCTTCCCAACCTTGCTAGCCATTTCGTCTGAAGAGCAGCAGAAGGGACTTATGCATCAAGAGTGGCCACCCCCCGTGATGTCGTTCATCTATGCTTACCCAAGCGTTAATAGATTTTGGATGAAGAACACGCCGAGCCCACTCGACATTGTGTTTTGTCACAAGGGTAAAGTCGCTGAGATTTGTTACGGCGAACCTCACTCTACTCAGGTCGTCGGAACTCAAGTAAGTGATTTGGTCGTTGAGCTTCCCCATGGAACAGTAGACTCCATGGAGTTGAAGGTCGGGCAGTCGGTAGGATTAGTAAAACCTACACTAAATGACCTTCGCAAAATTATTGCTGAAAAAACCGGGCTATTTGTAAAATTCTAATACCCCTTGCATTCTTTATTTGTAGGATTATATTGACGGGTAGAACATGGACACCGTTCAAGAATTCAATCATATTCTAAGCAGTTTCAACATCAAGGCTACTTGTCTGAGTATGCATCAGGTTGATAACTATGTGTATTACGATCTCAAACTACACCCTCGTGCTAAGGTGCGGGAGATTCAGAAGTATGGTGATGAAATTTCGCTTGCCCTAAAGAAGAGCAAGCCGAGCATCAAAGTTCTCCACGAGCAAGGTGTTGTTCGTGTGGAATTTGCCTCACCTCGTGAGAAGCCTCTCAAGCTGTTTGATATCTTTACGAATGATGATGTTCCCTCTGGGGGCCTTGTTTGCTTGCTAGGGCAGACGGTTGACGGGTCCAAGATTTGGACTGACTTGCTCGACAATCCACATTGTTTGGTTGCTGGAACTACCGGTTCTGGTAAGAGTACATTGTTGCACAATATCATTGCCAACGTGTTTAACTACAATGATGCAGACCTGTACTTAATTGACCCTAAGCGCATTGAGTTTGGTCAGTATCAAGGAGTTCGTAATACTCAAGTCTATCATAACTATGATGATGTGATTGAGCTTCTTGCTAACATGAACGAAATCATGGAGGACAGGTATGAAAAGCTCCGGGCTGGTTGGAGTCCTCAAAGTCTAAAACCAATTCTAATTATCATTGATGAGTTTGCCGACCTAATCATGCAAGACAAGGGTGATATGTTTTTTGAACGCCTTTGCCGTTTGGCACAGAAGTGTCGAGCCGCTCGCATGAGCATTCTACTATCTACGCAGCGTCCCTCCGTAAATGTTGTCAATGGGGCTATCAAAGCGAATTTCCCAGCTCGGATTGCTTGCAAAGTTGCAAGTCATGTTGATTCCAAGGTAATTCTGGATAGTGTAGGCGCTGAGAATTTGTTAGGAAGGGGCGATGCCCTGTTGCGCGATAACTTACGCAATATGGAGCGTTTCCAGGTGGCATATACAAACGCAACTGAAGTGTGTCAAGTTTTCGGAGTCTAATGGAAGCTGTTGTAAGCTCGCTCAATTTAATGGACGTTGATTCTCTGGTGGAAGATTTCCTAAGAGAACGCGAACAAGGAATTGCCACCCTACATCGTATTCATTTCAAGAGTGGTAATCAACTATCTTTGCGCGCTCTAATCGAAGAGCTGAAAGATGAGTTGAGAACTGGCTCTGTTACGTTCATCAACAATGGCTCCCCAATTGATGAGATCAATGATTACCTCTTCTATATAGTCAACGCTTTTTGTAAAAAGCTAGCTGCCCCGAACCTCAAACATAAAGCCGAGTATATCTGCCCAGGATGTGTTTTCTTGGGCAAAGAATATTCGGTTTTGTTTTTCAACAAAGTACTATATTGTGATGAGTGTGAGCTAGAGCTAAAGAACAACATAAACGATCCAAAGCGTGCGTATTTCTTTAGAGCATTCTATCGTCATAATAAAAATGGATATCGATGTCTGGATTGTGAGAGATTCATCCCGCATCCGATAGATAATTCATATACGGTTTCTTGTCCGTATTTCGATTGTTTCTTTTCTGGTTCCGTTAGTGAGATGAGTAAAATGCATCATCCCACCTCTAAGTCTAACCCAGAGAAGTTGATTCTGGATGCGTCACATGATGGTTTTTCGTTGAAAGACAACATTCAATCACGTGACGTTGATATCCACACCCAACTAGAGATTGCTGAAGATTTACAAGACAAAGTAGAGAAGATCAAAGAGATTATCGAAACCCAAAGCAACAATGCGGCGTACAGCAGCTCTAATGCGACAGTAAGACATAAACAATGTGTTTACTTGGCTTTTGGCAATCTTTTGGAGAGATCCCCAGAGGAGATGGTCGCCTATCTGCTAAATACTACTGATAGTCATATGGGGTTTCAACACAAGGTATTTCAAGAGTATGTTTCCTTGTTAGAGGCGTCTTTGCCGTTTGTTGTGATCAAGAATAGAAAGCCAGTGAAGATAGATACATTGATGGATGCTAACCTTGGCATTTTTGATGAGATATCAATTTTTGACGGCATGGTGAATGAAAAGCTAGTTGTTAAAAATGGGACTGAAGATTTCTACATTGGTGGTAGGAAGGGAACTTACGCCAAACCATATTACATTGGGAAGCTGCTTAATGTAATTGAGCAAGATACAAAGAACTCTCTTCTATCTAAAGTTAAAGAGTATACATTTTCCAAGATTTATATGCAGGACGTAAGACCGGGCACAACGGTTACTGTAACACATCTTCGAGTACCTCCCCACTATCAAATGGGTGGTATGGCCTATGTTAATAGGATTCGTAAGAAGATTGTGGAAAGGGCGAGGCAACTGATTAATGGACAGTAGGACTAAAGAACTTAATCGCGCAATGGCTTTAATCATGAATTCTAAACAAGAAGTAGTGAGAATCAATATCTCATCCACCTTTTTACCACGTGCTATCTGTAAAGAATGCGGAAAGGGCCCAGATTACTACTATGCTAGTATGCAGCCTTTCAAGTGGAAAGAGATTAAGCACTTCTTGATTTACTCCAAGTTTGCTAAAAAGTGGGTAAAGAGAATGGTATCAAACTGGTACCAGGAGTTTCAGCCCAGATACTTCCATAATTTGGGGGACCTTTCCTTTGCCATCGAAGCTAAGTCGTATAGTCCAGCCCTACATAAATCACATGGCATAGAAGCTATGGACCGCGATAACGTAGTAGAATACGTTGGTTGCGAATGTGGCGCAACGGTCTGGGCTTTCAATGATAAATCGGTAAAGAAACGTCCTGAAATTACGAATCGAAAGGGCCGATATAAATACCCTCAGAAGTTTGTTTATTAAGTTTAGGAAGGCGCTGGCGAACCTGTTCCTCTAAGGTATGGAAGTCGTCTGCCAATTCTTCAAACAATTTCCATTGACGATTGATTAGCTTGTAGCATGAATAATAGGAAAGTCTAGCGACTGTGTCGTAATATTCTTTACTGGCATGATGAAGGTGATTAGGCGCCAAAGTATTAGCGAAAAAAATCCAATCTCCCAAATTTTGGTAGGTCAAAAAATCTTGTTTATTGCGGGCTTGCGCAAACCGGAGAGTGACACTATCTTGTGATAGATCGAACTCGGCGGTCTTGTATTTTCCGTAAATGCTAACGATGTAGGCTTTCGTATCTCGTTGGCAACGAAGATCGTTTAATAGTTCATCGAAAAAACTAGTAATGTTCTTGTGAAAGACATCCATAGGATGATACGAGAATATTGAAAGACTTGGTAAAAATGAAGACATTAGTTATCGTAGAATCTCCAGCTAAGGCTGAGAAAATTCAAGAGTACCTCGGCAAAGACTATGTGGTGCTGGCAAGCAAAGGCCACATTACTGACTTGGCTAAGGGCGGACGATTTGGTTTGGGAGTGGATGTTGAGAAAGACTTCCGGCCGCACTATGTTTTACAGGAAGACAAGGTAGATACCCTTGATATGCTGCTCAAAGCTACCAAGAAGTGCGATAACATTCTAATCGCAAGCGACCCTGATCGTGAGGGTGAAGCCATTGCTTGGCATCTCCAAGAGCGCCTCAAGGATACCGGCCTCCCAATCAAGAGGGTTGTCTTCAACGAAATCAAGAAGGATAAGATTAAGAAAGCGGTCGCCTCCCCTAGAGATGTAGATATCGACCTCTTTCATTCTCAGGAAGCCCGCCGTATCCTAGACCGTTTGGTAGGATTCATGGCGTCTCCATTCCTAATGAACTGCATTGGCCCCAAGTTGTCGGCTGGTCGAGTGCAGTCCGTAGTAACTCGTATGGTTATTGACCGCGAGCGAGAGATTGAGGTTTTCGTTCCAGAGGAATTCTGGACTATCCAGGTTATGTTGTCCAAAGATGGTAAGACTGAGTTTGCTACCAAGTTCTCAGGCCGCCCAACCAATGACAAAGATGCCCAAGCCGCCAAGAGCATGTTGAACGTAAATTCATACGTTGTCTCCGAGGTTGTAGCCCAGGAAGAGGCTAAGTACCCTCAGCCGCCCCTGGTAACTTCTACACTTCAGCGAATCATGTCTAAAGAGCATGGATTCAGTGCTGACCGCACCATGAAGGCTGCCCAGTCTCTTTACGAGAATGGTTACTGCACCTACATCAGGACCGACTCGGTAAGAGTTGGTGATGAAGCTCTGGAAGAAGTCCGCACCTGGATTAAGGATAAGAAGTACATTGTTCCAAAGAAGGCTTATGCTTACAAGAACAAAGATGCGTCTCAGGATGCTCACGAGTGTATTCGTCCATCTGACTTGACGTTAGAACCAAACAATAACTATGCTATGATAGATCCTGACGAGAAGTTGGTCTATGAAGTTATCTGGAAGCAGTTCATCGCCAGCCAGATGATGCCGGCATTGTACAATACACTGAAAGTGACTGCTCATGTCAAAGGCAATAAAGCTGCTGAAGTTAAAGCGGCAGGTAAAGCTCTTAAAGAAAAGGGATTCTTGGAAGTCCTGGAAATCTCTGACGATAGCAAAATTGAAATTCCATCTCTCGCTGTTGGAGATGATCTTAACCTGTCAGGAAAAATCCCTGTTAGAATGGAAAAGAAATCTACTCAGCCGCCTGCGCGCTATTCTGAAGACAAACTCATCAAAGAGCTAGTTAGCAAGAACATTGGTCGCCCGGCTACTTACGCTGACCTTCTCAGCAAGATTACGAATCGTAACTATGTGGAGAAGAAGGGTAGTGTGTTCCATGCAACTGATTTGGGTAAGAAGATTACCGACGAGTTGCAGCAATTCTTTACCTTCATGGACTATGATTACACTGCCAAGATGGAGCAGCAGCTTGATGAAATTGAAAGCGGTAAAGTTAATCATATCGATATGTTGAAAAAGTTTTATCCAGAATTCAAGAAAGAATTGGATAAGGCATATCTTGGACATGGTGCGAATATGTGCCCGAAGTGTGGCAGCCCCATGTCAGTGCGTACTACGAAGACTGGTAAGTTCTGGGGATGCTCTGGATATCCAAAGTGTAAACACACTGTGAATATTGCCTCTCCAACGACTGCAAATGTTGCTTAATGAAAGAACGAGTACAATTGATACATGACAACTCATAAAGAAGAGTCTTACTTGACTCCGGAAATCTCGGAGCAGCAGGAACACCTCTCACCAGAGAGATTGGCTAAATTAGAGCCATCTGGCAAGTTTGTTCTAAACGAGAAATATCCAAGGCCACCAGCAAATTTCATTGATCTGATGGATTGGGCAGTAAAGCAATTTTCTCTATTCTTGAAGAGTAGGGACCGTTTAGAGAAGTTCATTCACAATCGAATTATCATTGATGGTCAGTTTCTTCAATTTGCTGAAGAGAACGGTGTAACCGTAGAGGCTTTGTATAAAGACTCAAACATCTCTTGGACCACTGAGCATGATTTTGAAAAGTTCTTCGTGCAAGGTGTTTTCCTCATCAAGTACAAGGGACTGGAATTCTTACACTGCGCTTTGTTCCACAAGGGCAATCAGCAGGAAGATGAAATCAGTTTCTTCGTACTTGTCTCTCAGAAGAACTATGAGGCTTATGTCAAGTTCCGTAATCAGTTTGACGACTGGGTTCAGGAACGAGATCGCAGCAATCTACACATCCGTGTAATTGAGGGCGATGACATTCCTTATACCAAAGATCATTCTTGGGAAGATTTATTCTTGCCGGAGACGATTAAGAACGAAGTCCGGGGCTTGGTTGAGAACTTCTTGGCCTCTAAGGATTTCTATCTAGAAAATCGAATCCCCTGGAAGCGTGGTATCTTGTTGTATGGTAAGCCGGGTAACGGTAAGACCTCTATCATCAGGACCATCATCTCCCAATACAATTTCAAACCTGTCACCATCGTAGCGGGAGCTAATGATGAAGCAGTGCGCGAAGCTTTCTCTTATGCGGAGGAACAAAGTCCTTCGCTGCTTTACTTTGAAGACTTAGACTCGTTACTTGAGAAGAGCGTAGACATCTCTTCCTTCCTTAATTTGATGGACGGCATCTCAGCGAAAAACGGTTTGCTGGTTATTGCAACTGCGAACGAAGTCAAAAAACTGAAGACTAACATTACTGATAGACCTTCACGATTTGACAGAAAATTCGAGATTCCTCTACCAAATGCTGAAATGGCTTATATATATCTAAAGAGATGGTTTGGAACTCTCATCACTGCTCAACAGTGTAGGGAATTATCCAAATACGCAGCCAAGTACGAGTTTTCTTATGCTTACTTAAAAGAATTGTATATCTCTGCTATGTTTGAAGCTTTAGCACATAATCGCAAAAAGCCAACCAATAAAGATGTACAGAATGCCCTTAACCGACTAGTCAAAGACAAAAATCTATTGAATGGCGGTTCCGTTAATATCGATAAATACTTTAAGTGAAAAGGTTAATAGTGTTTTCTAAATGAAAGACCAGAATAGAAGAAGTAAGAGGAATTACAAAAAGGCACCGAGGGGAGGTGAATCGCAGCCAGTCGTCGTCAACGACAAATATTCGCACATTGAAGCAGTGCAAGCCCAACCCCTCGAAGTTAAAGTGTATGGGAACAATTTCGATAAAGCTCTAAGAGCTTTTCGAGCCTTAGTGCAGAAAGAAAGAGTTCTTTCGTCATATAAGGAAAAGCAGTCGTACGAGAAACCATCTGATAAACGTAGGAGAAAGCGCAACGAATCCGTAAGGAAGCAACTTGAACTCTGTAGCAAGGGTGACTGTAGACATACAGAACACGCCAAAAACCGCAAAGAGAGAAAGAACAAGCGTAACTCCTCAGAATAATCTGGGAACAACATGTCTGATACCGATGGAAAAATAAAACTTATCAAGAATCCTGAGAGAAGCAAACCTGCGTCATACAAACCGTATGTCCCGCAGTATCAGGTTCATGGTAAAGAACCCCAAGAGTATCAAGGTGGCGCAGTGGTGCCTGGTACGAAAACTACCAGGCCCACTCAACTACCTCTCGATAACCCGAGAGCGAGAAGGTCTCCAGTACGTCAGCCCTATGCTGAGGTAACTACTTCTCCTGTTGGTAGAGGAAGAGGGCCCGTTCCTAATGTGGGCAACAATATGGAACATACGTGGTCAAGCGTAGATGGCGAAATCGTTGATGATTTGACTGGCGAGGAATTTGATCCTAATCAGCAAATGGTTGACAATAATGACTATGTGAGCGACACTGCTTTTGGATTCCAAAATGGTCCAACTGCTGCCGATATTCGCCCACATTATGATGTTTATCCTCCTTCAGCCATTGAACAAGAGGTTGAAGCGACTCATCACCCAGCCGATCCAGAAGACCTATTACCGGTTTTGATGAGCCTGGATGATGACTCCCTCCTACTAATTGTAGCAGGTGTGCCACTCTGTTCTGGCCCTAAAGAGGAAATCGAAGATCAGGCAAGAGCTTTAGTCTTTGGTGAACATGAGATGTGTGATGGTAATCCTGTCCCAGTTGATGATATAGTTATTCTTAAGAGAGTCAAGGTAAAAGTTGGCCTGTTCTTAGAATAAGGGTATTATGACTGAACCAAGAAAAGCCACAGATGTGCTATTGGATGTGGAATCCAAGGTAAATACACTATTAGATATAGTAAGATCACAAGACTTAGTTATTAAGGTATTGTCCAATAAGCTAAATGATGTAATTGGAAAGCTGGATAAACAACAAGCTTCTGCCCCCAGAGTTATGGTAGAAGCGGTTAATACTGCCCCGCCCAGGGCAAATATTGTGCCACCCACGTTTGACCAAATTCCGGCCGGGGAACCTGAGAGAAACATTCCTGTAACAGCCGAATCCAAGCTTCCACAAGACAATACGCCACATGGGTTCCGTCGTAGTTCTCGACCAGAAACCTATGCAGGCGACAATGCTGTTTTGCCACGTCCAGAGCAAGAAGTGAAGATGCCAATGCAGCTTCCTAAGATGCCTCCAGGCCGTCAGCAGCCAATGCAGCCTCCTCCAGGGCGCAATGCAACCGACTCCACTGTAGTGGTCCCAGGAGGCACCAATGTGCCTTCAAGTAGAAGGGGTAATGTCTTGGCGCCACCTAATCCAGGTGGATCACCATTTTCGCATGCTGAGCAAGTTCCTATGGCAGAGGGCGATACCCCAATGTCATCTGGGCAAGGACAGATTCCTGTCATGCAGCGCTGTGTTGACAAAAATGGCAAGTCTCTCTTCTTGGCACCCGTTGAGATTGTGGACCTGTCAACTGGACAGCCAGTTTTCAAAACAAGAACAAATGGAACCGGTAAATGGATGGCTTCCCTTGGTATAGGAGCATATCGAGTGACGATCACCAAGCAAGCTTCTATGAACAAAGAGAAGCTTGAAGCGGTACAAGATATTCAAGTGGATGGCGCCCAATCACCTCTCGAATTACCAATGATGATCATCAAGTAATTGTGAGGCCCCTATGGGTAAAAAGTATTCGGTAATTGTGGCTGATCCTCCCTGGCCATTCAAGGATTCTCTTAAAATGTCGGATGTCAAGCGTGGGGCCAAGGCCAACTACGACACCATGACAATGCAACAAATTCGCGAGATGCCCGTAGAAGAGGCTTGCGATCCCGATGGTGCAGTCTTATGTTTATGGGTGCCAGGCTCATTGCTGCAAGATGGGCTGAACACCATGAAAGCTTGGGGCTTCGACCACAAGCAGACCTATGTATGGGTCAAAATCAAAAAGCACAGATTCCAACGTTTCATTAAGTGGATTAAGAAAAGCATATTGAAACATCAACAGGTAGCTTATGACAAATTCGCCTATGACCGAGCAGTCAAGTCGATTATGGAAAATCTACTAAGAATAGACTTAGCAGAGGAACTAGCTTTCTTTATGGGTCGATTGTTTAGACAGACTCACGAGATTTGTTTGATTGGAACTCGTGGTAAGATTCTCAAGCAGTTAGCTAACAAATCACAACGCTCAGTTAGCTTTGCTGAGAACCTAAAACATTCGGCCAAGCCGGATGACTTGCAGGAATCAATGGAAACCATGTTTCCATTAGCTCGTAAACTAGAATTGTTCGCCAGGAGACTCCGACCGGGTTGGACTTGTCTAGGTAACGAGATTGATGGTAAGGACATATACGATGCCCTTGCCGAATTGTAAACGGAGATATAAAACATCATGTCAAAGAAAACGCTGTTGCTAAATGCATCGTATGAGGTGCTTTCTTTCATTCCAGAAAGAAAAGTATTCAAGTTGCTTTTCAAGGACAAGGTTGAAGTTGTCTCTTCTTGGGACGAGTTCATCACCTGGGGTTCTGGAAAGGTTAAGCACCCTTCTATCTTGAGATTGAAGACTCACGTCAAACGCAATTACTTCAACTCAAACTTCAGCCGCAAGGCTTTGGTGAAAAGAGATAGAAGCACCTGTCAGTATTGTGGTAGGAAGCTAACCGCTTCTCAGATTACTATCGACCACGTTCTACCAAGAGCACAAGGGGGTATTACGTCCTTCGTGAACTGTGTAGTCTCGTGTCAGGTATGTAATAACCAAAAAGCTGACAAGACGCCTGAACAGGCCAATATGAAGCTCCTAAAGAAGCCAACTCACCCATCTTTTTCTGCCCATTACTATGTGGCGGATCCCCAGGAATACTGGCATAAGGATTGGGACGACTTCCTACAGGGCTAAAACTGGGTCGCTGGACGGGGATAATGTAAACATTATCCCCGTTTTTCCGGTCAATAATATGGAATACCTATATACTTTCCCATGATATATAGGAAGCACCATGACCCCGGTAACATCTTGTAACTGCATTGTTTGTGCTCAGGAGTTCGATTCTGAAGAACTCCAGAGCGTAGCTCTATCTAAAATCAATGTAACTCGTTTTAAGATTTGCCAGAATTGTCTTGACCAGTGTGATCCTGCTGAGGATTATCGTCAAGCTCGTGAGATCATTAGCTCTTATCTTTGGTTCGCTGAAGCTAGAGGTCTATTCAAAGAAGCCTCCAGTATTTTGGACGATTTCAACGCTAAAAAGAATTCATAACTCAATGATGATGACTCGTGGAGTCTCTTCATCTTCTTCACTCTTTTGCTTGCGCTCAAGAGGTGGTGGTTCGAGTTCGATATAAAGAGGTTGCAGCTCTTCTTTCTTTTTCTTTTCGATCTTGTGGATAAAAGGAAAGAACGTATCCATCGCGGCCTCCGGTCTAGTATTATGATGGAATATTGATAACATGATGTGTTCCAACTGTTCCAAGCTAGCCTTTCTATACACTAAGAAGCAGTGCATGCGATGTCAAGGTACGGTCGTTGTCAATGTGGCCGTAATCTGTGAACTTTGCTCCACAACTGATAAGATTTGCTCGGTGTGTTTGAAAAAACTTACGCCCTTGCAACCAAAGTCCGGCGGTTGCAACTGTGGTAAAAAGTGATTACGATCCTTCGGGGTATATAGGTAAGACATGATAATCACAAATAATGAAGCTGCGCTGCGTGTATTTTGCGAACCTGTGACCATGGACGAGGTTGGTTCGTTAGTAGAGCTTCTTGAAAAAGAGCTGGAGCACGCTAATCGTCTAGGAAAAAATGGCATCGGCTTAGCCGCGCCCCAAATAGGTATCGCTAAAGATATTGCTATTGTGCGTTTGCCAAAGATAAGTTTCAACTTAGTGAACGCTAAGTTAGTCCAAGGGTTCGACCCTGCCACTTTTACAGATGAAGGATGTTTGTCTTTCCCTGGTCGTTCGGAGAATACCACACGATTTCAGGAGGTGTACATCGTCAATAATCTGACTGAGCCTCATAGCTTTGTAGCTAGTGGGTTCGTGGCGGTCGTTTGTCAGCACGAGCTGGACCATTTGAATTCCACGCTGTTTATGGATCGTAGTATTCCTAAACCGGTGCCAGTGATCAAGAAAGCTAAAGTTGGCCCCAACGAACCTTGTATCTGTGGTTCTGGCAAGAAATATAAGAAGTGTTGTGGTCGCTAAGACCATTCTTCCTGTTATAGAAGATACAGGAGATTCTAATGACTGACAAAAAAGATAAGCAAGAACTAACTAATGATATTATGATGGCAGATATTATGCTGCGCGTAACTGCTATTGAAAAGCTTCTAATTGAAAAGGGCGTTTTCACTCAAGAAGAATTAACTTCTTCTACTGAGGAAATTGCTAAAAGAGTAGCTAAAGTGGTTATTGAGAGGGCCCAAGCCTCTAAGAACATAGAAGAGTTCATTGCGGATTTGGAAGCTTCTGATAAAGAAAAGAAAGACCTCAAGAACTAATGCAATTCATCACGCAAGAAGAGGAATTACAAATTGACCTGCCATTGCAGGCTTTATATTTTTATGCTTCCTGGATGCCGTACCATAATAAGTTTCTTACTATGATAAGCAAAATTGAAGAAAAACATAAGGATATCTCCTTTTTTGCGGTAGATGTTGACGCTTTTCCTAATCAATGTAAGAGGTTTGCAGTCAATTCTGTCCCCGAAGTATTAGTTCTGAAGGACGGGAAAGAGGTTAAGCGAATCAGTGGGCTGGTTTTAACCAGCGCTTTTAGAAGCACTTTTGCTGATATATGTAACTCTTGAATACTGTAAGTGGAGAAAACTATGCCAAAGACTAAGAAAAACAAGAAAGTTACTGCCGCCAAAACAACCAAGAAGCCTGTTAAAAAGGTAAAGAAAGTTGAAGCTCCGGTTGTAGCTCCAGTAGTTGTTGCGCCTCCAGCGCCTCCTGTCAAATCAGAAGCGGACAAGATTTGGGCCGAGATTCAAAATCGCCCAATCCTCATGTTCGGCCTACCAGATCAGTATGTTTTTCAACATGCCACATTTGTTGGGATAGAGCCAAGCGCCTTGTATGTAACTATTCGTTCTAGCGCAACTCTTCCTTCTTTGGAAGCTGCCGTGTCTCCAGATTTCACAGTTGAGTTGGCTGACAAGTTTGTGATTATCAAACGTGTCCCTAAGCCACTCATTCCTTCCAAGAAGAGATAATTGAGGTTGTATGACGAATAGAAATGGACCGCCACCAAATCAAGGACATCCAAATCAGGGACAGCAGTCTTTACAAGGGCCAGACGAGTATACGCCAAGAGGCGGTGTAAAGTCACAGGGCCAATCCATGTTTGATGGCAAGCGCAAAAAGCCTTCCCAGCAAGAATTCCAACATCAAGTTCAACAAGTTCAAGATGTTCAGTCTGGGTATAAGAAGCGCGCGGCCGAACTGTTCGTGCAATTTCAAAAGTCGATGGCTGATAAAACTCTTCCTCAAAATCGTAACGTATTCAATGCGGAATCTGAAAAAGAACTGCTGCAGAATATGATTGTGCTTGCAGCAGAGATTAATAGCGACCCAAATGAAAGAGAAAGTGAAGGCTCCCTAACTTGGATTGTCCTCCTTCTCAAAACTTGTTTCAATCAGAGAGACAAGATGAATGAGTTAGAGTATCATCTATCTGTACTCAATAAGAAGCTAGATCCTGTTGCAATGGCCGATTTCATAAACAAAGAAATTACTAAAGCGCTTGACAAGAAAAAAGGTAGTGAATAACTTGACCATGACACCCAAGGAGCTACTTTTATCTTTAATTTCCGAAGAAAAAGAGCGCTTCGGGCAATATTCCCAATTATGTGCCCTCTACCAAATACCTCCAGATCCGATAGCGATGGCGAGACACCAGGGGAAACTGGAAGTCCTTCAGCAGCTTTTGCAGGAAAAGATTATTACCAAGAGCTGATTAGTAAGGCCAATACGGTCCCTATTGTCAAGCTCTTCAAGCATTACAATATTCATTTAGACTCACATAATAAGAAATCGACGTGCCCGTTCAAGTCACATAAAGGTGGCCGCGAACGATCTGGCTCTTTCTACTATTATCCTGAGACAAACAGTTTCTATTGTTTCGGTTGCAAGATTGGTGGTCAATACGCACATGGCTGTGAATTCATGGCAGCTATGGATGGTATCACTAAAGTACAAGCAGCCTATAAAATACTTCAACAGTATGCTTCCGATGTAGATGAGGATAACATCTATGACCCCGAAGATTTTGAAGAGCGCCTCAAATTAATGATGGACTTTTCAAACACCGTTCGCGAGTTTTATCTGACTTATCCGACCGAGGAAGCAGGGGTATATGTTGAGGCAGCGTGCAAGAAATTCGACACGCTGAATCTGAGAAAGAAGCTTAACAATGAGGCATTACAGCGTGTTGTTGGGCTTTTCAAGGAATACATAACCCTATATAAACCATGACAAATGCCATAATTCTTGGCGATGTGCACTTGGGTAAAGGAACGAACATCGGTAAAGGTGGTATCGGTTCCACACTGAATAGTCGCATCGTTGATCAACTTAATCTTTTGGATTGGACGTTGGATCGTGCTATTGAGCACCATGCTGATCATATCATCCTCACAGGAGATGTGTTTGAAGACCCAAAGCCCCATCCCGCTCTGATTACACTATTTATCGCTTGGCTCAAGAAATGTCAAGTGCATGATGTCCAAGTCCACATCATTGTGGGCAATCACGATATCTTACGTAGCGGACTTGTGTCTACTTCCCCGCTTGATATCATTAGTGAGGTCGAACTAGACGGGATTAGTGTCTACAAGGACATTAACACGATCATAATTGGCACTACCGCTTTTACAATGGTGCCCTTTCGTGATAGAAAATCATTCAGTGTAGGATCGAATGCGGAAGCAATTTCGCTGGTTCGAGATAGTCTTGTCTACGAGCTTGCCAGTATCCCAGACACTTATCACAAAGTTGTGATTGGACATTTGGCCATCGAGGGCTCTATCCCAGTTGGTGATGAAATTGATGACCTCACTAACGAGTTGTTTTGTCCTTTGGATATGTTCCAAGGATACGACTATGTGTGGATGGGACACGTTCATAAGCCGCAGGTAATGAAGAAGAAGGATCCTTACATCGCCCATATTGGAAGTATGGACATTTCTAACTTCGGTGAAACCGACCATAAGAAACATATCGTCATTTTCAATTGTGATGAGGAGAATGGCTGGAGCCAAGAATATCTGCCAACTAGACCTTTGCAAAAGATTACTATCAGTGTTCCTAAGGATACTGAAGATACTACGGCCTATGTTTTGGAGCAGGTAAAGAAGGCTGGCGTCCAGAACCAAGCAATCGTACGTGTTGAAGTTTCGCTAACTTCTCCTGATCTCAAGTCCATCAACAAGTCTATAATCGAAAAGTATTTGACTGGCAATGGTGCCTTCAATGTCAATGCCATTTCTGAATCTAAAAAGGTTAATCTGATCAAGAAAGATAATACCAACACTATTGATTCGAAGATGGATGTGTCTGCGGCTATCAAAACCTATGCGCAGACCTATATAGAAGATGCTGCAAGACCCGGCTTTATCGAGCTGTCTATGGAAATCTACAACATCTATAAAACTGAGGGTAAAGAATGAAGCCATCCAGATTGTACATCAAGGACTTCATGTGCTATGATGACGCCTATATTGACTTCTCTGAATTCAGTTCGGCTCTCATTGTTGGCAAGACCGAGAATAACAATGACGTGTCAAACGGCGTAGGAAAGACAACCATCTTCCGAGCTATTGAATACGTATTGTTCAATCACTCTGATGTTAATTTGGAGAACATCGTTCGAGATGACGCAGATAAGTGCAGTATCACCTTTGATTTTATGGTAGGTGATGAAGAATACAGAGCCACACGCACACGTACACGCAAGGGTACAAGTGATTTGACGCTCTACAAGCGTACCGGTTTAGAGGGCGAGGAAACCGACGCCCTTCATAGTATTAGTGGGGACCGATATGTTCCCGTTGCGGATGATGAGGAAAAGTACTGGAAAGACATTTCTGGCCGCCGCACCCCTGATACAGAAAAGGAAATTGGCAAGCTAGTCAAGGTAAATCTAAAGTCCTTCAGGATTTTCGTGCATTTCATGCAGCATGATTTCGGCGGACTAACGACTGCCACGCCCGAGACTCGTAAAAAGATTCTCAAAGATGCTTTAAACCTAATCATCTATTCCAAGCTGGAAAAGATTGCTAAAGACAAGTCTTCTGCTCTTTCTAAAGAGGCAGATAGGTTCCGTACGCTTATCGATAGCATTGGCGACCCAGATCATGCCTTGGCAGAGATTGCTGGCAAACTGGCAGCAGTAGATAGGGAAATTGATGACCGCCAAACCAAAGTAGGCGATTTCGAAGCTCAGATTACTCTAGCTAACGAAAAGATCAATCAGCTTGTCAATCTCCATGCTAACCTAGAGGGGAAGTTTTCGGCTTTGGTTGTTAGGGAGCAAACTCTCAATAACGAAAAGACTAGAATAGAAACATCTATCAAAGAGTATACCACTAAGAAATCCAATATAGTAAAGCTAGCTAAGGAGTCAATTGTTGAGCTAAAAGAGCTTGAAGAAACTCAGGTTAAGCTGGCAGCACTAGATTTCCATCAGATAGATATTCTGTCAGAACAGATTATCTCTAATAAAGAGAAGTCTGCTCAATTAAACCTTACCATTCAAAATGATATGGCAAGGATGGAGAAGTTGAGGAAGCCAATCCCGCATGATGGTGAGTGCGAGGAATGCCGCCAGCCCATCACAGCAGAACACAGGAAAATCTGTCAGGAGAAGCTGAACGAGGAGCGAGGCGAGAAGCAAATCAATATGCAAAATTGCAAGAAGGATATTGCTGCCCTCAATACGCAGAACACCGTGCATCAGCAGACCATCAATCATCTGACGCTTTCCAAACAACATTTAGAGAGTATCAATAGCAAGATTTCTTCCAAGAAGAAGGAGATGATTGATAGGCGCACCATCCATGATGAATACAAAGCTCTTTTGGATAAGTTCAACCAAGAACTAGAAGATAAGATTAAGGAGATGGATGTAGTCGCTAAAGATCTACAGAACTCCTCTATCACAGAAGCTAAGGTTCTGGAGAAGGAAATTCACGAGGCCAAGCAGAAAGCTAAAGTTATTGAGAATCAAAATCTTCTCAACAACAAAGAGCTAACTCATTTCAATAGTAACAAAGCTGTTTTACAGCATGAAATGAATCAACGAGCTGATGAGAAGCGCAAGAAGATTGAGTATATCAAGCTACAAAAAGAACTTGAAGATAAGTTGGGTATGTATCCAGCCGTTGTTCAAGCTTTCTCTAGCACTGGTATCCCAAATCTAATTATTCAAAATGTGTTAGATGATTTGCAGATAGAGGCTAATGCCCTGCTAACTCAACTAAAGCCAGGTCTTCAATTGTCATTCTCTATTGAGAAGACGGTAGAAAAGACTGGCGATCAAGCTGATACATTGGATATTCAATATTCAATTAATGGCAAGAAGCGCTATTATGAGAACATTTCTGGCGCCATGCAGTTAGCCGTTAACTTCAGTCTGAAATTAGGACTTTCATTTCTACTCCAAAAATTGAGTGGAGTAGATGTCAAATTCCTACTATTGGATGAGATTGACCAATCTTTGGATAAGGCCAGTGTAGATTTCTTTGCGGACATTGTAAAGTTTTTCCAGAAGGATTATTCCATTTTGGTTATTACGCACAATGATCGTTTGAAGGATAAGTTTTCTCATGCCGTTCTAGTAGAACAAGATATAAACATGATATCACGTGCCCGAGTAGTTTCCTCGTGGTAAGGGGGTCAGATGTACAAAATTGCAATAACTGGTAGAGCTAATACTGGCAAGAACACGTTAGCCAATCTTCTATACCAGGAAGCCTATGAACGAGACAGCGCTGAGTTCATGGCAAAACACGCTATCAATCTTCAGGCTTATCAAGGTAAGTTTATGGCCTTTGCCGATCCTATCAAAGAGATAGTGATGGTTATGTTCCCAAGAGCCAATAAAGAATGTCTATACGGCCCATCACACCTACGCACTGAACCAATTCCTGGTGCATTCAAAGGAGACAAACCCTTGACATACAGGCAGGCGTTGATTGATATCGGTACTGAGGTCGGCCGTAACTACAATGATAAGGTTTGGTTAGAGAATTTTGACCACCGTTATGACCAGGTTCTTTTGAAGAAGACGCCTCCCAATATATTGGTAGTAACCGATGTCAGATTCCGAAATGAGTTTGACCACCTCAAGAAGAAGGGCTTTTTCCAAATTCGTTTGTATCGAGATACGGGTATGGCCCCTATTGAACACATTAGTGAGACTGGTCAAAGCTCTATCAAAGACGAAGAATTCGACTATGTATTATTCAACAACAAATCCCTAGAAGATTTGAAGGAAGAGGTTAAAAACAATATAGTTCCACGCTTACAGCGATAAACTAAGTATAATGTGACATATCCTTATAATGAGCGTTGAGGCCCTTAAAAGGAACTTTGTACCCAAGTACCTGGCGACAGGAGAACAGAAATTCTATCGCTTCTTGCTTCTTTACGCTTTAAATAAACTAATCTATATTGAAAAAGGCTCCTTCAAAGGTCAATCACCTGAGTTGGAGTTTTTAGATTATTATGACCAGTTCATAATTCTGTATAGGAGAGAAGGTGAGGAAGTTTATTTAGATTTAGCCCGAGTCTTTCGCCGAGCCGGTCATAAAGTCTACCGTGTCATGTTGAAGAAACAGATGACCGAAAGAAACGCAAAATTCCTCAATTTGGTATAATATGGCAGTCATTAGCGTTACAATTACACAATCGTCAGAACAGGTAGTCTCAGGAATACCTAAGACGGTCTCTATTACCACCAATATTCCAGCTACCATTTTCTATACCCTAGATGGCACTGACCCAACTTTGTTCTCTAGCATGTACACAGGTCCAATCTTTTTGCCATTTGACCAGCTATTGGTTACACTAAAAGCGCTAGCCACTAACGGTGTAGATTCATCTCCGATTGTTGTTGATCAGTATATGACTAACATTGTAGACGGCAATGCCCGTTTGCCACACTCTGGAACTACCGCTGAAGCCGGTAGCGTTATTCCAGACGCCTATCCATTTGGAACTCCTCCATTCCAGCCGCAACAGGGATACACTAACCCGGCCAATGCGGGACCATATGATGGCGCAGTTTATGATCCTTCAAAGCCAGCTATTCCAAACGGATATGATGGGAAGGGAAATCCTACTGGATTCACCAACAAACCATACAATTCTACCAACTATCAAATCACTTACACAGATAGAGACGCTAGCGGTAATCAAGGTGGCAATATTGGTAACATGCCAGGCAAAACCACTTTGCCGTACCCAAGTGACGTTCAGATAGATAGGGGACAGACTTCAGGACAGGGCCCAGAGGAGACTCAGCAATTTACCAATTTGTTTGACCCTAGGGCTATGGTTATCTTCCAAGACTTTAGCAAAGAGGACCCAAACGATCCTCCACAGATTAACAGACAGTTTTTCACACTAGAGAATCCTGAGAGAGCCAGGGACGGCACTTTCTATTTCAATACTGGACTAGATGCCTCAGCCCCAATAAGCGGTTCTTTTGTAAGAGCGCACTACAACCCACGTACCAATACAATTACACATTATTACAGAGACTCCTGGTCTAACAAATGGATTATCTCCACAGCACCTTACCAACCCAACGGAACGTTTGACGGAAACATGGCAGCAACAGCTATGGGAACCAAGAGCGGAGCTGGCGTAGTTTTCGAGTGGCTGCCATTTACCAGGCGCGTTCTATTCTAATTTTCCTCAATAGTGCCGTAAATCCAAAAAGTATTTGGGCGTTGACAAGCGGCTCCCCGCCGGTTATTTATATTTGACATTGCAAGGATAAAGCTAAAATGAAAGATAAAATGATTGATTTGTACTCAAGAAAGTGCAAAGCCAAAAAGGTTAACAGCAATGATGACTTTAGGACTTATGCATATAAGCCCGGTATTGCCGAAGATGCCAGCAAGAGAAATACAAAAGGCGATTTTCTCAAGGTGCTAAATGCAAACCCCAAGCACAGTTTGATGGGATCTGCTCAAGATGGGGGCAGCACTTATGAGGCTAGAATAACGGATGATGTTATTATCAATGGTCCTGATAAGTGTTTTATTGAACCGTTAGAGCAATACATTTTGTATGAATATTTCAAAGGCGATGAAAGGTCTTTTGATACGAAGAAGGAGTTCATTCTTTCTTACGAGGAGACAACTAAGAAGTATGAAGAGTTGGTGAGAATTCTTCAGTCCAAAGGGCAAGATCTAACTACGCTTAATGGGGCGTATGATCAGCTAAGTACTTCACAGGATAAGGCCATTCATCAGATCGCTGATCAGTATGTTAAACTTCTTGAAGAGATCAAATCTTCTTTGAAGAAGTTTCAAGCACCATTTACGGCAGTTAACGCAAAAGTGCCCGTTAAGACACCTAGCCCCAATAGTCCTGTTTCGACGCCAACTACTCCGACCCCACCTCCCGCCCCTCAAAACATATACAATGTTCTGGCTCAGGATTTTATCCTACTTAAAGGGCAAGGCCAGTATATGTTGATGCATAAAGTCCATCACGCCGGTAAAGACCCTATAAGTCCTATGGGCTCTTGGAAGGCAGATATTACAAACTCAAAGGAACCAAAATTCCAGTTCCACAATACAGATTTTGTTACCAAGTATGGGTACAATCAAAGTTCAATGAGCGCGCCTAAAGTAGTTAGGGCTTTTGGATCTAAGATCCTAGACTATGATGATCCTAATTTTGACAGGAAACAATTGCCCTGAATACTTGATATATAAGTATTACACATTAAACGGAAGAATTACGAATGACAGATGAATTGCGCCTATCGGTTAGCAAGACCAAAACCTTTTTGGATTGCAAAGCTAAGTTTAAGTTTTGTTATGTTGAGAAATTGCCACGCAAAGAATGGGAGTTTCACACTTTTGGTAAATTCTGCCACTCAGCTTTAGAGTATTTTCATAAGCAGTATATTGATGGTTGCTTGCTGCCATACAATGTTACAATGGGTGATGCATTCAAACATGCTTGGGCGGAATTCAAAGACAGAATGACTCCAGAGATGAAAAAGGAATGCTGGGAAATTCTCAACGGATATTTGGCGCTTGCTTCAAAAGAAAAACAAAGCGGCATGCCAGCCAACGTAATTGCGGCAGAAAAAAGATTCGACTTTCCGATCACTGAAAATATTGTTTTAAACGGAGCAATTGACAGGATTCAGTTGGATGCTGATAATGTCATCCACGTGGCCGACTACAAAACGACCAAACATAAAAAATATCTGAAGAATGATTGGTTCCAACTCTTGACATATGCTTACGTGCTACTTCACGATGATCCCACTATTACGAAAGTAAGGGGCTCTTATGTGTTGTTGAGGCATGATTTTGAGTATATTACAACGGAGTTCTCTTTGGCCGAGATACTATCGGTGAAAGATAAGTTCGAAGAGTATGCTGCACAAATGAGAGCGGAAAAAGAGTTTCCGCCAACCCCAACCAATCTCTGTAACTATTGCGATTATCTACAACAGTGCCCAGCCGGCAAGAGTAAAGCTTTTGATCAACAAGTTTACGGTGAAGTTAACTGGTAAGAGGAACCGATGAAAATTGATGTAACTGAAATTGAACAATGCAGATTGGCCGTTCACTATGAGGCTAACTTCCTAGAAATCTCTGACAAGAGAGCGGAAGTAGAAACCCATTTCAAAAAGGCACCAGTGCCAGGATTTCGAGAAGGCAAGGCCGGTCCCGAACATATCCGAATCCATTATCGTCAGCAGATTGATGACGCTCTCAAGCGCGCGCTAGCTGAAGATGCTTTCCACAATACTCTCTTCGAAAAGAAGCTTAGACCACACGGAGCACCTCGTTTCAATAACTTGTTGCTTGATGGCGGCAAGTTTACTTGTGAGTTTGAGATTTTGACGAAACCAAATTTCGAACTACCAGCTTGGAAAGACATTGAGATTCCAAAGCCTCATGAACAAGCCGATGCCACTTCGCTAGGCGAAAAGATGATGCAGGACTTGCGTGTACGACTTGGCGACACCTCTCCATATGGCGAGACGGATTTCGTGCAGGCCGGAGACAATGTTATCATTGATTACGTCGGCACTGTAGATGGTGAGAAGGTTGATAGTCTAATTGCTGAAGGTGAAATGGTTACCATTGGTAGCAGTCCACTAGTAGCTTTTGACAACAACCTTTTGGGCATGACTATGGGCGAGACGCGAGAATTTGATTTCGTGTCCCCTGAAGGCGGTTTACCATCTTTGTCAGGCAAGAGCATCCACTTCAAAGTTACTTTGATGATGGGTTCTAAGACTGTGCCATGTGCATTGGATGATGAGATGGCTAAGAAGATTGGTAAAACCAACTTTGCCGAATTGCAGGAGACTGTGGCTCAAGCCGCATTTGCTCGCTCTGCATCCATGAACAAGATGGCTATTCATGAAGCTGTCGCTAAGAAGCTAGTTGCTGAAACAGAAGTCCAGGTTCCAAATTGGATGTCTCTATCAGAAGCTCAGTATTTGACGCAACAGTCCCAGCTAGACTGGAATGTATTGCCAGACTCTGATAAAGAAAGAATGATTGAAATGGCTGCACAGAATGTGAAGCTATCTTTGGTCTTGGATAAGATTAGAGAAGCTGAGCCCGATGCTCAGTTGACTGATCAAGAAGTATTTGAGATTATCAAACAGAACCTAGCTCAAACTAAGGTTACCCAAAGTCTAGATGAAGTTATTCAGCAAATGAATAAGACAGGTTACCTACAGATTCTATTCTCTCGTATTAGAGACGAGAATACTATGGACTATGTAGTTAAGACAGTAAAATTGATTGATTAAGAGGAGAAAGTATAAATGGCAAAAGTTATCAATACCCCATTGACTAGTTTACCTAAGAAGTGGGACGATCTCATTAAGAAGATGCCAGAGTTCAAAGACACGGCCGATGCGGCTGGTGTTGATGAGCTAAAGAAGATTATTGTTGAGTGTGAGGGTAACCTTTACACTCTCAGTAAAGAGGAAGAGGCCGACTTGGCTCTTGCTGCTGCAAGAGAAACGTCCAAAGAACTATCTGCTCCACATCGTGATGCTAAGAAGCATCAGCAAGCTAAGATTCAGTATGCTCTACTGTGCTTAGAGAGCAAAGGCGTGGATCTAGATAACAAAGGAACCTAATGAAGGTTGAAAGGTTCCTCATACAAGCATGTTGCAACAAGACACAGATCGTCTTCAAATTAGACAGACCTGTGGACCAAGCCTTGCTTGACATTCTGAAAAGTAACGGGTTTACAGAGGCTCCCCACTTTACCAAAGCCGGCATGGTGTATGCCGATAATTCGGACTTAATAGTAACAGGTCCGTTTGGTGGGGACAAGCTCAATGCAAAGTGCAAAAAAGCAGACTGTACCCAATCCCTCAATGATTTTGAGGCGTTACTTGTCAGAATGGGGTGATAATGGCAAATGGGACAGGTTCTATCGCTGAAATCAGAAAGAAAGTTACCAAAACCCACGAATTTATATCTACTTCATATCATGAAGCTGGACATACAGTTTACGCGCTATTGCATCTAATGAAGGTTAGTTCAGTTGCAGTATTTGAAAATAAGAAATTAAAAAGAATTCACGGAATTACATATTACGATTATCCCAGTGATTTTGATGAGATTCAAGATTCTGACCTATTAAATACCTTAGTTAGAGCCGAAGTTGGCATTAGTTACGCTGGTTTGATTGCGGAAACCTCTTTGTTTAGAAGTATTTCGGGATCTAGACAAACTCCAACGTTTATTAGTGATGGCTCCAGTGATGACAACAAATCAGCCCGAGAGGTGATTAAAAAGTACAACCTGGCACCTCCAGGGCCTAAAAGAACGCTTTATAAACAAAAGCTAATGAGAGAAGTTCAACAAGAGCTTCATGCTCATTGGGATGCGGTCATGGTGGTTTCACACGCCCTGTTCCGTCATCGCAGATTATCATTCAATGATTTACAAGAATTACTTACCAAAAAGACTCATAATAAAAAGTTTTGGAAAGATCAATTCAAGAAGATCAACTATTTTTACGACAATAGCCAAAGCCTTGACGAAAAAGATTTAAAGATTATCTTGTCAAGGTAACGTAAGTTTCACACCGTATTCCCTGGCACAGTACACGCAGTCTACCCTTAGACTGAAAAATCCCTAGAGTGGGTAAGATGTACGCACGTGTTACAATACACAACCCATCAGGAGGTCGTATGACCGACTTTGTTTCATTGCATAATCAGACTGAGTTTTCTATTCTCGATTCGCTTATCACGCCTAAAGGTCTTTTCAAAAGGGCCAAAGAACTTGGGCAGACAGCCGTTGCAGTCACAGACCACGGCACATTAGCTGGTGCTTGGGATGCATGGAAAGCATCCAAAGAAACTGGAGTCAAACTCATCATTGGGTGCGAGTGTTATTTTCAAGATGACGCCTCCAATGTCAATGAGAAATTCCGTCACATTGTTTTGATAGCCAAGAATGCTACTGGCTATCGCAATCTGTTGACGTTGAACAAAAAGGGATTTGACCAGAGTTCTTTCGTTGGCAAGCGAGTTTATTCCGTTCTCGACTGGAAGCTACTGGCCGAGCATACCGAAGGTCTCATTTGTCTCACTGCTTGTGGTAATGGTATCATCAGCCAGCCCATCATGAAGGGCAAGTTTGATGAAGCTGAACAAACGCTTCTACGCCTCAAAGATTTGTTCGGTGATAACTTGGGCATTGAGATTCAGCCCAACAATATGAAGCGCGGTTCAAACATCTTCAACGATGAAATCGATCAAGACTTTTTGAACAGGCAACTAGTGAAGCTAGGTAAGAAGCACAACGTTCGTGTAGTCGCTGCCTGTAACGCTCACTACCTGACCAAAGAAGAGTCGGGCACTCACGATGCTTTCTTGGCCATCGGTTCGCATCAGCCAATTCATTCTGGATTCCGTCTTCGTTATCCTGTGCCTGAGTTTTATCTCAAGACTGGTGATGAAGTCAAAGAGTTTTTTACCAGAATTTACAAGGAAGATGCACAGACGTTTGTTGACAACAGCATCTATTTCTCCAATCTGTGCGAGAAGCCAGAGTGGATTGATCCTAAGTACTCTAATCCAACGGGTAAGGAATTGCCACAGTTCCCCGTCAAGGATGAGTTAGACTATGCTGAGTTTCGTACTTGGGTTGCTACGCAGCCGGAAGACGTTCAGAAGCTGGATGAGGACAAACTGTTTTTACGCTATCGTTGCGTCATTCGTTTTGATTCTCGTGTCAAGAATCTGACGCCAGAGCAGCACAAGCAATATATGGAGCGCATAGACGAAGAACTAGACGTTCTGGAGTTCCATGGCTTCTCCAGCTACATGCTCATCGTGGCCGATTTTATAGAGTGGGCTAGAAGGCATGAAATTGCTGTTGGTGAGGGTCGTGGGTCAGTGGGCGGCTCGCTGATTGCTTATCTGCTGGGAATTCACCAGGCAGACCCAATCAAGTATAATCTAATCTTTGCTCGTTTCCACAACAAGGAAAAGTCGAGCTTCCCTGATATTGATACGGACTTTGCTCCGTCAGGTCGTGAGAAAGTTCAGAATTATCTCCGACAGAAATATGGTGCGGACCATGTAGCTCACGTCAGCAACGTCAACACTATTACACCCAAGGTGTATGTGAAAGACATTGCCCGCGTTTGCGAGCTTGGTGGTTCCAAAGAAGACGCCGTAAGAATCGGTAATGAAGTGGCCAACTGCATCCCAGCAGAAATCCATTCCATTGACGATGCGCTTGCCAAAGTTCCACTCTTTGCAGAGTACGCCAAGAAATATCCGCAGTTCGAACAGTACAAGGCGATCTGTGGAAAGTACCGCGCTTGGTCGACTCACGCTGGTGGTATTATCATCTCCGCTCGTCCCCTCACTGGACTTGTTCCTTTGAGAAAGGATAAAGATGGCGCACTAGCAATTGAGTATGATAAGGACAAGGCCGAAGAAAATGGTCTGGTCAAGATGGATACTTTGGGTCTCTCGACTCTGGATATTATTGGTCAAGCCGTTCAGCTCATCAAGGCTTCGGGCAAGTATTTGCCAGAGGTCATCAGTTATGATGAGTACGACAAGGAAACGTACGATACCATTTCTAGTGGTGATACCTTCTGTGTATTCCAGCTTGGAACATCTGGCGGCACGATTGATCTGTGCCGTCGTATCAAGCCCCAGTCTGTCAACGACATCAGCTACATCAACTCTCTAGCTCGTCCGTCAGCTCGTGATATGCGTGACGATTTCATCAAAACCAAGGATGGCAAGAAGCCATTCTCATTATTGCATCCGACATTGGGTCGAGCATTCAATAACACCTTCGGGTTCGGTTTGTATGAAGAAAGTCTTATGTATCTAGCTCAGGATGTAGCTGGATGGAGTTTGCACGAAGCAGACCGTCTTAGGAAACTAACCAAGGAAAAAGGTAAGAATCCTAAGAAGGCTCAGGAGTGGAGAAACGATTTCATTAAAGGCGCTGTTGAGAACAACGTCAATGAAGCTATTGCTAAGCGTATCTGGGACGAAGTTGTTGACAAGTTCCAGGGTTACGGTTTCAATATGTCCCACTCAATCTTGTATTCTATGACAAGTTACAAGACGGCATATCTGAAAGCTCATTATCCGGTTGAGTTCTTGATGGCTAACTTAATGGCTGAAGTTAAATCTAATGCCCCAGACTCTAAGGGAAACATTGAGAAGATCAAGAAGGAAATTCGTAAGCGTAGAGTTAAGATTGTTCCGCCAGATATCAATAAGTCTCAATTGGTGTACACTATTGAAGATGGCAACAGATTGATTACTGGTTTGGATGCAATTAAGTTTGTAGGGGTGGATGCTATCAACGATATTATTTCGAAGAGGCCATTTGCAAACTTCTTTGACTTTATGACTAGAATTAGTTCTAAAGCAGTGCGAGCTAATAGCATTCAGGCTCTTGCCGCATGCGGAGCGTTGGATTCTTTCAAGATTCCTCGCAAGCTGATTTATCTGTATGTATCCGATTATCGTAAGAAGCTACAGGTCTGGTTGAAGAAGCATGATCCGACTCAGGAACAGTTTGTTTACCCATGGCCTGCTGAGAATGAATGGACTATGCCGGAGGTGTATGCTTTGGAGCAATACTATCTGGGAGAGTCGTTTACTTGTAAACCGTCGTTGGCTTATGGCAAGTTCTTCGATGGGGATCATGTAACGGTCCAGGATATCAAGCGTTCCAAAGACAAAACCAACGTGTCGTCTGTCAAAGGCATCATCCGAGACTTCTTCGAGTTCCGCGTAAAGAAGGAAGGCAAGTATTATGGCCAGCCCATGGTAAAGGCCGTATTCGAGGATAAGAACGGCGATCAGTGTACTTTGACCATCTTCCCGGATCGATGGAAGACGGTGCAGGAGAGAATACAAGAAATTAACAAGAAGGCCAAATTCGATACAGGTATAGCCTTGTTCTTCTCGGGGAACACCAATTCTTATGAAGATGACATGGGCGTCATATTGGATCAATTATACCATATTGCCTTACCTCCCTCTTTGCCTGATGACTTGAAAGCCAAGAAAATCAATCTCAAAGAGGCTAAGGCCAAAATGTTTGGAATTAAGGAAGAAGACGAAAAACCTAAGAGTCCTCAAGAGATACTCGATCAAATCGAGGATACTTTGTATGACGAAGGGTTGATTGATTTGGATGACGAATCCGAGGATGATTGATATATACGATATGGAATAATAACAAAATCGACGGTGTCGTCGAAAAATGATACAGATGATATCGATTGTATATGCATAATAAGGAATGAAGTCATGACCAAAATCAAACTCAAGGAATGGGCAGATAGACACGACCTGTCATACCTCACTGCAAATAGACATTTTCATGCAGGTATGATCCCAGGTGCGGTCCAGCTAGACTCAGGAACCATCCTTGTGGAGGATGATTCTCCGGAGCAGTCCATGGCAGCCAATTCCCATACAGGCGATGCAATGTCTCTTTTCTTAAAGAAGACAGTTGAGTTTAGTAAAAACGACTCTACTGTAGAAGACTTTGCCGCTTTCGTTATCTCTAATTGCCAATTACGATTACTATCCTCCCCCGATAGTCCAAGATACTCTCGTCGAAAGCCAGAAGCAGATGAAGTGCAAAAACACTTCCAGCAATTCTTACCAGATAAGGAATCCGTTGAGCACCTAAAAGCCGTTAAGACTTTGCTCAAGGAAGGTAAGCAAGCTGGTGATGTTGTGCCCGCTGAAGCCGCGCCTCCTACAGCGGCCACTTCATCTGCTTCTCTGGCTATCGATGAGCAAGCTCTTAAAGTTTTCTTAGCATCTCCTGATGCAACAGACGTGCGTATGTACGGGAATGTTACTGAAGGTCTGGTATCACGAAGTGTTGATTTTGACACAACTCCACAACAGATCAACTATACCGGCTCTACAAGCCAGACCTTCAGTAACAGCTCTTCCCTTGTGGAAGGTGCTGCCGTAAATAGTAGCCAACTAGTGGGTGGTGCGCCATTTGGCGGAGCAAGCTTGAATGCAGTATTCGTCGCATCTCCAGCCGGCGGATTCTCAGTTCCCGTAGCATTCCAGCCAACTCAAAAAGAAATACAGTCAGCAACTCAAGTTATAGAGACTGCCGAAACTGACGACCTCCCACGTAAGCGTGGCAGAAAACCATCTAAGAAGAGATAACCATGCAACTACACAATCGCCTTTCTAGCTTGTTCCAAAAAGAAACCGATAGACTACTTAAGTCTTTTCTGAGTGAAAATCCTGATCTACTTAAGAAGTATGTTGACGGTGGTATCACAGCAGTTAGCACAGTCCTAGCCCCAATCAATTCTATAATGAGACACCTACTTGTTGTTCAAGGATTAGATCCTGAAGCAGTGCCAGGTGCCAAAGACAAAGCTGAATTCCTAAAAGGATTAGAAGCCTTCTTTGATGATAAACATGAAAAAGATTTCGATGAAGATTACGACCTATCTTGGGTTCAACAAAAGTTCAACAAGACTAGAGGAACTCTCAAAGATTTGCAACTGACTAAGGATAAGTTCATGGAGCTTACCGATTTGTCTAGAATTCCTAATCTAGGAAGAGTCGAAGATTTTACCGAAGAACCAATTGATCATATTGCTCAGAAGGTAGATCAAATTGCTCCTGAGGCTGAAAAGCGTGAGATTCGCATGATTGACGATAAGCCAACCAAGTTTGAACCAGGCGATGCTATTCAAGAGCTAAGAGAGTTTATGACAGACCTCAGTAAGAAACTCGGTGATGTCAAGCCTGCTGGAATCAAAACCGGTAAGAGGAAGCTAAACAAAGGTAAGACAGTAAGAGGCCCTGGTCCAAGAGTTCATAGAGTGGCTAACACGGAGCCAGTAAAAGAAGGCCCATCCACTTTGAAGGTTGAATCCGATCGTAAAGAGCGTGCCCCAACAAACCGTCCACCTGGTCGTAGTTTGCATGACCTTGCCTCTACAAAGAAGGCTCAAGCCAAGGCGGCCAAAGAAGCTACTCCTGAATTTCAGGCAGAACTAAAGCTCAAGACTGAGCGCGCCACCAAACTAACTCAATTGATGATAGATAAGGGCTTTTGCGAAGCAAATGATAAGGCTCGTGAAGAACAAATCAGTCAAATGCTAAATTGGCATGATAATAATTTTGATGCTCTTGAAAGAGTAATCAATAGATATGCTCCTACTAAAGACGCAATTGCAGAAAACAAATTCAAGGGCTCTTTTAGAAGAACTAAGAAATAAGGTATAAATGCCAATTAGACGTGTTCAGCAGCAATCAGATAGAGGAAGTATTCGTGACCTAGCCAATGGGGATGACGAAAAGTATCCTCCTACGCCCCTCGAACTTCGTTTGAAGGGATTGTATGAGCATGCATTGGTTACCAGAGATGAAGCACTAATCAATTCATTGGGGCTAATTCCTCTCAATGGGGAAGCTAATAACCCCGTCTCCGTCTACAGACACAGAGAATATGTGAAAGCTCTTAGCGAGGAATTGGCAGAAAAGATTCAGGAGACAGCCAAAGAAATTGAAGGCTGTATTGCTGTAGATGAATCTTCTTTACCGCAAGAGGTCAAATGGGCTAGATATAAGCAAGCACGTGCCCAATCCGTTATCACTCAAGAAAGTGATCTTGTCAAGACGGCAGGTGCGGACGGATCTATTCAAACCAGATCCTTGAGAAGTTTTAGAAGGGTGATCTAAACATGAAATGCGTATCTTGTGAAACAGAAATCAATCCAAAATGGACCCACGCCATAGAAATTAATGTGTGTCCCTTCTGTGGTAAACAGATTATGGAAGAGCATCTTAAGAATTGCCTCGCCAATTTAGCTGTTGCTATGGGTGATATGCAGAAATACCAAGAACAACTCGATGACTGGCTGCTATCTAACCACAACTACATCAAAACAGATTCTCCAGATCTCAAAGCCTATCTTCCTAAGGAAGCCATCAAAGAGATGCGCAAAGTTCTTGATGATGAAGAGTTCCAAGAAAAGAAGAAGTCCGTTATGAGGATTAAGACTCTTGATGAAGATGGTAAGGTAGTTGAGCAGGATGTTGTTGTTGAAAAGATGGCAACTGATGATAGGACCCAAACGTTCCATGATCGTGCGAACAATATGCTAAAGCAAGAGAAAGCCGTGGACGGTGACCCTAAAAGTGTCGCCGACAAAACTAAAGATCTTAGGGCAGTTGCAGAAAAAGTCAAAAGAGAAGTCGCGGCAGCCATGTCCAACAAAGAAGGTGGTGTGGCATCTATGATGAGCAAAGAATCAATGGCAGAAGCCGATCCTGAAGCTGTTGCCGAATTCCAGTCCGTCATTGGTAGCGGTGATATAGTTGCTTCGGGATTGCCAGTTTCTTCTATGGCCGATGGTGACGATGACGAAATTCCGCCTGCTGTTCTGGCCATGGCCAACATGAAAAAGGGTAACGGCCCGGCCGGAGCTAATGAGAAGGATATGAGAGCGCTTGTCAACATGCAAGCAAAAGCTCAAGGAGCATCCAAGAGATTGGGCTCAGGTAAAGGCAGTTTCTCAAGAGGGTAAGCCATGATTAGAGTCATTGACAATAAGAAAGTGGAAATGACGGATGACGAGTACGATATGTACAATAAAATCGTCAAGTCATACACCGACATGACGGGTAAAGGCGAAGACCTATTCATAGACCTTTTTGAGGCCAATGATGACGGTATTATTATCTTCCTAAAGCCACCTTCTAAACGAAGGACCAGCTTGGAAGTATTCCTATTTCTAATGGCAGTAATGCAGCACCAACACCTGCGATTAATGCATCAACAGATAGATGAAGTGGTGGCCGAACTAAAGAAAAATAATAAGGCTTCCAAATAACCATTTGTCGAGAAAAAGTTCGTTTAATTCAATATTACAGGAGAAAGACAAACATGAGCCAAACAGTAAGACTAGGCGATGTTTTAGGTTCTAATTTAGAGGAAGATTTCAAAGATTTCGACCTCACCGAAATACAGGAAGTATTAGAACAGCTACGAGATATAGACGCAATTGATTTGGCTCATGCTGAATTATTGCAGCAACAATCTCTAAGAGGTGCGGACATTATAGTCGGTTACCTTTCAAAGATTGTAAAGACAGTAGGTTATCTAGAATCGCAAGTAAACAGTACGAAGAATAAAGTGTCCTTAGAATATGCAGCACCCGATGGGGCTCGAACGACAGTGGACATGAAAAAATGGGCGGGAGAGTCATCGCCTGAAGTCGAAAAAGTACAAATCAAATTAGCGGAAGCCAAGGGCGCAAAGATCGTCCTCGAACGAAAATACGAGATTTTAGTCAAGTCCCACCACCATTTTAAAGACATTGCGGCGGGCCTGCGAAAGACGATCCTCGGTTATAGTTCAGGGACCAGCAATGCGGGCGAAGGCTACGATTGATAGGAGATAAAATGTCAGATGATAAGAAAAAGAAGTCAGATAAGCTAACCGCATTTTTCCAAAGTTTTGCTAAGGCCGACGAACAATTAGATTTCAGACTTGCCCATGAAACCATGGGAGAGAAGCTGCCGGTAACTCCATCTGGCTCTTTAGTTCTCGATGATGCTTTATCATCTGGAGGACTACCTAAAGGCAGATTGATTCAGTTCTACGGCGCTCCTGGTAGCGGCAAGACGCTCATGGCCATGTTGGCTATCAAAGAAGCTCAGCAAGCTGAGCCTGGCACCCAACAGATGTTCATTGATGCCGAAGGAACCTTCGATGCTAAGTGGGCAGAGATTTTGGGCTTGGATGTTTCCCGTATCATTGTCGTTGATGGTGAGACGGCCGTTATTGGTCGTAGCTGTTTCGAAATGATTCTTGGTGTTCCCAAGGAAGACAAGAAGACTCATTTGCTAGTCGGTAAGACTAAGCAAGGATTACTTGATATGATTATGGCTGGCGACTTCAATATCAACATGGTTGTATTGGATTCACTAGGCGCCATTATTCCACCAGGCGAAGATGTTTCGGCTGTTGGAAAGATGAACATGGCTTTGTTAGCCAGATTCTTAACTACTACTTTCCGTAAGCTTTCTCTTGATGCAAACAGAGCGCAAGTGCCCTTCATTTTCATCAACCACAAGAAAGCTAATATGGATCCTTATGGGGTTGATCACTCGTTCTCCGGTGGAAATACTTACGCTCACTTCTTGAGTGCCAACGTTTACTTTGAAGCGGTGGCTCGTGCTGATGCACAAATCTTGGATGAAAAAGAGCAAAAGATCGGTCATACGATGCGAGCAACCATTGAAAAGTCGAAGTTCGGCCCTTACCCACGTAAGTGCGAATTCAAAGTAAACTTCGGTATCGGTGTTATAGACAAGCACGAAGAAGTTGCACAATTAGCTTTGGACTACAACGTGGTCGTCAAGACCTCCACAGTGTCCCATGAATATGGTGACAAGAAGTGGGTTGGATTTCCAAAGTTCTGTGAAGCTCTCAAAGATGACCCAGCCTTGGCTGCCGAACTCACCGTAAAGATTGGTGAGGCTCGTGATGCCAAGAGAGATTCTGCTAGAAGAGAACAAGAGGCAAAGAAAGCCGCTGTTCTGGCTCCAATAGTAGACGATGCTGGCGATGATACAACAGAAGTAAAGAAACGGAAGAAAGGTAAGTAAACCATGCCAATTGATTTGGGCCCAAACAGTCTGACAATGGCCATTGCGCCATCCCTTAAAAAGCCACCATTCCTAGTTACATTAGATGATGGTGTTACGGGGAAGACTCGTAATTTTCAGAGATTTATTTCTTTGGATAAGCCTCTATCAGAAAATGGTTTTATCCAAGTTAAAGGAATTTTCTGTGATAAGGACGATGATGAAATTATCAAAGGTTTTTCCGATATCTTGACAAGCACCTCTAAAGAACTTATATTAGAGATGTTGTTCCCACTGCACAGAGTTTATAGCATTAGAAGTTTAGTCTTCAATGCAGTAAAGACTGTGAATAACCCAGGTAAAGAAACCAAGTAAGATATTACGAATATGAAAGTGAGTAATGAGATGACAGGAGAAATCAATGTGAACGATTTAGTGTTCACGAAAGTAAATACGATAGTAAGCAACCAATCTGGCAGCAAGTGGATCGGAACGATGACAAATTTGATGACTGCTTTGAACAGAGTTTCTAGCAGGCGTCAAAGAGGAATTCTACCCGGCTCCCCAGGTGCTCTCAGAGTGGTAATTAACAGAGTAGCCAATAGACTACGAAGCAGGGGTATCGGAGTAAGATTCAACCGCACCACTGACCACGCCCGCACTCGTTACGTACGATTTACACACTAATGTGATAGATATACGATCGATGGTTTTGTTAAGTAGATAACGTACTAGTAATGTACAAAAGAGATAACAGTAGGAGATCAATATGACAACGAATACATTCGGTGAAGTAGACTGGAATTCAGACGTTTTTCCAGGTGATAACAAGAAACAAACAAACAGCAAAGACCTCTTTCTTCGTTTAGATGAGGGTCCAAATGAGATCAGGCTCTTGACCCAGCCACACCAGTACTTGGTTCATAAGTACAAGAAAGACGGCGACACGGGTTTCGGACAGAAGGTTCAGTGTTCCGCAATTCACGGAAGCTGCCCACTCTGCGCCACTGGCGACAAAGCCAAGCCACGTTGGTTGCTCGGAGTAATTTCCCGTAAGACCAACACTTACAAGATTCTTGACATCTCTTTCGCTGTGTTCTCACAGATTAGAAAGTACAACAAGAACGCAAGATTTGGTGATCCTACCAAGTATGACATCAACGTTGAAGTTGATAAGAACGGCGGAGCTACCGGATACTACAGTGTCCAAGCCCTACCAAAAGAGCCACTATCGGCTGCTGATCAAGTAATTAAGGACAGCATTGATTTTGATGACCTGAAGCGCAGAGTCACTCCACCAACCCCTGAGAAAGTACAGGCTAGATTGGACAAGATTAATGGTGTAACGACCACCGGTGCAACACCTGCCACAGTACCAGCTCCTGCTGCCGCTGCAAAGAAGAGCACCAAGGCTGCCGCTCCAGCCGTCAGCATGACTGATGATGAAGAGCTAGAGAACTCGTTCCCTTCTTATGAAGACGGACAAGCACCTCAGTCCTAAGTCTATCACTCCCTAGATAGTACTGAAAAGCTCACAACTCCCCCGTTGTGGGCTTTTCTTTTTTGTTTGTTATATTACCAAGTATGGTAAAAACTATACTTGGCTTCGATGCCTCTTCTACTACGATTGGCTATTGCATATTAAGTTGGGACGAAACAACTAACGACATCTCATTCGTCAAAGCTGGATATCTTAAGCCGGCCAAGAAGGGTACTATTATTGAGAGAATAGTAAGTACCAGAAATCAAGTCCAAAAGGTTATTGTGGATGCCAAACCCGACTATATTGCAATTGAAGAGATCATTCAATTTATGAAGGGTAAGAGCACAGCCAAAACCGTCATTATGTTAACTACATTTAACAGAATGATTTGTCTGACTGCTTATGACTATTTGGGCAAATCCCCAACTCTTTATAGTGTAATGACTATTCGTCATGGCCTAAAGACCGGCAAGGATTTACCAAAAAAAGAAGAAATGCCGGCCCTTGTCGCCCAACATTTAGGAATTACGTTCCCCTACGAGTACAATAAGAAGGGCGGAATAAAAGTGGAAAGTTACGACAAAGCCGACGGTGTGGCAGTCGCCCTTTATCACGCTCGTACATTAGCGGGCTTAGTGAAGCCCAAGGGTAAGAAAAAATGAATCTTAAGGAAGCCTACGCAACTCTGGAAATACCTCAGGGCACCAGCCCGGAGGACGCCAAGAAGAAGTACCGCGAACTTACTAAAAAGTACCACCCCGACATAAATAAAGAAGCGGGCGCTGAGGATAGATTCAAGAAAATTAATGAAGCCAATCAGGTCATACAAACTGGTAAGAGTACTGACCCACAAGACAGACGGTCTGCCTATCATCAAGGTGGATTCCATCGACAACAAGTCATTCAACTAGAAAACGTTGAAGTGAATCTAACCATCTCTTTCAAGGAATCTGTCCTAGGTTGCAAGAAAGAAATCAAGTATTCTCGACAAAGCAAGTGCCAAAACTGTGGAGGAGCTGGCAATGTCAAGCTCAACAACGGTTGTAAGAAGTGTGGCGGCCGTGGCCAGGTTATCAATCGACAGGGTAATATGGTTATGGTGACGACCTGTAACGAATGTTATGGGCAGGCCAATATGGCCGAATGTGACGTTTGCCATGGTGGTGGAACCTTACAGGCAGACGTGTCTGTGCACGTGTCTGTGCCTGCGGGCATTCTTGATAACAATACTTTGCGCCTTCAGGGCATGGGAAATTACGCCGGCTCCTTTATGGGGCTAGCCGATCAACATACCGATGCGTTCTGTCATATACACGTAACTCAAGAGCCGGGATTGAATATTGAGGGTACAAGTGTTGTCAGCCATATAACCATTCCTCTATTGGATGCTTTACGTGGCTGTAAGCATACGGTGAAGACTATTAATGGTGACAAGGAAATTCTAGTAAAACCGCAGTCTAGAAACTGTGATGAGGTAATTATACCTCATTGCGGAGTAAGCGGCGCTGGAGACCATAGGGTGATTCTAGACGTTGAATATCCAAAGAACACTGATAAATTGATTGGCGTTCTTCTAGATGAGGTAGTATAATGCCATTCGCAATGTTTTGCCAACACAAAGGTTGTAAGGGAACCGGAAACCAAATGGAGCCCTATTTGGATCCAAAAACCGATAAAGTCTACTGTAGCTTGTGCGATCAGGAGATGCCTAACGTCACGCACTTCGTCAAAGTTCAGATGAAGGCGCTCAAACAATTTAGGCAAAAACAAGCGGTCGCTTTCGGGGTCAAGTGCACAAAGTGTGGAAAAGAGGCTCAGCCGAAGGTCGTCAACGATGATATAGTCTGTCCGGGGTGCAATAAAGTGCACGACCACCTCAGCGAGCCCTTCAAAATGATGCTGAAGGACAAACTACGAACCGCTAACAAAGACGTATAAATGCTAGACAAGATAGTTGAATCATGTCGCTTCCTGTTGAATAATTATCCAGGAGCGCAAGCAAGTAAGTCCTATCTCGATTCCAGACTTAATGAAACCAGCCAAGATTTGTTCCGGTTTGGGTATTTCCCAGGCGTTCAAGATTTGTCTGCTTTGGTTGATTTGGTTGGAGAGGAAGCCCTGCAAAAAGAAGGGTTGTTCTACAATAGAGAAATCGAGGACTCTCTTTTCCCTCGAAAGATACCCACCTGCTACTTTGAGGACTATCCTCTGGTAATGCCCTTCCGTAACCCCTACGGACAGCCGGTGGGTCTGGTTGGGCGTACCCTGCTTTCCGATAAGGAACAGCAAGAAAAGAAAATCTCCAAGTATAAGAATACTAAAGACTCTTTAGATTTCCGAAAGGGTAATCTAGTATTTGGACTTTACGAAAATAAGCAACATATATTAGATCGAGGTTGCGTCTATATCGTAGAAGGCCAGTTCGATGTTATAAAGGCAATGGAGATAGGGTTTAGAAATATTGTCGCTTTAGGCACTTCTTCTATGACTCCCTATCAATTTTCTGTCATTAGCAGATACTCGAATAACATGTTTTTGTTATTGGATAATGATTTTTCGGGACAAAAAGGGAGGAAACGGATTATCAGTAAGTTTGGCCATATGGCCAATATTCGCAATTTTTACTTATCAGACGACTTCAAAGACATAGATGAATACATCACTAAGGGAGGAATTAGTGATTACGGTGAGCTGTCTTTTGGCGTCAAGGATTGAAATTTCTTGAAATTTCCATCTTTCCTCTATTGATATATTGTGTTTGTGTTGTTATCTATAGAGGGGTCAAAGATGGAACGTAGAAAAAACAGATCAGATAAATATCAGTGGGTGCTACTCGAAACAGTTTGTTCAAATGACATGATGGAGGCATTTTGCAACGAAGATAGTATCTCTGCAAGATTGAATCCTTTCGAGTATAATGAAGACTTAATCGAGCTGGAGGAACAGCTCAAGAAAGAGTTTTGGAGAGTCGTAGACACACTACTGACCCCAAGACAAAGAGAAGTAATTAGACTTTACGCTGACGGCTATACTCAAATGGAGATAGCTAAGATGCTGAATGTCAACCAAAGCTCCATTACCAAGTCTCTCAATGGAAACGTTGATTACAAGAATGGTAAGAAGATTTATGGTGGAGCCAGAAAGAAAATCCGTAAGATCATCGAAAATGATGAGAAGATCAAGGATATTCTCAAGAAAATGAGTGATGCCCGCGATGAAAAGTGGTAATAATCTGAAATCTACGTAGTAGGTTTGCTACCAATAAAGTGCAGAATTAGTATCAATATTACTCTATTTAAGAAGGGTACGTTCTGTACAACGGGAGACATGATGCCAAAATTTAGTATCGATTACTCAGGTTTAGCCCAAATTCAAAAAAAGGCATATCGTCTTGCTGACGTTAAAGATCAGTTAGAAACTGTTGCTTTTGATGTAGTTAGATTCAAGGATGGCGACAAGGGTGCCGATCTGTGGCAAATTCAAAGCGCAGATGATGGTGATTACATCGTTGCTCTATATGATGATAATGAGGCTGAAGTCGAAAAGACCGCCTCTTCTAATCCCTGGGGAGTATTCGTGACCAAGAACGGTCATGACTTGCAAATTTCTTACAAGGGTGACCCCCTTGTAAGATTGGCATCTTCTAAACTCGGTATTCCAAGTACAGAGTTGCACAAGGCCGAGCAGTACCTACCAGAAAAACTAGCCACTAACAAGAAGCTCGTCAAGGCTTTATTGAGTGAACTAAGTGAGACAGCTAGACTAGAGGTATCTAGACGATACCCGGAACTGGTTTAACGGAATAGGTATTCAATGAGCTTTGATAAAATACATCAACTAGTAGGTTCCTTAGCAAAAGCAGTGGACGAAAATCAGAGAATCCCAACTCCGATTTTAGCTGCTAAGCTAGCACGATACGTTGAAGTCTATCCTCAAGATAAAACTCTTGGATCTATGTCCAGAATTATCGATAAGATGGTTGACAACAACACAAATTTCATTCGTAAAGCAGAGTTGAAGTCTCTTTACGGAAAGCTGTATCAACATGGCACCAAGGTTGCTGAGTTGTTATCAGATGAGCTTGGCGAAGCAGTCGAGCCAGAAATTACCACTTATCAACGTGACGAAGCCGTCAAAGCCAACGCCTATCATGTAGGTGACCAGGTTTTGGCCAATGCTTTGGAGAGCGTTTTCGATAAGCACGCTCCGCTCAAGCTATACTCCCAACCAGTGGCTGAAAAGGCTATGAAGTCAGTTGGCACTACTTTGGATGCTTGGAATCTAAGGCCGTCTCATCTAACTATCAGCGATGGTAATGACAAGTTCATTGTAATCAAGGCTGACTACGAAACTCCAAAGGGAGTCACCTCCTTCTACGTTCCTGTAGAAGTTAAGAAGAGTGATGTCGTAGAACCAGAAGTATTCATGGGTAATACTGGTCCAGAAGACCTCAATCACACTACTATCAAAGCTTACTTGAAGCAACAAGCTGGCTCTAAGACCAAGATTGGTGCTACCGATATTCTTGCCGCTTTGACTCATGCTGCCAGTGATAAGCGTGAAGTATCTGCTGCCGAGTTAGCAGTAACCCGTATGAACGCAGAACGTCAGGGTCAGTCTGAATTCTTCCAAGGCCAGGTCGTTGGACTCAAGGTTGATGCCGCTGCTAAGGCAGATGTTGCACTTCCAAAGTCTGATGAGTTTGTTTCTTTTGAAGAGAAGTTCACCACTCCACAAGGTCTTGCCTCTTGGAGATTTGGTCCAGAAAAAGTTGGGGCCGCTAAGAACCATATCTCCCGTGAGCTACAGTCCATGGGATTTGCTAATCATCAAATTGTAGTTACTGGTAATGATGAGAACACCATTTTCTGTGGCGTATCATTAGAAACCGGAAAAGTTGCTTTCACTGTTCCAGTTAAAGTAGCTAATGATAAACTACAAAAGCCAGTCATTATGTTGTGTAATGGATCAATTGCCTCCTTTGATAAGGCCGGCATCAATGGTCTAGTTTCTCAAAAGAAGACTGATTCTAAGGTTGCCGCTGTTGCTTCTAACATGGCATCTCTCAAACCAAGTGAGCTTGTTGGCAATTTGCGTCAAGCCCTCTCGGAAGAGAATTATGCTAAGGCAGAAGACGCTCTCAACGTACTAGCAAATGCTGGTGATGAAAAGGCTTATGCCCTCGCATTCCAGCTATACATGACCGGACTAGCTGGTGTCAAAACGGCTGAGACAAAATGCTCTAAGATGATTAAGAGCGCTAACAGTGAGTACCCAATTTGCTCACACACCGGCCTACCAGTAAACAAGGTATACCAAGATACAAGTGGATATTGCCGTCCTCTATACCGTAAGGGTATGGATGAGACTTATGAGGGGGCTTCCTTCATCAACGCCAAGATTTTCGGGTAATCCATGAGAATAGATAGGCTAGCCGATTTTTTAGATTTGAAGTACCGGCTTATCTCAGTCGCGGCTGAACCTATGCCCGTATCTCCAGCCATTATGGCGGAGGTCAGGAAGCGTCTAAAAGTTTTACGAGAGATGTGGCTAGACGGTCCAAGAGTCAAAGACCAGAGTATATTGGCCTGGGCAGATGACGATAACAAGGGCCCACAGTTTGATTTGATCCGTGAACTTGTTGCTATAGTCAAAACACTCGCCGTTAATCCATCGCTCGGCCCTACCGATACTTATAGGGCAGTTCAGAGGGGCTTAACCATCTCTAAGATCCTAAAAGATTTTAGTCTTACTGAGATTAAAGATGCTATGAAGCTCAGCCTCAAAGGCAATATGAGACACCCAGATCTGAATAGATTTGAGCATCAAGAATCAAAGATTAGAACTTTTCTTCGAAGATTAGATGGTGGATTTGACGAAGTCAGATCAACCCTATCTAAGTTTGTTCCATCTGCTGAAAAATCCGCAATTGATAAAGAGTCAATAGGCGGTTATGAACTTCAAAAAGCTAAGGGTCTTTCCAAAGATAATCTTTTGAGTTTTACAACTCACCCAGAAGCACACAGATACGGATTAGATAATACTGAGTTTTTGTCCAAACTATTGAACGAAACCAAATTAAGACCATTAGTGGAAAACTTAATTCGTTCTGTTAGAAGAGGACACAGCCCAAAGGCAGCTCCCGTTATTTTAACTGCTCATGATTCTTTTCAAGATCTTATTAAAAAACTACAGACCAATAACGCGCTATTTGATGATACTGAAGAAGGCGCTAGAGAACAAATGGATTTTGGTCGTAGGCAAGAAGAATTAGAAGATAAACAAAAAGAATTAGATGCCTTGAATCCAAACCAACGATGGTCTAGGCAGATGCAAGAGGCTAAGCAGCAGAAACTATTAGAACAAGAGCAGAACCCTTCCGTTCTAACACCGGACCAGTTGCAAGAGCGTATTGAGCAAAGGGACCTAGAGCACGAACAAAGAGTAGAACAAAAAAGACAACAAGAAGAGGCATTAATTAGCAAGTATAATGGACTCACTTTTGATCGATGGATGAGGATAAAATGAGAATTGCTGAACTATTAAATGCTATGGCTTCTTGGCTAGAGAGCCCAAATAACGAAGCTCTGCTACTTGCTGAGGCCGATGAAAAGTGCATGCAAGTAGTAGCAGAGTCTTGTGTTCTGGCCGCCGCCCTTCTAAAGAAGGCCGCCGATGAAGTAGATGTTATCGAGACTCCAACCGAGTCCGTCATCACCTCAGAATCTATTGAAGAGACTGCCGCCTTGGCACAAGCTCTAGATGAGTCTGGAGACCCACAACTCAAGAGAGTTGCTTCGGTTTTAGATGAACTACTTCTAACTATTGCTGCTCCACCAAATGCTTATGCCGAACGCAAAGACTTGGTAGATGCAAGAGCTGATGCTATAAAGGCAAAGTACGAACAACCACGTCAAGATTTGCACAAGTACAATCAAATTGGAAAGTCTGAGAAGGCGATTGAGAACAGCGGATTCACTAAGGAATACAAGATCCTAGAAGCTCCACTAAGCTCTCGTTACTGCCCAGACCATCCAGGAGCCCAGATTGCCCGTGTAGGTGAACATATGTGGCAATGCGACTTGGATAAGAAGACTTACAATTTTGAAACTGGATTCGAACTAGCTAATGGTTCTAGAGTCCCTGGTGGCGATGTTGCTCAACAAACTAACGGCTTGGATACCCCCTTCCATGCCATCTTTGACACCCGTGAAGGTCGACTAGGTTACAACAAGTAAGCGATACCCTGGTTATAAAACAATATTATAATCAGAGGTTTTATGAACAAAAACGCACTTAAAAAGATTCTGGACCACCCAGATAAAGATGAAATCATTGCGAAGTTAGTATTAGATTATCCTGCAAAAGACATTCATGAATGGCTTGCTGGTAAATATACTAATGTCAGTGAAGCTAAATTTGTAGTGGCTGAAAAGTCAATTAAAGTATTCAAAGATAACTATCTTGATGTATATTCCATGATCCGTGAGGACATGATAAATACCAAGCAAGCTGTAGCTGCCGGTACAGCGGACCAATTAGAATTGGCCGTAAAGAGTAATCCAACTTACAAGAGTAAAATGTTGGAATTAGCTGGCAAAGAAATAGATGTGCGCCAAATGGTAGCTCAGTTATGTCTGGCTATTGAAACACGTTTGGGTCAGGTTTTTGATGAAATTCAAGAAGACCCACGTAATATCAATACCAAGATAGATCGTGTTCTAATTGAATACGGCGAGCTTCTTGGCGGCTTATTGGAGAAGTATTACAAATTTACTGAGAATCCCGCTGACTTAGTCATTCAACACAACGTGACTTTGCAGGCGGTAGATCAGCATATTTCGGTATTTCATGATGTAATCCGAGATGTTTTGTCCCAATTGGACCTAGAAAGCTCCATGTTATTTATGGAGATTTTCCAAGAGAAGATGGCCAAGCTAAAGATGCCAACTCAAGAGCAGCCGCTCAATACTGACATGAAGCTTGCTGAAGCCAAAATACTCAACGAAACCATTAACAAAAAGTTGAATAACCAGTAATGCCAGAGAACAAGCCTTCAAACAAACCCATTATCGACATGCCATCCAAAAAGCAGTTGGAGAAGGTCGTTCAACCATATTCTGATGAAGAGCTAGCGCTCACTCCAGAGATGGAAGAGAAGATGAAAAAGCTCATGGAGTTTTTTGATCACCATGGCATTGACTATAGTAAGTTTGTTCCTAAGTTTTACTCTTATGTAACTGACAAGAAGGCTTACCCCAACTACGACCAGTATCAGCACATTGCTGGTCAGCATGACATGAGAAAGTGGATGTATGCACTTAAGGACATTCACTACAAACAAAAGGCTGGGTTCCCATATCGAGAGGCAATTAAGCTTGCCACTAGTGGTTGGGTGAAAATGGAAATCTATGACTTCTTGAATTGGCTAAGATTCCACGAAGAAGGAACTCACATGAAATATAAGTTTGCACAAGTCTGGTATGAAAATGGACAGCCTGGTTACTTCTTGCATGTCAAGCCAGATGCTCAAAAAGAACCAGAACCTCGCACAGATGGCGACTCTGTTGAAAAAGCTAGCCAAGATGCTGAGCGTAATGAAGAGAAAAGGCAAATCATTGAGAAGCAACGTTCCAAGATTATTGGACGTTTGGACTCTGCTGAAAAATTACTTCGTTCTCAGGACGGTCAAGAATTTGCTGGTGGTGAGTTAGAAAATCTGATGGAGGCTATCTATAGCCTCAAGAAGAAGGTTCAGCTTGTCAACAAGCTAAGCGTGTCTACACGTTTGTACGAAGACATGATTGTGCGTGAGGGTAATGTCCTTAAGCGCAGTGGATTCGTCAAAGCTGCTGAAGTTCTATATGCTCTAGCACAAACCCCTGGTGCAGGCGGTGAAGCTGCTAAAGATGATGGCAAGCAACAAGGCGGTGCTGTGCCTCCTGCAACCCCACCAGACGACCCATCTGGTGCTGGTAACCCTGGAGCCCCAGGTGGATTGCCAGCTCAACCACCAGGCGTTCCTAGCGTACAGACCCCAGTAGGCGGGGACCAGAACGATCCTCCTCAGCCAAAAGGCATTAAAGAATTCATCGATAACATGAACGATGGAAATAAGACGGATGGTGATGTCACGGGCGCGGAAGATGACGAACTAGAAGTGCTAGATGCCGAAGATGAGTTAATGGTAACAGAAGCTCAAATCGCTCCACCACCAGGCGCTAATATTCCTCCTGCTGCATTGGAAGATGTTCCAACTACCGACAGTCCTAAGCCAGAGAGAAACCCTCCAGCTTTTATTCCTCCTGCCGCTGAAAAGCCAGAAGCTCCAGCTACCGAAGAGCCGTTAGAAGTAACGGAAGATGATATCCCAGATGCTGGCGCAGGTGAACCTTCTCCAACCGCATCGAACTTCGATAGCCAAATAGACAGCGCTTTCAAAAACGTTGCCATCTCTGATGTTGTAGCTAAGCTAGAAGATATTTCCAAGTCTTACAAGACTAGAGAAATGCCAAGACAATTAGGCATTGTTGATATGATGTTAGATAGTCTTGGATTAGCTTCGCTATTCCCTTCACTATCTGAAGCCCAAAACAAAGCTCTCGAAGCTAACAACTATATCTCTACTCGTGTAGATGATATCCTTGCTAAGTTGCGTGGAGCTATGGCCAGCGCAGAGAAGGCTCCAATCGCACCATCTCCTGAAAGAGAAGATGTTGCCGGTATCAAGGGCAAACTACAGAGTGACCAAGATAAAGAGAAGGCTCGTAAACAAATGAGGAAAGAGCAAGAAGCTACCGAAATGGAGAACGCCGGCAAGGAAGAAGCCAAAGAAACTCCAGCAGTAGAAATGGGTGAACTAGCCCCTCCAGCTCCTCCAGCCGTTCCTCCACCAGCAGCACCTCCAGCTCCGGCAGCTCCAAGACCACCAGCCGTTTAAGGAGATAAATGAAACTCCGCGAACTGCTTTCAGAAATGAAGAGAGTGCAAGAACAGATAGGCGCATCTCCGCCCTATATCTGCGGAGGTACGCCTAGAGATAAGTACATGGGTAAACTAGAAAACATCGCCGACATAGATGTTACTACTGGTGATAAGACCGTTGACTATTTGTCTCAAGAGTTTTTCATTGAGTTTCGTAAGAAGTATAACGTCACCAGAAAAACTATGGAAGATGGACACAGCTCTATCTTCGTAGGTACTTTGAAGGTAGACTTCTCTTCTAATTTTATGGTCGAAAACATTGACCAAGAGCTAGCGAAGTTAGGAATCAGAAATCCTACCAACATGCAGCGCGAAATGTTCAGTCGTGATTTTACCTGTAACTCTTTGTTGCTGACGTTAGACCTAAAGCAAACTTTGGATCCAACTAAACGAGGATTCAAAGATATCAAAGAGAAGAAGATTAGAACTTGTTTAGCGCCTGAGGTAACTCTCACTTCTAATAGGAATAGAGTTGTAAGGGCAATTTATCTTGCTTGTAAATTGGATTTTGACTTGGATGATTCAATTATTGAGTATGTAAGAAAGTATCCTGAAACTGTTAAGATTTCAACTGAGAAATCAATGAACGATAAGCTAAATGAAGCTTTCACTAGGAATCCAGAGAAGGCAGCTCAACTAATTACTCAGATGAATCTATGGACTCAGATACCAATTACAGAAAAGGTATATCCATACTACATGAAGCATGTTAAAGGAAAATCCAATGTCAGTCAATAAGAAAGGTTATTTCCAAGGTGGAGGCGGGGTCAACGAACCAACGCCTGGTGAAAAGAAATACAAGTCCGATCCGGCCTTGGTTGTTCAGCCACGTTTTGAAGAACCATTTTATTACAACTACGATTTGTATACAATTCCCGGCATGGAGGACATCGGCCCCGGCACGGGATACCACGGTCTACAAAATTACGATAGCGTCCAGGAATTTCTAGAAGCAAGGCGTAGTAGGATGAAGGGTCGCTATGAAGCCGACGATTCTTGGCAATTGGATTCTGGCAAACGTACTAAAGAAAATCCTGGCATTAAAGCCCGTGCAGCTATTTTTGAAAGAATAATCAAGACCGCAGGCCCTAATTATGATTTAGGAAAAGGTCTCTATCAAGAAATGAGCGATGGCAAAGTTGACAGTGTTGAAGAGTTCAGGGAAGAGGAAGATCACGGTCCAGGCGCTTTCTTTGCCGATGACAATGCCGATCATATGCTTCCGCCTAAAGAGCATGGCACCAGTATCTATGATTGGAAAAACAGTCCATATCAAGGCACCCCTGGTCCAAAAAAGAAGAAGAAAAAGGATGTCAATCATATTGACTTCCCGATTGATGAACAGGTAAACCACTATAACCAAATGATTTATCCTGGTGAAGAGCAGTATCATAAGCCAAGACTAGTGGGTCCGTTAGGTCCTGCAGGCAATGATGACTATTCTCTTTTCCCAGGAGATATAGGACCTGAGCTTTTCCAGAGTTCATTCCAATCTGGACAGATTGCTGGTGAGCACTCTTATTTACCAGAAAACGATTTTGATGGTCGTTCGGCTGATGCCCTTAATTTCGGTAGAGATTATGACGAAGAGACAAAGCCAGCTAGAGGTCTTCACGAGGATATCCTGCAAAAACTTTTTAATAAGTACCTAACCCCATCTGAAGACGGTTTATTTGGCTTGCCAGATGGCGTAGATCCAGAAGGTCACGATGCTGACCAAACCGAGCAAGTAGAAGAGCCATTTACTGGAACTTCTGATATTGGTACCGATATCTATGAGGATAAGTGGAATATCTAAAACCAATCATTATCATTGCATACAACCGCATATTATCATATAAAGAAAGCACTCCCAGAGGTACCTAAATGACTTTACGATCCAGAGCACAGCAGCTATACGTCATAGACCCGATTTCCCCGGCGTCACAGCTACCGGCGCATGATGAGCACTCGGTTGAGGCTATCCCTGCCGAACTACAACACGAGGGCATTGAAGAACTTATGTCCGGCGCTCCAATCGAAGTATCTGAGCCTGGCGAAATTGAAATCGTAGTTGAAGACCTTCCCGGCGCACCACCTGGCACTAAGCACCCAGAACCCGAACTCGAAGTACATGATGAGACTCTCGAAGTTAAGGATGACGGTGAAGATAAGAAAGAAGATCCTAAAGAGAGCAAGAATGCTAAATGGGATTGGTCTAAGCATGGCCCACACGGCTTTGTAGCCTGGGTCAAGGAAAGACTAGACAGTGTTCCTAAGCACTCTGGTTACGACTCTGCCGGTCTAGAACGTGCCATGTCCTACATGGAGAAACTAGATAGCGAAATTTCTAAGGCTATGAGAATGGACCTCGACTCTGAGTTAGATGCTAACAAGGTTGAGAAGATTCGTTCCGAGCTAGATAATGGTTTGTCTCGTTTGCGTGATCGTCTAGATAAGGTAAAAGATTCCAAGAAGTCTTCTAAGAAGCGTAAGAAGACTGCCCAAGAATTGCAACCTGAAATCAACAAAGTTCTTGAGAGATACTCAGATGAAGACCTACAGGATTGGGTAGCTGATACTACTATTCCTGGTGAGGAATGGACTGCCGCAAAGGTAATCGTTCAACTAGCTAATAATGGTGAAGAGCCAGGCTTTGAAGGATTTGGTTTGACTAAGCACGCACAGAAGATTACTGGAGTTCAAGGAGTTTACGTAACTGTTCCTCTTTTGATTTCTAGAATTGCTCGTGTTTGCATTAACGGTACTGTTTCTGCTGGCCATGATATCGAAGATTTGTACAAGCGTCAAGTTTCTAAATACAAGCTTGATGACCGTGAGCAAGCCGAAGTAAGACAACTATTGTGGGATATGGGTTATCCAATGCGTGAGGATCGTGGCTTCTTCCCAGATGATGATCTTGAAGTATACGATACTGACAATATGGATTGGGCAGCCAACTACAGGGCTTAATAATGAGCAAAAATTCACGACACCAATCGGTGATCAATAGACAATCTGATGCTCCTGAGAGCGATGACCACTGGTTAAGGGCGTTTGAGAACTCCCTTCAAAAGACCAGCGTGCAACCACGTGGCAACAGTTTGTTCGAACAGATTAGCACCATCATGAATGGCAAGTCTAAGTATCCATCGGTACAGGCTGCCGTTGATGATATGATGCACCGTAGTGGTTTGACCGACTATCTACAGACCAAAACGTCATCTGAAGATGCTCCACCACCTAGCAAGCCTCGTAAAACAGCTCAGGCTCAGACTAATGCTAACATGCCAAAGATTATCCAAGACAAGCCAAGCATTCTGAATACGCTTGAGAACATTGTTAGGGAGTCTAAGGGTAATTTGTCAGTCCCTGCCATCATTAGTCGCTTGCGTTCTTTGCATGCTGGTGATATTTCTAACGAAGCATCATGGGAAGATGACAAATTGACCCGCCTTGTTAGTCAATACAACCTACAAGCTAAGACTAGTAACCCTAGTAGCTATGATAATTTCAGTCAGCTAGGTCAAGGCGACCATTCTACTGTTAATTCCGATATTGATCCATCAAATACTGATGCATTCAACGCTTTAATGCCTGCGAAATTTTAAGTGCTTTGCACTTGCCCAGCCTGTTTTTCGGGTTCTGGAGGGTATTTCTCAAGCGCAATCTTGCTATACTTGCAATTGTAGCATAGCAGTTCTTTATTTTTGTTGAGAGTTAGTGTTTCAACCTTTCTTTCACCACACTCTTTACAGCAACCACCATAGTACTTGACTATTTTCTTCCTGTATGACTCGACATATTTACTTTTGTAAGGTTTACCCTTATAACAATTGTAACATGTAACTTGATATCCAGTTTTTTGGACAAGACCTTCATACAGATAGTTGATATCACCATTGATTGTTAGTTTAGTATACTCATCTTCTCCGCAAATACAGCAAGCATTACCATAAGCCCAAATAACAGCGCTTCGTTTCATACGATAGCGGCTGTTTTGTTTTTTAGAGTAATCAGGATCGGTCTGATGAGACTTCTTGTCATTGGATTTTCGACATGGCTTGCAGATATAATAGCCCTTGTTTTGGTCGTAAGTAGCCCAATTCTTAGTGGTTAATGAAACGCCACATTTGAGGCATACTCTTTTTCTTCGTTTTTTCGTGGAAGCCATTCTACTGAATATACGATCATTTTAGTATGCCCAGTATAAATATTGAAAATAAGGAAATCTTTGAGAAGATGAAAAGACAACTCTCAATGATTGACCCCGTAACATTTTGTCAAGAGAATTTAACATTAGAAGGTGAACCATTCAGATTGAGTGGTAATGGATATAAGCCCTTCTCAGATATTTACAGATACATTGGTATTAAAGCATTAGAGCCAGATGCTAAGCCAGTTATCTTAGTCAAAGGCCGTCAGGTAGGAGCTACTACCATGGCTAGTGCTTTGGAAATGTATTTCATGGGCTCTGGTTTGTTCGGAGACGGGTTCCGTCCACCAATCCGTATCATCCACGCTTTCCCTCAATTGGAGTTAGCTGCGGCCTATTCTAAGACCAAGCTAAACCAAATGATCAATATGGCTAAGGTCCCTGAAGGAACTCCCGAAAACAAGGGCTCTCGTCCAAAGTCTTTCATGCAGCAATTACTAGACCAGTCTTCTCCTACCAACGATTCTTTGCATTTTAAACAGTTCATTGGCGGAAACCACTTGTGGGTAGAGTCGACTGGCGTAGACGCCGACAGAATCATGGGTCGTACCGCTGATATTCTATTCTTTGACGAAGTTCAGAAGACAACGACTCAGGCTATTGGAAACGCTCTTAAAATTCTAACCAACGCCAAATATGGCAGACCTACACAGGGAGTACAAGTTTTCTTTGGAACGCCCCGTCGTAAAGGATCTGACTACCACAAGATGTGGCAGTCTTCTTCTCAGCAATATTACTACTTAGGCTGTGAGAAATGTGAAGAGCATTTCCCACTTTACACGCCAGGTTCTGATGATTGGGAGAAAGTTTGGATTCATGGTAAAGTAGTTAAGTGTTCAAAATGCGGCCATGAACAAGATAAACTACAAGCACAAGAACGTGGCAAGTGGGTTGCTCTGAAGAATCCAAACGATCCAGACTGTGATATGATTGGTTTCCATATCAATCAGCTTTACATGCCCAAATTCACTAGAGAAGATATCGATAAGGAAAAGCCGGGCCGTCATCCAATCAATACTGAGCGTGTTTTCCAAAACGAAGTTCTTGGAGAGTTCTATCAGGGAGATGCAAGTCCGATGTCTCCAGACGAGGTACGTACTCTATGTGCTGACTTCGAAAGAAAATATAGCCCACGTATTCTTCCAACCAAAGGACCAATGCAGCAGTTGACGGTAATGGGAATCGATTATGGTGCCCGTTCTGACCTAGAACAATTAGCTGACCCAGAAAGAGTAAAACCTGCTGGCCAATCTTATAGTACCGCTGTTATTTTGCAAACCAAAGGATCTAACTTACTGTCAATTGAATTTGCTACTAAGTTTAAACGAAATGATCCGGAAAGCAAAAAGGGGCTCATTGATCAATTGATGAGACAGTATAGTGTGCAGCTAACCATTGGAGACATTGGTTACTCTAATGACTTTTCTTCTACACTACATAACACTTATGGAGATAGATATCTAGTCTCTCGTGCTCATAACAGAGTTAATGATCATGTTAAGTTTAATCATGAGGCTTTTCCAAAAGAAATTATCTTCGAGAGAGACTTCTATATTAGTGAGCTTTATGACCAAATGAAGAAAGGTCTGATTAGATTCCCATATGGAGATTATGAGAAGGTTGCATGGTTAATTGACCATTGTTGTAGTATGGAACTCAAGCCATCTATTTCTAAATATGGTGACCACACAGTCCATTATGTCAAGGGCGGAACACCAAACGACGGATTTATGGCACTGCTGAACGCTTATTTGGCTTTTAAATTCTTAGTTAGTCGAGGCTTCACAAATAACAATCCAATGCTTCATACCCCTAAAAACCTGAATAAACCCATGGTAATGAGCGGTTATGTACCGAGAAGGTTCTAAGCGGCCTAAATACCTAAGCTTACTGGATATATCATATTTAGTGTATTCTAGTAGAGGGTATAGTGGAACAACAGAGGTTACATGGCTGGTATTAAAAAATCGGGATTAGGGGAAGCCCCATCCTTTTCAGCAAGATTCTTATCAGGTAGATCCACTACCCCACAAGTAAGTGCTATTATGGCAAGTGGCGTCTCCGGAGAAAGAAGAGTTATTCTTTCTGACGAGGTCGAACAGGGATACTTCAGGGATGGCTCTGGCCCAAGTTATAACAAACTTTCATTGGCCAACGCGCCTACTACGGCTTCTAACGTTGTCTCCTCCGTAGGCTTCAAGAAAAATTCACAGGTAGTGTCTAGCTCTGGTGGTATGTTCCGTGGTATCCATGGCGACACCGTCAAGCAGACTCCTGAAGTTTATTCCCCACTTTGGCTCAACAGCAACTTGAACCTACCGCGTGACCGTGCAACTATTAATGCATGGTGCCGAAGCTTCTTTGCATTGAACCCATTCGTGCATAATGCTGTCAGTTTGCATAGCACATACCCAATCAGCAAACTATCTATCAAGTGTCCTAATAAGGATATTGAAAAGTTCTTCGATGACATGATCGAAGAGATTGACCTAATGAACATCTGTGTACAGATTGCCCAAGAGTATTGGCTCTTAGGAGAAGCGTTTGTTTATGCAGAACTGGATGAAGGTAAGGGCAAGTGGAGTCGCCTACACATTCAAAACCCAGATTTCATGATTGTCAAACGTACGGTCGTAGCCAGCGAACCAATCATCATGCTTCGTCCTGATGAGAACCTCAAGAAAATCATTTTCTCAAACCGTCCAACCGATATTGAACAGCGTAAGCAGCTTAACCAGCACATTATCGACTCTGTAAGACGTGGAGAAAACATTCCACTAGACAACTTCCATGTATCACACTTAGCTCGTCGTATCAGCCCTTACGAAATTAGAGGCACTGGCCTTCCAGTCTGTATTTTCCGTCAGTTGATGCTCTTTGATAAGCTACGTGAATCTAAGTACGCCCAGTCTGATAACATGATCAACCCATTGACTTTGGTTAAGATTGGTTCGGCTGACTACAAGCCAACCTTTGCTGACCTTGAAGCATGGAGAGGCGTCTTCGAAGAAGCGCAATACGACAAAGACTTCAAAATCTTCACCCATGAAGGCGTTGCTGTTGAGAGAGTCGGTTGGGGACAAGGTATCTACGATATCTCCGGCGATATTACTCAGCTCATGAAGGAAATCTATGTTGGTTTGTTCGTTCCACCAGTTATGATGGACGGTGGTTCTGATACCACTTACGCTAACGGCGGTGTAGCTTTGGACGTTCTACGTCAGAGATACATGCAGTTCCGTAATATGATGTCTCAGTGGCTCAAGACTAAGATTTTTGCTCCAATCTCCAAGATCCAGGGCTTCTATGACTACTCTGGTGGTGAGAAACAACTTATCGTTCCTGAAATTGATTGGAACCACATGAGCTTGTTTGATGCAGGTGACTACATCAACAGCTTAGTTACTCTATCTCAGGGTCAAGCCGACCAGAAGAGAGTCTCTATTCACACCCTATACCGTTCTTTGGGTCTTGAGTATGAAGACGAAGTACGCAAGATGCGTAAAGAAAATGTTCAGAACGCAATTGCCAAGAAGGAAACGGCCGCCCTTGAAGCTATGGACCTCAACTCTCTCCGTGCATTGGATGACGAGGATGAAATTCCAGAGCCAAAACAACAGGGAGCTGGTCAAGAAGCCCCACTACCAGGAGAGACTCCAGGCGGAGCACCACCAGGCGGCGGAATGCCAGATTTGGGTCTACCAGGTGGTCCACCACCACCTCCTCCAGGCGGTGGCCCAGGCGGTCCTCCTCCACCTCCACCAAGTGGAGCTTCAGCCGGATTAATGCCACCAGGAGGCGGCGCTCCACCAGGTCCACCACCACCAGCGTGATAATGTTTTAAATCCGCTGAATATGCCCTACTTGTGAATAATCCAGCATTGTTTTAGCTATTACGCACAAGTAGAGGGTTTCCATGGATAAATTAGCTCAAAGTAAAAGAGAAACAGGTCGTGGTTTTTTCAACAATCTGCGTGAAAAGATCAATGCTCCTGGTGCTTTCGTAGACGGTATATTCAAGCCTGAATTAAATAGGGTTATGGAATCCCTCAAAGCGCTAGATGACCGTGTTCGTTCAGAATTAACCGGCAAACAAATTGGAAAGGCCGAAGAGCCTGCCATCAAACAGTCCGCCAAGGATCTGTTGAAACTATCTAGAACTGCTTTCAACCGTCGAGAGTGGATGTCTGGCGTTTCTGATTTGGCTATGTTCCATAAGAAAATACAAGCTATTGTTAATGATATTGATAAGTTCTTTGTTGATGTCAATAAGATTCATCACAGATTCCTTTTTGAAGGAGTTGATGATGAAAAAATCAATAGACTTCGTCAACATATGGAGCCAAAAGGCGCCTCTCTAATTGCTGACCAACTTATTAAAGAAGCTGGTATCATCGATTCTTTGTTCAACTTTTTCACAAGTCGTGGACGTGGTCTTGCAGCCTGGGAAAAGAAATATCCAAAAGAAACCAAGGCTCTACGTGAGGGCGGACTCAAGTTACTAGACCAAGCTGAAACAGTATTGGCTAACGCTATTTCTACTATGAAGGATATGGCAACTGCCAGAGCAACTCGTAGGCCAGATGAGTATATGGACTCTGCCAACAAAATTAAGTCAGACTTCAATAAATTTGATGGTGCATTCAAGAGCTACTATCAAACAGCCGTTACTCCTTGGATGAGAATCAAGGATGAGATGGACAAAGAATTAACGAAGAACCAAACTACTGGAACTCCAGCCACAACTGGTCCAGCTCCAGGTAAATCTGAACTGGGTCATGAGTCAGAGCCGGCTCCAGCACCACCAGGTGGACCTGCTGCGCCAGCCGCGCCTCCTGCAAACTTACCTCCAATGGGAAGGTTTGTAACGGTTGGACCATCGTCTTTTGTTCAACCATCTCCTGCTGCACCTCCATCAGACAATGCGCCTGACACTGAGAGAACTCCACAAGTTCGTATCGCACCAACTGTTGATACTGGAGATCCAAAAATCAGAGTTCAAACTCACGAAAGATTCTATCAATCATTAGAGTCTATGAGTGCAGAAGACCCTCGTATTCTTTGCAGCTACATCGCTAAGTACGCTACGTCCATCCAAGGAGATGATCCGGAAACGGCTATTGCGCTATTCTCCATCGTCAAAAAACTAAAGGGGTAATATGCCAGTAGGAGGTAAAGCTAACCTTGGCCCAAATTTCTATACGAAATTGGTCAAAATATCCGAAGAATTGGGGATGAAACCAGAAGACCTTCTGGCTGTCATGACCTCGGAGTCTGGCTTGAATCCGTCTGCATATGAAGAAAAATACAAGGGATCTGGTCTTATTGGATTCATGCCCGCTACGCTAAGAGGACTTGGATATCAAGGAACTTGGCAAGATTTTATTAAGCTAAGTGGCGAAGAACAATTAGATTGGGTCAAGAAATTTATTCAAGGTAAAAGCGGATTAATGAATGGCCGCAAATTTACTTCTGCCGGTTTGTACTATACGGGTAACCTATGGCCTATCGCTCTTAAACTACCAGGCGTAATCAAGGGAGATCCTTCTACTCGCATTTTAGAATCTAATCCAGATACTGATCCTAGTGGTAAGTATAGCAAGAAGTATTTTGATTTAGGATACAAGATATCCGCTAAATTTGAAAAGAAAGCATACGAAGCTAACCCTCTTTTTGATCATGATAAGAAGGGTTACATTACTTATGGCGACATGATTAAGCAGACAGAGATTAACAGAAAGAATCCAGCCTACCAAAAGGCAGTGGCTACTATGGCTAAAGAAACAGGATATCAACCTGGTAAAGAAAAACCTGGCCAAGCACCACCATCAATGGTCGCACAAAATGATAACCATCTACAGGGATTGGACAGCATCATGGATAAATATCTACAAGAAGCACAAATGCAAAGAGCCGCCACAACTCATGATTTGAAGAGGTTGTACAAGCGTGCCTTACCAACTCATAACATTCTCATTTGTATTTCAGCTCCAGATTACTCTAGTGCCATTGAATTCTCTAATGTATTAACCTCTGCCCTAGATGAAGAGTTACTATCTAATTCTTATCCTCATACAGACGGTCATGACGTAGAAATCGAATGCACAATCGCTGGTCCAGAGAAAGAATGTGTTGCTGCAGTTAGACAAATGACTCAAGCAGTTGTCGAAGCTTTTAAAGATGCAACAGCTAAAATAGGTGGAATTAACGTCATAACAAATCAAATTATGAATAAAAAGTCATCTTATCAACCAATCAGCCCTAGAACTGCTGATACTAACCACAGGAAGTTCCTGCTCAAATTTATCTAAGGAAATGCAATGGTATCGGAACAACAACTTTTAGACACGATTCAGCAACTTCAAGGTTCTGGCAAAACGTTTGCTGAATTTCTCGCAGAGATTTTTAAAGGCAAATTCATCGAGGTGTATGTGGGAGATGCTTATGAAGATGTAAGTACAGAGCAAATCTCTACTACATACCCGGCCGTATTCTGTGGTCAAGTTGTTGCAGCTTACCGCGAATGTTTGATTCTCAATTGCGCATTTGTTGGCGGCAATCGTCATTTACAAATGGGCAATATGATGTTCGTCAATGAAAGAGCCATTAGGGCTTTGAATGAAGTTGATGGTAAGGGAACGATCGAAGACATGATGCTTCGAAGCAAAGAGACTTTGGATGTCAAAGAGGCATTCTCTCATCTAGAAAAACCATACACAAGAAAATGAAAAACTCAGACACACTGTTACAACTTGCCAGCACTTATGAAACTAAGTGCTTACAGGGTTTGGTAAAGGTTGCGCGTATTCGCCAACTACCAAACGGTAGCTTTCGTGTGCTCTCTCAAAAGGGAAAAGACCTAGGTACGTACAAGTCTAGGAAAGCCGCTGAGAAGCGTCTTCGTCAGGTAGAATTTTTTAAGCACCTTGATAAGTCAAAAGCTGATGACCAAGGTAACGCCATTACGCCAATTGACTTAACCGGCGCTGATGAGTTTAGCTACTCTGCTCTTATGAGAAAACTTCGTCAAGAAGCTAGCCCAGAGCAAGTAACAGTATTTCTTAAGCTGTTCAAACTACAATTTGATAGGGCAGTTAAAGGCAAGATAAACAAGCCAGAACGAGTAGCTTTGCAGAATGCTATTCTCAAATTTCACAAGGTTCATCCTGTCAAATTAGATAAGAAGATGGTTAAGTGTGCTGCGGTAGCGGAACTAGGAAATTCCGACCAAGTTGGCCAGTATTTGGCTGGTATTGTTCATTTCATTTTAAACAGACTGGAGCCTGAAAAAAGGCTCAAGGCTGCACAAGTGCTCAAACAAAAATTTGCTGTTATGAGTGAGAATGCAATTGCCGGAAAGCATATGCCAAATGCAGCCGTTTATGGCCAAGCTATTACATTCGTTAAGCATGTATTGTTTAATCAAGATGCTACTTACATTAGGGGCGTTCTAAATAGCTTGTCGAGGAGTCTATGATTAGAAGATTCCGTTCAGTTATTCCTGATGTATTGTATCGTGGTTCTGGCCCTACTCCAAAAGATGTACTTGAGCTTAAAGATAAGTTGGGTATTAAAAAGATTGTATCTTTAGATCAAGAAACAGGCGAGAAGATTGATCGAGCTTGTAAGATGTTAGGAATCAATCATATCAAACTGTATATCGATCATACTAGAAAAAGCTTGTATGATTTTTTATCTCAGGATATGAAAAAGCTATTTCTAGAAGGTGGCCCCACATTTGTTCATTGCCATGAAGGTAAGGATAGAACTGGATTAGCTTCTGCAATAGTAGAGTGTAGATTTCTTGGTAAAGACCCAGAGAAAGCAATTCAAGAAGCTAAGGCATTAGGCTTTGGTGTTGGTATCCCGCCTCAGAGCATGCATATGTTCGAACAGATTATCCGTCACTGCAAGCCCGATAAAGATACTAATAGTGCTGATATAGTCTCCAATGAACGAGAGTATATTGGTGATAACCGTGACACTTTCTTGGATGAAGGACATCAAGGATCGTTCTCTCCACACTTGAACCAGACTAAGCAGGACCCAGTAGATTCATTGTACCCATCAGATTTGGATCAATACCCCACTCGCGAAAATTATGATAGCCCACCACTATTTAGGCATGATCCTAGTGAGAGTGTCACAATCCCTAATGTGGGAGAATATGACAATGATGCTGGGCAGCGAGGTTTCGGACCAGTGGAACGTATGGATGGTTTCTTCTCAGAGGTAGGTCATTGAATGATTAAAAAGTCTTACTCGGTACAAATGAGCTATAATGTGTCTGACAGCGAAAAGCAGCAGGCAGAGAAGGCGCTATTGTATTTTAAGGCTGCTGAGAGGTTTCTAATACAGGCTGCCGATCATTTGAATATTATGAAGACTCCATTCAAAGACAACCCAGATATGACGCCTGAAGACGTAATGAAAGCTCGTGCTGTCATTAGACGTTTTAGAGATAAGGCCATTGAGAATTTTGATAAGTTTAAGAAGGTATCTTTTGACTGCGTTAACATTATGCAGACATTTGAAAGCGATACTCAAACACTTAAACTGATGAAATCATTTATTGCTTCAGTGGATGATTTGGAAGTTTCAGTTAATCAGTTTGCAGATTTGTTTAACGATTTGCAGTCTAAAGAGTTTGTGAAAGATGTAACAGCCGCTATTGAAGGTATTCAAAAACAGTGCGATGAGATTGATGAAATCATTGATGAAAGAATTAAATCTCATATTCAAACTAATATACTGGCAAGTAGTTGGGTAGATGCAATTAGTAATGATTTGCAGATGAAAATAGAGAAGAAGACCCCACTAATCGTGGATCTATATAATCAGAGGCAAGAACAGCTAAATGATGCAGTAGAGGAGAGGAACCCGTCAGGTAGATGATTAAAATGGTAATATCGCTGTATAATAGATGAAGTTTTCAGTCTCAGACCGGAAATTTGTAGCAATATTACATTATACCTGTGTGGTCTCCCATTTGGAGAGTTTATGTTTATTAAACACGGTGATGGAAAAATACTTAACGTCGTTGACGGCGAAGAACTCAATGAAGAGCAAAAGAAAGCTGTCAAAGATCGTTCAAAAGATCTCATCAAACAATCTGATGAGTCAACTGATTCTTCCAAGAAGAAGTCAGGGAGCTAATACGCATGCCCATTATTAAATTAGGCGAAGCCCACGAAATTAAACTAGAGAACATGGAATCATGTCTTCCTGAGGTGAGTGCTGAGGTATTGGAGAACTTTAGGAAGTTCGCAACTAACCTAAAGAAGATTGCACCTAAAGCTGAAGACTTCCTATATTTCTCTGCCGTTATGATGCATGCCGCCGAGGCCGCAGCGCTTAACGAAGATGGCACACCAAAGCTAACGCTCAAGGGCGAACCAGTCGAAGTAGGCTGGGATACTAGTGGTGGTACATGGAAATGGGCATCAAATGACCCTAACATTAAGCCATATAAGAATTCCAATGGAGATATTTTTCCAGAAGCAGAATTAACCAAAGCTTACAAGAAGTGGAAACACAAGCCTCTATGCGTGGATCATAAATCGAGTTCGGTTGACCATGTTAGAGGTTTTATCGTTGATACCTATTACGATCGCAGCCTCAAGAGAGTGATTGCGTTGTGCGCCTTAGATAAGGCTGGATTCCCTCAATTAGCTAGACAAATTTCAACCGGCGTTTCTAACTGCGTATCTATGGGCACTGCTGTTGGAAGAGCCATCTGTTATGATTGCGGTCGAGTCGCTCGCGCTGAAGCTGACTTCTGCAGTCATATGAAGAACAAGACTTGCTACGGTGAAATCAACGTAGACCTCAATCCAATTGAGCTATCTATCGTTGTAAATGGTGCGGATCCTAGAGCCAACATCAAACACATCATTGCTGCAGCAAATACAATGAATACTTATCTAGAGAATCGTGCCAAAGAACTAGAAAAAATGGCCGATCTCAAGTTTAGTGCTAATGTAAACGTGTCAGATCCAAATGGCGAAGAAGGCGGCGGAAGCGCTCAATTCAACGTCGAAGCAAGTGACATTGATAGTTTCAAGACAGAATTAGATGAAGCCTTTCGTAAGGTGCAAGAATTCAAGAACGTAAAAAATTCTGGAAAAGATACTAATTCTTCAACATATAATCAATCGTCGGGTTCGCAAGCCATGGATACTGGCACAACCCCGGATTCTGGATTGGCTCTCCAAACTCCGCAAGCCATTAGGCTTGCATCCGCAGATGTAGAGGCGGAATCATTGGCTGAGCTTCAGCAAGTTACTGCATCAATTGAAGCTACGTTAAGTCAAATGAAGAAGAGCTTGGATAAGTTAGCAAAAACTTCTACTACCAAAATACAAGAGGAACACATGTCCGGATCAAAAGAAATCAATAAGCAAGCTTATTTCCAGGGTGGCGGTGGCGTTAATGAGCCAACTCCAGGCCAAGTTAAATATCCAAAAGACGGACTCAATGAGCAACTTCGTGAACACGAAGACAAGCACATGACGGGTCAGCCTCCTTTCCCTGAGGTAGGTCCAGTCGATGGTATGCACCCTTCTCCAGCTTCGGCTGACCCATCTGGCGAGTTAGAGCGTAAGAAGATGCTCGCTCGTGCAGAAGCAGAAGAGCGCACCCTCAAGCGTAACTCCATTGTCAATATGGCAAAAGACGCTTTGAGAAGCAAAGAAGCCTATTACCTAGGTGGTGGCGGCGTAAACGAGCCAACCCCAGGTAAAGTTAAGTATCCAAAAGATAAGCTTAACGAAGAACTACGTGAATACGAAGACAAGCACATGGTTGGTCAACCACCATTCCCAGGTGTTGGTCCAGTAGACGGCATGCACCCTTCTCCATCCTCCGCTGATCCAAAGGATGAATTGAAGCGTAAGCAGATGCTAGCACGCGCTCAACTAAGAGCCAGATTCGTCAAGGCTGCCAACAGCAACGGCACCCAGAACAAGGGCAGAAGCGCTTGGGAAGTATTCCTAGGTGACAAGCTATTGTTGACTGCATCTGTTGCAGAACTATCCGGTGGAAACACTGACGTTCTATATGACTCAATTGCTACCAAGGACTTCGGTGCCAAGTTGATCGAAAAGGTCAAAGTTAATGGTGCTGATGCGGTAAGCAAACTAATTAAGAAAGCACAAGGCGCTCCAGGTGGTGCTCCACCAGCCGGCCCTCCAGCCGGTGACCCATCCAGTGCCCCACCTCCAGGTGGTGATGCCGGTCCAGATGCTGGTCCTCCAGCAGAAGACGCAGGCAAGTCTGGTGACCCAAAGCAGAGTGCAGTTGAACTTGCCGAAAAGGTAAGAGACCTAAGCTCTGACCTAGTAGAAGCTGTTCGTGCCTTAACTGGTGAACAAGCTGAAATGGGCGGTCCAGAAGCAGGTAGCGCTCCTCCAGCAGGTGGCGTAGGCGGTCCAGCCGGTGGCCCAATGGCTGCTGACGACCAAGATGCAAAGAAGAAGAAAGACTCCATGGAGTCCTCTGCTTCTGATAACTTCAGCACAGCAACCCTCAATACTCTAAGAAGAGAATTGAATGGCGCACTAACTCATGCAATGAAAGAAGCTATTGCAGAACTAACTGAACACCAGCAAGAACTAGATATGATTGTTGGAATGTACGACAAGGGCGCTGTAACTGATTCTAACCAAGATTTTGTAGGCAATATTGTAGACGATGCATTAAACGAAGCCAAGACTGCTGTAGCAGACGGCTTTAAGCTAATGACCGCATTCGTCAAGTATGCTCGTGGTACTAAAGCCATTGTCAAGCGTGCAGAGATTGAGTCAGAACTCGAATCACTTGCCTCAGACGAAGGAGACGCTATGAGCATGAAGGATAACCACTCCGCAGATGGCGGCGACTTAATGGGCTTAATCAACGACACCAACGCAGATTTGGATGCCGTCCAAGAAATGATGGGCGATGACCAAGACCACAGCGATTTGGGTGGCGAAGGTTTGGGTGGTTTGGATGGACTCGAAGGTCTTCTAGATGGAGATGTGGGCGGTGAAGAACACGAACACGAAGAGCCACATGCAGAACCACTACTAGAAGGTTTGGCTGACGACAACGATCTCACTTTTGAACAAGGTGAGAAAGTACCACCAGAGTTGGCCGGAAAGAAGTTAACTATGGCATCATTTGATGATAGAGCAGGCCGTGCAGCTCTCAGGGCCAAGTTGGCTGCTGACGCTCTCGGTAAAGAAGAAGACGGAGAAATCCAAGACATGTCCAAGCAAAAGTTTAGTGATATGCTAGACCAGGCCGACAGACTAGCCGATGGACAAACTGAATTGGAAGTAAAGCCATCCGACAGCCTCGGATTGGTTGAGACCCTCCCAGAAGTAAACAAGAGAATGTTGGAGGTTGCTAAGGCACCACCAAAGGTTCGCAAAGAAGCAGAAGTCATTCAGAGACTCGTCTCTGAGGGCAAGCTTGATCCAAATGACGTTGATGCTCTAGCATCTTACGGATTGGACAAGGAAGCTGTTGCTTACTGGAAGAAGTACTTCGGTGAAGTTGATGGCGGAAGTGAATTTGCCAGTGAAATGGTGAAGGAACATGTCAAGTCAGCTATGGAAGAAGAGTTAAACACCTTCAGAATTAAGCTAGCTCGTGCCTATGAACTAACCTATGACATGGTTGACCGTGGTCTGTGCAAGCATGACAGAGTAACCATCTCAGATCAAGTTGATCAGATTATGAAGTTTAATGATGACGCATTCGAATCCCTCAAGAAGGTCGTTGCCCGTCATGAACCAGGTATGCTGCGTAAGTCTGCAGGAAGCATGCCACAAGTTGGTCTCAGAGTTGATGGAGAATTCTCTCCAGCTCAAGCAGTCGAGGATGACTCTTATACCCAGTTGTCAAACCTCTTTGGTAATAAAAAGGGTGTGTTCTAAAGCTTAACCTAGAACGAGGATACTACAAATGAAAAACCAGAGCGTATCAGATTTTGTAGCCGCAACTATGAATGCGGTTCTAAACAGCAAAGAACACAAGTCGTTGTTCGATGTTCAATACAAGTATGCACAAGACATGAATGATGCAAAGCATTCCTGTTCCAAGTGCGGTTCCAGTCACGCAGATAAAGATAGCTGCATGGCCGACGATGATGACAATGACGCCCGTAAGGCAAAGAAGGATTCTGATTCAGATTCCTCCAGCGCCTGGGATGACAACGATGCACGCAAAAAGAAGGATTCCGATTCTGATTCTAGCGATGCTGATGACGATGATGACAACGATGCTCGTAAGGCAAAGAAGGACTCTGATTCTGACGACAGCTCTGCTGACGATGATCTAGAAGCTTCTGCTGCATTCGACGTAGCTATCGACAGCTTGCTAACTGCATCTGCCGCTCTAGACTCCGTTGGCCTCGGTCGTGGATCTGCCCTTGTCCTAAAGATTGCTTCCTTGACTGTTGAAGCCAAGAAGAAGGAAAAGGATACCAAGAAGTCTGACAAGAAAAAGAAGAGTGACTCTCAGTCTGCTAAGGACAAGAAGTCTAATCCATTCGCTAAGAAGAAGGACGACAAGAAAGATTCCAAGAAGAGCGATTCTCATTCTGCAAAGGATAAGAAGAGCGATCCAAAGAAGTCTGACAAGAAGGACGACAAGAAGTCATCCAAATCTTCTAAGTAAGGACGACAATGTACAAACTAGGCAGCTTTGAGGACGAACTCTATCGTTCGATGGAGAAGACTATAGTCAAAAACCAGACCGAGAATACTCACGGTTTCAATAAGCTAGCTCAAGCTGCTGACCTTTTGAATACTGCGGCCGATATTTTCGACCGTGCAGGTATGCGCAAAGAATCTGAAGAAGTTACAAAAGTCTTGCAATCAATGGCCATTGACCAATTGATTAGTGAGGCTTTTTCTTTGTCCGATTTGATGAGCAAAATCGATGTGTTAGGCGTCAACGAACATGATTTACACAATCTGTTAGAGATGTCTACCCCCGCACAGTTGATTGGTTTAGCCAAGAAGATTGGAAGTGTTCTCAAAGGAGACAGTACTTTATCTGAAGCTGTTTCTAATGTAGCTAAAGAGCATGATATAACAGACCCAGAAGTTAAAGATAAATTAGTCAGTCAGATTATGACTGCACTAAAGGTCGCAAAGTTTTTTGTATAAGGACCCAAATGGCAAAATCTCTTTTTGAAGATGAACTAATTGCAGGAATGGAAAAGCAGTTGCGTAAGCAAGCGGCTGGCGAGAAGCCAGGCGTTTCTAAGGCCGCTGACTGCCTCCACGCTGCTTTAGAAATTTTTGAAGAGCAGGGTATGGCCGCCAGGGCGGATCAAGTTCTGCAACTTCTACAAAAGCTTGCGCAAAGCAACGAGGCACGTGACGTTCAGCAAATGCCATCCGTCCATAAACTAATGGAAGCTGGATTGACTCAACGTGACATGCATGAGTTTGCTAAGGGAAGCCCAATTGCCAAAGCTAAGTTCAATTTGATTCTACGTGGTCTTGGATATTCTGATCACCAAATTGGAAGATTCATTGGACCAACCAACGTTATGTCTGAAGATGATGCCAAGCAAGTAATGGATCCAAACCGTTCTTTCAGCAAAATCTATGACTGGATGTCAAATCCAACAACACCAGTTGATCCAAGCAATCTCCAACCAGGCGAAGAGTTTGAAGGAAAGAGTTTGCTGAGACCACAATATGATGAGAAGCTACCAAAAGGCCCCGATGAGTTGGTCTTTAAGAGCATCGCTCAAAAAAAAAGTTCACCTGACCATCACACCAAAGGCTTAACTCCTGACAAAGAAGTTGAGAACCTAAAACACCACGGTACAGTTTTTAACATGGCCGAAGATGGTGGTATTGATCCTGAATTTGCCGAGCTACTCGGCTCACCAAATTTTGATGTTGGCGCTTCTGACGATGAGCTAATGGGAATGGAAATTGGAGAAGACACTTTAGAGGTCTTTGATAATGATTCCGCTATTGAAGATTTTGAAGACGAAAGAGATTAATCCAAACGTTATATAGCTACTAGAGCGGTATAAGTGATATAAAGGACACTAATGCTAAGACTAGTACAAGTGGGTAACACGTTACCCGTCAGTTTCATCTGCGACCCATCAGCAGAATTTCAGCCGGGCCAAATAGCTGAATTAACAGTTATTGGTAATCAGGTAATGGCTACTGTTAGCAACGGTACCGCACCTATTGGCGTTATTGACGACATTAAAACCAAAGCATTTACCAACGTTTCTTGGAACGAATCTGTCATTGTTCCAGCAGTTGGTGTCCCAGGTCCAGGCGGAGTTTTAGTTACTCCGGTTGATATCAAAGCAGAATTAAGAAAGCCAAATATTGTTCCATCCAGTTTCAACTCTACAGTAAATGTAGTCTTGAATCCTGTGAATGGAATTATTACTTTTGTGGCTGGAACACCTCTGAATTTAGACTTAGCAGGTACTGGACAGCCAAATGCCATCAAAGCAATTGTTAATTATACTTACCAAGTAGCTAATATCCCAGGAGATGACAGCACTGCTGGTTCTGGTAGAATGACGGTTTGGTTTGAAAGAATGTTTTTTCAAACTGACCAGTATGAAACCAATCAGCAATACCCTGTCAGAGCTAACTTATATGTTTCTGAGACGGGCTTCTTAACCACTCGTAGGCCAAGTCCGATTCACCCTGCTGTTGCAATGGTTACTGCTCCACCGACTCCGATGAACCCAATGATCGAAGTCTTGTGGTTCTAAACCCCTAAGAATAGCTGCATATTCTTTTATTTAGTAGAAGCTTTCTATAATACCGCATATTATAGACAATCTACTCAATTGAGGCCATCAATGACTTTTAAACACATGAAATTCGAGGATTCTCCTACTATGCGAGCCTTAGAAAAGGTTGCAAAGGAAAAGGGTCTGGTTAAACCAGAGACTCTAGAAAAGAAGGCTTCTGTTGCCAAGAAGGCGGACTACACGCCAACTCCTAACCTTATGGAGAACATCTTCAAACTATGTGCTGGTCTCAGGACTCAAGGTCTTGCTAAAGAGGCTGCCGAGATTGAAACAAACTATCTCAACTACAAGCAAGCTCAAACTCTTTACGAAACTTCTAAAGAGAAGGGTGATGACTTAGTTGATGCCGCTCATCCTAAAGGCAGTCACAAGCTAGAGGGTGTTGCAGGCGATGAAGCAGTTGTTGAAACTATTATTGACCAACATCTCAAACACCTTGAGATGGTTAACAAGAAGCCAACCGGTAAATTGTCTAACGCATCCATTCTTAACTCTGTTAGAAATGTACTCGGCCAAGCCCAACCACAAACAAGAGATTGGACTGGCCCTGAAATGGCTCAAGATTGGTCAACGTCTCCAGACAAGTGGAAGAGATATGTTACCAACTATTTAATAGAGGCAGCATACGGCGCTTATCAAAGAGCTGCCGCTGGTATGTCTAAAATACAGCTTGCTATGAAGCAAGGTAAAGAAGAACAAACAGACGCAGAACATACAACTTGGATTGGATACGAACACACCAATTGGCTTGGTGATCTTGGAAGAACAATTCAAAAAGCCAATAATGTTGTTAGTGAAATGCGAACCAGCAAGGAAATTACAGTTCCTAAGTTGAATGCAATGATAGAAGCTTTCGAAGAAGCTAAAACTACCGTCTACATGAACTCTAATAATGAAGAGGTAAGAACGGCCGCAACAAATGATTTCCAAGGCGCCATTCAGGCAACCAATGATTTGAAGGCCCCTACAACCGCTTGGGTTGCAGATCAAACCAGACTACCTCCAGGCGTACCAGCTCCTAAAATGCCAGTAAGCCAGGCTCCTGATTTCAAAAATCAAGTAAATGCCCTTATCCAAAGATACGAGCTTTACACAAATATGCATTTTGAAAATAGAGTCCCACCAGCTTCAAAAGCTAAAATCACAAACTTCTTGGCTGGTGTCGGAAGTAACGTAGCTGTTCTAAAGAGCTATATGGACAAAAAAGACACAGACATTGTATCTATCAAAGCAGACCTAGATAAGCTTATCGCCGATGTAACTGCTAAGCTGAATTACTTCAAAACGGCAATCATTGATAAAGCCCCAGCCCAATAATCACCATGGATAAAATCATGACAGAATCAAGGCTAAGAAAAATAGTCGCAGAAATCAAAAAGATAGCCGAGGGCGAATTGGATAATGTAGTGGTTAACAAGCCACCTGCTAATACTCCAGCTAGTACAACTACGGCTCCGACTGCAGATCCTGGCGGTTTAGGTGATGCATGGAGCGCTAAGCCTGTTGCACCACAAGGTCGTGGTGGTGCCGGTGGTGGCGGAGGCAACGTCAACATCATGTCAATGCAACAAGCTCTTCAAGAGCTGGCGCAAGCAGTATCTTCACAGATTAATCTACAAGATGCATTTAGTGGAGACCCAAGAAAAGAAAAAGAAGCTAAGGCTCGTGATGCTTTCGGAGTATTCTTGGCCAAGAACTATATGAGAAACACCAAAGTGCCAGGTGTTGAGTTTGATCCGAACCCTAATGTTACCGATGTTTCTCAAAAGAAACCTGATGACCCAACACGTATGAGCGTAGTTATGGATACTATGAATCGTATTGGGTATCCAAAAAAGGGAGAGAAAGTTGTTGATGGCGCTTGGGGTCCTCGTACTAATGCCGCCGTCCGTGATGCATATGCATTCGCTTCTGGTTTATTAGATTTCGTAGATGATGTAAATCGTTTTGCCACTAAGAAAATGCAAATTACATCTTATGATAGATCATCTTTAGCTGAATTGGAAAAAGCAGCAACGCCAAACAACACACTAACTCCACAACAAAAAGTTGAAGCCGCTCCAGTCGTTACTCAACACGTCAAAGCCATTAAGAAGATGTATGATGAGGTAAAGAAAAATATCTTGCAGCATCCAGCCTATCAACAGTTTATTGAAGACTCTGTACCATTTAAGTCATACAAATCTCCAGTAACCCCAGAGCAAGTAAATTTGGCGAAACAACAATTTCCTCAAGGATTTACTGTTGACCTTGGCGCTGGTCCAGTAGAAGTATCCATTGATAGTTTGCTTAGTTTGAATGCTTTAAAGAAATTGATACCAGAAGGATCTAAAGTAACTCCACAAAATGTAGTTGATCAAATCTGGGCCCAGCAAGAAAAGCTATTGGGGAAGGATTTAGGTTAACATGTCAAAATTGATTTACGAAAATCCCTGGTTAGTTAGTCAACTTCTACAAGCAGGTCTTGAATCAGAGGCCAAGCTTGCGAAGAAGGGCCAAGCTGCGCCTACTGCACAACCAGAACAACCAATCGCTACTGCCCTAAAATCCATCTTGAATAATTTGAAGAATCAGATTACTCCAGGCAAAGATCCCGGCGGCTCAATTACTCACGAAACTAGTGGTGCTGATGTTTTCAGTCACAACATGGACAGCATGGGAGATTTAGTACAGTGGCTCTCCAGCAATGGAACCAGATTTGGCGGCGGTACTATCGTATATCCTGGAAATAGAGAGCGTCCAAGTGATGACTATGGTTATTTCAAAATCGAGCCAGGTACTGAAATTGTTGTACCATTAGCTACCCCAGATAGATCAGTAGTTGCTTACTGGATCAATCCTGAAGCTTTGAAGAATTATCTAGTTTCTCTTCAGGGAGATCCAAAGCTCAAGAACAATGTTATGTTCCAAGTTCAGCTACTAAAGTTGATTCAAGATGCTAATACGCAACTTGATTTGGATATCAGCGAGCAATATAAAGAGCCAGAGAAGACTCTACCAGATAGTACTGTTGCAGATAATACGACACAAGAACTAAACCCTACTCAGTACTCTACTCAGGGCAATATTCCATTAACACTTGGCGATCTCAAAGATAGTACTACTCTAAACGCTTGGCTGAGTAATAAAAAGATTGGCCTCAACATCGGTGGACATACCGGTGGTATGATGATTAATCACCCAGAGTTTGATCATTGCGCCGTGCTTAAGATTCTAAATCAGAGAGCTGCATTCAATGCAGCCAGAGCAACTTCTGCCGATGCAAAAGCCGTAGCTGCCGCTTATGCTCAAAAGGTCAAAGCCATTGCTGCAGAAATCAGATGTGATTTGGGCGGACAACAGCAGCCAGGTCAAGAGAAACCGGGTGGAGCTGGTGGCGGTCTAGCCGCAGCATCACCACAGATTTTGATGCAGCTATCTTCTTTGAAGCCATTCAACAGCCAATACATCAGTTTCCCAGAGCTTACTAAGTTCCTAACTTTGTATGGACAGTATGCTAACGATCCGGCCGTCACAGATATGGTTAACAAACTAGATGCTGGCATGAAGAAATTCAAATCATATTACAGTGGAACTGATACTATCAATCTCTACAATATGACTAAAGATCAATTCAAGTCCATGCTTCAAAATGGTTCTTACGCAACGATTGCGGCTGACCAACTAATGGAAGTTATCATGTATGCTGGACAGTTATACCAGCGCTTGGTAAACTCTCTACAAACAATTGCTCAAGATCCAGCTAGAGGAAAGTATATTGACTACCGTGCCATGCAGCAGCAAATAACTCCTGGTGGCCCTCAGACGGCTAATATGGATACTCTCAATAGATTGAGATATAGTATTGACCAAGAAGTGAAAAGCCAAAAATGATATCCAATAGTGAAGTCAGCTTTTGTGTTGATACACTCCTTGTAGAAACCATATTAGCGGACCCCAAATTCTATAAGAAGGCTAACTTCGTCCAAGATTTGCTTGGCAAAGCTAAGGACTATTTTAGCCATCAAATAGACCCAAAGAATCCTGTCAAAAGTGTTCTAGATATTCTAGCGCCAGGTGCTTTGTGGTTACTATTCCAATCATTTGGAATTGGTAAATGGGGATTTCTGCTTGGTCTATTAATGGATGTATTCCATGTAGACGTTAGCGGCATGCTCACTTCTTTGTATGGTAAAGTCAAAGAAATGATTAGCGGTGGTAAGAAAGTTTCCTCTGCTGAAGTTGATGCGGCTGCTGAAGCAACCACTCAACAATACAATCAGGCACCAACTCCAGAAGAAGAGTCAAAAGGACTTCAGGATCTAAAACAAAGGCAACAAGGACAGCAAGCACCTGCCGAAGCCCAAGCTGATGATAAAAAAATCTACAGCTCACTTGAGTTACTGAGTGATGCTAGAATATTTAGGCTAGCTCTCATTGAATATGAAAACCAGGCAATGAGACTTACTAAGGACCCAGTTGTTAAAATGGCTGGTTTCTTTGGAAACACCAAATCAAAAGGCACCAATTTACTTGGTAAAGTTTTTGGTTGGGTCATTAAGCTTGCATTGGCCTCTGCCGGACTAATGGTAGCAGGCGATGTTGCTAATGAAGTAATGGGTCGTCCAAGCGCTCTTAGTGGCACGTATCAGCGTGGTCAAGAAAGCTCAGAGTCTGCACCAGCGCCTCCAAGCGGTCCAAAAGCAACCCAGACAAAGTTTCCGCCTAAAGGCGATAGTCCGTTGCCAAGTAGTATGCCGGTAGTCAATAACCCTCAAAATATTGAGAATATGGTTGTTCAGTTTACAAAAGACGTATACAATGGGCTTGATGGCAAAGAGGGTTTAATAAGAAACAGTCCTGCATTTCAGGCAGTTAAAGACAATATCGTTTGGTACAATACTCATAATGAGGGAAGTTCCATTACGTTCATACCAGGATTGTTCACGTCTAAAAAACAATTGGTAGACTATTTTATCGATGATGTAGCCAAAAGTGCTCCCTAAAATCGGGCATATCGGAACATATCAATATAATTTCCTTTTAGGTGAAAACACATGAGAAAAAGTGAGATATTTGAAAGCTTTGCTAAAATTGCCCAAGAGAGGGGACTCGTGTCTACAGCACAAAAGGCTGAGCATACCGAGAAGGATTTCTCTGAGACGAATCCAAGATTCGATTCGTTAACCATTGAGCAGATTAGCAAACTATACAATACCAAGCCTGAGCTACCAAAGGATATGGAATACAAGCGTAACATCATTGAAGATGCGCATCCAGATTCTGTTGTCATCGCTCCATCTTATGATAAATTAAACGGTCTCGTCGAAAACGAGAACGAAGGCCAGAACATCAGAATTCGTATCGTGATGAAGACTCCGGACGGTCACCTCATCAATCGTAAATATGCCAGGAAGAATTTGTTGCTTTCTTTGGTGCGTATTGGCAACGAGCTTGACGCCCGTGATAACGAAGAACTTCGTAAATTGGCTGATGTCTGTCTTCAGCAGATGTCTCAAAAAAAAAGTCTTGAAAAAACAGCCTGGGTACTTCCTGCCTTAGCCGCTGCCGCTATCGTAATAGGCGCAATTTATGCTAAGCAACACTTGCGTTTCCACAGTGATGGTTGGACAAGAGACTATGAAAAAGCCACGGCTGAAATTGATGACTTGCTAAATTCTAATACGAATTTTGAAGTCGGTTATTCTTACACGCCAGCTTTCATTCAAACTCTCCAGCAATTGAAAGCTGAGTTAGCTAAACTTAATACTGCTGTTATGAAGGCTATTCCAATTCTTGATAAGATGCAGACTCCTAAAAATGCTGAAGAGCTAAAGAAGATGCTAGATGAGCCTGAAACTCATGATGCAATTAAAGCTGTGCAAGATTTGCAAGCTCAAATGACAAGCTCTTATCCATTTATCAACACCACTATTGCTAGCTTCAGCAATGACGCTTACAAGCAGCGCGCTGTTGCACAAAAAGGCATGTTATCTTCATTGGTAGACTCTGTTGACTTCTTGCATGGTGGCGGCGGTTTAGTCGCTGATGATTTTGATGATGTCAAGCATGCATTACAAACTTTGAAGGTAGACTTAGCTAATTTGGGCAAAGTTATGCAGGGCGTCGAAAGCATTAAGCAAAAGGCTCAACAAGAATTGACTACAAGTCAGTCTGAAGTGTCTTCAAACTTTACTGCCCCTTCTGGTGATAAAACTCCAACCACACCCGGCGGTGGTGGTAGTGAAACTCCAGCTCCAAGTGAAGAGGGTAAGAAGAAAAGTCCATTTGACGCCCTTGAAGATGAAGCTAAGGGACTATTTGGTGGTCTTTTCGGCAAATAATCTGGGCATAGCCCAATATCTTTGCAATACAGGCAACTTTTTATTTGAAAACATATCAATAAACGAGTATGCTTTATGAATTTTGTAAGTTAAAGGTGTAAGTTACCGTGCCCCAAAGGGCATTTGATAGATTAAATAGGATAAAACCATGTCTCTAAAACTTTTGCAACCAGGCACTCAGCCTTTAGGTCAGTTTGACGGTCTTGACTCTGATGTTTTGACCCTCAAGGGTGGTGAAGTGGTATCTTTCGCCGCAGTAACTACAAGTGGTCAACCAGGTGTAACAACCGCAGGTCTTGATCAAGCAGCTTACGATGTATTTGACGGTTACGTCAATACCTCTGGTACGTTTAAGCGTCCAGCAGTATCTCGTAAGTTTGATGGATCGACTTCTCTAACTAACGCATCTCGTCCATTGATGCTCTCCGATGACGGTATTACCGGATACGGAACTCTCTTTGGATCTGTTGTTGGTGGAGCTGTCGGACAGCAAGTAACTGGTGGAGCCGTCCTCGGACCTCACACCTCAACCGGCTCTGGCAAGACAACTTGCTGGGACAAGCCAGGTCTCTACGCAGTCTCCCTAGACGCAGTAGACACTGCCGCTAACGGTTTGATTCCAACTAACGTTGCCCTCACAGTCGGTGCTGCACTAAGCTTCACCAGTTTGGGTCTTTTGACTCCAAATGCTGCTGGTAACAAGCTCTCCGGCGCCCCAGTCGTTGCTTCTCTAGTTGAGTTCAACACCAACGGTTCTTTGGTAACCACTCCAAACTACTTAGTAGCTGCTTTGAATAGCCCATCTGGAAACGTATCCTCGGTTCAACCAAGAGCCTTTACGTTTGCAACCATCTACTTTGCACCACCAATCGGCTAATAGCTGAATAAACTTCTCTGGCCGAGAGGCTGGGGGAGATGCCAAGCGCAAGCTTGTCATTCTCGAAGTCCGCAAGGACCCCTCTCACCCTTTTAACGTAAGAATATAAGCTGGTAAGACTGGCAAATTTTTCTAGGAGAAACTATGAATATGTTTAGCGGCAAGGGCGAAATTAACGCCTCATCTTTCAAGGATGCATTGCAAGCCTTGGTAAAGTACGCAGCCATTCTCGAAGAGAATGTCCCTGCAAACCAAGGACTAGCTGGTCAACCAGCATTGAGCGATGAGAAGCGTGATGAATTGATCACTCGCGCAATCATGACTCAAGACGGAAAGATTGCTCTAGCTCAGGCTATGGCAAACCCAATCCGTAGAAACCTCGATTACCATGGTATCGCTCGTCGTGCCTTGGTTGTTGACCCACTACCACAGGGAGCAATTCCAACTTACGATAGAGATATCGACGTTGCCGCAGTTGTTATCTCTTCCAACGGTACTGGTCCAGAGTCCCGTGTATTCGGTGACCGTGTAGTTGTTCCAGAGTTTGAAATCTACGCGAACCCAACGGTTCGTATCGCTGAAGTCAAGCGTCGTAGATTCAACGTCATTGACAGAGCTGTTCAAAAGGCACGTCAGGAAATCATGGCTCAAGAAGATGCAAACATCTTTGCCGCCTTGGATGCCGCTGCCTCAGTTGAGAACACTCTCACTGACATCGCCGATGCAGGTCTTCTAAAGAGAGACTTGGTCGAAATCAAGCAACAGATTGATCGTTGGGACTTAGTAACTACTAAGTACTTCATGAACATCAACGAGTTCACTGACATCCTCAAGTGGGGTTCTGGTGGTGGACAAGGTGTTGGTGGTGGTGACTTCGATCCAGTAACTATGAGAGAAGTTCTACAGACCGGTCTATACGCCCACATCTGGGGTACTGACATCATGGTCAGCAAGATTGTTCCACCTGGAACCATCTACGGTGTAGCCGATCCAGAATTTGTAGGAGTAATGCCAATCCGTCAGGATATTGAAGTACTCCCTGCCGATGAACCAAAACAACTAAAGTTGGGTTGGGTAGTTAGCGAAATCATTGGTATCGCCATTGTTAACCCAAGAGGCTGTGCCGCTGGTAGAAAGAGCGTAGTCGTCGGAGCCTAATAAGCTTAACTGACTAAAGCAAGTTCCGAAACGGACTCTAAGCAATTAGAGTCCGTTTCTTTTTGTATGAACAAATTGTCATGTAATCGTTTAGCCCAAGCTTTGAATTCTTCTGTTGTACGCTCTCTTTTTGCATAATTGCACCATTTACAACATGGTACTACATTATCTAATGTATGATGTTTGGTGCTATCTATTCTATCTAATCCATTATATACAAATGTGCCATTTTCTTTAGCAAAGGCTGAGGCTAACTTATCACTCATAGGACTGTTTTGAGAATTGTTTGGTTTAGAGCCACAGTAATGACATGGTTTTTGAGAAAGATCATAGAACTCTTCAAAAGAAAGGCCATCGGGGCCATCTTTGTATATTTTAGCCCAGATCCCGCGCGCTGTTCCAATACTAGGATGATACTTAGTATTGGCTTTATGCATTAAGTAAGCTTTAGCCCTATTAGTGTCAGTGTTTAAACAACCACAAGAACGTGTTGGGCTCTTTTTGTGATACAACTTTTCAGCAGAAATTGTTTTGATCGTACCGCAATCACATTGACAAACCCATGTGATTCTAGATTTTCCATTAGGATGTGATTTACAAGGTGGGCGTGATAGATTCTCACCTCGCTCCAAAACAATTAATCTTCCGAATCTTTGGCCCGTTAAATCTCGTAATTTAGTCATGAAACCTCGCCTGTCTATAACCCCGCATATAATCATGGACTCCAAGAAACTTCGAAAGCAATACATGCACCTCATGCCCAGTTTGAACAAGGCTATGCAGCACGTGCAGTCTCAGCTTGCAGACTTGCCACCACATGATTTTCTGTTGGAAACCAACTTAAAGCCATACCTCAGCATCAAAAAGAAAATGCTGCGAGATCGTGAATCCGATCCCGGCATCCTTCCAGATTTGGCCAGAGGTAGGCTTTTCTTCTCTCAAGAATACAATCCTAAAGAAGTTGTGGACTTGCTTAAGAAAGTATTCAAAGGCCAAGTAAAAGACTCTAAAAAAAAGGATACCAATGATTGCGGACTTGAATATCCTGGAGTAACTGATGTTAATCTAGATATTGATGGCGTCCAATTCGAATTGCAGTTGATGCCATTAGACTTTAAAGACTCTCAAGAACTATCTCATCAAATTCATGAGCAACTGCGTAATGATAAAGACAAGCTATCTGATACTCAGAAAGACTTTTTGAGAAGCACTCATAATAAACTCTTTAAGGCCCTAGATGTAAAATCCAAGGCCCCAAAGAACGATTAAGCTCGCTTAGCTACTTCTAGCAAGTAAGCTTTGGTATTATGCTCGGGATGAAGCAAAATTTCATTATAGCACTTATCCAAAGCTATTTTCAATTTAGGACCAGCAGGCATGCCGGCCTCCATCAAATCATTACCATTTATCAGCATCTCTTTACGAGCAAAAACGACTTCATTTTGATAAAGATTAAGCCATTCTTGAACGGGGTAACCAAGCGACTCTCCCAACCTTATAAATTGCTGTAAGGTAGAGGGGTAGTCGTCTATGGATCGGTTCTTGATGATGCTTATAAACACCTTATAGGCTTCGGAATCGCCCCAATGCGACGCTCGCCACCAGCGTCCAAACAGCTCCTGAAGCAGTAAAACTTTCTTGATTTCTCGGTTAGAGAATTTCAAACTTTCTAGTTCAGCCTCTACTTCCTGGAGACGATGAAGGTAAAGAACAGCTATTCTTGTCTCTAACTCACCGGCCCAAGGGAAATCACGAGCTTCAGGGTGAAATCGCAAGGATGGAGCAGCTATTTTTAATGCCCCAGTTGAAGATAGAATTCGCAACCCTATATTTGGGTTACTAGCCATCAGAGTCTTGCATAATTCATCTCGAATTCGCTCCTTTGAGACCCTTTTCAAGGTCTCTAGGTTCTCTGACATGCCCTTTATGGTTTCTTCTTCTACTTGGTAGCCAAATCTAGCCGCAAATCGAGCCACTCGCATGATGCGCAAGCCGTCCTCTTGGAATCGGATAGCAGGATTACCTACTGCCCTAATTAGACCTTGTTGGAGGTCTTCAATTCCGTGAAAAGGGTCTACACATACATTGGTAAGCGGGTCATAAGCAATGGCATTGATGGTTAAGTCTCGCCTTGCCAAGTCTTGCTCTACATTCATTACGAAAGTGACTTCATCGGGCCTACGACCGTCTGAATATGCGCCTTCGATTCTGAACGTAGTAACCTCGAAGTGGTTTTCGACACCTTCGCCCATACAGACCGTTACCGTACCATGTTGCAGGCCAGTTGGAATAGTCTTGGGGAAAATCTCCATGATTCTCTGAGGAGAAGCATCGGTCGTGATGTCCCAGTCCTTGGGCGTCTGCCCCAGGAGAAGGTCTCGCACACATCCGCCCACAATAAAGGCTTGATAGTTGTTTTGATTTAGGATTCGACATACCTCAATTGCTTGTGGGTGAATAAGGTGTGTAGAAATAGGTAGATGTTCCATGCTGGGCACTCTAAAACTTAAAAATTACGTGTCAAGGCGCGCGGTGTGTAATAAAAGGGCATTATGATAGAGTTCTATCAAAAGACAGAGGAAAATGAGTTTGTTAGAGGTTACCGAGCTTTACAATCTGATTTCTAGGGGTTCACAGAATGTGAGTTCTAGAAAGCAATCCAGGCAACTTAGAAAAGTTGCTTTGGCATCCGTTTCTTCTGGCCAAGGTTTTACCAAAATGGCTTTTGACACTCGTCGTATTGATCAGGAAACTGAATACAATCCACGTAGGGGTCTTCAGAACTATAACCGTAGTGAGATGTTTCTTTCTGAGGGACTAGCACAACGAGTCAAGAACTTTGCCAAATTACGTAACTCACTTAATGCCCTCAAGAATGTTTACGGTAGAGAACATGAATGGCAGGACAGCAATGCTCGCATTCTATTGACAGCAGTTGATAAGGGTATGCGTACCGGTATTGATGACGGAGAGTTTGCAGCACAGAACCAGCCTGGTGTTGGTAGTTTTGATTATTTAGAAGAGTTGTTGAATGTTAGATATCGTTTAACTCACGATGATTTGACAAGAATGAGTGAAACCGATTTAACTAGAGTTATCCTTGCCAAGGACGAAGATCTTACTCGTAAAGATGTTAAGCAAGCTTTAGAAATCACTAAGAGCGATGTCGCCACTAAAGGTTATGACTCGTTGATAGAGAAACTATTTGATGGGTGTAAAGCAAGCGCTGATAATCCAGATGTAGAAAGAACCATCACGATAACCATTAGGGACCGATTTCATAAAGAGGGATAAGCTATGAGTAGTGAAAGTAACTTCGCATATTCCCTAAAGTATAATACTCACTTCATCGTCAGAAATACCTGCACCGATCGTAAGAAGACTATTTCTATTTTCAACTATCCAATTAACTTTGGTGATACAAGAGATTTGTTGCAGATTCCTGGAATTGAGGAATCTAACATTAGGGCGTCTCTATTGAAAGGCGTTCTACGTCATAAACTTTTGAATGGTGATATTCAATTGGTATCCAGTAATATTGATCTGTTGCAGTTCAGCGACAGGCAACGTGCCTGGTTGTATTCTCATGGATTCTCTGAGGGCGTAGCAATTGGATACGATGAGCTTGATGGATATGTTCAAGGTCTAATTGCTTCTGGTGGTGGTGGAGGTATTACACCATTCGAGCATCAGACGCTAAGGCAGCTCATTCATTTTATTGATGAAGGTCCAGGAGACGGCTTTGCGTCTGGAGCTTTCAAAGAGGTTCTTCCAACAGGAAGTCCATTCCCTTCTTCCATTACATGGTATCTAGATGTTGCCAAAACAAAAAAGTTAGTTGAGAAATTCATCACATATAACTCTAGCCATTTCCCAACTCAGATTCATTGGAACATGTATGATTATGATGGAGTTACTATTATTCATACTGTTGTCGATGCAATAACTTACAGTACTGCTTTTGAATCTACAAGAACAAGGACGATAATCTAATGTCAAATGAATCACCAGCAGCAATTCTGTTTGACGAGCTTGGCAATCCCATAGGGGTATTCTACGATGGATACGTCTATCGTTTACAAACAGAAAGCGTATTAAATGACCCGGCGGGACATGGTCCTGTTGCGGTTACGCCATCTAATACTGCTGCCACGCCAGCCGACCGAGCTTTGGTCGTTGCCATTTCTCCAAACAATTCTTTTACTGTTTCGGCAGCCAAACCGTCTATCAGCGTCACATCTAGTGTGGCGGGTTCTGTTTCTAGTGTTGTTCTATTGCCCTCAAATGGAATTCGATTAGGAGCTACTGTTTACAATGACTCTAATGCTTTACTTTATGTTAAGCTGGGTGGTACCGCCAGCTTAACAGATTTCACAATCAAACTATTTCCTCTCAGTTATTATGAAGTTCCATATGGTTATACTGGAGAAATAGATGCAGTTTGGTCGGCAGCTAACGGATTTGCAAGAATAGACGAATTAACCCCATAATAAACTACTACTAAACCCATATTGTAGTAGAAAGTTATAATTTTAACTTAGGAAAACAACTATGTCAAGCCTATCTCCATCATCGGTATTATTCAGCTCAGACGGGTATGAATTAGCCGTAGTCTCCGGGGACCCGTTTATTACGGGAACTCGTAGTATTTTGTTTGCCGGCAATGACGGTACAAACACTCGTACTATTCTAATCGACTCCCTAGGTCGTCCTGTCATGGTTGGCGCCGGTACTGCTGGAACTCCAGTAGGTGGCGTACTTACTATCCAAGGAGACCCGGCAGGTGCTCCGGTTCCTGTATCTGGTACGGTTGCAGTCAGCTCTGTCTCTGGCACAGTTGCTGTAACTCAGTCTACTTCCCCATGGGTTGTAAGCGGTACAGTTACTTCTAACCAGGGAACTCCAAACACTCTAGCCAATGCATGGCCAATCACCATTACCGACGGTTATGGTCAGATTCAAGGTTCTGCACTTAATCCAATTTATGTAACCGGTAACATCACTGCGGCCAATCCATCTGTAGGAAGCGACAACGCTGCCGCCCTCGGATTTGATACTCAGGTAGGTGGTATCGTAGCTACTGCTGCACCAACACTTGTCAACGGCAATCTAAGCGCGCTATCTCTAACTACTCTTGGTGGTTTGAGAATTGATGGTGTATATGCAGTTGGTACCGCAAACGCTACTGCTGCTGACGTAATGAACAGTGGTGGTTATGTAACTACAGCCGCTCCAACATACACCACTGGACAGCTTAACCCACTATCATTAGATACTTCTGGTAACTTGCGTGTCACAGGATTCGTAACTACCAACAAGGCAGCTACTTCCACTGTTACTTCTGTAGCTATTACGCCTAACGCCAACAATACTTTGATCGCATCTAGTCCTACCAGAGTATTTGTATCTATCTTCAATAACACTGACAAGACTCTATACATCAAGCTTGGTACTACTGCAAGCACTACTAGTTTTACTACCCCACTATTTAAGCAAGCATATTGGGAAGTTCCAAACGACTACACTGGAAACATCGATGCTTTCGCACCAGGTGCCACAGTCGGAACTGTGCTTGTAACTGAATTGACCCCATAATCTGATTGATTGGGAATAAGTGAATTATTTAAAAAGCTTGCTAGTAATAGCAAGCTTTTTATTTTGTTCATAATTCAGCATTAAACTAAGAAGAGAGAAACATGTCAGGACAAGGCGCAGAAGCAGTACTATATGATATTGATGGCGATGCAATGGCCGTTGAGAATGGCACCGTCATTCCTGCCGCCACCTCATCACTAATAAGTGCCGGTTCTGATGGTACTAATGCTAGATTTATCAAAGTTACTTCTGACGGATACCAACTTATAGTTGGTGCCGGATTTCCAGGAGTTCCTTATGGTGGTGTTATTACTATTCAAGGAGACCCTCTAGGAACTCCAATTCCTATTTCTGGAAATATTACTGCTTCCAATGCTTCTGTTAGTGCTAACGATGCAGCTATTCCGGGTTTCTCTACGCTAATTGGCGGAAGTGATGGTACTAATCTACGACCAGCTAGAATTTTTGATTTGGATACTGGTGGTGGCACACAGTGGATTTTGGGTGTTGGTTTACGTAAAGCATCGGGTGGAGGTTCTGTTGAATTTGGAACCTCTTCTGATCCAATCAGAATTGACCCAACTGGAACTACAACTCAACCAATCTCTGGAACCGTAACTGCTAATCAAGGTGGTTCTTGGACGGTATCTGGTACTGGTGATTTTACAGTAGTACAACCTACCGCCTCGAATCTAAGGGCACAACTAGCCTCCGAAACTACAATCGGAATAGCCATTCCATCTACTGCTGTTCAAGTAGGCGGTTCAGATGGCGTTAACCTTCGACCATTTTTCACTGATTCATCTGGTAGACAAATCATCATTGGAGCAGCCGCCAATGGCGCTGCGGTGGCCGGCAATCCAGTTTTGATAGCGGGTTCTGATGGAACAAATGCACGCTCAATTAGAACAGCCACCGATGGTACTGTAAGAGTAGATCCAACTGGAACAACCATACAACCAGTTTCTGGAACAGTAACATCCAATCAGGGGACTTCTCCTTGGGTAGAAAACGTTTCTCAGTTTGGTGGCAGCAATGTTGTTACTGGAACAGGAACTAGTGGCGCTGGTATTCCAAGAGTAACAGTATCCAATGATTCTAATATTCTAGCTACACAATCTGGTACTTGGACCGTGCAACCTGGAAATACCGCCAACACAACACCCTGGCTTACAACTATTAGTCAGGGTGGTAATTCAGCAACTGTAACCGCCTCTAATGCCCTTAAAGTAGATGGTAGTGCAGTTACTCAACCAGTAAGTTCTACACAATTACCAGGAGCTTTAGTTGGTGGCAGATTAGATACTAACATAGGCGCTTGGTTGGGCTCAACTGCTCCCACAGTTGGTCAAAAAACAATGGCCAACTCTGTGCCAATGGTCATTGCTTCTGATCAAACAGCCATTCCAGCTTCTCAAAGTGGAACTTGGACTGTTCAACAGGGAACTCCACCTTGGTCATTTAACCAAACTCAGATCAATGGTAGTGCCGTTACTGTTTTAACTGCTGGAGAGCAAAAGGTAGCCGTAGAAGGTTTGGCTGCGGATGGTGCTGCCGTCTCTGGCAATCCAGTTCTTACTGCAGGATTTGACGGCACCAATGTTCAGACCAAATTAACTGATACATCAGGCCGCGCCATTGTAGTTGGTGCGGCTGCTGATGGGGCCGCCGTAACTGGCAATCCAGTTTTGATGGGTGGCCAAGACGGCACTAATGTACAGTCAATTACAACTGATACTATAGGAAATGTATATACAGTAGATTATGGTGCGCCATCTAATTCTTTGAGAGGCATTAGTTTTGGACGTGTTATTGGTACAGCCAATACACTCCAAGCTGTAAGGGCTACAACTTATACTCAACAAAGCGCTAACGCACAAAGATCTGTCTCTTCAGGTAATGCCAGCGATACTTCAGCGGGTACGGGCGCTCGCCAAGTAATGATAACATATTATACTGTTACAATGACTGGACCATTTACTGAAACAGTTACTCTAAATGGTACTACACCAGTTAATACTTCCAACACCAACATTTGTTTTATTGAGAAAATGGAAGTTGTAAGTGTGGGATCCAATGGTTCTAATATTGGAATTATATCACTTTTCGTATCAACTGGTGGAGGTGGTGGTACGATTGGAACTATCAGTATTAATAATATCGCAAATGGTAGAGGAGATAATCAGACTATATGGGCTCATCATTATGTTGCATCAGGCATAACTATGAACTTAACATCTTTTATGGCCGGAACTAATACCAATCAAGGAGCTACTACATTCATTATGAATGTGGATCCTACGGTAACTACTTCTGCCGAGAAAATGATTACTGACTCTATTGTATTTTCAGCGAATACTTCATCTGTAGTCCGTAATTTCGTTGTGCCCCTAAGAATACCTGGTCCTGCTAGAATTACTTTGTATGTAGTACCTAATGGCTCTAACACCCCCTTCTTTGGCGGCTTTAATTTCTGGGAGCTATAAACAATGCCACTTAATATAAATGCACCCTCTGTCATATCAGGATTTTGGACCGCTTTTAAAGCTTCGGTTGCAAGTAAGTTATTACTTATGCAATATGATGATGATGGAGTAGTCTACAGCATATTTGCATTTGATGGTCCATCTATAGCTTATGTAACTATAATCTGGAAGGGAACCGTACCTAACAATGTTATTGCTGCGGGTTATGCTCAAGCTACCAATGATGCTGATAAATCAGATTTCGAAACCAACTATAAAGCTAATGCAAATAAGCCTATCGGTTTACAAATATCACGAGATGGACAGACTATTGCTTCCAATCCAGTTTTGGTGGCCGGGCAAGATGGAACTAACGCTCAATCTATTGCTACTGATGGTTATGGTCGTGTTCAAGTTGCTATTACTGGTTCATCTACTTCTCAGGTAGAGGGGCGTGCAGCAGATGGCGCTACTGCCATTGGAAATCCTGTTTTGATTGGTGGTTTTGACGGCACTAATGCACAAACCATTTTAACAGATTCTTCTGGTAGAATTGTTACTGCTCCTGCCGGAGCATCTACAACAAGTGGATTCTCGTTTGGTGATATTGCTTTATCATCTATTACTACATCTGTTGTAAGAAGAACTACATATACTGAGCAGAGTGCTAATGCTCAGCGTTCAGTAGCTTCCTCAAGTGCTAATGATACTAACTCTGCTGGTACTGGCGCACGTCAAATCAAGATCACTTATTATGACAGCACGGGAGCGGGCCCTTCTACTGAGACTATCAATCTCAATGGAACAGCGAACGTTAATACCGTTTCTACCACCATCTGTTTCATCGAGAAGATAGAAGTTGTATCGGTTGGATCTGGCGGTTCTAACGCTGGCACAATTACACTCTTCGCTGCCACGGCTGGTGGTGGTGGTGCAGTTGGAACTATTGCGGTTGGAGACAATCGTACTTATTGGGCACACCATTACGTTGCTACTGGTAAAACATTATACATCACATCACAATCCGTAGTTGTCAATGGTGGAGGAGCCCTTTTCTTTCTTAAAGGAAAAACTATTGGAGTTGCAACGGCGGTTGAAGCTCAGATCTCAGACTACGTTCGATCTGCTACACAGTCGGGAACCAACACACGTAACTATGGAACTCCAATTCAGTTAGTGGGCCCTGGAAGAATTATAATGTACGTAACTACTGAAGCTAACACATCATTGACATATCGTGGCGCTTTCGACTACTATGAGCAATAAGGAATAACATGGCTATATCGTTTGCAAATTTTATTGTTAGAAGCTATACTTGGACAGATTGGAAAACAATTTTATCTACTAAAAGCGGTGTTTATCAATATGATGATGATGGCACCGTTTATACTGTTTATTTTTATGATATTCCAGAAGTACATGCATGTACTATTTGGAAAGGAACAGTTCCAGACAGTATTATTACTGGTGGTTATTCTCAGGGACAAAACGACTCCGATAAAACAGATTTTACAACCAACTATCAGCCTACCGCAAACAAAAGAATTTCTAGAACAGATTCTTTTGGAGATCCCGTCTATACTGACATTAGTTACGCCTCTGCATTTGGTATTCTTCCAGGAGTCAATTCTGGAACAGTAAATGGTTATGTTCCTACATCAGCAGCGACAACCGTTTCATTGCGTGCAACAACTTATATTCAACCAGTAGCCGCCGCTACAAGAAGCGTTTCATCTTCCAGCGCTAACGATACTTCGGCTGGTACAGGCGCTCGTACAGTTAAGATAACTTACTATGATGGTAGTATGGTTGGTCCAAAAACAACCACAGTAACTATGAATGGTATCACTGCCGTGGCTACATCTGTTAGCGATATCCAATTCATTGAGAAGATGGAAGTTATTACAGTTGGATCTACAGGGTCTAATGTTGGAACTGTTTCATTGTTTGTAAACAATGCTGGAGGCGGCGGTACTGTAGGCACTATTGCAGCTACTGACAACTCTACTTTCTGGGCGCACCATTATATTCCAACTGGCAAAACATGCTATTTATTGGCTGTTAGAGCTGGATCCACTGTTACGAACGGAGCTGTTACTGTTCAAGCAACAGGAAGTCCATTAACAGCAAATTTGGCTCAGAAAAATTTGAGTGGATCAATTAGATATGGTTCGGCTAACCAAGTAGTCTCTTATTATGAATGGGAAATTCCTATTGCTATTGCAGGACCCAACTTTATATTCATCAACAGTAGGCCGGACGCAGTGACAGCCTCAACTACATTAGGTTCGTTCGATTATTTAGAGTTCTGATCGTCCGACAACTAATAAAATAACATTGGTTAGTAAGGAAAAGTTATAACTTTAACAGGGGAACTAACACATGGTTGTAAACGCACTTTCTACGCCACCAGTACCACCAAACAGTAATTTAGGAAGAGGAATGTTTGTTTGGGTTACTTCTAACTCATCACAAGATCCATTAAGCTCTGACACTAAAATGAACAGCTTGCTAAGCTTCTGTGGAACTCAAGGTATCAACTATCTATTTTTAGATATGTGGCAGTATCTTGGAGGCTCTAACTGGACTTCTACTAAGCTAACTACTCTACGCAAATTTATTGATGCCGCTCACAGAAGTGGTATTAAAGTTTGGGCACTTGCTGGCAGCACCGATTGGGGTTCAAACCACTCTTGGGTAGCTACTAACATTCTAAAGAATCTTCTTTGGTTCCAGAATCAAACCACTACTGCCACTAATAATTTTGACGGTGTAATGTTTGACGCTGAGTACTGGACTGACACAAACTATGACAACGCTACTAACGCAGCAGGCTTCTGTGATCTAATGAGAATGTTTAGAACCACTTTGAATGTTCCAGTTGGTTGCTTTGCTGGATTCTTCCTTAAGGACAACGACGGCACCCGCGCATCTTTCACCTATAATGGAAAGTCTGCTCAAGACGGTGAACACATTATGGACAACTCCGATCTAACTGTTGTTGGTGCTTATCGTGACCACGCAGCCGATAACGGTACTGATGGCCCTGGACAGATTACGTTCTTCCAACCATGGTATGATTATGCTTCTCAGGCCGGTTTGAATATCCCGCTTATGTGTGGATCTGAAACCATTAGCGTAACTCCAAGTTATGTAACCTATTTCGGTGCAACCAAGACCGCAATGGAAACCGAGCACACTACAATCTCTAATACATTTAGAGTAACTGGTAATTCTAGCTTCGTTGGACAATGTGTTCACAGCTATGATGGCTGGAAAGCAATGTCCTAAGAATAGAAATAATTGAAAGACTTCAATGCCCAGTGTCTTAAACGCTGGGCATTGTTATTTCCACTCATTAAACTGATATATTCATTGTAGGACCCTAAGTCAGAGAGGTCAAATGAGAGCGCTAGTGTTGAGTGGTGGCGGCTCTAAAGGTAGTTATCAGGCCGGAGCGCTGAAATACATTTTGGGCGAAAAACAAGTGAGTTATGATGCCTTGTGCGGTGTCAGCGTTGGAGCTATCAACGTTGCCTTCCTAGCTATGTACAAATCTGGCCAAGAAATAGAGTCTTCGAACAAACTGGCCGAAATGTGGTCTCAGCTAAACAATTCCTCGATATACAAGCGCTGGTTTCCCTTTGGTCGATGGCACGCTATCTGGAAAAAGAGCTTTTACGACAGCTCGCCACTACATAACCTTCTAAAATCTGAAATTGACCTTGCCAAGATTAGGGAAAGTGGAAAACAGGTAAATGTAGGCACCGTTTCTCTTAGTTCAGGCAAGTATACCATTTTTGATCAGACATCAGATCACTTTATCGATGCTGTTATCGCCTCTTCCTCATTCCCAGGCATGCTAACGCCTGTAGAATTCCTTGGTCAGCTCTGGACTGACGGTGGAATCAAAGAAATCTCGCCAATCAAGAAGGCAGTAGAGCTTGGGGCCGACATTATCGATGTCATCATCACCAATCCGGCTGTTAGAACCAAAAAATTCATCGAAAATCCGACCACTGTTGACATTCTAAAACGCAGCATTGACCTATCTACTGATAAAATCATGGCTAATGATATTGAGAAGGTAGAAATGTACAATATACTAGCCCAAAACATGCTGACTCATAAGAAGCTCGTTAAATTGAACATCATTAGGCCAGAAACTAATTTGATTGAAGACCTTTTGGACTTTAGGCCGGAGAAAATACAAGAGATGATGGAAAAGGGCTACAAAGATGCGGTAGCTAACTACATAATGTAATAATTTTAAGTAGATTGGCAATAATCTCCTATTTATGGGATACCTCAAAAGGTTGTAAATTTTAGGAGCATTTAATGCCATCACCATCTGCATTTAATACAAGTACTGACATAAGCTTTATAATCAGAAATAATAGTTCAATTGGGCGTTCTATTAAAATCTTCAACACTAAAATCAATCCAGGTGGTACACTTGACCTGATGGATGTTCCCGGAGTAACTGAAGAAGACATTAGAACAGAGGTTACTAAAGGTTCTCTTAAGGCATTATTAGCAGGAGGTTCTTTACAGGTAGTATCATCTACCGTTAATTTTACAACCGTAGATGCTGTTCATGGAGCTTTTTTAACAAGCATTGGAATACCTGTTGGTACATCTGCTTCTGGTGCGCTGACACAAGCAAACTGGTATATTGATGCGGTAAATGGCGTTGACACAAATAGTGGCGCCACATCACTTGTTCCAATCAAAACTTTGGCTGAATTAACTCGCCGCATTGGAGCTGGATATCCAACGCTCACTGGCTCCCGCCTTAACTCGAATGGACAAATTGCCTATTTCACAACGATCAATATTCTTTCAAGTATCCCAAAGACCGATCCACTGAACCTAAATGTCACTACAAAAATTGGTTCATTTATAACGGTTATCGGTACGCCAACAACTCTCCTTACGAGCACTGTTAGTACGTTCGTTGCATCCGATCAAACCAATAACGTTCAAGCGACGTTCAACTCTGGTGGAGTTGCAGATTGGTCTTTGTATGTCGGAAAGCGTCTTCGTATGACTAGTGGTACGGCCAATAACGCGGTTTTTTGGGTCGCAAAAACGAATGGAGCAGGAAATCCATGTAATATCAGCCAACCAGGAACGAACAGTTATCAGTTTAATCCCGCAGCATTCGGCGCCACCAATGCTATTCCTACGAACAGTATTGTTCCCGGCGATACTTTTGTTATAGAAGACCTTCCTACACTCGTCTGGGGTGACGTTGATATTCGAGCACAGATTGGTGGAAACGATACCGATGCGACTTCAGCATCTCGCCTTGGAGTTATGAACGTTGATCTTACAGGATATACTGGAAATTCCCATGATGCTGCGGTGTGCATCTCAGCCGGAAATGTTTTCGCGATTTTTAACTCCTGTAAATTTTCTTCGACAATTATCGATAACGCAGGAACACAGGTTACTAACTCAAACACTGGTGGATTTGATGCAATCAATTATTTCATCAACTGCTCATTTAACTCTATTGGAGCGGCATCTTCAGGATGTAATGCACGTTTCTTTAAGCCCGTTCAATTCTCCGCAGGTTTGAACCTTAATGGAACTATCTATATTGAAGTGGGAAGTACTGCGAGTTTCATTACATCCTTCCTTTCCTATGGAGGTGTCGGAGGTCTCGCCCCTATCGTCATCCACGGAAGTGTTCGATGCTCTCTTCTAGGAATCTTCGATTCACCTTCCCATGGAATCTTGGTTGGTGGCCGACAGGTTGGACTCAACGGATCTTTCTGGTGCTCTTCTAACGCAAATGCTGCCCAAGGAACAAATCTATATGGCGCCAACAATACTGGGTACGGTGTCTTCATCAGTTCAAACTGCACGTTTGGTTACGGAAACCCATCTAATCAACCAGCTTCAACTGCTGGAGCAAACCTGAAACTTACAGGTACATCGGGTGAATTTGCGCTTGGTGGAGTAAATTCAGCTCAGTCATACAATTCTGGAACTGGAGTATATAATGCAGCCGTTACAACGACTTGGGCAAACCTGCTTTCCGCAGGAAGTCTCCATAATGTTGATAAGAACGCTCACGCCATATTGACTGCTGATATGACGTTCTAATAAAAATGTGAGTTGGTGGGACGGACTTATTCAATGATGAATAAGTCCGTTTTGCTTTAAGATACTTAGCAATATTCCCTTATTATAATAGGTCGCACGGTCGACCGTAATTTTAGGAGTAATTAATGTCATCACCGTCAGCATTTAATCCCAGCGCGACTATTACTTTCGTTGTAAAAAACAATAGTTCTATAAATAGGTCTATCAAAGTATTCAATACTAAGATAAACCCTGGTGGTCAACTTGACGTTATGGATGTTCCTGGAGTAACTGAAGAAGATATTAGGGTTGCGGTTCTCAAAGGCCCACTTAAAAATCTTCTGTCAGGTGGCGCTTTACAGGTACTTGCATCTACCGTTAATTTCAATACATCAGACCCACTTCAAAGTGGATTCTTAAAAAGTATCGGTATTAATCCAAGCGGGGCATCTGGCTCTGCTCTTACCAATAATCCACTGACTCAAACATCCTGGTATGTTGATCCTACTAATGGATCTGATGTTAATGATGGGACTACTATCGGTACAGCAATTAAAACTGTTGCAGAGTTGTCATCTCGTTGGGGCAAAGGAAATTTGCTATCTCCAACTGGAGCTAATACCGCTCCAGGTGTCACCATTACTGTTAATATGTTAGGTCACGCTCCAACTACAGACCCCCTTAATATTGATGTTGTTTTAGACGGTAACGTTCGTCTACTATTCCTTGGCGGAGTGGCCGTATCTACCCCATTAACAGTAACGGCTGTTACCCAAAGAAACCGTGCAACTAATACTCCATGGCAGTTTACTGCAACTGGTGGCGTAACTGTTGCTCAACGTATATTTGATTCAACCGTAGGCGCTTATTTCTGGACAGCTAAAGACCTTACAGCAAATGCTTGGCGTCTAAGTGAGCCTTGTACTAAACCAACTATTGGATCTTTGATTGCTGATGCAAATCAAGTTGCAATAGCTAATACTGATACTTTTGTATTGCAAACTCTATATACTCTTAAGTTGGGATCTATTAGGGTTATGCAAATACGCACTAATTCCGCCGGCCCTCCATTTGGGTCAGCTTTATTTTTTAGAGATCTTGATCTTACCGGTGATTATTGTCCTGAACTTTCTACAAACACATCGGGTACGGTATATGAATGCAAGTTTTCTAAATCCATATTACCAGCATCAGGAACATTTAACAACCTTCAAAACTGTTGTCAGCCAACTGGACAGCTTATTAGACCTCTTAGTGGTAGTCTTGTTAGATTTTATGCTGGTGGATATATCGGAGGCGGTGCAACTGGGTTTTCACCAACTGGTTCTGCCCTTCAGTTCGCCGTTGATGTACTTTGGCAAGGCACGTCACTATCAATTGTTGGATCTAATAGATTAGGACTTTTCTCTGCAGCAATATTTGATGGTGTTGCTGGTGGTAATGGAGGCTCTAATCTTGCCGGTCATGGTTTGATGGTATCAAGTGCTTCTAGCGTTACTTTTTTCTCAAATAATGGTGGAGGCACGGTTGGCGGGCCTAATATTTCTAAGGCACTTTGGGGATCTGGACAAGCTGGTGGTGGCGTTGGAGTAGCATCAGGGTCCACTTTCGCTTATGTTGGTGATGGCTATGTTCCATCTATTACTGGTTCTATTCCGGGAACTAATGACTTCGTTCTTGGAACCGCAACTTCTACATATGCTCCAGTAGGTGATGGTACCTATGTCGGACCTACAACTAATTCCTGGGCAAATTTAGTTGCTGCACGAGGCGCAGGCACTGGATTTGGTGGAAATGCAGTTAACCCACTTAATTTTGCATCAATTCTAAAAACTGACTAACTTGATTCAATAAGTAATTTCAAAAAGACCCGCTTTTGGCGGGTCTTTTCTTTTTAGGTAATAATTCTATATAGTAGTAGGAGTATAACAATGGGATTTCCTTACGACCGCACAAATAACCCACTTGCCCCGATTACATGGGGTAAAAGCTTCAATTATTTCAAGACTGTTACTCCAGGCTCGGCCACACCGGGTACTTTCGTAACCAATTGTGACGTTCTCATTACTTTCCCTACCTATACTGTAATGTTTTGGGTACCGGCTGCAGCAACTAACATCCAATACTCTTTTAATGGTACTGATGTGCATGGAACCCTTGATGGTAGCTTGGCTACTGCTCCAAGAGAGTTAATATTTCAGAATAGACCGATTACTAAGATTTGGTTTTCCGGTACCGGCACTGTTCGTGTAGAAGCTTGGGCCACTCGTTAACCTGATATAGAAAGCGCATGAGTAAGTTAGTTAAGAATAAATGTGAGATTGAATCGTGCAATGTTTGCGACCCTAAGCTACTAGAATTGCATCATATTATAGAAAGAACAGAATTAAACACTACCAACCATGACTTTAACCTAGCAATTTTGTGTGCTAACTGTCATGCATTAACCCATACAGGCCGACTCAAAATCATCGGTGTATATCCATCCACACAACCGCCAAATGGGCGCACTCTTATTTACGAACTAGATGGAAAAAGAAACATTGAGGGCATTGATAAGCCCTACATAGAATTCAAGAACAAGTCTTTCAAAATCGGAGCCAGTCATGAGTAAGAATTTTCAAATGGACACATCAAATCCAGATGATATGAGTGAAAAGGTCACTAGTGAAAGAGAAACCCGTAAAAAGTTTCTTACAGTTGCCAAATGGGCGGGACGTGAAAAGGACATGCTTGTTCTTTTTGCAAAATTTGATAAACTAATGCGCGAGGCTAATACAGACGAAAAGAAGAAGGATATTAGCAAGTACGGCGCAATAGAGGTATACAAACTGTTAGGTGAATGCTTCGCTTCTTTGAAGCAAAGTAACACCTTAGTCATTCCAGGTTTGGACTCCCATATGGGAGAACTTTGGGTGGATGGCGAGTTAGTATATAAGGATAAGTAAACATGACCGACGAAAAGTTTTACGGCGAAGTATTGTGGTTTGACCCAAAGCGTGGTTTTGGATTCATTGGCTGGGAAAAAGAAGGTGTCAAACAGAAAGACATGTTTGTTCACTTCTCTGATGTCGCTTGTGAAGGATTCAAAACCCTCTACAAACATCAAAAAGTTTCCTTTGGTCTCGGTGTTAATAAACACGGGACGCCAAAAGCAACTAATGTCGAAATTATGAAGAACTGATTACTTCTTCAGAAAAATTTGGATGATCTGAGCTACTAAAGCTAGTAGTCCGGAAACAAATAGCACTTGAATCTTGAATAGGTCTTTAGATGTGTCTTCGGCATGATCTAAAAGTTTATCTAGTTTCTTCTCAATGTTTTCTTGTGATTCTTGGTTATCATTAAGCAAAGTAATGATCTCTTCATTCTGATCGGCAACCGCCGTCTCGATTTCAACAGCTTTTCTGTTGACCTCCAGAATGATTTCTAGATCTCTCTTGTTGATTTGGTCAATAAGAGGAATTATTCTATCTTTGTCCCTGTTGTCAGGCATTATTCTCCAGATTGTTGGATGTTGGACTTGCCTTTCCTCTTCTTTATCTTACAAATAACCTCATCACACTTGTCGTTCAACTTTTTATAGTCGTCAACTGTGGATGCCTCGACTTCTTCTAACTGCTCCTTTTCGGATGTTAGAATCTGATCAATAACGTTAGCTAACCGTTTGCGAGAATGCATAGTTATACCTTCTTAGGTGGGTTGATAACGCTTCTCTGCAAGTCAATCTCAGCTAGATCAGCGTTTTCTTCGGCATAGATTTCATCTTGCTTCTTCTGGTCTTCATTTGAGACTTTCAGCTCTTCGTACTCTTCTTCATTAACCTTGTAGAGAGAGCGTACCCTGTCTGGGATGATGGAGCCATATACAATTGCTATTCTGTTCTTTTCCGGATCAGGTGGAGCTACTTCACGCACTACAATCATATTACTCTTCTTAAATAAAGAACCAGATTCCTTAGATTTTAGAAGCTGTTCCAGAGTGTATTTATAGTGTCTCTTATCCAACAGATCAACTGTAGAAAAGGCCCTGATATTCATGGCCAAATCTGCCAAGGTAACATTCCTTGGTGACATGTTGGTTATCCAAAAGTGGGTAGTGTTTTTTTTCATAGTAATACATCATAATGCTTACATATTGATAAATTAGAGTTGACTCTGGTATTGCAGCATTAGAACTGCATAGAACTGTATAAGTGTTAGGATAACTATGACGACTTTACTCTACTATTTCCCTGGACAAAAAGCCACAATTTTCCTAGAAACTAAGGACGGTTACGGCCAGCGTGCGGATTCTGGACTTCCACATGATGGTTACGCTACGCCTGAAATCACCAGAATTATCTTCCCAAATTTGACGCTGGCTACTGGATTCCCTCAATCCATGACTAGACTGGATACGGGTCTTTATTACTTCCAATTTGCTTTACCAACAGGTGGGGCCTCAGTTGGAAGCTACTTAGTAGACGTAACCTACAATGGACCGGGAACACCCAATTTCTATCAAACGATTTTCCAACTAATTGTAACTGCTCCGTTTGGTAATTACGGAGTAACAGTAGGAACTGCCACATGACGATCAAAGCGCGCGGTGAATTAATTGACGTTACAGATCAAGTCAATTTAACCGTACAATTTAAGGATATGATGGGTAACCCAGTCAACACTGATTCGTTCCCAACAATTTCTATCGTTCAACCAAGCGGCCTGGTGGCCCTAGCACCGACCTCAGCGGGAGTTAGCCAAATCTCGACCGGCAAGTATTCTTATATCTTTACCGTGCCAATCAACGGACCATACGGCGCCTTCAACGATATCTGGGTTGGCTACGTCAACGGATTTCGTGTAGAAACTACTTTTACCTTCGTTGTTGACCATACACAGATTCCAAGCATCAACTCTGATGGTTATGTCCATTTAGGAGATGACCCAGGGTTCAGCTACTCGCAGTGTGCCACTATCAACATCAACAAGCTAATCAAGTCTTTGAAAGCTAGACTTAACAGTGCTGGTAAAGCGAAATCAGCCGACGCTTATGGTAACACCATCTATGTTGACTGCGATATCTTTTCTATCGCAATGCTTACGACTTTTATTGCTACCGCTCTGTGGGATTTCAACCAAGTACCTTACTTCACCTTCTTCAAGTTTGACGATGATGATTTCGTGGATCAGTTTGGTGAAATTCTAGTTGAAGGTGCTACACTATACGCGCTATCATCCAAAGCACTAATCGAACGTGGTCGTGAATTCCAAATCACGGATAACGGATTGAGTTTCAACCCACCAACGGTTTCTGAGCTGATGCAAACGCAATACAGCACACTACTAGCTCACTACTGGGAAAAGCTGAAGTACATTAAGAACAGCTTGCGTCCAGGACCAAGAGGTTTGGGTGTATTCAGTATGACCAGCGCTATCAATCCGGCATTTGCAAGACTAAGACATTTGCGTGCTCGTAGATTGATTTAACGCTCAGTTTTTCTGCGCTCTTTAGATGGAGTCAAGTAATCCTGTAAAGGATTGCCGGCAATCTTCTCGAAGATTTCAATCTTCTTGAGTAAGATAGCATTCTTATCCATCTTTGGGCCTGCTAGCGGGAACGTAACAAAAATTCGATCGTCCCCGTGGTCGCCACCCCACAATACAATCTCTGAAACCACGAATTCAACCGGATGGAACTTTTCTTCATCCGGTTTTTCTTCTGCGTACGCTAGAGTTACGTGTGGCTTGAAATCTTTGTGCGTTTTAGAGAAGTCGATGTTCTCATCATCAAAATTCTCGGCTAACTTTTTACGTAGCTCCATCAAGTCATCAGAATCTACTTTGCCAATAACGGGTAGTACACCTTCTGGATTTTTAGGGAACGAGCTAACCTTATTTATCTTAGCCAGGAATGGATGGAACTTAGAAACCACCTCGTAGGTAGCTTCCAATGATTTGGCCAATTCGGAGATAGGCCATTCGCTTTGAAAGTGCAAAAGGGTGATGTGCATCTCAGATGTAGCGATTTTCTCGCCTGGTACATCAATCTGAGCTAGTAAGCGTGCCGTTTCGTGTGGTATTCTGATTCCCAAAAAAGCCATGTGTCCTCGATAATATGGATATTTATCCATATCTAGTATGAGTTCCAAAGGTGAAGAGAAAATTCCACTTTCTCAAATCAAAAAGCTGCCTTACAAGTCTTTAAATAGGATGATTAAGAAAATGCGCGAGTACCTCAAGCAAAATGAGGTAGTCCAGAAGATGTTTGACGAGTATAAAGTGGATATTTCTGAAATCGATTATATTCCAATGATGTTTGGCAACTTAGATGTATCTGCCAAGACAGATCATGGTGTTATTATTTACAATTACAAGCTATTGACGGATGGTGATTGGTTCAAGGACTTTTCCTATGGCGTCCATGAGATGACTCACTGGCTACAGCAGACGACCGGCACTAAAGCTACCAAGAGTTCGGATGACGGAAGCTATTTGGACAACCCATATGAGCAAGAAGGATTCCAGAACCAGGTACAGTACATTGCCGACCAGTTTGGTGATCAAGAAGCTGAACAATATGTTGATGATTTGCTCGAACACCACGAAGTTGAAAGTAAAAAAGAGGTCGAAGAAAAGAAAGAGACCTTGATGGCAAAAGTTTAATCATTCCGCGCCAGCTTGTCCAGCCGTCGGCTAATAAAATCGAATTAGGGTACCATGGTTCATTACTCTAACCCTATCATGTCTGGTTTGGACGCAGTTACGTCCCTCGGAGACGGTCATACCATAAATATGGCTTGGTTTCCTGCACAGCCCGACACGTACACAAACAAGATAGCTTATCATCTGTATTATTCTACAGATAGACGAACCATCTTTACCGAAGGGGTTAAGTTCGTTATTGTTGATGGTGCTACGTCAGCTAACATCATTGATCTAACTCCAGGCCAAGATTATTGGTTCTCTATGAGGCCAGTAGAGTACAACCCAACTTTTGTTAACTTTTTACAGAACCTTCCGGTTTCTCATGACAACGTTCGCTTCTATCCAAGCAGCATGTTGCGTAGCGATATTACAGCTACTGATCTAATCATTCCGTTAGTAGATGTCGATGGATTCCCTGGAAACGGATTCATTAGAGTAGGTGTTGAGCTTATTCAATACTTAGCAGTCGACCCTGTCAACAAAAATTTGATTGTTCCAATCAATGGTAGAGGAATCAACTTTACTCCTATTACTTTGCACACAGTATCAGGCTATGATGGATACAATACCTGGAGTCCAATCGTTAGCGTATTTGCCATTGAAGAAGATTCAGGATGGGATGCGATTTTTGCTTGCCAATCTAGATTTGAATATCCTAATTTCCCATTTACTATCCTTGATGGATATCACCAAGTTGCTAAAGATTACTTGTCAACAGACTTAAGTGCTGCGGATGCTGCTAACGTAACTTTTCCGCCATATGATTATTCTGGTTATCACAGAACTGATCCAGTTCTATTGCTAAATGGCACTTGTGTCGGAAGCTACATTGGTGGAGAGCAAGGATGTATTGACGCCTATGGAAATTTCAATATCTTCCGTGGAATGTCACTACAAGATCAAAATACTCAGCGTCAAGACATACTCTTATCTGTAACAGGTCGTCCTGCTGTTTTGATTAGAAGAGTACAGACAGGTATAACTTGTTCTTGCTATCTAGCATCTAGTGAATACCCAGATGACCGTTGTCCATTCTGCTATGGCACCAAGTTTGTCTTTGGATATGAACAGTACTTTGATCCTCGTCATTCTGATGGAAGAATTTTGGTCAGACCAGGTCCAACTGCTGAAAATCTCAAAATGCATGAAGCTGGAATGGAATCTGAATTCCCATTGGATATATGGACATTAACAGTTCCTACAATTAAGACTAGAGATATCTTAGTTCTATTTGATCAGGATGATAATGAAGAGTTTAGATATGAAGTTTCTGATGTAATAAGGAATAATACTATCAATGGTTTGGATGGCGGTCAACATCTTAAGACCTTTAGAGTTCGTAAGACTGATGTGGCTTACCAGATTCGTATTTTTAGGAATACGGCTGATTTCCCATCCAAGCTCAATACCAGCCTTGGATTTACTCCTGGAATCCCGCCACACAGCCACGAGATTGTCATAAATGAAAAGGTTTTGTCAGTTTCTCAGATAAATCAAACTACTGCCCTCTCACAAGGTCATAACCACCCGATTGTAAATGGTCAAGTAATGGAAGTTCTAGGACATACTCATACAATCATCTTGCCGTAATGCAATAAGCTTGCATATTACTAGAATTTAAGGCGAATAAATGAGTCCAATAAACCCTAACTTTAAGCCAGGCGTAGGCCACCTAGTCACAGATCGATATGATTTTCAACATCATGTCGAGGGCAGTGATTTTAGGCATGTCGCAGGCTCTATCGATTTATCACCACCGATTTTGATTGGTTCCACCAACATAACGGATGTTCAAACAGCTATTGCTGCTTTGGCTGGTACTATCATTGTTCCATCTGTGCCTGACGCTACTACGGCAAGTAAAGGTGTTATTCAATTAGGCGGAGACTTATTTGGAACAGGAACTACTGCTTTAAATCCTAAGGTCAGTGGTTTACAGGGATTCCCGGTCAGTAACACGACCCCAACGCTCAACAATATTTTGACATGGAACGGTTCTAACTGGGCACCTGGTGTTCTTACTAATGCTACCAATGCCGTTTTTGGAACCATCAAACTTCTTGGGGACCTAAATGGTGGTACTGCCAGCTCTCCTGTAGTCACTGGACTTCAAACTCGTCCAGTTAGCGCTACCGCCCCAAACCCTGGACAAGCACTAGTTTGGAACGGATCAACTTGGTTGCCAACCGGTATTCCAAGCTCTCCATCTGGTACTGGTTTTGCTACATTGACGGCTGGAACTTATGACGCTACAGCCACTGCCAACATCCGTTACACTACTGTGTTTCAAACAGATGTAGACATTCAATACAAGAATGGTGCTATCACAGGAAATTTGCATTGGGTTCCAACGGGCACTAACAAAACTATCACTTTCCCAGATGTCACAGATACCTTAGTTACACTAACAACTACAGATGTACTAACCAACAAGACTGTTAACGCAACTAACAATACCATTACTGATACCAGCGCTGCTCTTGGTGATATTCTAGCTATAATTTCTGGAACTAAATTCACTAGACTAGCTAAGGGAGCCAACGGTACGTTCCTAGGCGTTTCGGCCGGTACGCTGGGTTACTTTACTCCATCTGGCAGCACGCCATCTGGAACGGGTTTCGCAACGGTAACTGCCGGTGTCTTTGATGCCGCTGCAACTGCTAACATTAGATATACTGGTGGTAAATTCCAAACAGACGCATCTATACAGTACAAAAACGGTGGTATTACTGGAGACTTATCATGGTCCCCCTCTGCCTCCAACAAGACTCTTATTTTGCCAAACGCAAACGATACCTTAGTTGCTCAGGGAACTACAGATATACTAACAAACAAAACCATTAACGCATCTAATAACACTATCACTGATACTGCCACTGCCGTAGGTGATATTCTCAGAAGCAATGGTACTAATTTCGTTCGTTTTGCTAGAGGCGCGTCTCTACAGGTTCTTAGAACTAATGTTGGTGCTACAGATTTAGAATGGGCCACTGTAAACCTACCTGCTACTGAAGTAAGAATAGACCAGTCTGGAGCAGGTCAGCTAAATAACGTAGCAACCTCAGATGGTAGCAGCAATCCAGCAGTCGTTATCAGATTTACTGGTGACGGTGCCGCTACTGACATTTTACTCAGCGGCCTTGTAGCGCCAGCCGCCCCTTCATCTGCATCAACTATTAGAAAGATTGCCCTACTTTCTACTAGTACATCTAGGCTGATCATTTCTAACGAAGATACTAATAGCACTAGCAATAATAGAATTAGATTCTTCGGAGCAGCTAACTCTCAATACATTGTAGGTGCAGACGGATATGGGGCCGAAGTAGTTTGGGATAACAGCAGTCTAAGATGGAGACTAATGGTTGACTCGAAGTCCCAGTAAATACTTAAGTTTCCGCTTCCCATATCAATTCTTTCGTATATCTGCAAGGGTTTCCCGGCAAGGAGTTTTTTATGGATCCAATTCTGCAAGTTCTACTGAGCTGGCAGTTCGTCTTCTTCGGACTAGCTGTAGCTACGGTAATGTACGTTTTCCGCCTAATAGTCGAGTACTTGGCCACTGTTGCTAAGAAAGACTTAACTACCTCTAATCTATGGAATCACTTAGTTCTTCCTATCATGCCAATTGTACTTGGAGTGGTAGCGGCCATCCTACTTAAAACGTTTCCTTATCCAGGATTCACTGCAAATGCCGCCGGAATTGTCCAAAGAGGAGATAGAATCATTTTTGGATTAGTTGCTGGCACTTTTTCTACTCTAATGTACCGTACAATCAAGGCTTTGTTCTATCAAAAGATTGCAAATTTTGCTCAAGGATTTTCGGGTAATAGAAATAGAAATGCAAATGTAAATTCTGATCAAGATGTTCCAACTGAACAAATACCGCCAGAACATTTGCCAACTAGAGGACAAGTCTAAGACTTTTTAGTTATATAATTGGTGAATAATGAGTAACTATCCAAACAACATTGATGATGATTCAACGCTGCCAGCGGTTAATGACAATCTTACAGAGATTGGTGGAGAGGCCATCAATGCTTTAAGGGATGCTGTTGTCCAAATTGAAACTGCATTGGGAACTAACATTGCTGGTAGCGCCCCATCATTGGCCGCTCGTTTGGGAGTTTTCATTAACCCAGATGGAACGCCGAATGCTTCTGTCATCACCAGTTTAGGATTAGTTACTCTTCCAATCAGAAATGACCAAATTGCAGAGGCTGCTGGAATCCCAGAATCTAAATTACGTCTAGATTTCAGAACTCAAGACTTGTTCAACTACACCAGAGATTTAGTTCTCGATGTAAACACCGTCCTTGGTTGGATTAACACTGAGGGCATCAAGCTTGAGCCACATCTAATTGGTGCCATCTATCGTCACACGATGGATCAAATTGACGTTAGCAATAACACCAACCAATTCCTAAAGAACAATTTACGTGTACTAAGAGATAACACTCAATCTTACACTGTAGTTGCAGATATGAACGCAGAACTTCTAGCTCATCAATGGGCGGATGGCTCTCCATTCGGTATCCGTAATATCATCACTACAAACAACGGCTCTGTATATTCAACATACTTTGCTCACGTTGGTAGTGGCATTTTCATCGACCCTAGCAGATTCAATAACATCCCACAAACGTTAGACAACCTACAGTTGTTTGCTGACTACATTGATAGCCAAAGCATCTTCTTGCTAGGAACAAGAATTCAAAACTTGTACAGCAGTGGTATCTCTAGAGTTTCTCAGTCTTCCAATCTGACTGTAGACGGATATGGACAATTCGTTGTTCCGCCTACTCCAGCTATTGCTTATTTGCTCAACATTGGAAACAACAGCAGCCCGTTTGATGATATCAACTCTGGTGATGACATTGTTGTCTTTAACCCACCTCTAGCTGATCAAAACTCCAGCTACTTCGACTCTCTCTTCGCTCTTGTTAGACCAGGAGATATCATTAGGGTTCACTATGGTGACGGATACAACATTGAAGTCCCATACGTCATCAAAGAGAAGAAGTACAGCCCAACCATGGGTAGCAAGAAATACTTGGTTAGAATTGCTGGTAAAAACCAAGCTTATTCACCAAATGCTATTGCCAGAATCGATAGGCCATTAGCCAACAACAATAAGTATGGCGAGCTATCACTTTCCGCAGTTAACAATCAGTTTAGCGGCACACCAAGCCTAATTGTCAACAACCCACGTGGCGCCCAAGCTACCGGTGTTGGTTTTGACCCAGATCAGTTTGATGAAACTCACTATCTGTTATACTTAGCATTCTATCCAACAGGACACGCTGTAGATGGTTATACCTTCTTACCAGGCATTGACGTAACTGGAAATCAAGGTAAGACACCAGGGCTTTACTCAATTGAATCCATTGTTCAATCAACTAACAATGCTTTCCGCGCAGTTGGTTTCAACTATAGATTTACTGCCTTTAATTCAGGTGGAGAGTTTGGTATTTGTCTAGCAGACTCATACCACAACAGTGCGTTTTCTATCGTTAGTACGGTAATTGCTCCTGACGGTTCTATCAGTACACTAGAGAATAGTCTTCACTTCCCTAACAACGTAATCTCGGTAGTTCCAGTAGTAGGAACAGTCGCTCCTGATCCGTTAGGATTTGGTTCAACCGGATCTGGTGTGGCCAGCCCGCCATTTATGACCTCTTATGGTTCATCGGCAGCAGCTCTAAACCCAACGAAGCTATTTGTTCCTCTTCGAAGAAACAACTACTATGTCAATGGTTCTGAAACAGAAAGATTAGCTATTGAGGATTCACAGGCATTGGATGGATACGGAGACGGTTACTGGGTAGCCACTCTACAGAACGTACAGGTTCAAGTAGGAAGAGTCCAGACAACTTATCGTATTCCACTCAATTTAGATACAACTGGTCTTAAAGTTGGAAAAACGATTGTTGTCCAGTCGCTTGGCTCTGGCGGTTTGATTGATTTTGGACGCTTCATTATACAGTCGGTAAATTTCAATTGTGCGCCGAACGTTTATACAGACATTACCGTATATGACTCGGTACATGCAGCAGGATTCTCGCCATCTGTAACATTGCAGCCATTCGCGCCTGTTGCTGTTTACTTCTGCTCGGACTCTGTATCTTTCAATGCTGAGTCGGCAACAGACTTTACTGTTGTCACTCCATTCAAGAAACACTTTGAGGTTTATGTAAACCAACTTGGTAAAACATTCACTCATGAAAGAGGAAGATTTACCGTTAGCGGAAACAACATTACCGTCAACGGAACTACGCTATTTGGATATGTTCAGCTTGCCAAGTTGGATATTGTTGCTATCTCTCCAAAGCTAAGAGGATATCAGTTCGGATCTGTAAACAAGATCACTCTGAATATGTTCAGCTACAGCAGCACTTCGGGATTATTCGACGGATATTTAGCTTCCTACGATGGCACCAGCCTTACACACTTCGGTCCACGCACTCAGGGCAAGAGAGGCGACATTATTAGATTCTATGATGAAACAAACATAGACTACATTGATGTCATTCTTGATTCCAGCAACGTTCTAACTGATTTTACAAATCAAAGACTAGATTTCCAGTTGTTCCCAACTCTACAGCTAGATACCGAGCTTATGTTGCTTGGAACTTGCCAAGTTAACGATACAACTCAAACAGTTAACAAAATCGTGGACAGGCGACAGTTCGGAAACATCAGCGAAAAGGACTTGAGTGACTCGGTATTTGACTTCATGGCAATTCCGGAAAAGTTACTACACTCTAATGGGCCAATTCGTGGATTCGATATCTTCAATGTATACAGTGGGCTTGAGGGCATTGTAAACCTAAGTGGTGGAGTTGTTCTAGTCAATGGTAAAATAATTGATATAAATAACGACTCAATTAACATCCCTGTTATAAGAGAATCCTACAACTTCAATCTATGGAATATTAACTGGGCAGTATGTATTAACGGAGATGGTGATTATGACGCCATCCCATTGTTAGATGCAGATAATGTTTTGGTTACTCCTGGAGTTGTTAGAACTTTCACGGCTTTTGATGTGGTTAGCTCAAACACCTACAACATGCCGGCCGTTTTCTTCTCAGATTTAATCAATAAGAGACCCGACCTAACTGTTCTATACATAGTGTCTTCTGTTGTTACTGGTTCTGGTCCTTCTGCCACTATTGCACTAACAGCTAAAGATGCAAGAAAGTTTGTTTACAAAAAGGATTGGGGAGAAATTTCCACCCTATGTGTAGATGCTAATAATGGAGAATTTAGAAGCTTCGAAGCTTTGGCATCTTGGTTCAACTTGAATGCCAGCTACAATAGTGCTGTTCGTGTTAAAGGTCTATTCACTAGCTTCCCTGCTGGCGGATTGACATTCAACAACCCAGCCAGATTAGCTGGTGATGGTACTACTACCTTTAGTCCAACCAGTGCTTTGTCAGTTTTGAATGTTGGCCTAGATAACATCACATTGAATGTTCAGACATTGGATTACAACGGTTCTCCAATGAATGGATGTACCATCAATTTCAATCCAACTGGTGGTGGACATCTAACTACATTCAATACGCTAATCAGCAATACTACAATCAATGTCACTGGTACTGGTGGTCCACTACAGTTCCTAGCTAATACTAGACTAGAGAATGTCACTATCAATTTGAATGGCGCTACCGAGAGCATTAATTTCAGTGGAACCATTGCAAAAGACTGTACCATTAACGTTGCTGCGACCGGCGCAACAATTACTGTTGATTTCAACGGTACTGTAAGCAACTGTACATTTAATCTAAACTCAACTAGCACAACTTGGAGCGTGCTTGGAAACATGCTTAACTGTACGGTCAATTGGAATGCTATCGGAACAATGCTTCCAATCACAGCCGGCAGCGCTGCTCCCAACAGCTTTAGCTTCCTAGGCAATAGATTCATTATCGGTGGTGCCACTTCTGCACCAAGCTCTATGATTTCAGTAGTTAATGCAACCAACGGACTCATAAACAACAACTTCTTCTTTAGGTCAGGAACTACGCTTACCAACGGGTACATTCTAGCTCCGGCCACTGGTTCAGTTGATGTATTAGGTAACTTCTTTGATAGCTCTACTTACAACGGCACTGATCAGAATCTTGTTAAGAGTATGCCACTGTCTTGGAGATATAGGACTAATCTAAATACTCCAGCGACCCAACCAACTAACAGAACAGCAACTGGTAACGGATTAATACCTTATACAGTTGTCGTAGATGATGATATCATTCTTCTCACCCCATCGGCAGCCATGGTAGTCAATCTTCCACAGATTAGTTTGTCTCCGCCTGGCAGAAGAATAACAATTAAAGATGTTACCGGAGTCTTTGATGCAAGTCCAGTAACTTTGCATAGAGCGGTTAATACTGAAACAATAGATGGACTTGCAGTTGATTACATTATGATAGCCCCATTTAGCTGTGTTACACTAGTAGCTGGAACAAACGGCTGGTCAATAGTATAAAGGTAAACAATGAGTAGCCCTAGACTTTTCAAACAAATATTCGCCCCTGCAACATCTTCTGCTGGAGCGGGTTTTAATCAATATACAACAATAACTGCGGGTTCTAACAACGTACCGTTGCCTACTGGAACAATCAATGTTGTTTCTACAGCAGGATTTCCAACTAGTGGACAACTAGGCGTACAAACCCTTACTTCACTTGGTGTTTATGCCTACGTAACTGTTACATATACCAATACAAATGCCACTCAGTTTCTAGGTTGTACTGGTGGTGCTAATACCATATTCACTGGTTACCAAATTGGGGCTATTGGATCTATTTCTGTTGGTAGTTGGATTTGCCCAGCCGGTATCAAATATGTAATTCTTACAGGATGTGGTGGCGGTGGAGGCGGAGGCGCTGGTGGAAGCTCTAGCGGAAGAAGCCAAACTAATTTTGCTTATGGTGGTAGTGGTGGTTGGGCTGCACCTACTATTACACAAGTAGTAGCTGTTACACCTGGTGTATCTTATCCCATCTCCGTTGGACAAGGCGGTATTGGCGGAACAAATAACTGTGTAGCCAATATCGTAAGCGGTGGAGGATCTAGAGCGGGTAACCCTGGTGCTGATGGGGCCGCTAGCATATTTGGAAGTCTTGTATTACCTGGTGGTAAAGGCGGTAAAGAAGGTGGATTAATTTCCATTAACTCATTGTCTTTCGCAACAGGAAGCGACTGTTCTAACGCAGCTCTAAGTGGTACAGCAAACCCAGCCCCACAAGTTGTTCAATCAATGGCAACTCCGGGCGGATTTTTTGCTACTGGTTATGTACAAGGCGTAGCGCATTCAGTTAACCGTGCTGCTAACCAATACTCTGTAGCAGGCGGTGGACATGCTGGAGGCGTCTCTAACAATCCCATCTCAACTGGTGGTAATGGTGGTCAAGGCGCTCAAGGGTTTGATGGATATCCATTCGCTGTCTACGGCATCTCTGGTACTTGGGGTGGTGGTGGCGGAGGAGGCGGCGGTGGTGAAAATTGGGACTTTAACAATACTCATGAAGGCGGTCTCGGTGGTTGGGGCGGAGCCGGTTTCATTGAAATTTCATGGGTGGCATAAATGAAGTACGTAGCATATAAAGTGGCAAAAAATGATCCTAATTTCCCAGATGGTTTCATCACGGAACATTTTGGAACAGATCAAGAAGTTGTAGAGGGTTATAGTGTTGTTTTACTTGAACTATTCAACATAATGTATCAAAACAACGTTTCCCTTATTAGGTCATCAGAGATTGCAAAAGGAATAGTCACTGTTGATCCGGGTACTCCATTGCCAGAACTAAGGCCAGCGCATGAAGCTGAGCATTTACCGTCTGATTTTGCTGAAGCGCCACCTGCTAACACGCCGAACAATGCTGAACTCTTTAATCAATTTTTAGCTTGGGTAGCTGCTGGAAAACCTGGCGCTCCACCCAACACATAATCTGACATTCTCTTATGTCTTCGAATAACTTCTTTAAATCAGACCTTTTCGGAATATACAATATCGTACAAGCGTCGATGATTGTATACCCAAAAGAAATCATCATTGCTACATTGCGTGATTTCTTTTCTAAAGATAGTTATTACCATTTTTCCAAAGATCAATGGGGTTTCCCTAATACAACAGATCATACTGATCTCCCACCAGGTGCAGATTTACCACGTGGTCCAGGCGCTCATCCAGAATTGAACCCTAATCCAGTTCTACCTACTCGTATTTTTATTGGAGAGAATTTTAGATACGATAGTATCTTCTATCCTGCCATTTTAATCAAAAGTGGCGGATCTCGTTATGTTCCAATTTCTATCAATCGTGACCAGGGTGAAGTAAAATACGATAATGTATTATTTGTTGATGGATATGGCAATGAGACTTTCGTTAGAAAGCCAGTCGCTTTAGTAACATCAGGAGCCTGGGAAGGCTCGATAGTTGTTGACGTAATGAGCCGCAGTTTAAGGGCTAGAGATGACTTGGTGGAGTTGATTGGAATGTGCTTTACGGAGATACATTTTGATACTCTTCATGAAATAGGAATCATAGTCAAACCTATTTCAATTGGTGCCCCGTCAGAAACTGACGATCGAAATGATAAGCTATTTAGGCAATCTTTAACATTAGAGATAAGAACGGAATGGCGAAGAGAAATACCGGTTGCCAGCACAATCGATGCCATTCTCTTCACAGCGTCCTTTGCTGATTTGTCGAGACAGACCCCAGCGGCAGCCAACTTGACTGTCAATACAGAAGTTAATACAGCAGATATGCTACTAAAAATGTAAGATACTGTGGATGAGTAGGGGCAAAATGAAACGTTTAAGACCAAGCAAGACAACAAATTGTGGTAATATAGCGCCAAGGATAGCAATATTACTACATTTTAGTGATACAATCCACAAAACCGAGTGAGAAGGATTTAACATGGCAAATATACCAGGCGCAACAAATGCCTTACCAGGAGTATTCACCGACGTAATTACCCAGTCTAGTGGTGTTGCGCTTCCTGGGGGTTCTCGTGTCGTAGCTATGATCGGTCAAGGCTCAACCAGCGAGATTTTGGTTTCTCAAGCTCTAGGTGGTGGTCAAGACGGTCTGAATGATACGTACACGTCAAATTCGGGTTCTGATGGCAGGCACTTTGCTCTTGCGCACTTTCCAGTAATCCAGAACCGTACAACTATTTTTAAGAACGGAGTTCCACTAGTAGGATTCGAACTTGGACCAATTGTTCCAACGACTACCTTTAGTTTCAACTACGACTATCAGTTAGATCCAACCACCGGTCATGTTCTATTGCAGTCTGCCCATCTACAAGATCAGGGCGGCTCTTTTTACACCCCACTCAACACTAACGTTGGTTTGGGTAGCCTCAACAGCTTGGCATTGGTAGATAACAACTCACCACCTGAAACCTGGACTGTTCGTTGTGTCTCTGTTCAAAGAACTGCGATGAACCAACCAATCGCCGGAACTGCAAAGTTCTTGGCATTTGGTTCTGTCTCTGGCGCTAAGCTAGATGCCAATGGTAATCCAATCGTTTGGCTTGCTAACGGACAAGTTGTCAGCAATGGTATCCTCAGCTTTAGCATCACTGAGACTCAAGTCTCCAGCATCACGGTATCTCCATTCCGTGAAGGTGATGCATTCACGGTTATCGTTAACAGCGGAGTTCTAGTTCGTGGTGACTCTCTAACTGCAACTGAAATTCCACTCGCTAACATCAACAACCCAACTCTAACTCAGGGTATTAGCGATATCACAAACTTCAGCGGTCCAGCCAGCTTGACTAACAATCTAAGCTTGGGTGGTCAGCTACTATACGCCAACGGCGCATCTTTCATGCTCGCCGTTCAAGCAGCCCCTCCACTACCAAGAAGAACATCTTATGTAATGGAGCCATCTGTTGATTCTCTATCTACCAATGTAGATGACTTTATCTTCCCGTTCCCATTGGGTGTCGCTCCAGACTTCAATGCTAACATCCATGTGTTCGTAACTAATCTAACCACTGGTGTTGAGACTCAGTTGCTGCCAAACAAGTATCCATATTACACTTTGGGTACAGCCGGTAATCCAACTGTAAGTCAATTCGTCTTCAGCGATTTGGCTCCACCTTCCGGATGGTCCTATGACTATAGCATTATCAACAGTTTTGAGACTGTGGTAACTGGATTCGACGGATATATTGGCAGACTACCAGCTTTCGGAACTCAGGCCGTCTTCGGCGCTGAAAGTGGTCACTTTGACTCCAGCTTTATCGGTAAGTTGCTAAAGGTTATCGATTCCACTAACAAAGCTAACATCGGAACCTTTGACATCACTGGCGTATCCAATGGTCAACTAAGCATTCAGACGATTCTAGTCGGTGAGCCGGGCGATCCAGTTCCAGAAACTACTCCATCTGGTTTCCCAGACTTTGTTTCTCAAGGATCTGGTGTGGCGTTTGAAGTTATTCAGATTTCAACAGGACTACCAGTCGCCGGACTATCTGGTACTGATGGCACCTTGGTTGCTTTCTTGAACACTGCTACTGCCGACCTAAACAGCACCGCTGTCAACTTCAACATCCCAGACTTGGTTGCTGACTACAGACTACAAATCAATGGTTCTACTATTGGTAACAATGGTCTATACGATATCATCGCATACGACTCATTCACCAATACATTAACCTTGCAGATGGCCTTTGTAAGCGAGAGCGGCCTAAGATATGAAGTTCTTGACCCTCTTGATGTCAGCACCTACTTGGTAATGAACCATAACATCGTTCCAAACGGAAACCAACTCAGAGTCACTATTGTTGACGCTAGAGACGCATCCTTCTTCGATGCAGGATGGCTCAATGCCCTAGAAGTTCTAGAGACTGTTGAATGTGATATCTTGGTACCACTACCAAACCAAACCATCTCAGTTATCTTCCAGAACTGCTTAAGCCATTGTATCGCAATGAGCAATATCGCTAACAGAAAAGAGCGTGTGTTGTTCATCGGAGCAATCCAAGGTTTGACCCCAGCCAACTTGACTGGCGCTCAACCAGCAGCCGTAGAAGACATTGGTATCCTAGAAGGAATCCAAGGAGATAGCATTACTGACATCTTGGCAGGAAACGTAGAAGACCTTGCAAACTACTCAGTATCTAACTCTTACGGTTCAACCTTCAGAGCAGTATACTTCTACCCAGATCAGATTGTTGTTCAAGCGGGTGCAGAAAACGTCCTAGTAGACGGATTCTATATCGCAGCGGCAGCAGCCGGATATGCAAACGCAGACTTGGCTCTACAGAATCCATTTACCAACAAGGTATTCAGCGGATTCACCATCTTGAGAAACAAGACCTTCTCTCCATTGGTTCTTGAGCAGTTGGCAGCAGCAGGTGTCACCACCCTACAGCCAGTCGCAGGCGGTGGTAGAGTTGTATGGGGTATCACAACCAGCCAGTCTGGATTCCCAGAAGAACAAGAAATTTCTATCGTCTTCATCAGAGATAGAGTTGCTAAAGTTCTACGTGGTGGTTTCGCAGGATTCATTGGAACTCCACAGCTAGCAACCACTTCAACTTCGCTAAATACAGAAGCGGTCATTTTGCTCAACGCCTTGATTTCTCAAGGATTGATTACTGCCTTCAAGGGATTGTCGGTTCAGCAAGACTCATTAGATCCACGTCAGTGGAACGTTGCAGTAAGTGTTCAACCAGTTTATCCAATCAACTGGATCTATATTAAGGTAACAGTAGCTAATTTGGGAGCTTGATATATATAATCAGGGAGTATAAATAAATGACAACAGGATATCCACAAACTGGTTCTCTACTACAAATAGTTAACCCTGATGGTACTACAACAAATAGTACTAATACTGCAATTTCAACTAACATCTTATTGGCTGTGAGAACCCCAAGTGGTTATCAACCAATTGGTGCTGTTCAGTCGATGGCAATCTCTGAGAAGAGAGCTATCAAGATGATTGACGAAGTTGGAACTGATGGTCACATTGACTCGGTACCTAACCAGTCAACAAACATCACTGGCACTTGCCAGAGAGTAAGATTCCAGAAACTACGAGTTGCAGAAGCTTTTGATAGAGGATTCTTGCATGTAGCCGCACAAGCTTATCCTTTTGATATTATCATCTTCGATAAGCAAAAGTTTCAACCAGATGCTCAAGTAACTACAATCATCAAGAATGTATGGATTTCTGGTATTGACTATACTTACCAAGTAAGCGATTGGGTTATTACTGACTCAATGACTTGGGAAGCAGAACACATCTATAGTACAGTTAAGGGTGGACCTGCTGCTGTTGGTGGCCAGAACAACTTGGTCAAACCATTCGGTGGTCCTAACAATCCAAACTGGATTGAAACCCAGACTGACATGGGTAGTGGTGGTAGAAGAGGTTCATTGGATGCTGCCGGTCTTATCGACATTGGCACTTCTCAGTACGGACCACCAAGTTCTACTGGCATCTTCTAATCCTTTCTAATAACCCCAACTCCTTAAAGCGCTTGGCTAAACAGTCAAGCGCTTTTTCATTTGTTATATATTTGTTAGGAGTTGTGCAATGCCAAAATTTGATAGTCCAATTGGAAGTAAACAGTTTCAGGGTCAACCTATGAGAGATGTTAGTATCCCTGATGATACCGGTTATGAAGAACCACCTATGCCAAGGTCACGCCAACCACGTGAGCCGGCACCTGTTTTTGATGAGAGATCCATGAGAGATTTTCAATCTCAAATGCAGCCCCCAGAACCAGGCCCTATGAGAGAAATGTCTGAAATGGAAAGAGGCATTTTAGCAGCTAAGAAGGCCAAGCGTGAGGGCAAGGAAAGGCTCTCTGATGGTGCTAAACGACGTATAGAAATGCTGATTGGCATGACTAGGCTCACCAGGGAGGTAGATGTCGGTGGACAAATGTATAAACTACAGACGCTGACTTCCCAAGAACTGCGTGATGCTGTCGTAGCTACTGCCGAATTCGATGGTAAAGTCGAGTTCATTTTTGAGAATAGAAAGCAGCTTCTTGCCCGCTCTGTTACCGTCATAGCTGGTGTTGCTATTGACCAGTTTCTAAATTCAGATGAATTAGAGGCCAAACTAGAGTTTATTGAACTGATTGACCATGCCCTATTACATAGATTATACGGCGAATATGTATCTTTGACCCAGGAAGCTCAGAATAAGTATAGTCCCAAGACTGAAGAGCAGGTCAAGGAGGTCATTGCTGATCTAAAAAAATAATAAATGAACCGGAACACCGTTTTCATTGGGAGCTTATGAAAATGAAGAGAACCCTTGACATTGGTGATCCTGAAATTACGGAAATGGACCCGGTTCGTAAAATGTGGCTTTTTGAGCAATGGCTCGGCGATAACAGAGATGATGCCGAACTAGCTAAAAATCACGCATATCTATTAGGCTCTTTCTTTAATGCGGAAGCAGTACAACAGATGCTTAATGATAATGTTCATGAATCTACTGATGAAGATATGGAAGAATCCATGCGAATGGTCACTGACGGTTTGCCTGGAGTATTTGAAGCACCACAAGAAAAACCGCTGCCTAGAAGAAGACGTAGAGCGGCTTTAAAGGAATGATAAATGGCTGGTCCTGATGATCCAACAAGTGCTAATATAGCTGCCCCGACTGAAGACCAGTTGAAAGCGTGGGATCAGTATAATGAGTACACTAAACAATCTAATGAGAATATCTCCCAAGTAAATAGCCTTACCCACATGGCGGAGCAAACATTTGGTTCTCTAAATGATGGTTTGAAAAAATTAGGTCTTTCATTTGAGTCTCTAGATAAAATGAATAGCAAACAGGCTGCCGGATTTGGCGCCTTAAGCACTTCTATTTTGGGAAGCAAAGAAGCCTTTACTCAATTAGCAAGTGTTGATACTAGTAGGTTATTAACTTTTACTGGTCAGATAAAGGATATGCAAGAGACTTTGAAACAAAGTCCAGTTTACAGAATCCTTAAAAAAGAACTTGAAGATGCAACCAAAGCAGCGGCAGCTATGGGTGGTGCTGTTACTAACGTAGCAAGAGCGGCAATTACAACAGCAGAAAATAAGATTAAAGACTTTACTAATGTAGTTTCAGAATCTGCAATGGCCATGTTAACCAGTGCTGACAACTCGCTAAGACTGCAAAATGCTATGTTCCAACTAACTATGCAGGCAGGAGATGCTAAAGACTTATTTACAGGTATTGATAAACTAACTGATGGAATGAGTGAAGGATTTCAAAATATTGGCGACGTTATGGCCAAATTCAATACAGTACTAGAAAGTGGCTCGAACGCTTTGGGTGGCAACCAAGAACTAGCGGCTAAGTATATGGCCGAAATCAATAGAATGCCCGGAGGATTCAAAGCAATAATTGCGCCCCTTGAAATCGCAGGCCAAAAAACCAACATCTTAACAGCTAGCATTCAATATGCTGTAGGTGCTGGTCGTAAGCAAGAAGAAGTTTTTGCTGATATGTCCAAAGCTATGGCTGAGTATAGTATCTCGGGCGGTGATGCTCTTAGATTCTCAGCTAGAATGACTGAAGTAGCGAATGATATGGGTGCTCAGTTCAAAGATGTACAGTCAGCTTTGCATGGAGCCATTGATGAATTCAAGATGTTTGTCAACAACGGTGCTGATGCAACTAAGATGACACAAGGGATGGCTGATTCCATGAAGAACTATGTTCAAGAATTAGTTGCAGTTGGAGTCCCTGCACAGAATGCAGTAGAGATGTTCAAAAACTATTCTACTCAGATCAAGAACATGAACATGGGCCAGCAAGCATTCTTATCTACTATGTCAGGTGGTGGTGGAGGATTAAGAGGAGCCCTCAAAGTCCAAGAAGATATCGCTAAGGGAAATTTTGATAAGATAAGAGGCGAAGTAGAGACAACAATCAAGAGACTATCAGGCCCACTTATTACAAGAGAAGAAGGTATGAAGAGTGAGGCTGGAGCACAGCAATATGTTCGTCAAATGCAGATTTTGCAACAGGGCCCATTGGGTAGCATGGCAAAATCTCCAGGTGAAGCAGATTCTCTTATCAGGGCTCTAAAAGAGGGAACTAAACTTCCTACCGAAGCAAAGAAGCCAGAAGAAGTATTGGCCGATACTATGAAGCGTGGTGAAGATTGGCAGAAGAGGTCATACACACAGCTTACTGAGATTAACAAAAACTTACAGAATATGTCTTTTAGAGCTGGTAATGCTAATTTAGCAACCACTCAACAAATGTTCACTGGAGCCGGTGCTAGCTCTATAGCTGGTGGAAGTGGTACTGGAGCAGGAATTTCTCCAGGCTCACAAGAAAGGTTAGCCGCCTCACAAAGAGCCATTAATACATCAGATCCTAACTCGCAGCTATTCAAGCAGACTGCTGAAGCTGTTAAAAACTTACCCGCTACCTTCTCAGATGCTTGGAAGAGTTTCAAAGAAGCTATTGGATCGGGAAACAAAGAGACTACTCAGGCAGCTAATGAGAAAATGCTGGCCGCTATTAAAGATCAACAAGCTAAGTCAGCCAGTATGACTGATGAACAGAAAAAAGCACTTAATACACTTCAACAAAATTTCTCTGCTGTTAAAACGGGTCCACAACAGGATAGTTCACAAGGCACTCCAAAAACTGCGGTGGCATCAAGTGCCACCACTACAGCAGCGGGTTTGCCGAAAATGAATTTCACTTCAAACCCTGTACCTTATCTCAGAAAAGGACAACAAATTCCTGCTCCCTCACCACCATCAAACGCTACTGGTACTGGTGGTCCAACTGGAACCGGAACAAGACAACAAGGTGGTACGGCTCAAGGCGCACCTGGCCAACCAACTCCAGTTGCAGTCACTGTAAACATCACTGGTAATTGTCCACACTGTGGAGCACAAGTCAACCATACACCATCTAACTCGACAGTCTCACAGGGCGTAAAAGCTCCATAAGGATAAACTATAATGGCTAAATTCTCTCTCGATGACGCTATTGGCGGAATTAATAAAGTTCAATCGGCTCTAAACGGAGCTAACCCACTTACGCAAAGTAATCTGGCGGCTTTTGAATCTAATGGATTCCTTGTGGCCTCTACGCCATCTGCAGATGGAAACGGATTACCATATACAAAGATTACTCCAGGTGTCTCTGGTAAGATTGGTAGAAATATCATCACCTGGTTCGTTCCACAATTTGGAACAGTCAGAATGTTCATTAACCCACAGAACATCACATATACACATAAGAAACTTATCAACAAGGATAGAACTAAGGGAGGATATACTCTACAGTATTGGGGAGAAGAGTTAAGCCAACTTAGTATCAGCGGCACGACTGGTAGTTCTGGAATTGAAGGCATCAATATGCTCTATGAACTTTACCGTGCAGAACAGTATGCATTCGATGCTACGGGTTTGACGCTCGCAGCCAACAACGCTTCGGCAGACCTTGCTAACAATCTAATAAATGGTGCTGGTAGCGCTATTGGCAAAGCAGTTGGTGGTTTGTTTGGCGCTCAAAATCAAGCAGCAGCCGGCGCTGGAGGCGCAGGATTACTAGGTGGTATTCTTGGCCTTGATTCTCCAAACAATAACTTGTCAGCCAGAAACATTCCATCATTAGCCTCTTTGGCATTTGGTGTTGAAATGTATTACAATGGTTGGGTCTATCGTGGATTCTTTGATAGCATGACTATTACTGAAAGAGCCGATAACTTCTTACTTGATTACAACATGATCTTTATGGTTACTCAGAGAAGAGGATACAGGACCAACTACTTCCCATGGCACAACAGCCCAGCTAGCGGCCCCAGTGCATACAATACTCCTGGTTCTTTCAATGGAGACACGCAAATAAATACTAATACTAGTATTGGTGTTGTCGCAAATCCTGGTAACGCAGGTGGTATAGTAGGAGCATTGTCAGGACTTCTATGAGTTTTTTAGGTGATTTAGGGGATGCGATAAGCAGCCAATTCAATTTGGGAGAAAATACCACTACATCTTTGGATGCCGTCATTGACGACCAAAATGTAAAGTATGGTTCTCTAGGCGATTTTGCGTCCCAATTTGACCAGTCTGCTGAAAGAAGATACATTGAAGAGGGATATCTGAGAAGAGACCCTTACAATACTGATCCAAAGCAATTTGATACCCTATGGCAAGAGCCGAATGCAACTGTTCTAGTGAAGAAGAGAATGTTTTCTTCTGTAGCAGAAAATTTTCGTCCTGATTTTATGGATGCTGACGAAAGGCTCTACTACAAGGCTATCAAAATTTTGATGCAGAATAAGTGTCATCAAATCTCTGCACTTGAGAAGCTAAGCAAAATTCAACAAGTAACAGCCGCAGTTGGCAATGTCAATGAACAGTTGTTACCCCTCATTATCACGCTGGCCGATACCGCTACTGGCAATGTATTCAATAGTGGCGCAGGTGGTGTTTTTGGTGGTGGTAACAATTTATTTGGCGCTTTTGGTAGCGGAAGTAATCCATTAGATAAAGATGCTTCTAGTTTCATTAAGACAGTAGATAGACTGCGTACATTACAAGCATTCAATCATACTAACCAGTATACTACTTGGATAACCGATCCTACTAATCTATTTCAGTCTATCTTCGGATCTGGTACCGGAACTATTGAGCTAACTAATTTTACAAGAATTAGCACAACTACTACGACTGATATCAAGTCTCCTGGTAGATTCAGTCTTAGCATTTCTGACCCTTATGAGTCAATGCTAATTACTGATTATGATATCGAAGTGGCACTTAGTGATGCAACCAACCTGTTTTACAATAGCAAGACATTTCAGTTTGGAGCACAGTCCGCTAATCAAGTTATAAGCAGCCAACAAAGCCAACTGAATAAAATTAGAAGCGCCAGAAACGCTAGCCCGATTACTTTTAAGGTAGAACCTGACACCTTGTTGGGTAAAAGAGTAAGAGCCATTATCGATCGTCTAGGCGTAGAGATTCAGTTCACTTTCAATCCATTGGGCGCTTTAAGCCTAACTGGAAGCGGTGGCGTTGATGTAACCGCCGAATTCTTAAGAGGTGGTGAAATTGCTGGTTATGATGGTCTAGACAAAGGCCCAGGATATACCGGTTATCCTTGGAAGAATAACGCTAAGAGCAAAAGCCACGGCAACTCAGAGCTGCAAGCTTTCCAATCAATTATCGCCACTATCTATTCACAGATAACACTACTATCTAATGCCGCAGGTAACTTCACTGCTGATAACAAGTCATACAACTATGCTCGTAGAAAGTTGCGTTTCAACTTCTCTGGTAAACTGATTGTTCAGCCAATGGACGTAGTCCACGTCTATATGAAGTCCAAGAGCCAAGTAGACCACAAAATTTTGTCAGGGCTAACTCAGATGTTTAGTGGGTTTGGCATTCTACAAAATATCAATAATACTGCAACCGCATTCAAAAACGAACTTAGTACTCTTTTCAATCCAAGCAAAAATACCGCCGTACAAGCAGAGAAGAATATGTTTGTTGGTCCTAGTTTCCCTAACTATCTATGGGCCACTATGAGAGGCCAATTTACTTCTGAAAATGAAGGTACTCATGTTTTCGCTGGAGTAGTAGAGTCGGCACTGGACAATTGGTCAGGTGGTAAATTCACAGTTGACATAAGCGGCAGTGATAACACTTTGTATTTTAGACAGGGTAAAGTCAATTTCAAACCGGGAACTAATAATTTCAACGGAATGATTTTCGACCCATTAACTCCGTTCAAATCCAATTTTGATGATGTCACTACCAATGGGACCGTATCTGGACACTCACCACAGTTACTCGATGAGAACGTATATTTGCTATCACAAACTGGTAAAGAGTCTCTAGTCAAGTATAAGCAAGGCGCGCTAACTGGACAGAAGGCTACGCAGGGAAATTACATTCAGGATCAGAGCATAGACCCAACTACTGGAAGGTTGACAAGAGTCTTTTATGCTCCTGATGGATTAGCTTATAAGTGGAAACAAGGTATTGGAATTTTCGTTCAAAACGGCTCTATCAATACCATTAACGATCCTAATTTAGTTGGTATTACCAATCCATATCAGCAGCCATTTGCTGGACTAGATGTTATGAACGTCATATCTCTTTTGATTACTGGTATACCATACAACTACGCAACTTATTTCAAGACCACCCAGAATCTGTATGGAATAACGGGAGATCCTCAGAGTAGACAAGACCCATCTTACTCTTTCATTAACTCATTGAGAACTAGTTTGTCAAAGACCAATTCTCTATGGGGTAATTTCATTCCATTCAAAAATCTAGTTATGAGTGATGCCGCTATAGCGCAGTCTATGCAGGCTCAATCTACCATTACACAGAAGAATTCTGATCTAGATAAAAAGATACAGGAACTTGCAGACGTTCAAAGATCGCTAGTCGCTTTGGGCGCTATCAATGCTTTCTCTGAAAAAATCCCGGGACAAATTTCTAATAGCGTATCACAAGCTAGAGCATCAGAACTTCAGGGTAAAGCTAAAGTACTTAGAGCCTCTATTGATAGTACCATCCGAGAATTTCAATCGGCCTCTAACCAATTTTTTGGTACGGTTACCACACAACCAGGAGCGGATAGTAATAATCTAGTTGACGGGAAAAATGATCCGTCTGACTCTACGGGCCGCAAAGAATTACGTAAGCAAACTAACTATCTAACAAGACGTATGTCTTATGATGTTAGGGGCAACTCAGATAAGAACCTATTCATAGTGGACGATTACTATGACATAGACTACGATATTGCTGCGTTCAATAAAGCCTTAGCTAAAGGTGTGGAAATGTATTCCACAGAGTATAGCGATGTGGCCTCTCAAATTTCACATGTAGCAGACTTGCTCAACCTAGAAGTGTTTTGTGACTCACAGGGTCATATTCGTGTAAGGCCGCCCCAGTATAATAGGATGCCAAGCTCAGTATACAATAGAATGATTTATCTGAAACACGCGCTAGGAGTTCAGATATTTCCAGAGTTTATGAACAGCCTATTTGAAGACCAGATAAGTTCGCTAAGAAATCGTATTGAGGTTCTTGAAGACCTAATAAGGCTAGATTGTGCCATCTTAGGGGCTTACAGCTCAGCAGATTTTGAGGGCGACAAAGAGGCTACGGCCTTTCTATTCGAGTCTTCAGTAAATGCTGGTAATGGAGCTGTATTTCAATTTGTCTCTGATTCAAGCGACAACATCTCTAACTATCAGAATCTAATACTGGCTGCAAATCCAAGTACAGCGGCTAGCGCGTCAGATTTATCACTTGATAATTTTGGAGCGGTGAAAAGCGCTGGAACTTCCAATAAAGTTCTATTCTCAAGTGCAGAAAAATACTACATACTTAATCAGGCTCTAGAGCAGCAGAACTTGAAACAAAGCGGTAGCAATACTTCAAGTGCACCAACTACTTCTATTTTTCAGCAGAGTGTTTTCCAAACGTTAATCACACGTATTCAGACAAAGTCTGGACAATACATCACTAGCAAAGACTACCTAACACAAGCTGGGCCCAACTCCGCAATTGAGCTAGATACCGGTCAGACAGTTGATATTTTCAAAGTCACCAATGAGTTAACTACCTATGTGCAAGAATGGCAGTCAGCAGTTAAGCTGTTCTATCATTCTATTAAAAATGCCACAGAGTTCAAGTCAATAGATAATGGCACCGCTACCACTAACTCTTTACTTAACCCCGGCAATTTCAAGAAGAGTTTCATTCCAGAAGTGTATGAGCATATGATAGAAGATGAGTCATATGATGATTACGGTCCTGGCTCTGGTGACCGATATGTTATTAGACGCTCTCAGATTAGAAGCATACGAATTGGCGAACGCGCCCCCAATTATACTTCCGTTGAAGTGCACGGAACTTTGCCATTCTTCTCTGAAAATGAAGGTGGTGGAGGCCCTCCTGGTTTGAATACATTCCCAGGTGGCGGCAACGCTTTGGTTACGGCCATTGCTATCGACTATGACATGTGGCGCAACTATGGTTTCAAACAACCGTATACAATCAACGTACCATTTTTAACAGACCCTTCGTCACAGCTCGGCCCATATGCAGCTATCATCCTTTCTCGTGATAGGCACAGCGTCCTAAGCGGCTCACTCACTATCTCTGGCAATGAATACATGCAGCCTGGTGAAGTTATCTTCTTGGAAGACCGTAACATGCTGTTCTATGTTAGCTCAGTTTCTCACTCTCTTGATTTAGGTAGTGGATTTACTACTACATTAGAGTTGACTTATGGACATGGTATTGGAGAGTATATTCCAACCGTAATGGATAGCATTGGAAAGTTGATTTACAAGAATCAAGAAGTGGCTGATATGGTTATCCACAGACAAGAGTCTTCGGCTAATGAAGAGAGTTTGGGCGTGTTTCAGTTGAAGACTAAAGGTGGCACTATTCAACTTTCAACGGGACAAGAGTCAACAAATTCAATAGACCCAAACACTACTACCAACACCAAGGTGTTTAACAACATCTTGTATAACACTCAATACATTTTGAATTCTAATTCGTCTGCCGGTAATAACGTTAAGGCCAAAATTGAATTACGTATCTATTACGACAACAAAAATCCACTTAGCATAAATCTTAAACAACAGGCTAATGGCATAGCTGAACAGATGATAAACCCAAGTGGTGGTCCAAAATCTGTAAGCTTCCAAAATGCCCCAGTTGAAAACAAAGGTTTACCAAAGGGATCGGTTGAGGTAGTTCCTGTAAATATGGATAATCAAAAATCTAGACACTCTCCATCTCAACAGGCTATTGATGCAGCAAGAAATCAAATGGCTACTACATCAACTAATACTGGCGCTCCAAGTTCTTCTAATCCGGTTGGTAATGATGATGGAACTGATGCTGCTGCAATGTCAGCTAACAATAACGCTCTAAGAACTGCTCTTTTTAGTTATATTATTGATTGCTGGATTAGTTTTGAGCAGGTTCCCGCCGCTGTAGCTAATTCAACAACAAAGTAATAGGCTATAATGACAACTATAAAAGCAGGCATTAACATATTCGACCCACCATCAGGCATGCTGCGTGCCGGATCTATAGTCGATTCATCCGGTAATGAATTTAGAGTTCAGTTAACCGAAGTTAATGCTATTAGGGGTAAAGCGCCTTCTGTGGGTATCCCACGAGTTTTCCCTCTAATAGATAGTGCTGGTATGTTTATCGGTTCACTACCTGCTAAGAATACTCCAGTTACAGTAGCTCAGAGTTTGGGAGGGCAGTACCATTTCGTTAATTACGAGCCAGAAAATCGTAACATCATTCCTAAGTTGTTACCTGGCCAAATGCTTATTCGCTCTTCAGACTCATCCAAGATACTACTTGATTTAGATAGTAATATCAAGATTGGATCTGATGTAAATAACATTCATGTTTTTGCTGGAAGCCAGAAGTATCCAAAAAGCAATCTTGTTACTTTCAACTTTGAAAACGAAAATCATTTTACGCAAGCCTATCGTGAAGTTGGCGGATTAGTTAAAAGAGATTTACAACCAAATCCTCAGGCAGCATCATACAGCGGAAGTACCAAACTAGAAGATGATGCATACGATCCAATTTACTCAGTGATTGGTTTAGATCCAACTTCTACTGCCAATGACATTAGAACTGGACCAACTAAGAATCCTGCCTTTGTCGAACACCGTCAAATTGTCTATGAATTTCAGCTAGGATCTAATATAGATGATCTGAATTCTGAATCAAATAAGTATACTACCACGGCACAAGCCGCAAAGGTTTATAGTACGCCCAATAGGCGCAGTAGCCGTGCCGATACTATGAGTCTAAGCTCAGTTGCCCCTAACTTCCTAATCGAAGAAGTTAAAGGTACTGTAGTAGACATTTTCGGAAACATCCTTGATCTAAATAGACTTCCACTTCCTATTGGCCTTACTGCTGACACTACACTAAGAACTAATGGAACTGTAGCCACTACTGATTCTAAAAAATCATATTTGAATATCCGCGCTCTTGAAAGAAAGAGCGTCGCTTTCCATTTTGAGATCAACTCTCGCAAAGATCCAAAGCCAACTAATCAAGGCACTGCGTTAGGCATCAATGATGATAACTACAATGCTAAATTGCAACGTAGCAGATTCTCTTTTGATGTTGATAAAGAAGGACAATTCAAACTAAATGTACCGGCCTCTAGTGAGACTGGTAACATTCCATTATTGGTAAGACCAGAAAACTATTCTACCTTTGCAACCACTGATAATAGCAACCCTAATCAGTTATGGTTCCCTAAGAGTGGCCAGCCAGTTAGCCAAGATATCTTCGTAGATTCATTTGCCGCCCCTATGCTTGAAACAAGCGCTGCTGATGTGGGTGGTAAGCCACAGTTCCTACATGGATCCATACAGCTAATAGATGGAACAAACAATAATGATGCTGGTCCGCATGATCGTATTAGCCAATTCGTAGCTAAGAGCGTCTATAGCATTAGACATGGTACAGCTTATCATGATATCTTGAAGACCTGCTCTTTGCATCAAGATGGTAGGACAATTGAGAATTATCAGTTACAGACTATGGAAGATCCTATTGATACGTCTTATATTAAAGACTTGTCAGATTTGGTCAGTACTAAGATTAAGGTATCCGGTCCAGATGCTAAGGCTGGTGGACGTAGCGGCTCTATCAATCTAGATGGTTCTTTGGAAATGAACATCGGAGCAAATACCATTGACAGACAGTCTCTCTGGTTAGATACTGCTGGCGGGATGGTTGCTAATATCGGTAGAGATCGAAATAATAGAAGTGCTATGGTAAATTTTGATGGGGATGTTTTTGTACAGGTAGGTGGATTCGGTATTGCAGCTAGTGATGCAAGGTTCAAGGGCAAAGATGACACTTGGATTGCTACCATGGACTTAAGAGTCTTTGCCGGCGGATATGCTCATATGTTCCGAGTAGATGCTAAGGGTGTAACTATTATGACACCATCAGTTTTGAACTTGTACGGAGCACAGGGCATCAATATGAAAAGTGATGGTCCGATTTACATCGATGCAGATAATCTGTATGTAAATCACAGGCTAGTTGCATTGCTACCAGCCACATCTGTTTGAAAGGATATATAAATAGACAATGTGTCCTTGCAGTCCTAATGATGTTTCATTCCCTTCTCCAGATGGTCCTAGTGGTCCTTCCCTCCCGGGATTTGGCATTCCTTCGGTTTTGCCAGTACCTACTATTCCATATCCTACCAATTTCCCAGAAGATTTGCTAGATTTGATGAATAAGCTGCAAATGCTTATTCCTCCTGGAGCATTGAAACCTCAATTAAATCCTAATTTTGGAAAAGATATTTACGACGGAATCATGAAGCTGTTAGATCAGTTCATGCCATTCCTAATGTTGTATAAATTCTTCTTACCGATTCTCAATCTTATTATCTGTATTATCGAAGTTCTATGTGCTTTGATGAATCCTTTCGCCCTTATCTCGGCGCTTAATAGATTGTTTACTCAGTGTATCCCAGAGTTCCTAAATCTATTTCCTATATTTGCTTTGATCTTAATGATCATATCATTGCTGCTATTATTGCTGGCTTTGATTTTGTACATCATTGATCAAATTCTAAAGCTCATCAAAGCAATTCTTAGAAACATCAATGCTTTGGTAAAAGCATTTAACTCAGCTAATGCTACCAGCGTTCTCACTATCGCTAAAAAGCTAGGCGCCCTGTTGTGTATTTTCCAGAACTTGTTCGTTCTACTAGCTCTGTTCACAATCATTATTCAGGTCATCAAGGACATCCTAAGCTTAATCTTCTCTATCCCTCCATGTGAGGGTGGTGGTCCAGGTAGCACCGATGGTTGCTGCGCAGCTACTTACTGTCCAACTATCGTTCAAGGAAACTTCACTAACAAGACTGGTACATTCCAATATCTACCGCAAGCAGGATATCAAACCAATGTAGCGTTGGGTAGCCTATTCTTAACCTCTGATCTTCGTACAGAGAGCTGGCAGTTGTATGACGCTAACCAGAGTCAAGAGCAAGCCTTCCAGAACATTGTTAATGCATTCGATGTAAATAACAGTGTTGTTCCAAAGCCAATCTTCTTCCCAACAGATGCCAAGTATGACGCCAATACTCCTCCGGGACAGGCTGCCTATACTATGGACCTAAGACTGTTCTACAATCCATCGCAGTGGGATAATAGACCTGGCGATCCTAGATTCATTAGATTTAAGGATTGCATCGTTTTGAAAGTACCTTCTCAGGACTTACTTGCTTACAATAATGGGACCTCACTTGTTTTAACCGGTGTATTATCTCTTGGCGGTGGCCTAGGTTATGAAGATGATGGTACTACTAAGCTATTCGGATTCCAGGATAATGCTGATGGCACCCAATCTCAGACTGACAAGCAGGCTACGCTTGGCAACTTTATTCATAAGCCAGCGAAGTTCTCCGCTAACCCAGTTCTATTGCCAACTGACGGATACACATTCTCCAATATGGAGTATACATTCAAACCAAACCTTCCCGTACTATTACAGAAGAACTTGGTTAACATGAAGTGTATGCCTGCCATCGCTCTAAACTCTGGATTCTTGAACACCGTTATGTTCTCTCAGGTAGGATTCCAGTCTGCGGCCCTATCGGACCAGGTGCATGGCAGGAATGGCAGAGTCTTCCCAGACACAGCACAAGCTCAAGAATGTCTAACAACTGCCGTCTCTAACTTGCGTTCTAATATGACTGTGGCTGGTGTTGCTGAATTCCAGACAACCTGTCTTACTTGTTTGCATAAGCTAGAGCTTGACGCTAAAGACGCCATCTTCGGACTCATTGGAATTGGATTCAATCCTTGTGAGAGTACATTTAGTATTTCTCCGACTTCTCAGTTCACTACTCAACCAATCGTAATAACCGTCAACCTTAATGAGAATAATGGGCTGCCAATTACTAATGGTATTCCAGCAGATGTTGCGGCCAATGTTGCTAAAAATATCAAAGCAACACCTACTGTTGGGACCGTCTCTCCATTTGCTTATGACGGTTATCAGGCATTCACGGCCAATCTAACTAGTACAGACCCTGGACAGGGAGAGATTATCATCTCGTTCCAAAACCAAGTCCTATGTACAAACACTTTGGGCTCAGTTGATGGTACTGTTCCTCCAGTTCATGCACTACAGAATCTAAACTACGAATTTGTCTTCTCGCCACACGCACCAGACAACATCCCACTCACAGGAGACGGCGATACCACGGGCACTCAGCCACGTCGTGATGCTGGCGACCTATCTAGGGATAAGGATAGCGGCTAATGGCAGATACAGATGATACGCTACAAGCCAATTCACAAAGCAGTCAGAACTCTGACCCTGATATCAAAAAGATGTTCAAGCATTTCGTTACTGGTGGTCATACGCCAGATGATAACGAACCTGGCTTGAACATCGGTATTGATGATATCAGGGCTCAGATTAGTATTACCATAACTGGTAGTAAAACTGCAGACCTGATTAAAGCGCTAAACATCGACCCCGCAGCCAATACGATTGCTGGAACTCCTAACACGACTACTCCTGTTCAATTGTCTCAGGAGAGTAGATGCCACGCTTTTTATCGAGTTATTGGATTTCCTGTAATCAATTCAGACCAAAGTGATTTTTACAATCCTGGTTTTGATATTGTTATGGGCGAAGATATTGAGCGTTCTATTACTCTGGAAAGAAAGCTAAGAATAGCAACGAACATCGGAACTAAATTTGAAGACTTATCACAGAAAAGAGAAGAGTACGCATCTCAGTGCGCTCAAATCTTTTCGGTTCCTCAATCAGTAGAGGCCGGCGTATTATCTTTGACTTCTGGAACTTATGGTAAAGGTAGTAACGTAAATAGACGCCCTTTTGCCCAACCATTCAAAAATACAGAGCCATTTGATTTTAAGGTTGAAAACCAGTCTTATTCTGTGCCTGGCAATATAGCTTCTACCTATACACTAACTGGAGATAGAGAAGTTAGACTTGCTGATTTTCAAGATATTAATGCAGACCCTAGTAAGCAATTTAAGCCTAATCAGGCAGGCTACAACATCCTATCGCAGCACCAGCATATCATAAAGCCATTCATGGTTGATCCTAGAATTGACTTTAGCATCTGGGCCGCCGAATCTAAGACATCCACTGGTGTATCTAAAAGAATCGCTATCCCATTTGTTTATGACGCCAGCTATTTGAAAACGAGTAGCACTGCGAGAGCCGAAAGACCATTACTAGAAAAAGTAATCAGAGACAGGCTTTCAACACCAACAGTAAATGATGCTGGCGCTGATGTAAAAAACACTATAGACTACATCAAGGGCAACAAAGCACTGCAAAGTATAACTATCGGTACCACTACTATTGGTAACATTTTTAGTGGCAGTGTATTTAACCTATCACAGCAGCAAGCTTTCGCACAATACCTATCTACTATGCGCTCAATGATATACAAACTAGTTGACTCTATGAGAATCGTTCATGCTAGACAGGGCTTCTATTACTGGCTACCTATACCGGATACTACGGGGCCTGAAGGTGGCTGTTCTATACGTAGTGTGCCACTTAGTAAGAATATCGATCCTGCACTTTTTACACCCTTCGATTTTGACATTATTGCTAAGCAAGCTAGCGTAGTTATGTCTAATCTTAATGGCTCAATTATTGAGCCCACAGCAACTCCTGACCCAGGAAATTTTGCTTTCTCTAACTATAAGCTTACTTTTGATGCAAGTACCTCAGATGCTCAAGGAAATCTAAGCGCCAAGTCACAAGAGAACCTAACTGGCATAAGAAATAAGATGCTAGAAGAGGCCGGTGATGCCCTTCAGATAATTGAAATGATTATGGGAGAATTCAGTGGATTGGGCTTAGCTGATATTGTTGCTATTATGGGCGCTCTCTATGTTATGCCGCTCAACGATCCGGCCAGTAAAGGTACTGGTAATTTATTGGGGTTTTTGGATGAGGATGCTGTTATTAGGGCTGAGGAAATCCTTGTATTGCCTGATGGTACTTTGCAGAATGTCAGGTCAGGAATTACTCCAGCTATGACCTCTTTATGCAATACAGTCAATAGTTTCTATCAGATTATGGACCAGATTTTCCAGGATTACATGAATAACAACGCGCTCAACCTTGCCAATTCTGGATGAAGGGCCCCGAGCCAACCTTTAATCCATTGGATTGCCTAATAATTTTGCATTACAAGGTGGAGCCGGCATGTCTTTTGACCTAAAAATCGTTAACGGTGACTTGGTAGTCAACCAAGGTGACCTTCAAAAAGTAGAGGATAGCGAAAAGCTTATCCAAGACATTCTCAAGATTTGCCTGACGGATGTAGGTGGTAACCCTATCCATCCGTCATATGGTTCTTTTTTGTCGAGATCAGTAATCGGAAACCCTCAACAGACTAGCGTAGTAGTACAAATAGCCAAATCACAATTAAACAGTTGCTTGACCAACTTACAGTATTTACAAACTCTACAAGTTAAATCTCAACAAAAAATGACCGCAGATGAACAACTTGCAGCAATAACAGGTATATCTGTATTGAGAAGTGCATTTGATCCAAGACTCTTCAACGTTAAAATAAGTTGTGTGACTAAAGGGTTCAAACCAATCACTACTGCTTTTAGCATTTCAACCATCTAAGGATAGCTCATGGTCACAATAAGGTCAGTCAATGAAATCATTGCCAACCTGATAGACTTTTTCAGAACGGCTCAACCAGACTTGGATACCAAACCAGGTACAGTGGCTAGAGATTTGTTTATTGAGGGGCCATCATCCCAATTATCTCTTCTTTATGATGAGCTACAGGGAGTCTCCAATAAGCAATCACTAAGATTGTCTATTGGTACCGACTTAGATAAACTGGGAAAGAACTTCGGACTAATTAGAAAGCAGTCCACCCCATCTACTGGAGTGGCCCTTCTAACATTCTCTTCTTTGAATGCTACTATCAACGTTAACAAAGGCGCCTCAATCTTTACTTCAGGCGGTCTAGGATTTAGTGTTACCACTGGTATCTCCATTGTACCATCCAATATCAATTTCTATCGCTCCACGGCTACCAAATTTTCGGCCCAGTTAGCCTTTGCCGGTATTACAGACCAATATGCGGTTGAGGTTACAGTAATTGCATCTTCTCCAGGCTCATCTGGTAACATTGGCCAATACACCCTGTCTAAAATCAGTATTCCTGGCATCAGTAACGTAACTAACGTTGCTAGCTTTGCAGGTGGTACTGACCAAGAAACGGACGCGGCCTTTAGAAACCGTATTCTATCTACCTTCAGTGGTTCCAGCGTAGGAACCCAGCTAGGGTACCTAAACGCAGCCCTAAGTGTGACTGGCGTACAGGATGCCGTTGTAATTGAGCCAGGCGACCCGCTAATGACTCGTGATGGCACGGTAACAGAAACCATCAATGGCGTTCTAACGGTTGTCTCAGAGGGTTCTGGAGGCAAGGTAGACGTAGTGGTACTGGGAACTAATGATGTTTCTAATACTGACACCTTCATCTATCAGGATAAAAGTAACAATAACGATCCTACCAGCTCCAAAAACAATTTCGTATTGGGACAGATTGTAGCTGATGCTAACCTCAGTATCTCTCAAAAGAGAGTAAAGGATATCAAGAACGGTCAGTTGCCAGCCCAACCAGTTAGCTCGCTAACCCAAGTGACCGGCTCTATCAGCGGTTCAAACTTCATTCCATTCACTATCGATCAATATGGTCGAGGTTCTGGTAACTACTTATTAGTTAAAGACACTAGCGTATATGGTGGTAGCCCATTTGGTTTCGATACGTTTGTTTGGAAGAACAATCAGATTTCATTCCAAGAAGACTTAATCAAGGGCCAGGCCAACGGCCAGGATCCAACCACGTTCACTGAAGTACAACAAGTAACTGACGTTCAACAGCAATTGGGTGTTACAAATGAAAACAGTATGGTTACCAGTGACCGTACTATTATTCAATTGCTACACACTCCAGCAACCAACGTTACTAGAGTTTTCAATACTAATACCGGTGAAAGATATCTAATTACCAATCAAAATTTGGATGCCACATCTCCATTCAATAATACTGGAAGAATCAAGGTTTCCGGTAACACCCTACCTTCACCTAGTGATATTTTACAGGTAGACTATACTTGGATAGTAGACTATGATAGGTACTCCGATTTTGACGGATTGCTAAACACCCAAAATCCAAGAACGGTTACCGACAGCATTGACTGGGGATATCCATCCGCTATTAAAACCGAGTTGGTCGATTTCGCCCTAAGCTCAGGCAACAACTTCTATATTGGAACCACAACCCACCCAGTAGATACCATTGTATCAACAGACAGCTATTTACAAGTAGATGGCTACGTCCAACTAATTCAATCTGGAGCATTTGTTAACAGACTTTCTGTTGTAGTTAACAATTTGGAGATTGCTACCGAATCGGTGGACTCTATCGTCTGGAAGAATAACGGCACTGAAGTTTACAAGACTGCACAGGGCGATGGATCCTTCTCAAATTTAGCTGGAGTTATTGGTATCAACATCGTATTTACAACTACCATCATACTCCCAACAGATACCCCGGCTCAGATCGGTGACAGAGTATCTGTCTATATGAATAGTGCCAATATTTTCCAATCAGGAACTTTACAGGGCAGCAGCAACGGAACACAAGTTACTATTCCATCTATCTTAGTTGGATCGTCTTCTGATAGAGTAAGTCTAAGAGTTACGTATATTGCCAACGTCAATGATTTGTTCTCTTCAGCAATCATTTCTCTTCCAACTAGCCGTACTGGAAATGGATATACGCTATCTGACAATAGTGGATTCAACAACTTCAGCGTTGTGAATGTATCAAGACGAGAAAATCAAATTGTTCAAGTTAATCTGAGCAACCAATTTTTCGTTGAACTAGATTTGTCAGCATCTGATTACAGCTTATTTGCCGATAAAGTTCTTTCTGTTGTTAGACTGTCAGATGGTAAAGAGCTATGGAATGCCGATCATGAAGGCCAAGTTATTACGGGCGTGGATGGTAATTACCAGCTTATTTTAACTGGATTCAATGTTCCTGTTGCCGCCGATCGTGTATTGGTTATTTACTATGCCGATGATATCAGACGCTTTCAGCCATTTAGTTTCAGCAATCAAATCATTAGAACACGTATTGATAATTTAGAAATAGATCCTATTAGCAAGAACTTCACTATCCCATTGATTGAGTTTACAGCTCAGGCTAGCGGTTTAAATTTTGAGGTAGTAGAGCACAATAGTGATACTGTACTGTTCAATGTATTGGACGGATACATAACACCAATCAGCGCTACCCAAGCCAATTTGAACAGCTTGTCAGTTAACTTTTCTAGTCTGCCAGATCTAACCAATAAGCGCATTAAAATTACAGGCGCCATTGCCCCAAATAATGACGGTTACTTTGATATTATTGGCTACAATGTCAATACTAACAACATCACTATCACCAATACGCTAGACCATCTTACAGCTAACCAGATTTCAGTAGTTAGAGTACTAGACGGTCAAGAGCTTTGGAATTATACTGGTACTATAGACCAAGCTAACAACAGGCTAATCATTCCTAAAACCGTTAATGCGGCAGTTGGTGATTTGGTTTATGTTATGTTCTTCAACTTTGGAAATCTTCGAAAGGCTCCAACTCGCATTGTAGGAACTATCGTAGATCAGATTGTCAACGTAGGTGTAGTGTCCGTTATCGGCACCTCAATGACCCTTGCTAGCGATGTCATCTTCACAGCGACCAGCACGGGCCTCCAGCAGAATTTACAAGAAGCTTTGCGCAAAGCTTTGGGCCTCAGCTCCACCGCCAGCATTCCGACCAATATAAAAATTGCTAAGATTGTCAAGGCCGAAAAGGTAGAAACCTTCTCCACCGGAAGTGACATTGTTACAAGCGTATTGGCCACTTTTGATGTAGTTGGTACTACTATCGCTATTAACCTGTATTTCTCAGACACTATGCGTTACAACCCGCTATTGCCGAACCTGGACTTTGTTCTCCCAGCAACAACCAATAATACATTAACTGGCTCAACCAATAACCTACCAACTGTAGGAGATTTGATTAGGGTAACTTTCTATTACACAGTTGATAATGACTCTGAAAATCTATCATATACTAGAATTGGCTCGTTATATACAAATAAGAAATTCGCTTTGATTAACCAAATCTATGTAAACAGCGGTTTCCAGGCTTCTCAAGCTACTAAGTTTAGTGCAACTTCATTTACCAGACCAAGTATTGGTGCCAGATATACATCCTTCTATAACTATCTTGCCCCTAAGCAGAATGAAAGAATCCTGATACAGTACAACTACAATAAGTTGATATCAGATACCACCTTTACAATAGAAAATAGCCGTCCAATCAATGCGGACGTTCTAGCCAGATCTGCTAAGTTGATTCTAATTGACCTAACTATGAACGTAGTTGTCAATCAGAACTTCTTAACCACCTCTGCTACGGTTCTCCAGAATCTACGTAACCAACTAGTAGCAGCTTTGACTACCACGCAGCTAGGTCAAACAATAGACCAGATTACATTAATCAATATAGCTCAGGGCGTCCAGGGTATAGATAGGGCTAGAATACTTTTCTTCAACGTAACTGGACTTCCTGGTCAAGTACTAAGCATAGTCGCCAATGAAGATCAATATTTCCAGCCTAACAGCATCAATATAAACACTGAAACCAGATGATAGCAACTCTTAGGATAGTTAATAACGCTATAAACAACAGCACCAGTATCGATGTTTCTTTTACAGAAGCATTGACTGGCGATCTAGTGCCTGCAAACGTCTCTATCCTCTCACAGACCAATAACGTTCCCGACTCAGAAGTTCTGCAAGTATCGATTACCGGCAATGTGCTGTCTATTACATGTCAGCCACTAACGCCATACGCGGCCTACTATCTACAATTTCAGTCTACCACACTTCACCCATTTGAGTCTCTCAATGGGGATGCTAAAATTTCTGAGGACGGGGTCTCTAATAGGCTACTCATTACTGGACCACTTCCACCAGACAATCCAGTTAACGACTACCTGCAGTCATTTTACCGCAACAATATTTACAACGCCACCGATACCACCACAGTTGTAAACAAATACATACAGTCTATTGCTGTCAATTTTTCTAGAGTACTCTATGATATTAGACAGCTCGGCAATGAGAATTACCTATCCTTTACTGTAGCTGATGAAATCCATACCAAAAGCGAAACTCCATTTGAAAGACTATATGAAGAAGCGGTCTATGATGTATTTAGAGTTGGTTTTGGTCCAACGGCAGCCCCAGTTGCAACTACGTTCGTATTTGATAGTTTCCCCTCTTATCCAGTAACTCTGCAAAGACAATTGGTTACAGAGATCATTAAGCCATCTTCGAATGATAGTCTGGGTACATTCAATATCAATACCCTAACTTTCAACCTAAGTAATAATCCGGTTACCAGAGTAAATAGTATTACTTTTACACTATTGACTCCAGACCCGGTTTTTGAATACGAAATATCCAGACTAGGATACCAGCTACTCAATTCAACTTTCGACCAAGATTTTGCTTCTAGCTATTTGCTACTTGAGAATAACCAAGTTAAAATCAATGAAGTAATTCTAAGTGATCCTAAATTTTCGCTAGACCAAATCTTCCATATCGTTGTTGAATACGAATACAAAGGTTTAGGTATTCAAGTTGATCCATCTACTGTAAATACATTCGCGACTCTACAATCTGTTAGAGAGGTGCTCCCACCTATCATCAACATATTTGCATTGAAGCACGCACCAATCACAGATGCTAGCAACAATACCCCATTGGTTAGTGGCGTCGTTTTTATCGATCCAAATTCTGGAACTGGAATGCCTCACCCGGCATTTATTACTGAGATTCCATTTAGTCTTAGCGCCCCACCTTCTTTCCCAGGCGTATACTCGATAGACTACTCAACTGGAACAGTCTATGTATATGGCGCAGACTCTCTTAATGATGGTACTGGCCCTTCACCACCATTAGCTACATACTACTACAAGTTTACATTCACTCCAGAAATAGACTATGTTTACGATAGTGACCTATTAGAGTTGGTTGCTCTACCACTAGGTAACTTAGTAACCCAACCAGGCATTATTTCATTCAACTATGAACAAGTTCTAATCCCAGGCGTAGATTATGTTGCTGATTCGCATATCGAATCTATTAATGAAAGAGTTGGAAATAGACTTAATGCTCTCAATTCATTAACCACTCTTAATTCGCCAATCACTAATGTCTTCCAGATTTTTAATGAGACATCCGGTGAAATCTACCTATTAGATAGATGGAACAATAACCAAGTTTACTTTAGGTTTAATAGCCCTCCAAGAGTTCTTCAGGAGACTGGTGAAAATTCCACATTTTTCACAGTTACTAATGAGCTTCTGGGCATCAATACTACCACTGCCAATTCTAGCAATTTGAGATTGTTCGCAATTTTTCTTGCAAATAATACCGTCGTCAATTCTTCACAAGATGGTCTAGGAACTTCCTTTAACACTAGTTTAGTATTCTCTAATGGCAACATATTTGTCAGAGAGATATGGTTTAATCAGGAATTCAATACGTCAACCAATGTAGATAGATTAAGTTCGGTTGGAGAGTATATTGTTGACTACCAGCATGGCGTTGTATATGTCGCAGTCTCTGCAACACAAGATGACAATATTGGTACAGTTACCTACAAGAAAAACAGCATAGTCCCAGATTTCCCACATGTTGTTAGCGTGGATGATATCTACTATCGCATCAGTGTTCTGAACCCTAAGAACAAGCAATTCTCTTATACTTCATTCGGTGAAGGTGAAATTGTTCCAGATGGTCTAGATATCTCAGACGAAGCATTCTTAAATGGTGTAGAGTCTTCACCTTACCAAATTTTCCAGAACCAAGTTGGTGCTTTTGTTCAATCAACATTCGTTGCCGGAGTAACTAATGCTGTCAAATTTGTTAGAAGCGTTTATGAGTTTAATGACCTAACCAACAGTAGCAACCCAATCAATTTTGGAGTTGTAAGTACTAGTAGCAACTTCAACATCACTGTCGGATCTATTAACAAGCAGTCATTTGAAAGCGTTCAGTTTGACGGTTCAAACTATTTCATTACTCTTAATGAGAATATCCCGTATCTCTCACCGGGAATCATTTACACATTCAGTGTAACTAGAATTTCTGACTCACAATCTTTGTGGAATGGTTCTGGTACTATTGTCCCAGGCAATCCATTAAAATTAGTCCTACCAGGTATTGGCGCTCCGCAAGTTGGTGATCTATGTGACGTAACATACTCGTTCACCATTGTTCCTCTACAAAGAGTCATTGTTGATTACAATAAGGGAGACTTCTTTGTTGACTATACATATGTAGCAGATGAAATCTTAGTCAGCTATGAGTATGGTGATAACGTCATCGACTTCCGTAAAAACTTAACACTACCTACTGGAACCAACTACTATGTTTCTTACAAGGTCGGTGCTCTCCGTGATGCGCTTCTAAAGAATTTTGGAACGTTAGTTAATGTTCCAGATCTAGCAACTTTCGATTTGAGTCTAGAAAGAGAAAGATACCGTGAGGCTCTACAAGCAGCCCTATCTTCTTTTATCCAAGGTCCAACGGTTGCTGCTATTAAAAACATTGGTCAGATAATCACTCACGTAGAACCAGAAATTATCGAATCAGCATTTGAAATATGGTCACTAGGAAGTAGCGTACTGTTCCCTATTGGTGTAGATACTACTGGAAGCTTCCAGCTTCTACCAGCTCACTATGGTAATGGCGTTCTAGTTGACCAACCAGATCAAACTATTACATTGCCTGTCAATTCGAATCTAAGACTAGAAGAGGGAACATTTGAAAGCTGGGTTGTACCACAGTGGAATGGAATAGATAACGACGCCTCTTTAACATTCACTATTACTAGAGATGGTTATGCTATTGACCCATACAGAGTATTTGTTGGTGGTTCAGAATATCACCCAGTCTTCAGTGATGCAAATAGCTTTACACTAAGCAAGAGTTCTAACATTACAGGTCATCCAAACAAGAACAAAGATGGTATCTTTATCTACTATGATAAAGATGTATCTGGTAGTTTCTTCCGTTGGTATGTTGAGATCATTGATGGTTATGTAGCTCCTGATAATCATACGTATCAGTTCCAGATTTCTTCAACTGGTAAATTCTATGACGTAAAGCCTATTAGCCCAATCAAGCCGGCCAATATGAGTACCTTTACTGGTACCAGCAAAGTCAGTCTTACCATCAGGCCAACATTTGATGGTTATGGAATTGATGAAGGCATTACTTTTGTCTCAGATGTCGATCACTTCATTTTAGATTTTGGATTGACCAAAGACTCAAACAGACTTTCTATTTTCAAAGACGTTAGTGGATACATGAACTTCCGAGTTTATGATAGAGATCACAAGATGTATTCTGTCAGTGCTGACGTTTCATCTTGGAGAAATAACGTTCCTCATATGGTTGCAGCATCTTGGAAGCTGAATACTAGAAACAACCGTGACGAAATGCATTTGTTCATTGATGGTTTGGAAGTTCCAAATATTATCAAGTATGGACAAAAGCTACAGCCATATCTTCATGAGAAATTCAGAACTGTCAATCCAGAAGAAATAGTTGGATTAGCTACACGTGATATCGTTGGTTCTAATGATTTAGTTACAACAGACGGATCTACAATAGTTACTTCTAGCCTCAACTTTAGTGATTTCAATATCTCTATTGGAGATACCATTCATATCAATGAAACTGGGTTCTCTCCAGTTGGATACACCATTGCACAAATCAATGGTCAGTCATTAGTTCTAAGTGATGTAATGCAGATCACCATGACTGGTGGTAAGTTTTCTATCAACCAGACAGATTACTCTGTATCATCAGAGATTAACATCGCTCCAAATATTGCAGTTACAACCATTCATGCATTTACTTCTGGCACAGATCTAAATACGGTTGCCGGCTCTGCTGTTGTAACATCTGCAGGAACAGACTTTGGCGTATTAGGCGTCAAGCCCGGCTTCTTGCTAAGAATAGATAACTCATCCTTTGCCCTAACATACAGTGTAATTCAGGTAAATGGAAATGCTCTTACTATCACCGACCCAGCACCACTTACATTATCTGGTGCAGGATTCCAAGTTTATTCAAATGTTGAAAATGAAATCCCAGGTGTAAGAGCACTTAATCCAGCTTATGATATTACTCAGGATGCAAATTTCAATAACATCTTAACTATCTCAAATGATGTTTTCCTAAACGATTTGATTTTGATTAGAACTCTAGGTCTCAATTTCAAGGACATTAAAAAGCAATACTATGTATGGAGTTCTCAAGTAGAGAACGTCTTACAGACCCAGTTGCCGCCACCAATCAATTTGGATGAAGCCAACATAACAAGAATCATTACGCCAACAGTAGCTATTGGCCCGGCCAATTCTACACTAATGGCAGGCGTTTTCGTATCCAATTATTTGCCAACCGCCAAGCCATCAAATGCTCAAATCGGTAGAACCATTCAAGTTACTATCAGTGGCACCAATGTTGATTTCTCCGTACCAGTACAAGTAACTATCAATGGTGTAAATGAGTTAGGCAATACTGTCAATGAGACAATTACATTTACTAACTACGGTACACTAGATTTTACCAACACTTTCATTTCCACTAATTATGTTTGGGTAAACGTTAAGCCACTCAATACAAGCAAGAATGCTTTGGCTTTGGAATTGAAAGAGAAATACCCAATCACTCATAGCGAGTCCAGTGGTTTTGTCCCCGTTATTAGATACAGCTATCATATCAATGGCGGATATACCTTGACTGGTAATGGTGTTGATAATGTAGTTACCGATCCAAACAATACATTCAGCGGATTGGATATCAATAACTATCTAGTTATCCATACTCCAGCCAGTGTAGCGGGATTCTATTTGATTACCGGCTTATCAGCAGATAGGCACTCACTAACTATACAATCAACCGCAGCGTCGTTCCCGGTTCCATTACCATATTTTGCTAATGCAATCTATCAGGTATTGAACACTACACAATACCGTAGCGGTTTGCAAAACGGATATTTTACTCTAGAGGCCAGCGTCCTACCAAGTCAACAGTATTTCCTTGACCAAGGATTCTACGAACTAGAGTATTCAACTTATGCCAGAATAAAGTTTGATGCACTTAACACCAAACTATATATTGGAAGTGACTTCCAAGGAAGTAGCCAAGCTAATGCTGTCATCGATCAGCTAACAATCTATTCAATCATGTTAACTGATACTAGAATTGGTGAAGTGGTTGCTCTCAACAAACACTCTGTAACTAAAGATTTCAACTCTTTGAAGCCACCAAAGATTGATGCCAATACATTAGTGTTGATTGATTTTGATAGCTTCCCGTTCACTAATGATGCTAGATTCTATTCTAGCACTAACAATGACCACAAGCATTTCCAATCAGACTTTACTGTCAATGATAACTTCAGCGAGAGTATGGTAATTTTGGATGAGCCAATCATTATGTCTAACGATGGAATATTGGATACAAGAAAGCAAGGAACTCTTGAATTCTGGATGAGCCCACTATTCGATACTTCCAACGATCCAAATACCAGATATTACTTTGATGCTTTTGGTGCGGTAACTGAAACGGTAACTAGCACAAGCAATGTCGCGGTTAAAATTTCTGCTCCAGCATCCAGAGTTCTAAATGTAACCCTGGCAGCGGGCGACCCTAAAATTGATTACTTCGCAGGTGGTAGATTAGAAACTGATACACAGCATGCCATCCAAGAAGAATCAATGGCTTCAGGAACATCTATTGTATCTGTATCTCAACCAATTCTTCAGGTAATGACAGTTAAGATTGTTGGAGACTTAACCGATAAAGACTATTTTGCTAATGGCAATATAGGAACAGATCGAAAGACT